CCCCCCCCGAATATTTGTCAACAGGTTTTTGTTATGGAATTGTCAAGATAAATAAAAACAGCCTATTCATTGATAGGCTGTTCTGACTGCAATAGGCTGTTGAAAGATATTACTTGCTTTCCAGATATGCCTTCAACAGGGTATGAACGATCTCTGGAATGTGTGAGCTTGTTCGCCACTGGTTATCGTGCAAAAGGATACTACCAGCAGTAGCAACACCTAACCCTAGTACATCAAAGGTGAGGTGATAACTATTAAGCCGAATATCGCCACAATCGCGGTATTCAATATGAACAGCGATTCCATCAGCTAACTGGATAGTCTTATGTTCAAACTTAAGTGGCTGAATGTGATCTTCTAACCACTTCATCAGGCTATCACTTACCGATTGAGTCTGCTTTGTAAGCCACCGCGTATTGGGGATGGGCATTTTGAGCGTATTAGTATCATTGGTCAGACCTTTGAAGAACCTAAAGATCGCTTTACGCGCCTCGAATGAAAAGCGCCACATTTCCGCGCACATCCGCAACACACAGTGTTGACCAGCTTTTAGGGTTGCGTGGAATGGGGTGTAATACTTGTTGTTGTCAAACTGGATATGAACGGCGATCAATGAGCCATCATCGGCATAATCGGCAGTGGCAACAACAAACGCGCTGTTCTTGCCTAATACTCTAAGCAAGGCAGGTTTGTTCTCACCATCTTTGACCAAGAATGATTTGTAGCCAAACTCAGCCCACTTACTTTTTAGCACTGGTGCATGACGAATTAGTTCGCCCAATGCTTCAATAGTTTCAGCGCCGATTTGGATGTCTACAAACATCCCTTTTTTCTTTGCCGCGTCCATCATATCGCCGATTGTCATAATATTTTCCTTTACAGATCGTCATCTTCTTCAATGCGTGTCAAGTGTGCAATCTGCTTGATATGAGCAGTAACAACTGTCCCTGCCTTCAATAAGCCCAAAATCCCCATATCATATTGGGTTGTAACATCTAACAGCGTCACCCCATGCAAGCCGTTTCTTACTAAACCTTCTTGCACCGTGTAGCCATCACCGCTTTTTGCTGATGAGAAATATTTCTCACAGAAAGCCTGTGCATCATATTGGTTGTCTACGATGTAATCAACATCAAGTGGGAATTGATTACCCCCCCCATGCTTCTTGATTCGAATGATATACAGTGGATTTACTAATTTCTTGATAGCCATGCTAAACCTTTCTGATTGATGTATATATTGACTTTAGCATGGGGGGGGGTGAAAACGTCAATAGTCAGTTTTGGGCAATTTTGCGTAAATTGGAGAAATAAAAAAGCCGACAGAAACCCCACTGTCGGCTCAGTCGGCTTATCTACTCATCGCCTATTTGAGCGATGGCTTTCAACATTGCGCCTTGCACAATGTCAGGGATAATAGCGCCTGATCGCCATGTGCTATCGCGGACATATAATGTCCCTGCGGTTTCACGCCCCAACCCGCGCACATCAAAGCTGAATGAATAGTAGTCAAAGCTACTACCGCCACAATAACGATAATTGGCGGTGATACTTACAGCATCAGTCTTAACAATCTGTAGGCTGGTTTTGCCTGTTTTGTCGATATTGTTATCTAGCCACGACATGAACTTGCCATTGACTTTATGTGACTGACCATCAAGCCACTTCACATCAGGGATTGCAAGTTTGGCTGTATCGGCATCATCAACCAAGCCTTTTAAGAAGTTGAAGATGACATTGCGCTGATTAGTGTCTAATCGGCTATAATGTGCGTCTAGGTGCAAGTCATTGACTGTCCCTGCCTTCAATGCTACGCTGATGGGGTCATCAGATGAGTGGTTATTCGTTTTGAACAACACACTTTCCAATGAGCCATCATCATCAAAAACAGCAGTTAGGATGATGATAATGCCATTCATTACCCGATGGAATACAGGTCTATTTGTGCCATCATAGACCACATATTCTCTGTAACCCATCTTGATAGGCTCAGTCAATGGCGCTGATTGGCGCACGAGTTCCCCTAACGCCTCAATGGTTTTTGATCCCACTTGGATAGTGGAGAAAAACCCCTTAAGGGCTACCGATTTGAACATGCTATAAAGTGAATTGGACATTGGAGTTCCCTTTCGCGCCCATCGTGTGTCAATGTATCAAATATAGCAGTTCCGCATAGCTATATCAATGGTCACTTTCGGGATAATCCAACTCTTAGGTAAAAACTCTTTCATGCCAATCTGATGCAAGAATGAAATTGCCGATTGTGTCAATGCTGTTAAGTCGGCTGTGTCGTTATATCGCACTAGCCATACAGTTTGACCATAGTCCTCAAAAGCATCTTGGTGATGTCCGTGAGCTAAGTAATTGACACGATAAATACTAATCATATAGGTTTCAACCAACGCATTAATGCTAACCACGTTGATCTTACCTAAATGGGGCAATGCCGATTTCGCTGCCTGATAAAACATATGGTTTGGCAGTGGAACATTATACGGCACGCCTTGATATGTGATGTCGTTTGCTTCGATGGTTTTCATGTGTTAGTTTCCCTTGTTGTGTCGGACAGTGTTTAAGAAGGTAAATTTATGAATAGCGCCACCTTCAAACAATCCGAATAAAACACTATGTAGGATGTCGATAAACCTTTCTTTATCAGCATCTCTGTATAGAATGCGGTTATTGAATTTGGCGCTATAGCTATTTTTCTCAATCACTCGCTTATCCACCATTGAATCGCCGTCATATTCTTGAGATAATTTAACTTTGAACCCACTCACATACCCCTTAGCAGAGAGCATACGCGCCGCCTCAGCGCACTTATCTGCATTAGCATATGGATCAACCAAGATAGCTAGTGCCATCACATCAACTGGCTTGGCATTACGTTCACCTGCAAAGAAACGCATGAAGCTATCAACTTCATAATATGCTAATGGCAATACTTCATCACGCATGATGCCTTTGATGCGGATGCCATATTGATCGTCGCTTAATAAGCCGATTGAGACAAGCCCCATATGGGTAAAATTGCACTGAGCTATGAATGATACGCAATGTTGAAATTCTTCATCAACATCATCTTCATCTCGAATGTATAACCGCGCTCCACTATTGATGCGTCGATTCCATTCGTCTAACAGCGATGGGTCATCCTTCATACCTTCCAACAAATCAACATACTTCATGTTTTGTAACATAGACTACTCCTATATATAACAAACAGCGCCGATCAATTGGCGCTGTTAACTTTGACTTAATTCCTAGAAATAACGCATTGAATTGGGCCATCTCATATCATTCATCACTAAGTACATATACTCAGCACAGAACGCCACGCCTGAAATATGATCTAACCCACGTAACGGGTCTGTGATGTGGATGCGATCTTGATAAGAGCCTTCAATCCCATCGGGAGTTACGTAACGCTCTGAGCCGACTTTTTCCATGCGAATACCCTTGTATTCCGCATAACCATTATCACTAATAGCTATCTGGATAAAGAAGCTATATGATTGATGAATGATTGTTCGTTTGGCGAAACGCAAGATACAGCCGATATGGTCTGTCGCATTGACACTGTGTGTTATAAGATACAAGTCTGATGGAATATCTCCTCCATCCCAAAGAAATATATATTCTCCATTGTGAAACAACTTCACTATGGAGTTGGATGGCTTTTTATTAGCTTTAACGCCGATTGAATAACCGTCAGGCATTATTGAATTTAATGCTTTGACAGTATCAGCTATATCCTTTGTCGTAAATAGTTTTCCCACGCGGATACCTTTCAATTGTTTTTCAACTACCATCATAGCAGACCGCGCCATAAAATATAAGGGTAAATCCCCTAAAGGCTATCTAATTCATCATGTAATTCTGACAATAACCCGCCGTCGCATGTCTGGTCATACTCTGTTAATAGGTCTTTGATGCGTCCATCAGGAAACACAGATAGGTATTTAATTGGCATTTGCTCTGCTACAGGGGTGCGCGTAACAGCATGTACACCCCTTGCTCTATAGCTATCCAATTCATAAGCATAAACAGCTTTAAATAATGGTTGCTGATCTCCTAGCATGAAGTGAAACTCACCATAGAACTGATGATGCCATTTAGTGAATTTTTCTAAGTCCAGCAAGTAAGGCCCATATCGTTTGAGTTCTACTTCTTTTGTTGATGATATGGATAAATTTCCTTCTGTTGCAATTGTGTATTCAGCGTCAAGTCCAATGCAGTGCAGCTGTGAACGGCGACGACCAATATAATGATTTCTATCGCAACGTTTGAGGATGTCAGGAGAGATAAATCTAGCATCCAATTCTGTCAAGAAGCCATATCTCTTAATCAATGTATCATCAATGAAATTAGGTTGCTTCCAATCAAGGAAGTTAAGTAGGTCTCGGTTATCCCAGAATACCCCTTCCTCAACTTCATATTTGTGGTGTTGTTGGAATCCACAATATGTATCTACGATCAACCCCACTGGCACATTGATTGTCTTGCGCTGAACTTCATCTTCATGTAGCACTCTAGTTTCAGGTCTTGCTTCAATCAGTGGTAACGCATTCATGATTTTACCTTTCTATCTTGGTTTAACTTATTTTACCCCCCCCGAATGTTTGTCAAGTATCAATTTATATAAAAGCCAATTGACAATTAATGTGGGGGGGGTAATATCTGAATATCTATTAAATTGAAAAGGATAAATACAATGAGTAATGTAATTAAAATTCCCGTTGCCATGCTGATGGATGCGTTTTGTGGGAGAGACTGGGATTATGATATTGAAGCCTTCCGTTACCCTGATGGTAGACCTTGCGTTCATGCTATGGGTGAGTTGTACAGATTTATCGGCGCGAGAGGGCCTCACCGCGATCACTTCATGTTAGCTTATGCTGGTCGCTCTGTTTTGTTGCCAGCGATTGAAGCGGGGTTCTTTCCTGGCTCACTCAAGGCTCATAACGTAGCAGAAAGATATATTGAGGCAAGAGATGAATTTCTACTGTCAATTGGATACCAGCCGACTGACTTAATCGAGATTGAAAATGTTTCTAGGCTTCTTGATCCGAGACACTTTGATCCAAGATTCCTTTAACAGTAGAAAATAAAAAGCCCCTAGTTGGGGCTTTTTTGTTACTTGTCTTTGCTGATTTCCTTATCAGGGATGCTGACGTGTAACCATCCCTCATCATCCGTTGTCCACTTGGCAGCAGGACAGAAAATAACATAAGTTTCCACGCCACCATCTTCTAATGTCTTGGCGATATAGCAGAAGGGGTTATCAGAGATAACCTCAGTCTGGATCGTTGGGTCATCGGCAATCAAGTTCTCAGCCATCTGCTTCGCATAAGCTCTTGTGCGAGCTTTGACTAACTGCACCATCCCAGACGATTCATCATAACCACTTTCACTTACTTGCATAATATATACCTTTCTGTATAAGTTAAAATTTATTGAGTGTCGCTTGTATCGGCACATAATCGTGCTGATAACATTGATGCCACAATTTTAGCCTTATTTGGCGCTTGTGGATAACCTGATACTACTTCCCGAATAATACCCAACAAGTCAGGGTGGCAGATATTATCAAGGATATAGTAAAAGTCGGCATCATTGTCATTAGCATCAATCATAATGCCAAATTCACCAGTTGACAATGGGTTCGCATAAAGCGATAGTCTGCCATCTTTGCGGTAAGTCACTCCCACCCCTTTGACAAGGTTAACACGCGCCGCATAGGGGTGTTCTTTACCTAAGAAGCGATAACATTCAAGGTGGAAGTTAAATCGCGCTCTCATTTCCTTGATCGCATTGCTTTCACAATCGCGCATATACGCAATTATCAACTCAGATAATCTTCTCTGTTCAGCCATTATCCCTCACTTTTGGCAGTTGTCGAGTAGCTACCATCAACAACGCTAACGGCATAAGATTGATCTTTGTCAATCTCTCTGAAAATCAAAGCGCGTTCGCTGAGTGACTGTGTTACATCTTCATACGGAGCAATGTCCATTTCCTTGATGACACGCATATCTTTAACAAGCCACACCTTACCATCGCCCACTAGGTAGGTATGTTCATCCTCAAAGAAAATATAGCGCACTGGGAACTCAAGGCGTAACGTGGCAACAATACGGCGTTGTGATGGGTTAATCCACTCAACAATCCCGCGCCCAGTTCCGATTAAGTGTTGCCCATCGGACTTAAGTAGATCATATGATGTCGATCCACTTGTAATCCATTGATTACCATCAATATCGAATGCGCTGTACACTTGAGTGCGGCCACTTTCATTGATGGATACATACGTTGTGTTACCTAATTTAGTGTATAGCATATCAAGACTCCTTAATCAACATAAACACATTCTACCCCCCCCACGAAAAATGAGTCAATGGGCAAAATCGTTAGTGTGCCAAAAACGTGGAGTTCCACGTTTTTACATATCACCAGATCGCAATAATCATACACCGCTTGTCATCAATAGCAAGTGCAATATGCACTCATTGAATGCCGATTGATTTTCAGCATCTATTTGATCTAACGCGATACGCGCTAATGAGTATTCGCCTGATAGCACTTGCTTAAGGCTTGTATGCAGGCTTTTCACATGGTCAATGTTTTCATCACCAGTAGTAGCGCAAGTTTCTATCAGTATCCCCGTTATGTTGATGCTTGTGCTATCGTCAATCGGCAATACAAAGACCTGTAATTGTCCGTCAGCCGATAGAGCCAACTTAAGCCTGTTTTTGCCACCGATACTAAGGACAACAGATTCAGATAGATCATTGTTGATCGTGTGAGACTGTAACGCCACTGCACCATCGGCTTGACCGTTACGCATATATTGTCTGATGGCTTCAATAGCAAGGTCTTGTCCTGATTTGGTTTTAGCAGATACCCAAAATTTCAATACTGTGTGTAAATTGTTTTGCATAACATATCGCCTTTTCTTATATAACAGTGTTGTTACTTTACTACATTCTCCCTTGCATATCGCATGTAAAATGCTACAATAGTGAAGTCGATTAATTATCAACAAGGAGAAAAAAGAAATGTCCGACGAAAAACGCTCAATTGAAGATGTATTCCGTGATATGGATTTACGGAATATCGGGTATCTTCTGACAAACCCTAGCGCGTTTGAAGATGTGCCAACTGAGCGCATCCCCGAACTCATCAAGCGTGCGGTTGATTTAATCGCACGCAGGGGAGAGGAAGGTGACACAGAATAATCTGTGAGAGGGGTGCAAATAGCATCCCTCTTTTTTGTTGTGTCTGCGTTACCAGTGTGTCACTCGTGGGCCATCAGCGGTGAATCTGACACCTTCGCCTGACAAACCTAAAAGATTATCCCATTCTTCTAAAATGTCATTGACTGATTGAAACCGTTCCTCACTACAATCAACACGATGGCCATCCTTAGCTTCCCATGTCCAAGTACCCATCGCCAATATAAACTCATCTAGGTCTGGATTTGCTCGTAATACGTTTCGCGCTTCTGTTTCAAGACATCTAAGCGCAAAATTTCTGGCTGTATTATATAATGCGCCGACTAAGCCGTCTGAGCTAAGATGGGTTTCTTGCTCTACATTCTTAGACAAGTAATTAGCTAACATCCAAAAACATGATCTTGTTTCAATCGGCGCATTGGCTAAGAATGTCATTACTTGCTCTTGGTAGTGGCTGGTGACATCAGCATGAAACCTTTCAGTCTCATCTCTAACCTTCTCTGCTTCTCTGCTTGCGATCTCTTGCAGTTCTTTCTTATGCTTATCACGCAACTCAGAAAGTTGTAATGTATTATCTGACATATTTAACTCTCCCTGTTCCTAAATAGGTCATTGATGATCTTTTCAAATACTAGCGATGGGTCATTGTTGTGGGGCGCTAAAACATTCCCATGAACATCAGTTAATCGTATTGTGGTGCAGTATAAACCTTCGTGCATTTGACATGACATGGACTGAGTGCCGACTGCAAAATTAACAATGCGATCAACCCCAAATTCTTCAATAGTCACATCAACGTTCAGCGCTTTGATGTCATTGATTGCAAGCGCTACATTGTCGGCATTACCATATAACAATCGTAATACTGATGGGAATGCAGGGTGATTGACGTAAACCAGCGGATACCAGTCAATAGTCGGCAATGGCAATAATGCTGACACTTCATCAGAGCCATTGACCACAGACAATTTAATACCGTTGTCGATATACTCAAGCTCAATGCGCTCTGATTGCCGATTGATTGCATTGAAAGTGAGCCGACCAATCGCATAAGCCTCAAACACAGTCAGATGACTGCCATCAACTTGAAGCGTTAAACGTTTGAGTGCTTCATCAACTGCTAAGATTTTATTCGATACTTCCGATGCGTCTAGTAGTGTCATGATTATTTTCTTTCTATGAATCCAACTGACTAGGGAATAGGTCATTGATAATTTTCTCAAAGATCAATGACGGATCATAGTTATATGGTATTAAATCATCGCTTGGTTTAACACCCCAAAAGCGTAACACTTCTCCACCAACCCCATTGCATATCAGTTGATTATCTCCAACTTTAATAGTTATATTTCGACATCCGCTAGTTTCTTCAACTGAAACATCAGCATTAAGCGCCTTAAGGTCACTGATAGCAAGTGTCACATTATCGGTATCACCGTATATCAACCGCAATACTGATGGAAACGCGGGATGGTTAGCGTAGACTAATGGATACCACGCCACAGCAGGCAACGGCAACATCACTGACACCTCATCAGCAACGTTGAAAACAGAGACTTTGATGCCATTGTCGGCATACTTCATTTCGATGCGTTCTGTCTGTCGATTAGTGGGGTTGAAAATAAGTGTTTCAGTGTCGTCAATTTCTCCCGCTGTTAGGTAACTTCCATCTTCTTCCAGCGTCAGGCTATACAACACCTTATCAACTTCGTCAATTAGACGGATTATATCTGAGCCAGTGTAGAACATTGTATTTCCCTTTCTTGCACAATGCACCCCTATGGCTAAAACTAACGATAGGGGTGTAATGCGGATTATTTATATTCTTTGCCTAAAAACCCAAATAATAACGCGATGGAATCAACAAATCTACTATCAACGCCATTACGTAATTTCGTAGCACATGAGATTGATAACTGACCAGTAGCGGGATCATAGCTTATAGCCGATATACTATCAAGTGGGATTGCTTCTTCGTTGTTCAAGTATAGGAATTTCTTGCCGCCGACTTCCACAATTAAACCTTTTTCTAACGCGACGTGTAACTCATTTTGATCCATCACACTTAAAAGAGTTTTTAATGCCGATGCTCGATCTACTACATACATTTTTTGTTTCTTTCCTCTTAAGGGATACGTTGATTTATTATATCAATTAATTCCACGAGCAACAATCCTAAATACTTTCCCTTGCATGTTAAAATGGGAACTATTGCCAAGTAAAGGATTATAGATCATGTATGCACATTGTAATGAATATGTATTGAACAGGCTTGTTGAAGCCTATAAAGAACGTGTTGAAAGCATCAACCGAGAAAGCATAACCCCTGAAATACGCGATAGGCTCGGATGGGACGCAGATTTATATTGCAAAGAATATAAATTAAACATCAGTGATGTTGCAGATATTTTAATTGGTTGCGATAATGATGCTGATAGGCTTAAAGAATTGAATAGGCTGATCTATATGCGTCAGTTGATTGAATTAGGAGATAAGTTTTATAGCTACGTGAGAGACCTTATCGGCGGCCTGCAACTATCGACAAATTCTCTTGAGTTTATTTGTATCCAAGATGAACTTTATATCAGAACTGATGATATTATAAGTATGCAATTTGAATTTAATGTTTCTGAGCCATCAATCACTATCACTGTGCGCTCAAACGTGCCTGAATTGCGCGGGGGATCAACATTTACTTGTGTAGGGGTATTTGCTAAGGCAGTGGCGGCTGTACTGGGAAAATACGATTGGTTTAATGAGATCGCCAAAGAACACTACGCGCCATTTGCATTGAGAAGCATAAGAGAGCTAAACCCCAACGCATCAACTTATCATATACGGTAAGTAATCCTAGAATCAAAAAAGCACACTTGCTGATCTAATGTGTGCTTTTTTGATTCTAGCTTGAATAAACGTTATTTTTCCAACTCCCCGATGTGTTCTTTCGCGCTTGCAATTAACTTACGCATAACCTTCTCTAACTTCGCGTGATAATCACCTGTGGCTCTCAGGCTATCACTATCAACGTAACTACCTTCTACTGTAACCATCAACTGCGCCACTTGTCCTACGATTTCAATGTAAATGGCAGCCTCTTTCGATAGCTTAAGCGTACAACTGGCTTTTCCTGTCTGGTTCAGACGCTCATAAACTCTATCAACAATCGTCTTTTTCTGAGGGGTCACTTCTGTATCAAGCCAATCAGTAAATGATTCGATAACGCACTCTGATAAACCATCAATGTCTAGCTTATTATCCTCACCATCAAGGATAATATATCTGTCATCAGGGTCATCAGGGAAATTGACATATAGCCGATCATTCCCGTTCGGGTTCTGCCATAGGTTGACATAGAAGGTTAATTCACCTTCTTTATGTGGCGCGTGTTGCTTACGTCTTGTCGCTGCCACAGCTTGAAGTTTCTGGATTTGAGCCTTTGATAATTCTAAGTTCATAATGTTTTTCCTTTCTAGCCGATTTATACTCTTATTCTACCCCCCCCAGTTATTTGTCAATAGAGAATTGATTGAGGATTGATTAATCTGTCGAAAAGGTTACAACATCGACAATCGGCTCTAAGAAACGCTTGGGCATTGAAAATGCGCCGACGCAACCACCCACACATTTAACCCACCAAGCGTCATCAGTGATGAAATATCTAACAGTGACAACATCGCCATCACCTATAAATCTAACGCCTCCTGGCACGCTCTTATACCATCCGTTATAACCTTTTTTAATACGGTATTCAGTGGGTTCAGTGCTGAGAGGGAATTTGTCTTTACCCCAGATAGTATCAACAACGCTGGAGTGTCCTAGTTGACGGGGTTCGTTGCGATCCAGTTCTGAGCTGATGCGTGTAATGAACTGGTCAGCATAGCTCTGTGCGTCTTGACGAGTGCGGAAGTCAACGCCGTATTGCGTGTATTCTACCCCCCCCGAATTGCGGATATGGTGCAATTCCATGTGCCATCATTTTGTTGCATGTATTTCACTTGTGTTTCCATTTATCAGTCTCCTTTTAGACGATAGTTGGTCTTATGATAAAGATAGCACTAATACCCCTTTGCTGCAATAGCCAGTTTTCCTTGCCTAAAACGGGAGATATTTAACTTACATTAAACTGGATATTAACCATGCCATCAATATTACTAATGATAAGTATGGTTATCACCGAGTAATTTTCATGGCATCGCAAGCTCAGCCTGAAAATGCGGCGGTCTGATAATAACTTATCAGACCGTATGCCTTACTCAACCTTAACCTCGTGGTCAAGGGGTGATAACTGCCGTTATCAAGACTGGTCGCAAGCGACACGCTACGTATAAGGGCTCTACGCTCAGTTGCCCTCAGCTTTGATGCTTCGGCTCGATAACGGGGTTTATCACGGAGTAATATATTGTCCGAAGTCCGCAGGTCAACTAAGCGAAGTCTCCCTGTACGTAGCGTGTCGCTTGCAACGATATGATTACTTATCAAATTCGCCATTGACCATATCGGCACAATCGGCAATAATGAGTTTATCTTCATTCGTCTGTCTTGAAAGGACAAGCCCCATGTACGCAGAAACCACTACACTTGAATACTACGTCAATGATGATGTGACGTTGGTGTTCAATATCTATCGGTACGCACATGGGTTAGTGATCCACAGTGTGGCAATGAAGAACGCCAAGACTGGCGCTATTGATCGTAGCACCATCAAAGATTTTAATGGTGGGGTGAATAACCGTCGCCTTGACCAAATGGCTAATGTGCGCTCAATAGATTATGCGGTTGAGCAAATCATCAAGCCTCATTTTGATGGGGAAATCCCGATACGCTATTTCAGGGATTTTGCAATGGATAGGTATCTTGAGAAGGAAAAGCAAAAGACCAGCCAATGAAGCTGGTCTTTTTAATTACATCTAATAACCATCTAACTACAAGTAAGCAGTTTAATGTCATACTTAGGACGTGATGAGTTACTCGAATAAGTGGGGCGCTATTGCTTTCATGATCCCCATGGCTTCCTTTTCGAGGTTCTCCACCTCAAATTCAATAGGTGTTTCAATGTCTCTGCAATGGCGGTTACGCTCTACCACTACGGGGCGTTGCTTGAAGAAGTTTGCTGTTTCTTCACTCGTCAGAAGTGGCAGCGGGATATTTAGGTAATTCCCGCCACTTGTACGAAGCACTGGGAGATCGTAGTATGCCTCGTGGGGGTATTCCCCGTCTGGATCATTGGTCTCAAGCTCCCACTTCACGCTGCGAGGCGCGTGAGATAAGATAAAATTAAAAATAAGATTAGGGATACTATATGCTTCAAACCCTTTCAGCTTATCAGCTAGTTTAACTAGCTCTTCAATATAAGAGTGCGGCGTTTCAATGGCTTCCTTGATAACGACGCAAGTGAGCCGTCCCACATAAGGGATTTCTACTAACTTCTCAACAGTGTGAGCTTCAAATTGCCCCACGGTCTCAATACCTGCGCCATGAAGGGCGTTGATCCAACGTGCTTTTGTTTCGGCACTCACAGGCAACACTAGGGTTTCTAGCGGTTGAGCGTCACTTGCTCCCTTCACAAAAGCACCCGTGAATGTTTCAATGTCGTCATTATCAAATAGATCATACTCTGGATGGTTCTCAACTTCTTGAATTGCAGCAGCTTTTAATATATCAGAAGCAAAACCCTCTACGCCGCCGACTGCGGCATAGTCACAACCTGAGATTGTAAATGCTGTTTCGATATTTAAGGATTGAGCAACTGTTAAATTAGACATTTTGCATCTTCTTTCTTTTTGATTGTTGTCGCGGGTTCATCCCGCCTTTAACTTATAAATAAATTGTATAACATTTGGCGATATATTACCCCCCCCAATTTGTAGGGGTGAAACTATTGCATTCAAAAACGTGGAGTTCCACGTTTTCTAGGAATATCGGCTTATTAGGGAATCAAAAAAGACCAATCTCAATGACTGGTCTTTCAATCGGCTATGATGTACGCGATGTCAATTGATCTTTGGCACGACTTACTGAGGCATTGATGCCCTCACTGTTGGCATTCTGATACAAGCTGATACGGAACGCACGGGACATGCACTCAATGTCAGACAGCGGCATATCCTCAGCGCGATAGCCATCTAGTATCCAAAATGCAAGATCAACATTGACCTTGATAATTTCTTCTTCGGGACACCATGTGCCTTTCATCTCATTGGGTAACATGACTTTAACGTATGATTCGCCAACGCTCGGCGTATAGCGCTCATCCGACATCACTACACCGAGCGTTGGAAAGTAATCATCCTGACTTTCTTCCCAAAATCCTACGAACACAACATCACCAGCGGTTACTTTGCTATTCATATTCATCATCTTTCTGTCTGGTCAAGACTAATTAGAACTAACTGATAGCCTTATTCTACCCCCCCCCAGTTATTTGTCAATAGTGTTTATCAAAAACCATTGAAACTGCTACTAAGATGGGTTAGTGCTTATAAAATATAGGTTTAATCATCCCATTTTTCATAAGCTAAAGGCCCACTGTTTAACTCATTGCGGGTTATCTCCCAGTTGGCAAGAAATTTAGTCATCAACTGCTTAAACCGCGCAGTGTGGTTGCGTTCCAATAAGTGGACAAGCTCATGCACAATGACATACTCAATACAGTTGACAGGTTTCTTAGCCAATTCCAAATTGAGCCAAATGCGTTTAGCTTGGATATTGCACGTTCCCCATTTCGTTTTCATGCGTTTAATTTGCCAATCATTGATCGACACGCCGATAATAGCCTGCCAACGCATAATCAATGGCAATGCGCGTTTCTTCAATTGCTCACGATACCATGCCATCAGCACGCGCTCACGTTGGGCAACATTGCTGCCAGGTCGAACAGTCAACACAATAAACTTTTTATTGCGTATATGGACAGTCGGCTTCGCGTCGCTATACTCAACTTGTAATAAATAGCGTTGACCTTCAAAGTAATGACTTTCGCCTGAAATATATTGGCGTTCTGTCTGGCGTTCTTGCGCCATAAACGCTTGTTGTTCGCGCTTGATCCATGCCATTCTTTTGATGATAATCAATCGTACTTGCTCATCATCAACTCTATTTGGCACAGCAACACGAACGCGCCCATTTGGTGGATATACCCCTATATGGATATTCTTAATATCCTTACGGACGACTTCGGCGGTTATTTCGCCAACTTCGATATAGTGTTTTGTCATGGTGTGTTGCTCCTACGTGTTATGAATTATAAGGTCAATTGTACAGAGATAGTGCGCCTCCGCATAGTGTGACTTTTGATATTTATGTTGATCGGTTATCGAGGGGAATCTAAAAGACTAACCTTGTGAGCTAGTCTTTGTTGTTATTGTCAATATCTTATAGGCTCATAAACTGCATTCTAAAAACTAGCTAATCTTTCAGACAGAACAGGCAACAGATCAATATTTCTTGTCTCGTCATATTCTTGCAAAAGCGCCAGCAGTTCGGAATCTGTAAACACCGATAAACAATCGACTGGCACATCATAGTTAATGGGTATGTCGCCAAGTCCCAAGACCCCAATTGCTTCATGACTATTTGCTTGCGCGAAATATACAGCTTTGTGTAATGAGTGATTGCTGTGTGCTAATGGATGCTCATGGCTATTTTGGCGACTGTACCACTCAAAGAACTTATCTGTGTCTAAAAGATAAGGGCCAAAACGATCAAGTTCTTTGGTGACATGCTCGAAAACAAGCACACTGCCGTACACTGGGATTAATTCATCTGGTTTGCCGCCAATTCTGAGTAATTGCTCGTTTCGCTCCTTAATGTAATCTTCTATATTGAGAAGTCCAACTTTAAAACATTCAACCATTGCCGATAGATTGTCTAAGTCTAATCGGTTTATCAATGGTACTTTTCCTAATACTGCACTTTTATTGATGGGGATTACATCTTCTTCGTCAATAAAAGCAACAAAGGCTCGAAAATCCCAATTCGCTGTGCCATCGTAGCCTTCATATTTTTGGTCTATGCTTGTATCCAGTCCGCAATAGCAATCCACAACAAACCCAATAGGCAGATCAACCCGCTTTGTTACATATTTTGCGTCAATATGAGCATATTTTTCAGGAACAGCCATGATCTTAGGTAAGATATTCATTGTTCTCTCTTTCTAATTTTTCTTTATTCCTGCATTTTACCCCCCCCGAATATTTGTCAATACCTATTTTTATTAAGACTTAAATATGGTTTCAAAAACGTGGAAGTCATCGTTTTTAGCGATAGAGAGATGGGGATTAGTCGGCAATGTTGACAGATGATAAATGGGGGGGGTAAAATAGCGACATTGATCGTGTGATAGATACGCAAATGCCACCCTAATAGATAAGGTGGCATTGCACTCAGCCGACTAATCAACTGAGGGGATCAATCACTATTATAACATGAGACAGGATAGCACCATGAAACACAGTAATTGGGTAATGCGTGAAGCGTTCGGGAAACGCATGTTCGGCAACACTTATACTGGTGAAGTATTCATCACCAATGGAGATGATAAATTATTCAGCGTTATTGAGCCAAAGCCAAACTTTGATCCCGTCATAGCTATTAGCGTCGATATTGTCTATGACGGAGACAAGCCACAGAGAGAGGACAGTAAGTTCATTGTAATAACAGCCGAAGCCACATCCATTATTGACCTCAGTGGGTGGATCGAAAAACGGTTTATTAATGAGCAAAACGTTGATGTTTTGGTAGATAGGCTAAACAGAAGGCTAATTCTAGGTAACACAGGATTCAGACAAGAAGGCAATGGGAACACCGTTATAGGTGACTATAGTAAATCTATTAAATTGCCGCTTGAAGAAAAATTACAGCATGATGCTGGACTAAGCAAAGGAATGGCAAGGGCTATTCTCAATGCTGATAACCACGATGATGAACAAGATAAAGCATTTTTGTGGAAAGAATTTAATATCCATCTACCAGAAGATGATGCGATTGTCTTTGTGGTACACGTTCGCTCTAAAGATCAATTCTACTTAGCTTGTGGTATAACGTCAAACGATAACCCTGTACATGGTCTCAAATTGCCTGATATGCCGATTGCAGTGCAGCATGAAGGCGCTGGATTAATTAAAGTATTCTTCGATAATGGGGGAAGTCGAGACTATTATGTCTCAGGTGGATATATTCTAGGCAAGACAGTATAACGCTAACCCTGTAATACATCTGCAAAACAGCCGACTAATATCAATCGGCTGTTTTTATTTACATCACGATATTGGCTCTGTCGGCAATTCAATCTTGCCCATATCATGTCCATTGATATTCACATGCAGATCAATCCTGCCTTCCACCAATTCGCGGAAAGCAGGATTGTTATACCACTGCTTTAAAATCTGCACATAATCCCGTGTTTCAGGTGTCAAATCAGACGCTAAGAACCCGTCTAGCATCTTATTGATAACGCTAATATTGCCTGATTTCAGAACTACTTCGACCCCTTTAAAAAATTCTTCTTGTGTTAACGTCATTATTTGTCCTTATCTGATGCCTATCAATACCCCTATGATAGCATATGCCGATATTACCAGCAAGTAACCGATGGCGATCCTAACTAGAGCATTTAATTGATTTTTTAGAACAAATTTGCTAATATATAATAGAGTAATCACTGAACCATTAATTTACTGTTGCCAGCGCCTAAGCGTTAGAAAGTGTTTTACTGTGAGCATTAACGATCACTTCATGCCAACACCTAAGAGAGTACCTAGCTTGCCGATTAATCAATCAATCAAAACGGTTAATGTAGACACATCTCATGCGATTTTGATTGATAAATATAATACCCCCCCCAGTACGATATTGACACGGGTTATTCAAAATACCAACAAGCTAAAATCATATGGCGCGTACCATATAGCTAACCGCATATTTATCACATTAGCATCCAACTACTACACGCTGTCTAATCATGGTCTGATAGTAGGGTATGAGTACAGCGCGGGCCATCAAATCAAGCGGCGATATGATTTACTGCCTCAACTATTGATGTCACGGTTTATACGACCATTTCATGATTCGTCGGCGCTATACAAATCACGCAATGAACATCACTGGCATTATGACCTGGTATTGTTAAGCTGCAATAATCAAATAATCAACATCCCGCGTCCAAAACTTCACCCTGCATTAGTCGGCGCTCTACTGATGACTATTATCAATAAGCCCGATCAATGGATTGAAAAATGGTCACATGAACGTAAAATTACCCCTAGCCCTGATCGGCAACTTATTGATGATCTATATGAGAACATTAAGCATGATCTGAATGATCTCAATATCCATCTATGCGCCTATGCAGTATCAGGCATATGATCTATCGGCAATCCGTATAACACCCTGCATCTAACTGATGGGCAAAACAATAAAATATCCTCACCCTGAAAACGTGGAGTTCCACGTTTTTTGTTACCTGGTTGTGATGCCGATGAGCGCCGACAGAACCACCTATCAACTTGTAACAATCTTGTTATATTGAGGGGAAACCCTAGTATTTTGAGAGAAAAAAGCTACAATAAAAGGGTAACAATCGTTACAGACTGTCCAGTATATACACAAGGAACTTTAACAAATGAACAGAAATCTATTTGAACAGTTAGTTAGAGCGTTGGCTTATAACGTTCTGCAAGATGTTAGATACCTTATAGCGGAATTGGTAAAAAATATTCCTAGCTATAAGGGGATACAGTTCAATATATTGAGTGAGACTCGTTGGTGGAATATGCCATTAACAAGGTCTGCATCTATTGAGATTGTATGGCGTGACAATACACTAGGTCTATTCCGCGTGAACGTCCCATATCATCTAATTGACCCCAAAGACCTTAGAATAATACTAGCTGAAAAACCTAATATCATCCATGCTTATAAGGGTTATGAATTTGCTAGGGCAGATCAAAATAGCAGTTTTATGCTAGACGGATACCTATCCCATGAACTTTTAAAAGTAGAGTTGGAAAGAACAGGCCATATTTATATGGATATGGTAGGGGATGCTGGTTTGTTCAAGCCCGAAGGTGATACTTTACACCCTGAGTATTATGAAGATATTGATATTTTCTTAAATGATGCTGGTTGGACATTTACGAAAAATAGGTACTCAGTTGATCTGCACAATTACATTGTCACTGGTAAATACTACGGCGAAAATATACCAGATGAATTACTAGACGCGCTGTATCTATTTGACCCACGTCCTGATTTAGAGCAAGATAAATATTATGGCGTTTGGGTATTCACAATAACATTAGCAACAGTTGTTCATGATGATATTCGTGAACAATATAAGGGCAACCACTGGACTACTGATATTGACGAATAGCCGATAGAGTCTCACTGATAAAAGAGGGTGATTAATGTCACTCTCTTTTTGATTCTTGGCGGCGCGATCAACAATAGCCGCTGCTAGACCACGTATAACAATGTTGTTATATTGAGGGAAAGAACCTATCATTTTGAGGGTAAAATGCTATAATTAAAGCGTAGCAAATGCTACAAATTGTCCAATTTTCTACACACAAGGAAAGATGAAAATGAAAGTTTTTGATGCTTTTGACGCGCTTGTATTTGCATTGCAGGATAGCGATTTTCCTATGGCGCGAAACGTCATAGATGAAATGGTTAACAACAACGGCTATTACAAGTTGAAATATGCAATCATAACGGATATGCAGAATTGGGAAAACGATATTTTCGCGCCGTCTACATATATTGAATTGACGCGGGATTATGGCAACAATAAGATTCGGCGTGTCCCCGTGCCGATTGAGATCATCACTGATGAATCAGCAAAAACCATTGTAGCAACTAAGCCCTTAGTTATCACTAGTCACGCTAGAATGATGACAGACGGCATCATTAATGAAGAACCATTGTGCTATGACACATTTAATACATATGTAAAGCATAGCCTGTTACGTCATGATTTAGATGTTACAAATTATGCTTATGCTGATTTAGTGGCTGGCATGGGGTTCTTTAAACCAGTGGGCTTAGACGTATATCCAACCGCCTATTATGATGTTGTGAAGGCGATTAAAGAGTCGGGATGTTCTGACATTCTCATGACTTACGCGCCTGATATGAGTTGTATCCTGATTGTTGGCAATTACTATCATGAGGATTTAGACGATAAAGCGAAAGACATGCTATATCTGTTAGATCATAGCATGAGAATTGAATTTAACCATAAGTCACAAGTGTGGCAATTCATGATTATTATTGCCGATGCTGTAGACAATAAAACATGGAAAAAATTTAAGGGGAATAACAACAAATAACCACCGATAGCAGGTAACAAAAAAGAGAGTGATTAGCGTCACTCTCTTTTGATTCTAATGGCTTTAACCGTTGCTAGGTAATAATCGCCTACGGTTTGCCTTGACGGATTGCTCATAATACCCGTAGACTCGATCATTGCCATTGTTAGCGCCTTGATTGCCGATAATCAAATAACCGTTATCGTGTGGCGTGATGACATTAACATCAATGCCACGCCTGCTTAAGTCATTGTGGACACGCGCCACACGGAAAATATTTAATAACATTCTTACCAAAAACATAACAAAATACCCCTATCCCATAAATTATCACTTATGGGACATTTTACCGCACAACCGTTCTAAAGTCAAGCGCCCTAAAACCCCATATCGCTAATGCCGATGAAATACCAATCTAAATTTTTAGAACAAAATTCTTATTCAATAAAACCCCTATTACAAACTAACTATCATGTAAATTGTTAATGTAGTATTGACAATTGATAGAAAATTCTAACAATTCGTCACAAATGTTCTAATTTTAGGTATAAGGATATACTAATAAATCGAGGTTAATTCGTATTTTAACAGAACAAATTTTCGTAGAACAAATTTTCGGGGAAAAAAGTAACCCCGCCACGCACGTTCCGCGCTGTGGGGCTTCGCCGTTGCATAGCAACGTACATGAGATCATTGATAGATAATATCAAAAGTAAGATCAATAATGTAAGGATATGCAACAAGTCATCAGGGGATTAATGGTGGTGGTTAGTATCGGCATGTGTGGTCAATCAACGATAAATAACAGTAAGCGTAAGGGGAAAACAAGTGGATATGAGTTGATGGAATACTCGACATAGGGGTTAGTTGATAAGGCATTACCTATATACGGAATAAGTGCGTATTGCATGAAGGTTAATTGGATGTTGGATAAGTTGGGATAAATGTTGGATAGTGTGGGATAATATCGGCTTATAATGGGTTGCAAAATATTTTATAGGGTATGCAAAAATAATGTTTATCGGGGCTTTATAAATTGCACTTATTATGGGTATATTCAAGGTCTATTTGCATTTAAAACGCTTATGTGTTGTCTATAGACATAAATGCGTTAAATATGGCTTATATCGGCACATAGAAGGTTTAGTCATCGTATGGGATATTAGCGATTATGCTATACAGTATATTATGGTAAGTGATTGCATAATGGACATATAGGCTTTACGTATATCTATATTGTTGATAGTCGTTATATCTGTATATACGGTGAAGTGTGTGCAATGTGTGTATTATGTGTTGTATTGCATATAGGGGTTATTGGCAGATGGTGGATGTCAGCGCAGGAATAAATAATAGGCATAGTGGATAAGAGTGTTTGTTAGTCGATTTGCAATGACTTAGCTGATGGTTTGATTTATCGACTATACCTATTAGGTTAAGCGTCTACATATATAGCTTATCGGTAACGCTTTTTGAATGGATGATAATGGCCTCTTATATCATCGTAAATATACCTATTATCAACATAACAGTCATAACGATAAGCGCTAAGAATGCCCATACTCCCATTAGCCATAATGTTGCTTGCACAATAAACGTTAGCGGATCATTGCGGAACGCAGCTTTTAATCGTATCCATCGAATCATCAAGGGTTGGTCGGCATACTTTTCCTCAAGCTCATAATCTCTTTCTGGATAGCCGAGCCGCCGACGGTAAGCATTTTCGCTATCGTTGCGTCTGCGTTCTTCTTCTTTCAATTTGTAATCACAACCTTCCTCAACAGATCGCATCAGCTTATCAATAATTTCATCAGGCATGTTTGCTCCATCTTCATCAATGCGGCGTTCTGTTTTATTGCGGATGGTTCGCAACTGCTCTACGATCAATTCATCTTGACCGAGAAAACTATTACGCCCTATTTGATAAAATTTATCCGTTAAGATCGCCTCGGCTTCTGGAAAAACATATAGCGCCGTGTCATTATCAAGCAGACGTGAAGAATTATACTTGAAATAATGCCGATCAAATATAAACCACTCTGTTCTTTCGTTGCCCTTATATCTGGAATTGCGGTTTTTGCCACGCACCCGATAAACATCATCGGCAACTTCTTCAATCGGCACGCCCCTGCTTACACTTAACATCGCCATATATTGATGCGCTTGGTCTATGTCGTCAATACGTGTATCAATGAATGTCGCGTTGTCATATAGTGAAATAATGCCACTGAATGGGAGAGTAGAACGAACAGCCATCGCTTTTATGTCTATGTCGGCAGTGCTACCAGTTGTTGCGTTATCATACATCGTGTGTCCTTTCACTTTCAATACAAATCAATAACGATAATATATGGAAACGGTTCTGTAGCTATAGTAATGACCAGTTAAAAATACGTTTCAGCCGATACATCAGTGACGGTTTTCCTTTCGCTGGTTTTGTCATAATGCCTTTCTCATAAGCCAGAAACAATTTGTTAAATTCCCCTGCTATGAAGCCGCCGCGTTTCGACCTGCTATCTATGCTTGTCCAAGCATCGTCAAAATACTTGCGGCGCATGTGTCGCCATAAGTATTCTCGCCTTCCCCCTAATGAATTTGCACTGGTGGGCAGATGAAATTCATTTTCATTACACCCAAGTCGATAAAACAAGTCATGTAAAGCTACTTCAGATTCTGGAAGGATATAGGTGTCCTTGCTTTCAGGGTAATTATGAGGGAGACGAAAGTTTGCGCGGTTAAATAAAAACCATTCTGACTTAACATCGCTCGATGGACTGACAATTACATATACGCCATCGGTAATTTCTTCAATGGGTGCTTTCATCGCATCCGATAGCCTAGCCATATATTCATGTGCCGCATCGACATTATCATAGTCCCCGACCATCGTAATGTTATCGCTGGATGGGATAATGCCCAATAACTTGAAGTTTGATTTATAGAAGTCTACATTCGCGCGGTTTGTCATGATATTTCCCTTTATCTTGATTATTTAATGTCTGTTGATATTGATATTGCTTACTGTCTGACCTTACCACTGCGCCATTTTCAGGTAATCTGTAATGTTCTTCTCACGACCCATCTCATATGCGTGGACTAACTCATTAATCTGATCTTCGCTAAGGTGCTTATCGGCTGGATCAATGATGTTTTGTCGCGCAAAATCCTGCGTATTGGTTGGACTTTCCTCATTCGGATCGTTGTAACCAAGCAAGTAGAATTCACTTTTCAGCCGCTTTTCACCTTCTGGCAAAACAACGCATTTAATACTGATGTCATTAACCTGATGTTGCGCGTTGAAATTGAAATAGTCGCGGTAAAATAAAAACCACTCCGACTTAACATCACTTGATTGGCTCAAGATCATGTAAACCCCCGCGTCAACTGCCATCGGTCTTGATTTCATCTCAGTGGATAATTCATTCATTTTCCGATAGAGGTCGTCGGCTTCAAGCACTGACGATGCTGTTGTGACATTATCACACGACAAGATGATACCATGTTGATTGAATAACCCTTTACGCATTTCAAATGTTGCCATGTTGTTGCTCCTTTGTTGTTGATGCTTCGGATAGAAAATGATCTTTAATAATGCTTATACAACAATTGTGATGTCGCGGTGTGGCATTGCACATAAAACCATGTTGCGAATATCTGGATAAATCTGCATTTGTGATAATGAGCCACCACCGTTAGCATAATCTTTCAAGAATTGTTCTGTTGCAAAACTTTGCAACGGCTCTGGTAATTGCTCGACAATATGCTGAGGATATGTCCAACTAGGAAGGTAAAAAGTGATCTTTTGAGGATCATCGTGTGGCGGATCATCATTTGGTGTGATTTTATTACATAACAATAGCTCACGCAATTCTTGTTCTGTAATGTTCGCTTTCTCACCATTAATCAAGACATCAATGTTTGACAAAGGGTGATTGAAGATAAGATCAACTAGAATGCCTACTTTTACTACGATTTGCATAATGTTCTGTCCTATTAAACTTCTTCCTGTGTGTGTCGTTTAAATTCAATGATCTTGGGGAGCGCATGCAAAAGGATGCCACGCACGGGGTTATATCCGCACCAAAATAACGCCAGTGCGTAATGTTCATCTAAGCATTTCTTCCAGAAGTCGAGCGTTGAAAAACTTCTCAGCGGTTCAGGAAATTGTTCGACAATATATGGCGGGTATAGAGTGATGAAATAAGATGGGAAGATTCCTAGCTGGTCTGGTCTGGTGAGATGTTCATGAGTGCCACGCAATAATCCATCTAACGTAGGCATCGTGATTTCTTTCGCCACACCATCTACCCACACTGTAATCGGCGCAGGGTGTTGATACTGGAACACAAGATCGACTAGATTTTCAGCACTTACTCTAATAATCATGGTAATCCTTTTTATTATGCTGCTTATCTTGGCATAGTAGGAACATCAGGGACTGTTAACATCATTGGTTTTATGTCAACAGTTTCAGGCAACGCACATAAAAGAATGTTATACACGGTGTTATATCCGTGCCAAAACAACTCCATGCTGTAATCTTCACCTAAGTATTTTCTCCAAAAGTCAACCTTCGCAAGGCTTCTCAGCGGCTCGGGGAATTGTTCAACAATAGATGATGAGAATAACGCAACGTGATAAATTTCTAAGCCACTGGATTCGGTAAGGTTATCATTATCTCCATGTAGTAAGTTGATTAAACCATCCATTGTGACTTCCTTCGGCTCACCATCAACCCATACTGTAAATAGTTCAGCAGTATCTTTGGCTCGAAATACAAGATCAACTAGGTTTTCAGCTTTAACTCTAATCACCATCAATGCCCTTCCATTATTTTGCTATCGGCATTTATTTTACTTCAATCTCACCAGATGTCAAATAGGGGTAATAAACGCAAAAACGTGGAACTCCACGTTTTTGATTGGCTATCTAATTCGGCAATACTTCTGCTCTAAAGATGAATAGTGACATATCCTTGTTCATTGTCGAGCGCTAACACCATAATATCCGACTTCTGAACCTTAGCTGTCTGTGCAAGCGCGGTCAAGAAGTCGGGTTCAGCAAACCACGCCAGCGTATTGGGAAGTTGGCATCTGACTTTAGGTGGAAGCACCCACACCTTAACTTGCTTACCATTATTATCAACTGGGATAAAATGTTTACCTGGGTTGAGCAGATCACGAAGTTGATCTAAATCCAACACCCTAACCTCTCTATCAACAAAGACTTGAGACGAAGTAAAAGGCTCATTAAATACCAAGTTGACTAATGTGTTATATAGCACGCTAATCTGTGTCATTTTGTTGTGCCTTTCTCTGTTTATCGTAATAGGGGTTAACCCCGTAAGAATACCACCAGTTCGGAAATCCATCTCCTGGCCAGCCATGATCTCCGAATGATCTTCGGGAACGCTTCAAATATCCGTCTTTGTATAATCGACTTAACCACCGATTGAAAGCATAGCAACGGCAAAAATGACAAACATCAGATTCTTTCGCTTTGTAATCAAACATCAGCGCAAATTCTAAGTGTAGCTCACTGTTAATCGTGTCGATCTCACCTATGCCACTCTCATCAATTTTCTGAATAACCCACCTTTTAATACCATCGTATTTTGTTTCGTCGTTTGCAGAATCCCACACTTCTATTTGAAGCGTTTTGTCTAATAAACGCGCCTCTATTAAATGTGTCATGATGATAGCTCTTTAATGATGTCAACCAACGTCATGTCATTAAGGCGTTTAGCCCGATTATCATGACGTTCATGGAGATGATAATCTTCTAAACTAGGTGGAATGATGTTAGGGTTATCAAAGAAACAAATATCTAGCAACGTCATATACGCTTGAATGGTTGGGTAATCACCTGTGATAGTTGTTGATGGATCAGCAGAAAACCATAGTACATAGGGCGCATCTTCGTCAGTTGCGTTATAACTTAGAAAAATAAGGCTGTCACTATCAATCTGAATATCACTAACATCGTGACTAATTCCGCGACATACTACCAACTTTTCAAAGGTCTTTGCACGATGCAATGCCATATTGATACTAGCAAACTGTGATACAATGACGCGCATATCATTGCCTTTTTTTGCTATATATTTTTGTTCCTTCAAGAATTCTCGTATCACATAGACGTAAATCTGTTTTCCTGCTGAATGTTCGCTCGCGTCGGCATCCAGCAAATCAAATATATCAAAGCTACGTTTAGTCGGCTTAATCTCGATACCTGCCTCTTTAGCGATGCGGATGGCATGATCCATGTAGGGCATAAACCGCGATTTTCCATAGTAGTTAAGAGTCTTATAAAAAACATAAAAGGGACTATACGCTTTCTCTATAGCAATGTCCGCATCATATGTTTCTTTATCTGGGGTGAGTTGCTCCACACATCGCAGTATCTCTCTATTGAAGTTTTGGCGCAATCCATCACGATAAGAATTAGTTTCTTCTTGCGTTGGTTTTGTCACCCATTCACTAATGTTTGATAAATCTCCCATATAAATAGGAGCTGATGGGATGCTGCTAATAAGCGCTTCACCATATACTTTAACTAACCCGCAAATGTCGGCACGAGACATACGAATGTATTGCCGATACCGTTTCAACTTACCGATGCAATCGGCAATAATAATGTCTGGTGTTCTAATATTTCTCAGAAGTGATCCTGCGCTACCTTTAATGCTCTCAAGCAAAAGGTGTTCGATTGCTAGAGATTCTGATACTGATAACGGGTTGTACTTCAACATATTGGCTTATTCTTTCTTTATAGGCAGTATGTAACTAGGTTTTTACCTATTATGCGTCATTTAGTTACATACTACCACTGCTGTTTTAATTTGTCACTAGCTTTTTTGTGGAATTAGATAAGCGATCACATCTTCCATAGATACACTTGAAAGTTGATAAACCATATCTTCATTGGTGGTCATCAGTTCAGATAATGGTTTATTATTGTATGCGACTTCCAATAGTAGCAAATGCGATTCAATCAACTTTTGATTTGCGGTAATGTCTTGAGTATAGAATGTTAGCCTATACATATCAGTGTCTTTTTTGTCTCGTGCTAACCATACCCGTACATCATCCCAATCACCATCATTGCCCTCTGCATCGCATGAACGACCACGTAGTTCAACATATCCTCCGAGTGGCTGTTCATCCAGTTGAGAAAATGCTTCTTTAATATTCGATGCAATTGTCATTTGGTGGTGTAGTAAACCGTTGTATTTCCATTGATCGTTTAGATAGCGCCGAATAGCATAAAGATAAATCAGTTCGCCTTTACTCATGTTTACTTCGCTATCAATGTTGCCTATGGTTGGATTGTTGACTGAAATGATTTCAACTTCTTCTCGCCTTGCCAGTTCAACTGCCCATTCTGCATATGGTGTAAAATGAGCTTTAGCGATATAGTTCAATTCTCTGTAAAAGTCATGAAATGCGTCATATGCCAATTTGCGGTTGAGTTTCCGATTGATGTATAAGTCATCAATGAGAAATAATGTGTGTTTGCGGTAGAATTCAATATCACGTAAATCTTTGTCAAATGGAATGACTTTATTATAATGCTTAATAACCTGAACCATGTAGCTTTCAACTAATGGGATTAGGTCTTGGTAGACTACTCGGTTTTCAAGATTATAGTGAGTAATAACGTGGCTCATCCTTTGCAACGCCCTTAACGTCATATCACGCGGACTGTCGCTTTCTGACCAAAGATAGTAGCTTGACGAGAAAAAAGACGATAGCTTAAGTGCATCGGCAAATGCGACACGGACAATAGCCTCAAATCCATCACTCGATAGCGATGGCCACATAACATATGGTTCGATGTCTTGCTGTTTTCTAAAGCGTTTCATAACGACTTACCCCCCTGATCTTTTTTATTTGGCTCAACATTAGGCTTTTCTTTATCCATATATGAAGTTGCAATTAAAGTTGCTACTTCATCGGCAGGCAGCGTCGTATAACCGACAGATAGTAATATCATCACTGACGCGCAATGTTCGTGGTTGTCAGTAAGCGAAAATAACCTTTCACCTGTCATAATATCTCGCACAGTTAGGGTATATGTGTCACCCTCATCAACCTTTTGAAGTTGAATTGAGCAAACAATGGAATCACTTACCCCAATCAACGATCCTTGTTGCTCAGAGTTGCCCTGCTCACCATCTAACTGACTGAAAGCGATGTCAACACAATCGGCTGTGAATAACTGCAAATTGCAGTGTTCTTCTTCAAACCGTTCTATTGCTTGTTTATGAATATGAGCCAATATAGTAGGGTCATAATCGGCAGACTGTTTGAGTAGATCAATATATTCCAGTGAAGCCTTTTGCATGTCCTCAACATATGGGACAAATAAGGTCTTGCCGATAATACTGAGTTGAGCATGATAACGATATAACTCAGCGTTATCATGGTAATATGCGGGTTTATCATACAGCAACGGAAATACTTCTGGATTTAAGCCAGCAACAAGTTTGTGAAGCACAGCTTGTCGGGGGGAGGATAATTTTGATGCGGTCTATCGTTGAATCTATCGTTGAAAGTGTGTCATCATGATTGTGTTTGTCATTTGCTCGATCAGCAAAAGCACAGAATAACCTATACATCTCATAAACCTGCGCTCGTCTAAGATGAGGCAAAATATACCGACGGTTGCTTAAGCCAAACCCTAAAGCCATTTTAAATAATTCTCCATCTGATTTGTTTTGCTTTTCCGTTGGAAAGCCGCGCCAATTCTTTCCTAACACACCAGCATTTTCAAACAAATAAGTTAATGCCTCAAGTTCTTTGTCTGTTAAAGGGGTTAGTGGAATACTGTGTATAATGGGCATTTCAATCTCTCCTTTAATCGAGACAGGCGGCTAATGTATCAACGGTTGTTTCGTGTAAGCAACACACATCTAACATAGTCAGAATAGCTGTGATAAATGTGCGACTACCCGTAGCGGCATTCTTTACATCAACTGTATCTTCATCGCGGCAGCTAAGGATATATTGATCTGGGCCTTCCATAGTTAGTGTATATTGCTTGCCATAACTACCACTAATACCTAGTAAATCAACTGATGGTTGAGTAGCAGCATCATTCGCTTTAGCTTCATCCAACAACTGAAAAGCTAGATTGATCGCATCAACGCGATAGACAGCATAAGGTGGATAATCTTCCTTGAATTTAGCAATCACATTAGCAACAACTTTTAGCACAACAGACTCTATAAGAAGCGTTTGATCTTTTTCTTGGATGCGTTTTCTGAACAGTTGTTTTCCCACGCCATTTAATTGACTATAAAACACTGCTAAATCAGCGAAAATATCAGTATTCAGAGCAGGGAAATCGCCAGCTTGTCTCATTTCATCTAACTTCTTTTGATATTGCTCTTTATTCAGCGGATTGCTGGAAATAACCGCAGCATACGCGCTAACGAGCGAAAATAATTCTTCTTCATTAATCCTCGAGATACATGCTAATGAAGAAGCCCATTTCAGACCAGTGTAAATGCTTCCGTGGTAAACCACATCCAGAAATAAATCAAAATCTGCTGATGAATATACAGCAATATATGTCAAGAATTGCTTTAATGCCTCAAGCTCATCGTCAGCTAATGGGTGTGACATTTGAGGTGTGAAGTTTTTTAATTCATCAAATAATGTTTGCAAGTTATTGCTCATTTTTTATTTTCCTTCTTCTGATTGATGGAAGCTAATTAATGGAATTGTCGGCTCTGTGGCAAAACACACATTCATCAAATGCAATAATGCACGCATATCGTCGCCATAACCAAGCGCGATGTTAATGTGTGTATTTGTAAAGGCATCCATAATATATGCTGTATAAGTATCAGGCTGATCGCCGTAATGAACCCCTTTAAAGAGATTGATTTTGCAGATTGTTGAATCATTCGTTATGCCAAATAAAACAACAGGATGTAATGCGCCCATTTTATCTAGTTCATCGAATGCAAGTTCAACCACAGTGTGGCAATAGATGTGCTTTTCTTCATCCACCTTTTCTAAAAAGGTGTCGATCATATCATGTGGCTGGATTTCTTTTTCATTTCCACCCAGTGACTTGATGTATTCGGCAAATCTCAACTCACCAAGCATATTGAAGTATTGGGCGCGATAGGTATTTTGTTTTGGACGTAGTTGCGGGAATTTGCCATCACGCTGCATATCCTCTAACACGTCATCAAATATTTGACGAGATGATACTACTCCATTCCTGCCTCGCAATTCAGGGTTTTTCCACACCACACCAACGAAATAGCTTTGCACAAGTGTGTATAAGCGTTCCTTATCAAGCATATCAGCATGACGCAATTTCGATGCCAGCGTTAATGCGTTGGCTATCAAATCTTTGATGTTATTCGCTTTAGGGGATGTATTTTTCAAAAAAGCCTCAAACACTGGCCCATCATATGTTCCCACTTCATTGGAAAACCTATTAAACATGCGGTTTAATGCTAAGGATTCATAGCTATTCGCTGATCGTCTAGCAAGGGGTGAACAATACTTCATAATTATTGCCTTTCCTACTCAGATTATTTGTAACTATCGAACAGACCATTCAGAGCCGACTTGCAATCTTGATGTAATAGGCGCTAAATCGTTTACAGGGGTAAAAATATAAGCCGATTCACCAACGCCTAACTTCCATACATCATCATAGATTGTGCCATAGTCGTAGTAATTGTCATCGACTTCAAAGCACAGCATTTTGTTTCTTTTAGAACCAAGCACAACATCACAATAAGTACCATCGCCAAACCATAAGCCATATAGACGTAGAGTGTCACCTGTTTCTAATTGCATAAGAAACTCATATAGCGATGATAGATATTCTTCACGCAGATCATATTTATGAATTTTAGCGCGTTCTGTGCGCTTCAATGGTAAGTAGGTTTTCGCCTTAAACCTACGCGGGATAAAGTAAGCACCTAAAAGACCTGGTACTTTTCGATCAATCTTGAGGTAATAGTAATTCAAAATTTCCCTGTGGATTGACGGAAGCAATGGGTTTAAGGCGTTCTGGTAATTTTCCTTAGACAGCTCCCACGCACGATGAGTATCTGCGTCATATGGCAATTCCTCATCATGAAAAGTAGCTCCCGCTTCCACCATCGCTTTATAAAATGGATATACGGCGGGGTGCAAGTCTGGGTTGCCGATCAAAATATATTGTTTGTCGCTCATATGTATCCTTTCTTTGCACATTTATAGATGGTGTCTATTCTACCCCCCCCATTTCTATTGTCAATAGTAAAAACGTGGAGTTCCACGTTTTTGATAAGCCATCACATTCTTAAAAAATACGCCTGCCATAAAACCTTAACTATATCTTAACTAAAGTATATTGACAAATAATCGGGGGGGGTAGAATGAGGGTAAGTTCAATTTTTAGTAAAAGAAAGAAGAAATATCATGAATAAAGATATGAGCAAGTTATATATCTTGAAAGCGCAATTAACCACGATCTTACCAATGGCATTTGATTTTGCTGGTGGTGAATTTCAATTAGATGGATATTTCATCGTCCAGCAAGAGCCATTAGAACGCCAGTTCTTTGAGCATGTATATAATGGCATGTGTGCGAGTATTGGTGATGGCTCATCAGAAGGCAATCAATATCTTATCAGTGAAGTGTTTGAAGCAATCGGCGCTAAGATCATTCCTGATTTTTCCAGTGGATACCCCAGTTACATCGTTCGTCCTAAATCAATTGAAATTACTTAACACAACCTTAACAAAAACCCCATTGACAAATAATCGGGGGGGGTAGAATGAGGGTATAAGTTGATGTGGGATGTACCTACATAACATAAAAACAAGAAAGAAGGAATACCATGAATAAGATCGTCAGCTTAACCCGTCATCCGTTGAACATTGACCAAATTAACTTGTTGAAACAATTATTTGGTGATGGTGTCGAAGTAGAAACAAAATCAGTATTCTTTAGTGATGCTGAACATTTCACATCACTGGTTGAGGGGCAAACAGTGGCGGCAGTTGTGCCTGCTCATCTGCTCATGAAGGCGATGGTTGGCGGTGTCAACACCCGCATCATTACATGGGTAGCTGATGAAGAAGCACGTAAGCGGAATAATTTCGCGTGTCGTGGATTGTCAGTCTTTGAACTTGAGAACGGCATGGTTGTTGCATCTCAAGACCTTGAAACTCAACCAACAGTTGAGAACTCTTTCAAGGATAATCAAGAGTTCCCATACGGTGGCGAGCCAGACACAGACAACTAATTCATAATGCAAATAACCCACATCGGCAAAATTTTGATGTGGGTTATTTGTTAATTTAATCAATAAGGATAATCCAACATGAAGATCAATACCATTGTGGTAGGGAAATATGCGGTAAATCTTTCACCAGAGTTTAACCTCGTAGAACAAGTTAATGTGGAATTTTCTACAGATATTCAAGAATGTGATGAACAACTTCTGAGCATTTTATCTGACGCTCACGCTAAAGACGCATGTGTCTTATTCCAATACATCCCATCTATATTAGGGATGACGTTAATGCGTCATGCTTACTCAATTGGCAAAAATGTCGGTAGTTGTTATCCAGAGGCAGAACCACCGACATCAAAAGTGCCAATTGGGGTTCTTGTAACTCCGCACATGCCATTAGAAGTGAAAGAAGAAATTTACACACCATATTACAGCAATGAAGCTGCACGATTAGTAGATGCAGTCAAGTTTGCTAACCCACGCGCTGATGTGAATTGGTTAGATCATGGACACATCAAAGTTCGCGTAGAAGGGCAAAGTATTTTTCATGTTAATGAGATTAAGGTGGAAAATGTTGAGTGGTTTGGACTGCCAAAGCAATTATTAGCGACTAGAAACGATTAGGGAGAAGAAGCAATTATGGAACAAGCACAAGAAAATAAAATGATAGAAACCATTATTCAATACGGCTTCTACGATTGGTATAGCACTGGGTTTTTATCGCCACTATGGGAAGATTTCCGTAAACTCAATAAAGATGGAACGCATAAAGATGAGGGTTTTTTGCGGGAGATCGCGCAATATATTAAATCACACTCAGCCAAATTTCCTGAGCTAAACGATGCGCTTAGCAAACTCCCGAATTTATAAGGCAAAAAAATAATGAAAGTATTTACCATTAAAGACAACTCAGTGACAGATGGAGCGCAAGTGTCATCTGTCACTATCAAAGGCGCTGGTGTTACTGTTCCAGCGATTATCATTGGTGAAGAAGGGCGAGGTCGTAGCCAAGGCGTACTGCCAGTGGCTTATGCTAGTAAGCAAGAACAAGCAGAAGAAAACAAAAGACTGCTTTTTGCCAATGTGGGTCAATCACGTAGTGGGAAGCCAAAGTTGTTTGAATTACAACATGCTGATAGCCATGAGCAGTGCATCGTGGTATTTAGAACAACAATCGGATTTCGTGGCGGGAATAGCCATACTGGTGATGTCGCAAAAATTGAAGAATATGAACAGTATGGTGAAACTAAGAAAAGATACACATTTGCTGCGTTTCCTGGTAGCATCATTGTCAGAGGTGAGATCGCTCAAGGTGGCGCGGGACGAATGGGAAGCGGTTCTCAATTTGTTGCAATTATGCCAAAAGGTATTTGGTTTCGCGTAGCACGCAGTGGGCGGCTCTATGGCGCACACCCATCCCACTATTTTATGTTTGATGGTGAAAAGATCATCGGCGGTCTCACTTGGGACGAACGCTCACTGTTGGACTAAATACTAAGATCAAATTTCATATTAAATCGACGCGATAGAAAGACATCTATCGCGTTTTTTTGTTCTATTCAGTAGATAAAAATCAACTCCCATCACATTGACAATTCCTTAACAAAACCGCCCTTGACAAATATTCGGGGGGGGGTAGAATGACCGTGTTGTTTAAAAGTAGGAATAAACCTGCAAAATAATTAAAGGAGCTTAATTGATGGGAACTTACTATAATCCACCCGATGATTTACCAAAGCTAGAGGGAGTCCGCAAGATTGAGGGTGATGGCTATGAATCATTAGTCACTCAACTTGGTGAGGATGAGTTGTTGTTTGGACTATATGATCGTGTGTTCTTTAAGAACGCGGTTCACTTATATTCAGAAGGTGAATACAATGAGTTTGAGCGACAAGGGTTAGTTCGACTAGGCTTTTATGCCGTCCCTTCTAAACACATCGCGCGTTAACTCTCTAATCAAAAAGAGGCTTTTAATTAGAAGCCTCTTTTTGATTCGTGTGTATTGGATATTATAATCTAATCAAATTAGATGTCGCCATCGTACAGATTATGAATGACAACGCAATGTGCGCTAAAACTTTTTACCATCTGGCTTCTTGCGGTTTTCCATGTTGTGATCGGCACGCTGTTTGTTATATGCTAGTTTTTCATCCAATGCGCCGCCAATATCTAGTTTCATATATCCAGCAAGATCAAGAATTCTAATGATGGCATCGGCTAATTCCACCTCAATCATTAGACGGTTCTTTAGATGGTCATCCATTAATCCTTTACGATAGCCTTCGGTAGCCTCAGCAATTTCTGTGACTATCAGCATCATCTTCTCTACGACATTGACAATGGAGGGTTCTCCTGTAGTTAGATCAGTGTACCAACCACGCTCAACATTGGCTTCATGTATCTCCGTTGCTAACGCATTAAGGGTGGCGGGGGGGGGTAATACCAGCGTCTTTTATCTGCATTATTATTCTCCTATTAGCTGTTTTTGTTTAGATCGGGATTAGGCATAACCTGTTTCAGTTGAGCGCCTAATAGTAGTAAGTGATTACTGATTTCGTAGCGATTCACCACTTGATGGTTTTCTTTTCCATCAATGCTAGTATAAACCATGTTGAAATGGGAACGATATTTTAATGTAACAGATGATATATAACTAGTGACTGCAATATCAAATAATAATCCATTACTATCAACACAAGAGAAAATAGCTTGCATTTTTTCCTTATGGTTAACAAGCATATTTAACCCTTGTTCGATGTTGTCGAAACATAGCATTGAGCTTATATCATAATCAGTTTCAAAGCGTTGAATTGTATCCAAATATAATTTATTTAATGTCTCAAGATCGTTGATATATTTGTCTTTGCATGTCTGAGCGATAACATTGGCAAAGCTAGTTCTTCCTGAATGATGCAGAAAACTAGCATATTGCTCAAATACGTTAGAGGTGTAATCAACGATGTTTGGGTTAAGGCTGATCTGATCTTGAATTACCTGTTTAATTTTATCATGACCAGAAAAAGCATTGCATGTGGGGTTAGATTTTAATTGGAGGTGTCGATATGAACCACTGACGATAGAAATATAACGCCCCATTAATCGTAGTATTTGCGCTGATGTTAACCGTCTGTATTGTGACCAATTACTTAATTCATCAAACGCCCTACTTGCAACATACTCAACAAATCCGTCATTGTCAGATAAGCCATTCTCTTGGATGTATTGCTCAACAAGTTTTACTGAGTTATCTAGGACAATATCTGATAAGGCTAAAAATTCCATATGGTTAACTGGGATTTTAACTATCATTCTGATTAACTTTCTCTATGAAATGTCTTGAGGCGAAAATAATGCAAGGGCTTTATTCCACTCATCAGGGTTATCTGCATTATCGTCAGTGTCATATAAGATAGAAATGTCAAAAAGAATGTCATGTGAGGCGATATTCTCATCTCTACTTAACGCAACTATTAGACGTGGGGTATCCGAGTTATTCGTTGCATATATCTCAATAGCAACTATCGGCAACGGGCAATTATACTCTATTGGCCCACGAAAGAATGGCGCTACGTCAATTAAACCCTTTTGTCCAGAAGGTAACGCCGACTTATCCACAATAGCCTGTATAGTCGCAAGAATGTGGTTACGTCTATGTGTTAATGGAACAGTCGCTGATTCTGGGACAGCTCCACGATGCTCATATTCTGTCAACGCTGGCTGTCTAGCGATCAGCAGGACTAATTCGCTAGTGACCTTATTTAATGTCTTATGTGATCGACAAAAACCATCAATGATAGTTGCCGCATCCTCATCAGCAAATCGGCTTTTAATCACGCACTCCATATTAAACCTTTCAATCTATAATTAGATTTATTTATTAAGGTCAGTACGTATTAATAAACTAACCTTAAATTATAAAAACGTGGAAGTCCACGTTTTTAATTCGTTATCTCCACTGGTCATAGTCATAGCATTGGAATTTAGATGGTTGCGGGGACTTACACAACACAGACCAAGCCTGATTTGAGATTACATCCATAACAATGTAAATGAAGTAATCTGGCTTATCAAATCCCCCTGATTGCCAAATGCGATCCATTACCACAAATTCACCTTCTGCTCCTGCTACATATGTTTGAATAAACTGAATTGCTACTTCGTCTTTTTGTTCCTGCCCTAAAGCCGAGAAGATATTGGACACGAATACAAAAAGGATGAAAGTAACAAAAAGAAATATCGCAATGGTAAGAAAACGCTCAAACGACTTTCCATCACCTGCACCACTTAACGAGGTATTACTAAACCTTTGCTCTGCCATCATGAGCCTCTCTTATTGATATTAAAAATGCTATTGTCTATTTTACCCCCCCCCGAATAACTTGTCAATATATAACAAGTTATTAATCTACAGCATAACCATTAAAGCATGTACTGACGAATAAACTTTGTAGTAGTATCACGAACTTTATCTAAAGTAGGTTGTCCGTTAACCGCTATATCGCCTTCATGAACAGACAATAAAGACGATATAGTCATCATATCTTTATTAGCATCGGCAACATAACCAACAAATACATAGCTAGGCGAACCATTACTATGATGACATTTTATTACACTTAATCCACCCCATATTTTGATGGGCATTTCTTCATGGCGATGTTCGCGGTAAACTATCGGCATGATATACTCATGGTAAAGGATTGTCGCATTATATTTGTCTTGCATCGCTATGCTTAACAAGTCCTGCGGAGACATTTTAGGGTTGCTCTCAACATGATAACCTACTGGTGGGGCAAATTGCATTGTTTCATCAGGTATGCCTTGTGATGTTACGATGCAGTGATTAACCTTAGAGATATAGCGCTTATCACGACTATTAAAGTTACCCCGCATTATGTTGTCGCATGTCATCGGCCGTGCTATGTGAATATCAAAATTTGGGTTGACCTTAACTTGCGTGCAATTTGGTTCATTATCTAGCAGGATGGCACCTAAAATACTTAACAGCGATTCGCAATCACGTAAAGTAATAGCATGAGGAGAGTTAGGTATTATTGATACAACGGCAGTCAATTCAGGTATCACTCTAGTCAGAATAGCTTTACTTTCAACATATAACTGACCATGAAATGCCAAATAAGCTGCACTCAGGTTACACAATGTATTTGTTAAACCGTGATTTTCGGCTAATTCAATAGCTTCTAACTCTAATTCATAAGCCAAGCGCATTAATGACCAAAAATGAATACCATCTTTTGCTCTAAACGCCATAAAAGAAGCATTCATCGCTTTTGATCTTACTTCTGCAATATCTGAATGAACTACCACTTCTTATTACGCCTTCTGGGATCAGACCACCTATAGTATTTCTCGGGCCACCAAGCATTAAGATTATCATCTTGGTGATTTTCTGATTCCTTCACTTTAGATAACCATTTATCATAATCTTTAATACCATCGCAATTCAATCCTAGCAATTGATATGATTCCAATAACCATGCGTGATATTCCCGCGAATAGCGGTCTGTGGGGATTGGTGTATTTGCGTGGTCTATCCAAGCTAAATGTTGTTTCCTTCGGCTTGGTGGTAAAAATAGAGCTAGTACCTCGTTAAGACTTCGCACGCCAATTGAATATGATCGCAAATTATTGACAAAAAGGCGTAACCCCACTCTTGCTTCAAAAACAATAGCTCTTATATGATTTAATGCTGATTTTAACATATATCCTCCTAATCCACATTCATGGCAAAGTATAAGGATTTCAGCGAATCCTCATCAACTTCTTTATCCTCTGATACTTCTTCGCCTTCCCAAAACAAAGTATTTCGATATTCATTTAATGCAGACAAAGTAGAGCCTATATCTCTAAACTGTTCATGCTTAGTTTCATTCATGCAAATTGCGACTCGCATCATCTTAAATAGCTCGTAATTAGGCACTAAATACCCCTTTGCTTGGTATTTCAACAAACGTTTCATACCACCAATTGGGCAATGAACAATCCGAACGTTAGCTACCTTTTGAGCAAAATCAGGGAAGAACCCATCATCAACTACTGCATTATCTAAGTCGATTAGCGCTGCGCGACAAACTGTTAGGTCAAATGAATTAATGATTTCTTCTGGTGGGCCATATGTCTGACCATTCGCTAATTGACGCGGAACAATAAGTTGTAATACTGGCGCATCTTGACTGCTTTCAGGTGTTGGGTAAAATGTTTTGACGATTTCATTGTTAAGCGAGGCGCTATCTATCACATACTCAACTTCTCCCCCCCCAAGTTAAATGCAGAAGATAATATCGCATCATAAATACCATCAAATTGTTCCGCATCACGACAGAATATATCAATATCCTTCCGTTTGGGGTTATCTGCAATGATGTGACGTGTCCCGCTTGAATAAGTGTCAGGTGCAATCATCCAAGCGACAAACCCTCCCGCGAAAATTGCACCCAGTGGGGTTAATCGTTGATAAATAGATGAAAGAAATTCTTTACCCCGAATAACAGGTGTGATTTCAAAGCTAAAAATACCCGACAGATCATCATCTGATGTCCGATCAGTAAATGAATGAAACTTGTTTTGGTATCCCGAGTAATATGGCACAACAACATCGGATTGTGAGTGCTTAAACATTTTTTCAACCGCTTTACCATCATCATCATACATCCTGATCGTAAAACTCTTATCATCAATCGCAACAATCACGCACTTGCGATTATCATCATGTGCTTTTACTACTTGCCCTAAGAAAATACTACCTACTCGTTTTTCTGAGCGATAAATATCAGTCATTATAATCCCCTATCGTGTTGTATCTGGTTCATTAAAGAAAATCGGCACTGCTGAAAAACAACTTCTTGGATAGCATAGTGTTTGATAAAGGCCAGTAGATTCACCTTTACTATTGAATAGCTCAATATGGTACGTATAAGTTGTGATGAATCTCCTATATATGTATTCTTTAGACAGCGAACTACTCAATACCACACCTTGAGCATTGCTATCACCATAAAAAGATAGTGTATAGTGAATAGCCATTTCCTTATTATGTTCTGATATGCTGCTTGTGTCACCCCTTAAGATAATCACTATAAAAGCCAGTGACATCATTAGCGCCAAAAAGGTAGCTACAGCAGCTATTATAGTTATAAAACCATCAAGAAAGTTTTTCATTGCTTGCCTTCCATATTCATTCGTGACATATGCCTTTATAAGAGTGTTTATCATAACAAAATACTACTGCATATGCAAGATAACCCCCTAATAAGCAAGGGCCATGAAATAAAAAAGCAACGGTAATATTATCTTGCCGTTGCTTTCTATCTATATTGAGATTTGATCCCCTAGAATGGTATGTCATTCAAATCAGGTGGTGGGCCATCATTATTATCATCATTGTTGCCCATGTCCGCTAGATCATCACGCTTGCCTAGCAGGATTAACTTTTCTGCATTCACTTCCAGATTGATCGCAGCTTCACCTGCATTGTTAATATAAGCAGAGGCAAACAACGATCCGCTTACTAAGATTTGCCGACCCTTCTTGACGTAGCTCAAGGCTGTATCGGCGGTTCTTCCCCAACAAGTGATGCGATACCACTGCGTCTCCTGTTGCTTGTTCCGATAGACTGAAACAGCCATGCTGAAAGTAACAGTTTTATGTGATCCTTCACCTACTATCCTTTGTTCTGGATCACGACCAACATTGCCTACGATGGTAACACTAGAGTACATATTTATTCCTCTTTCTATGGTTCAAGGTAATCATTGTACTATTGATAAAGCACTTATTCAATAGCGAACAAGTGCTTCTCTTTTTCAGTATTTTTGCGCCAATCGTGTAACACTCTCAGGCCAGTAAGAAGGTTTAGCTCACTACTGCCATCAGCCCCACTTATAGACTTAGGCGCGTGAGAAGAAGTAATCTTAATTGGAACTTCAACTATTAGTGGTTTATGCCGACCTTTTTTAAAAATAGCTCGTTCCCCTCCAGCATCAATTAAATGGCTGACATAACCACCAAAATAATCATCTAAGTAACGAGCGCCGAATATCCGTTGCCTATTCTCTTCCCAGTCATCCGCTTCTACAAAATGCGTATAATGACATAAGACTGGGTTATCAATAAAATCTAAAAGCGGACTAGTATAAGGGGAACTAATTCTACACTGGAAAGACCAGTCACTTCCGACTGCAACTTTATTGCAAAATTCGCAAATGTCACTGTCATTAGATAATATCTCATTTCCATTGTTCATATATATATGAACTGACAAACCACCGTGTCTGACACTAATTTCGTCAATAAGATCAGAGTAGTTTGTTTCTAAGTCTGCTATATCGCCCTGCAAAGCGTTTAATATATGTTGTCCTAATCCCTTAATCATTAAATATCATCTTTCTAATTATATAGGTCAATGAAATTTGATAGGTCAAATAGCATAGTAAACATTTTTCCACGTTCTGATAAGATCGCTTGCATTTCGTACCCATTATTCTTGATGGATTCTAGCAAACCTATTTCGGTTAAAATGTCAAAGTTATCACGCGGAATATGATCGTATATTTCCCAATACTTATGATTATGCGATGCTTTATATAAAATTTCACATTGAGCATTCGTCAGCAAATGGAACGTAGTCAATTCTCTGATATAGATAAGTAATTGATTTAAACACTCATTTGTATCAAATCCACTGTCCACTAAAACATGGTATGTCGATTTGGCTTGCTCTAGCTGCTCATCATAATCAGGTTTTTTATTTGTTTTATTGTACATTTTCGCTAACCAATCCTGATGCTTGCAAGATATTCCTAAACATCTTTGTTGATCGAGTTTTCTCTAAATCCAGTTCAACCCACGTTTTATGGTAAGTCGGATCAGCAAATCGAACATAAACATTGCCACTGACTGTGCGAGACATTTTCACGACAGCAACTTCACTTCCTAACTCTACTTTGAACACAACTTCATGTTCCAAAATACTATCATCTAGTGAAAATGATAATTTAACGCCTTTGGTCATGATTAAATCCTCTCATCCTTTTTCGGAAAATATAACATATAATGTCAATTTTTCAAATTGTTATTTTATTTCTCTAGCACACATACGCACTAGGATAGTTTTAAGATCACTATCACTGCGATGGTCAATAAATTGTCCAGCTAAAACAAGATCAAGTATATTTTCGCTCAAGTATAAATGAGTAGCATACATAAGAGACACTGTGTATGTGAGTTTGTTTTTGCCGCCAGCTTTTCCTACCGTCGATAATGTTACCCTTACTTTATCCCACTCATCATCACTATTACTAGATAGGATCACTTGTAACTCAACAAGCACATAATACCCATGCCAGAACACGATATGTCTAACATTATTCTTGTAGCTAAATATATCCTTTTTGCGAATTTTAAAAACCATATAACCTCAACATAAGTTAAAAAGGGAAGGTCTATTTCAACCCTCCCCTTTTTACTCCCAATTTATTCATTCGGTCAAGAGTGATTTACCTGCGCTCATCGTCTCCAGTGGGTATGGATATGTCTCAACCCAGTTGCTACTAATTCCACGCACGCCTGTAACTTCAAGTTCATCAGCCCGACTATCCATGCCTCGGGCGCGATATTCTTGCACAATTGCTTCGATCACTCTGTAAATATTGATATACGCCGACGCATTATCAGGTTTTTCGTAAGTCACCGTTTTAAGTAAATCATCATCATAACCACCAACACCAAGTAACACAATGAAAGTGCTTACTCGATTGGCATTGATGAACGTTGTTAGATACAACGTTTCTAATAATGGTTCGTCAATGCCGTAGCCAATATAATATTTTGACGTGTTTCCATCACGCATAACAACAGGGATGTTGCTCATATAAATTGCGTTAGGATCAGGGATGATTTCTTCATCGTTATGAGGGTTTTCATCTACAGGGATTAATTGGAGTTGCTGAGAATACTCATTAACACCACGATTGAAGCAGACAATGATTTTTTGAATATCATCATCATCAAACTCAAGGAGGCCCTTTTCCACTAACACCTGACGAACTTTCGTTTCAATGCGGTCAGTATACATATGGGGCGTATTGTTGAATTCACCTGCGTAAGCATAACCGATATTTCGGAATTCTGCAAGTAAGTTTAGCAAATTCGTTGGTGTATAGGGGTTATTATCGTTGGACATTTTATGTAGCTCCTTGTGCTTTTAATTAATCTTATAGACTAATTCTACCCCCCCCACAATGAATCTGTCAATGTAATGATTGTTAAATTATGATTAAGAACTTGAATCTAAATCAGGCGCATGAAAATATTGCGTCTGATTTAGACAATTACATTCAACTACAACTTATCTATAAGAACCAGATATGACCGCTAAGACCGTTATCTGTTAACCATGATGCTATATTCTCTGATAATGGGTGCATGTCCGATGTTCTGATGTTATCATCTGTGATTTGGGGTTGATTGCGCGAATCATAGAATTTAGCAATTCCGCCTCTGTGATTAAAATGCCAATCAACTGAGCATATCTGCATATCATCATCTACAATCTCACATTTATATGCGCGATCATGTGCGCTAATAGAAATATTGCGACCAAGAGCTTCTCTATACATCGTATTGATAGACCCTGTATGACTTTCCGATTGCTCCCAATCGCCATAAAGGGGTAAAAGCATCAACCAGTCGGCATAATCTGTTAACACATCAATAATGCGATTTGTGCTGACATGATACTTGACTGTTGGTGGCAATAAATCATCCTTGATTGAAACAGTCATCCATACACTATCGCCATTTTCAAGCTCAAGTGTTACGAAAAAATGTTTCGTTTTATCGCATAGCATGAGTTTTCCTTCACCTACAAAAGAAACTGACCAAAATTCGTGCTTAAATGCCCTATTTGCAAAGGCAATGCGATAAACCAAAGCAAGATGATTATTAACAAGATGATTGTTAACAGTTATAACATCTTCACATATAATATCCATACCCTCATCATCGGGATGCTCTAATAAACACCACTCACCAACCAGTGACAACAATTTGCTACTCATTTATTTGCTCCTTCTTGATTATATCGGCAATAACCGACCATGCTAATGAGCCAGATAAGAAACTAGCAAACCACGATGGCGCTAATTCATGACGAATATCTACCTTTACATCGTTAGAAAAATTTAATATATTAACATGGCTGAATATTAAATCCGTGCTATTCTCTCCACCAAATCGACATGAATTATCATTGCTAGAAAATTCGATGTAATCAGCCCATGAAGGCGAATAATGCAATTGCATCGACAGCGGAATAGGATAATTAGATAGAGGTCTAATAGTACTCCATATTCTAGTAAGTACGCCAATGCGAATAGCACTAAAAATTGCAATTAATCGCATCATCACTTTATCGGGATCAAATAATAAATTGTGAAGATCAATATCCTGAATAGAGAGATTATGCCAACCATCCAGATCAAGCATTCTTAGCGCTGATCTCATCGCTGCATAATGATATGGAAATCCTGGTGCATTTAAGCGATATTTGATAACATATTCATCGCCTCTAAGTGTAATTTCAAAAACAATTTTTTCGCTGAATGCGATAAATACAAGGCGCGTAAGTTTTCCATCATCGCTAACTTCATGAACCAACACATCATTACCTTCTTTTTTTAAAAGATTGTAGATGTTTGGATCATTGATAAGAGTCGTTGCTATTTTTTTCGTTGCTGTGTTGCCATAACTGTGTCATTTGTGTCATTGGGGAATTTCCTTTAATAATTTGTGTTTTTGCCTTAATTCGCTAACAATCGTCTTTGCAAGATTAATGTGTCCTTCTTGCAAGAAAGTATTATTGTCTTTATTACTTGCAATTACAAGGGCAATTCCTGATTCAATGAGACGCAATGCACCTTCAAGGTCAGCGCTATAAGTTGAAATTAAACTATCGCAATTGGGATGAACTATTCGCCTACTGGTCAGCACAATAGAGCCGTTATGTGTTGAACTCATCCGCATTAAGTCTCCCTGGTGCAAGACAAGGCGACCTCGTTTAGCAAGTGGATTTTTAACTCTAATATATTTCCAAGCATTATTGGTCATGTTATACCCCTTCTATAGATGGTTAAAATTTAAGTCGTAACCTAGTAACCACATCGCAAACCATGTAGAGCAATAGTCGCGGTCTTTGCTGTAAGAAAATTCGCAGATTCCTTTTACTTGATCGGAATCTCTCAATAGACGAAAGTTAAGCATTGCACCATCGTCAACCCTAACACTGCGGTCTTTATGTGTAAAGGTGATGCTATAACCATCGCGTCCATGTGCTTCATAAGCTCCAATATGGTCTGCGTCATATGGAACGAATTCTTCTAATATATCCTTAGTGGGGTTTATGCCTGACATGAGACCGCTATAAATAGCAATCATCCGAATGATTAACAGACGATCATCTACCATGAAATTCGGGAATGTTAAGTTATTCATATCGAGGCGCTGAGGCGTTCCTACAATGCGTCGTGCTGTTTCTTTGGTGTTGACTTCTAAAGTGACATCCGCGCCTTCAACTGCGTTTCCAACGAATTTAACCCTTACTTTCCGATCTAGCAATAACACGATCAGCACTTCTTTTCCATCTTCATTGATGTAGTAATTCTCAACATCACAACCTAAATTCGCAGATGACGCTAACGCATAAACGGATGCTTGTTTGTTGTTGTCATCAACGCTCATGTTCCACCATGTTATAAACTTTTTTGATAGACTTTGCTTATCCTTCATGTCTTGAACTCTCTTTCATTTCGTGGCGCGATCTTCTTATATCACGCGCATATGCTATGTGGTTAAACACAATCGTTTTGCGATACTCGCGTGACAACGCATTACGATTATCATTGATTAATTGTATCGTTTCTTCTGGGGTGGGATTAGTCCACGATGCTAATTGCGTAGTCAATACCCCTTTTATGATTTCTGGCACATTGCCGATAAACCACGCTGTATTAAAAGTTGCGCTTCCATACCAACTTTTACGCGGCATTTCAAAATTGATCCTGCCATGCGGTAAAACCATTAACATGCCGTGTCGCTGAATCATGTTTTGTAACGCCTTGCTGCCAAGTGAATCTAATGGCATCAGTAGAGCAAATGGTTTTCCTAAAGCATAAGCGCGGGCCATCCATTTGTATTTCAAAGAATATGGTGGGTTCGTGATTTGCACATCATATTCTTCTGCCAGTGGGGTATAAGTGCTATCAAAGTAATCTTGTCCAGTTAATTTGTCCCCAATGATAACCTTTTTATCCATTTGGATAAGATGGTAAGCTAGATAGCGCTTACCACACGCTGGCTCATATACACGATCATGGTTCATGATTGACGCTGGCAACATAGATAGAACCTGTGGCGGTGACTGGCAACGATCCTTAGCTGAAACTTTCTTGCTGGATTTTTGCCTTACTTTGCGACCTACGACAGGTAAACTAGTTGACTTCGGTTTAGATTTCACTATCAATTCTCCAATCATCACACTCATCACCAAAATAATTATTTAATTTTGACCGAGTGTAATCACTTACATATGTGAACCCTTCATATTTATCCTCATGGTTTGGCTTTTTCTTGCTATCAATATATTCTAAGGCATCGAATATTAACTTGCGTATATCTTCAAGTAAGGACTTGAGGTTATGTTTGTTTAACTCATTGTTCTTCGTGTTGGACATACCATTTAAGAAACTTAACACGTATGTATATGTGTCGAATAAGTCACGCACATGGACTCGTGTAGCACTAGCATCTAAGTCAGCTAGATTTCCCTTAAATCGTATTAAGACTGGGTAATGCCCGTGGGAGATCAACTTTAATGAGCCATCCTCGTCTATATTCTCTATATGAATATAACACTCTCTGGCAATATCACACCACAAGCCGTTAATCATGGCATTAATAAGCGCAAGAAATGGTGATACATGAGTTGGTCTATCAAAAGAGCCTGATCCAATAAGTGGTGAATATGGCATCTTATTGGAAGCTATATCCTCTAGTATTCTTGCTACAATTACATTGGGAGTATCACAGTCTCTATTGCGGAAAACAAAGCGAATAGGAGCTAAATACTTCCATTGTTTGGGTGCTGTGTCAATGATATATAACGTAGCACAAAACCCTAAGTCTGATGATCTTAAATCATGCTTCATGTCATCGTCATAAGATAGCGATACACCCACTCTATAATGGTCAAATGTATCCCATTTCAAGAACATTCTTTTATGTAATCCCGATTTAAACACGACACTATATGGCAGAGGATTACCCTTCACATACTTGAAAGCAAGATGATCGGCTCGGAGTCCAATAAAGCCATCAACATTGTTCTTAATCTTTGAAAAAAGTCCCATATAATCCCTTTCTTGTTTATTTGTTTAAAAACGTGGAGTTCCACGTTTTTCTATCTCGCGCTCCCATATATGTAAGGGGCGTTTCTTGCCATCTTTAACAGCGATCAATTGAAACCCTAAGCTATTAAAAAATTGATTAGCTTGCTCATTGTTGTAAACACAAGTCGCACGCTTAGGAGATGCTGGCAATGATGCTATTAACCCACTGCCAACCCTATTGCCCATCATTTGTGCTTTCTGATCTACTGCGATTTCATAGATTGTTATCCAACCATCGCGTCGCAAGTGGAAACGACAAAAACCTACAACACTGCCATTATGTTCAGCTACGATTAATTCTTTTTTCGCAATACTATCACGTAGCGATGGATAACGCAAGTATCCGATTGCATCTGGATGCTGATTAGCAATCTGCTTAATGGCAACTATATCACTCTCTACGCCCCACCTAATGCCAGCAACAGTTCTATTCCAGTAAGATTTCCAATTCATTACGGATAATTCAAAACAAAAGTAAGGCACATCGTTATGAATGTCAGAAAATTTACTTTCACTCAAAAGTGGAAAGTGCCGATTAACGTAACCTGAATAGTTACCACTATTGCCACAGAAAAATCCACATGGGTAATTTGCCATTTTTTGAATAAAATTTCCATCCAGACTTACAACATTTTCTATCATATGGAATAACTTCATTTGTCTTTGGGGTGATCCACCCAATAAATGCGTAGGCCTAGCGCCAAACTCTTTAGGATTAACTGATGTGCCTTTAGCATATTGAGTATTACCGCCAGTAGCTACCGAATAAGCTAACCTAATCGGCTTTCCGTTAATGCTATCGGGGATTCGATCAATAATACCCTTCACCTTAGGGATAATTAATACTGCTTCTGATACGAGCTTAGATATAACATCAGCCCATTGCATAACCTCATCAAATTGTTCTTCTCGTTCTAAATCTTTGACTGTGGCTAACCTTAAATTATGTTCAGAAACAGCATTGGCGTATTGCTCCAATGTCAAGTTGGGGTTATTCCAGTCTTGATCTGCAAATTCTATAGGGTGATGGTTGTTAAGTGGCAATTGTGATCCATAGGTTAATCCGTGTCGGATCGCTATCTCAGCAAAGCGCTGATTATTTCCAGCGCAATAAATTATTTCGGGGGGGGTAGAGCCATGTTCTTCTATCCTTATAAATAAACCTTAAAAGCCACACAAGTAACTAGAGTGGCTTTTAAGGTCACAAAATACTACAAGAAGGTCTGGTTATTCGTTGGCGAACGTGTTAATTTCTCGTAACTTTGTCAGTATAGGCTCATCAGAAACGAAATCATCATCTACATTAACATAATCATTCCAAGAGATACCTAGCGCCTTCGAGACCTCTTTAGCCATATATGATTTGGCGCATTTTTGACAATACCCTACGCGGGTTTCCTTATTCCAAGAGAATGCTGGATTCGTGTTGTCATGAGCATGATTGCCAAATGGACAAACTGTTAATTCAGAGAAGCCTCTATTATCAAAGTTGCTAACTCCCAACTTATCTATGATTAGATCATAATAGTCGTTATAAGTATTTTCGGACAGGCTAATTTCACCTGCGGTTTGTTCTTGAACTATTGACGATTCCTGAACAAGTAAGGCAATTTGATTTGCCAGTTCTTCAAGGTCGATTGGATCATATTTAATTGTCCAATACCCACCAGCAGGAGCGCTATAGCTATGGCGCTCTACATATTTCCAATATATTTCTTCCGCGTTATCACTTGTCTTGTAAACTTTTGATAAGGCAAGATCAACTTCTTCATATTGCCAATCCCAATCTTCTTTGATGGTGTCAGGATTAACAACACATCCTAACACCTTACCATCAGTGAACGCTACGCGAACCTCTAATGCGTAGTGGGTTCTTCCAGTCTGGGAGCGACGAAACAAATATACTGTATCATCTGGACTGATGACAAATTGTTCGTCATGTGTTCCCATCTCGTCTTGCCAATAAGTAGGCAGATTGTGTAAGACAAAAAGGTTCTTGCGACGATAAAGACCACTCGGTCTTGAAGCATATAGCCATGGTTCACCCTGGCTATTTAATGATACCAACACGCGCTCTTTGCGACGAGTATCATCGAATTCTGTAACCCACAGTTCTTCTTCTCCATTATGAGTAGCAGCCACAATGGATACCTGATTGTGGAGAAACCAACGATCATGGCTGTTATCATCTGCTCTTAACTTGGATGTTTTTCCTGCTTCGGTGATGATATTATGCAGCTTCTTTGCAACTGCATAACGATTGTTATGGTTGCTATCTGTCAATTGGCTCACTAAATGTTTGATGTCCATCAGGTTTTCCTTGTGTTTTTAATTAACTTTATAGTCTAATTCTACCCCCCCCACATCGGGATCGTCAATCCTGTTATTGTTAAGGTGTTGTTAAGTTATCATCCATCGGCACATATATTGGTCTTTTGTATAAGTGAGTGGCAACTAACCACGCTGGATGGGTATCTAACACAACATTAGGCTTATTAGTCCTAACCTTCATATCTCGAATATATCTTTTGCCGATAATCAGTCCTTCTGTGGGTAGTATGTCGGTTCGCTTCCAAATGTTATGACGACAATCTGATGCGGGATATTCTCTTGTTCGATAATACTTACTTGTTACAATTATCGTTTTACCAAAGGGACTTTGATCTAAGGGTTGATGATCTGACAGTGTAATATCATCAGCAGCAATAGCAACTAATTTGCGGTCAATTGCAGTCGCCACATAGAATGCAGTAATCACGTTTGTTGTTTTGAATTCTTGCTCCCAGTCATATTCGTACTCAGATGACCAAGTATATGAAGAATACATCCCTTCTTTTACCCTTGCTCGATATACGATTATGCCTGTATTTGGCTCAACATTGCTTTTGACCCACTGCGTAACATGCCCGTTGCGGTCTTTCTCAGTATATACTTTCCTCATTGTTGTAGAGAATGACACTATCTGTCCTATATGATGTTTCATATCAAAACCCCTTTATATAGATATGGAGCGTACTATATAACAAAACGCCCATGCGATCAAGGCACAGGCGCAAATAATTTATTCTGTTTTTATCATAACTAGTTGTTATAGGTTACGCCATTCCCTTGCAGAGTAAGTAGCGCCATTTTTCCCGCGCACCTTACCTGGAGTAATTGACGCGATATTGCCACCACTGGCTGTATTTGTAATCTTTTCACCAGCGATCCAAGTCAAAGCGCCACGTCTATGGGCATCTTTTAATTCTTGAGCATCTTGCTCATCAATTGTTACGTCAAAATCATGATCGACTAATCGTATGATTTCACGTAATGGGGTTGAAGATGTGATTTTCTTAAAACTTTTACTTGACATTTATATATCTCCAATATATTTGAAATCCCATCAAGATACAGCATAGCACAAAATCAGTCGTGCTTTCTTGATTTTAACTCATTTTTATATGACATTCGATACTCTCTTAAGCAATTCAGGCATCTTCCATATGCTGTATTCAAAGTATAATGACGTGGGAAATTTCCACATTTGGCACATAGAACAACTTCTCCGTTTTGTAGCCGCTGTAACATTCGTTGGTTACGTCTCTTTTTCTCATTACTGCTATATTCTAAATAACACTTCTTGCAATAGCCACACAACCCACCACCGCTATGCCTATGTAGTTTTCCTTTACACTTAGGGCATTTAGCACCTTTTGATCTCTCAGTTCCATTTTTTAAATACCTGAGTCTACAGCGTTCACGGTTACACAGCAGACAATATCTTTGCAATTTCCCAGACTCCCCAATATGCTTTACATTAGTTTTGCACATTGGGCATATCTTACTACCATCATCAGGCTTGTTTAATATAACCAATATGTCGACAGCGCGAGATGTTAGCATATACTTTGTAGAGCCTTGTATTTCTGCTTTGTTAATGAGCCTGCGACGCAATAACGCTCTAATCGTGTTATCAGAAATATCATCTAATGTAACCCATATAAACTCATCCGCTATGCTTTGCATTTCTCGCATCACATAGTACATCATTGCGGTAATAGGCTCACCATTTACAATACGCTTTTCCCAACCGATAACACGTTTTGCTTTCTTATGTAGCAATTCCTTGTTCTCCTGTGTAGTTATTATGTCCTGATTGCTTTAAGGTTGCTCAACGGCATTTGAATGAATATTAGCTGAATGTGCCATGTCATAGGTCATAATGTAAGGCACTGCACCATACCTGCCGACTAAATAACCCATAGATAACCATTCCCCTTTGCGTTTCTCGTAATCACTTAATGGGGTTAAAATGGAGCGTCTCTTTTCGTTGGCGCTAATGTCTGGTCTGATGAATTCGACAAACCAAACTTGCCCCCTATCTAACCAATTCATCACGTTAACCTGTTGTGTAGCTAGTAGAACCTGCGAGCCAGTTATATTAAATTCGCTATCATGAACTAGATCAAGGATAGCATCACAAACGGCAGGATGTAGACCTTCACCATAATTATCTATGACGATAAAGCGTGGATTTTGTCTATTAAATTCTTGATGCAATAAACAAAATGTTGCAATCGCTTCTTTCGCGCCGATTGGTAAATCACTCCATAAGATCAACTTGTTATGCACACTATCACGAAATGCCAACTCAGTTGATTTTACTAATTTTAAGTTGAGATCAGTCTGTGCAGCGCCTACACCTTTAGGGTAGTGTGGTGTAATATCTTGAATCTCAACATTTGATAACTCAAAATCACTAGCATATAAAAAGCAAGTTAGGGCTTGGCGCAAGGTTTCATTATGGAGCAAGCCACGAATGGCTTCTCGTTTATTGTCCTCATCAACAAAACAGAATAACTTTTTAATGTATGCGTGGATCGTCTTTAACTGCGGAACATATCGGCTGGCATGTCCCAAGAACAATGCCTTGTATTGCATATCGTCTTTGCGTAATACTGAGGAAGGACTTCCCTTCAATGAGCGACCAAAGTTAAATTCATGGCTATTTCTTGTAAATAGCATCTGTGCGCGTTTATTAGGGTAGATATATAACCATTCTTCCAAAATATCAGCATCAGGTGATAAGACAAACCCATATTGATGTTTCACGCCATCTAGCAGAAACGTCAATTCTAGTTCAATCGGCATAGATGAATTACCCCAATGAGTGTGTGGCTCAATGATTTCCTTGCTGAGACTACCAGTATAATTATCTGACTTCGCTACGAGGTCATAGAAAAATTTCATACCCGATAAGAAGTTAGACTTCCCTGCGCTGTTTTTTCCAAATAACGCATTCATAGATAACAAGGGCATTGCTTCTGTCCCAGTAAGATTTCGTGAGTTTTTCTCACCCTTAACCTGTGTAAACAGTAGGATTGTTTCTGTCTTAAATGATTTATATCCAGACAATTTAAACTTAATAATCATAGTTGTTTACTTCACTTTCATTACTTAGATAACTAACACCAATCATATCAAATACGTTGCCAGTTCCACAAGCCTTGTTTTCCGATAACTTGTATCGGTGTATCTAACTGCTCAATCAATCTCATCTTCCAACCGAAACGCCCTTCTGACCAATCCCCCACTGCTAACTCAATTTCTTGTTGGCGCGGGGTATAAAATTGATGTGCAGTTGCTTTATAGGCTTCTGATGGGATCACATCTTCTAAATAGCAAATACTGATAATCGCGCCTAATACTGGTTGCTCAATATCAATCAAGCTATTTAGCTCTGGATAACGGCTCAGTAAGCTAATACTAGTATGCTTTAAGCGATTATCCCATCGTTTAGCAGCATGAATAGCAATTAGTCCACGATAATTAGTTGACCAACCGCGAGTCTCAAATGTCTTGCTATGACCAATAAAACTTGCCCATGGTTGCCAGACTGTTAATGCTTTAACCGTTTCCATTGATCCCACTTGACCTTTCTTCTATTAACTTACTTAATATATGTTGCCAACCTCTAATCAAAGAGACTTCTGAGTGGTTTGCTTGCTTTGCAGGCGATATTATCTCGACTATATTAGTAGATGCACATCCGATAGCTACACCAATCCCTTTAGACGAAAACTTATCAAGATTGCGTTCTATTGGCTTCACATGGTACTTATCCATGACCACATAAGAATAATTACTAAAAAGTGTATTTATATGAGCTTGATATAATACCTTTTTCCAATTTGATAATTTCGCTTCTATGGCCGTGACGTGTCTAACTATCTTACTCAGGTTTGTGACTGTCAGTGTCATGCCTTCAAAAGTAGATGCTTTATCAAATGGTCTATTATCATTTACCCTTAAGTAACCAGCCTGAACCATCTTATATAGCCCTTGTCGATATTGTTTGGTGATGACATTAGATGAATATTGTTTCTTATCATGGTATTTCTTTTGCATAATAGACATATCATCATAATACTTGCGCCAATGAGAAACGCCAGCATTGATAAGTTCATCACAATCTATATGTGTATGATTTAGAATTGATGCGAAGAATTCCCACCATATCCCGCGCTCCAATATTACACCATTATCTTGTGATGGCAAATCATATAATAAATTCGTGTTAATAACACCTGCTACCAGGTCAGCTATGCCTGATCTAACTTGCAATTCTGGATAGCATACTACTTCTTCATGAGGTTCAATCGGCGGAAGGAATAAGCCGATGTTGTCTTTAGTGAGTGCGACAAGATCGGCTTCCCACCTAAACTTAACGCGCATTACTATAAGCCTCTAAAGCAACGCGAGATGGCTGAGGTTGCTTTTTGCTGGTGATAACTCTATCTACTTGAAATTGCGGATAGCTATCTAATGTTTTCAGCAATCCCGATACCATCGCTTCATCTGGTCGTGACAAAATAACAGTCCACTGCTCGGATACTGGCGTGTAAAACAAGTGCAGTCCAGTGGTTTGTTGATAATCAACATAAATACTAATGCGATAACTATAATTTAAGATTTCAATATCAAGTGGTGCATAAGCATCATCTTCTATTTGGCTAGGGAAATATTCGCCTAACAAAAAACCCCAACGTTGCTTTGAGTGTGGAAGAACAACAGTTACTGTGTCTTGCTCACTCAAGACTTTCTGCATCCAATACCTGCGCCCTAACCATGTACTAGCGATACTGCCATCATCGCGTTTATGTGAGATATGTTTAACTGTGTTAATAAAATCCCACCGCAAACGGCTAAGAACACCCAGTTTACTTGCATCTGACCAATTAATGAGTAGCTTTTCTACCAACTCATCATTAACACCTTCACTGCCTAGCCGAATAATACTTAACTCACCATAACGCCACCGATTAAATCTATTGAGGATTGCTTTCATTAGCAATGTCTCCTTCCATTTCATAGAGTGTCAAGATTACTTTCTTAAATAGTTTCACACCAAACTCTCCGCCGACTTCATCAGTTATGACGATGCGCTGTCCATTGTCTTTAATTATAAAATCAGGGTAAAAGTTGCCGTGTTCATCAAGTCCATACCTTCGTTGCAACTTAAAATATCGTTGATTGATGGTGTTATGAAATGCAAATGTCACAATGGAATTCCGATCAACAATCTTATCGGTAGGATTAAATAATTCTTGGGTAATAGACAAATTCCACCCTGCATCAGCTAAACGACACATCGTGTCAAAACTATAACGTTGACGTGAGACCGATGTAAATAACGATAAAACCGAAAGAAAATAATCACGTTCGATACTATTAATGATAGCTTCTACTTCTAGCGGGTTGTTCTTATAATCTACATCAACCAGTGGTGTTCTGTCGTCTCGCGTTACGCCGTCAAATGATATGGAATCGCCGTTCACAGTTAAAATGATAGTTTCATTACGATATATGTCATTTGGAGAATGAGGCTTATAATGCCTGATAGAAATATCACAGCTGTTAACTGCCACCTCAGTGGATCGAGAAAATAGCTTTAATAATGCAGGCCGATCCACTGATACTTTATTTAAAGCGTCAATTACTAATTGGCTATTCTTGTTCATTTAATCCATCACTCCAACCTGCCAAATACATGGCAACATCAAGCGCATTATACTCTTTTGCTCCACCAGTCCAGATGTTATAATCTAGCTTGACTTCATTAAATAGATAGCTATTAACTCTGATGTCGCTTCCATCCTTTAATATTACAACTTGCCTACTAGACATCGACAATTCATGACGGATTGCCGCGTCTCGTTCTTCTGATCCTGGAATAAATTTAACTCCCCAACTCAAGCGCATATAAGGGCTTGACCATTCAGAGAACCGCATCATTGAGCCAAAAATATCATTAACCACAGTTCGTAATTGTGTCAAAATCACAACGGTGGGGTCAACTAACAATGCAAATAGTTGCCGTTCTGTCAGGTCTGTGTAAACATCCTTCTGGGAGATGTAAACATCGTCATGTTCCCATGTCGCTTCAAATTGCAAATGGACTTCATCTTTCATAACTGTAATTTCGTATTTTGGCCTCCAGTTGTAAAATGGAATCAACACCACAACTGCATCTTTCCCATCTACCTGTCTCAAGGAGAAGAAATCGTCATTCGGACATGCTATGTTCTCGTATGATGTTTTTCCAGCTACCCAGTCACAGATTGACTGAGCTTCCTCCTCAGTTAGCAAGTCGGCATTTAGCCACTTGTGATAATCAATGCTATCTTCTGGTTTTTTCACAACTATTCCTTTCTATCTTTTAGAGCCATGATACATGGAGATTGTTTTGTTTGCAAGAATGAATATATAACGTGAAGGAGAATAGTTTTAATTCCCTCGAAATCGAGGGAATTGAGACTAACTCAAGATGTCATCTAGCGCTTGTAAAGTCATAACAAATGGTGGAATACTGCTATCCGTTATGGTTATAGTCGGACTGTTCATTACTAAGGTAAACGAGCCTTGCTTGTCTACTGATACACAGAAACTGCGCTCATCCAGTGTGTTTTGGAATTTGACAGACATCCCCTGTATATCGGCAATCGCCGTTACTGCAATGCCTTTATCGAATAATTTATGGATCAAAAGACCATAATCATAAAGATCATGCGATAATTCATATCCATCGCTGATGACAATAAGCAATGCTTTAAAATAAGGCTGATTAACATGCTTGAATATGGTATCAATCGAAACTTCATCAACAACATCAAACTGCGCCACGCCTGAATGATGAATGCACATTTTCACTGTGTCATAGTTAACCCAAAAGTTAAACGAGTCGTGCATAGTAAAAATGGTGAATTGGTGTGTATAATTATTCCATGACTGTTTGTGACATTCTATGCTGGAATACTGGGATAACATCCCTTCTGGGTTTGTTAAGTCAGGGCTGGTAATTAACCCATCGGCCAGCAGTTTTAATTGTGCGATTGGTTCAAGTGAATTGATTTCATCTTGAGAAATATTTTTACTCATAAAACACTCCTTAATGTTAGATCATTCTTGATTTCGATAACAAATTGTAAATCCTTATCTGGATATACCACAAAGGTAATATTTTCTTCTGTGGTATATAGTGTATTAATTCCACCGATAAAATCTACTAATTTAGTGACATTCTCAATATAACGCTCTTTTAATTCTGCTATATATGCCTCTAAAGATGAGATGTCATCCTGTTTATCAAATGAGAGATGGTTAATTACTATTTCGCATTCTGTCATCTCATTTTGAAGCAATAACAAAAAGTGCATATAATCTTTGACTGATATTAGCGTCATGGCATTTTCCTTTTAAACCGCTAGATTTGGAAAATCTTCACGCCATTGATCTGTTTGCCACTTCAAGTTTCCTTTGAAGAAAACATGAACACCTTGCTTGTCAAATAACGACAATAGACCGCTAACCCATTCTGGCTCAGGTTGGAAGATGCGATTGCCGTTTGTTGCAGCGCCGATAACTGCCCAATTTAACGCATGGTTATATTCTGCGATTAATGGTGCAATATCAAACGACAAAGGTTCAATAGACATCCACGTAATGTTATTCGGAAACTCACTTAGCACCTTCATCTGACGATGCACCATGCGTTCTTGCTGATTGTGTGTCAGTGGTTTACCAAACATTTGAGATGGGGGTGCGCTAACACCTACCCATAAATTAGGCAGACTACTAATTTCATCTTTGAATTCAAGCAATCTAGGTGCATTTTTCGTCAGCAATTGGAAGCTGTGCCAATGCGCTTCACGAACCACACTTAACACCTGCATAATCTCGTCGGCAGATACCCAAGCGCCCATTAAGTCACTCATACTATCTAAAAAGATACGCGAGGGTTGTTTTTGTTTTAACGGTTCGTTCAAACGGTCTGGATGCCAATAATGATGCTCAAACCCGTTGGGGTAAAACTTAGGTGATTTCATGCGATCCGCAATTGTTTCAGCATAGCAAATCGCAGTTGTTCCATCAGGCATTTCCCATCGACAGCCGTGCTGACAACCGCCGACTGGATTCCATGTAAAATCAGTCCATTCAATCCCTCTTGATTTTCCATTCTTTTGTTTATTCATGTTATGCCTTTCTATATGAAAAAGTAGTTTAACTGGTATAGTGCGCTATTAGCGAGGCGTTCAGCTTCATTAGCGCTGTTAGTCGGATTAGACTTATAGATAATATGATCTTCTACTTGAGGAGTTAGTTCCCATAAAATATCGCTTACCCACACTCGACTAACCCACTTTACCTTGTTACGCCTAACGATCTCACTAGCGATGCTAATGTGGATAAACTGGCCTGAATGCTCGATCTTTTTTGCTTTTACTTGCGCTTCTGGTGTATTACAATATGTAATCCAACTCATACTACCCTTCTTTCTTCCCATGAAAAATTATTTTTGCCAATCCTGCATTGATAATTTCTTTCATTGCATCAATAGCTTCTTGTTCAGTAAGATAATTATCCGTATCAGCAATTCTAATACATTGATCCCATGCTATAATGTCAAGCGATGCGAAATATTCTTTACTTCTATAAGTTTCTTGAGCATATAAGAGTAAAAGTAAGTCATCACCTAATTCACAATATAGTTTAATTAGGCCGTCATCAGTTTTTCCTTCAATCCATTTGCTATTCTGCATAATTCGCCCTTACTTCTTTTTTCGCCATGAATAAGCGAAAATAACATCATCACCTGATATTCTATATTCAATACCTGAATCTAGCAATGCTAACTTTACAACAGTGTCTTTGGGGTCTGGCATATCGGGGTAATATTCATCTAAGAAGGCGACATAGAACGCTAACACCATTTCAGTATTCATCCACCAATTCAATGGCATATGATGTTCTATGAATTCTTTTAATAATGCTTTGTGCGTTGTTTTATAAACTTTCTTATATCCCACCTCAGCGCCTCATATTCCTATTAAACGTATAAGGATAAACTCAACTAACATTTTGGGACTAAACAAAAACCACTCAAGATGATAACGCAATCCAGCGTAGTGGTCATGAAAAACGCGCTCACCATGCACTTCATCTGGAACTTTAACATTCCACCAAACAAAAATCCCGAATGGTGCGGCAGTACGATGGCTACGTAGGCGGCTATTTTGATCTGCGCTTCTGCCAATCTTAACCACTGGTAAAATAATGCCTATATCTGAAAAAGCATATATATATCCACCACCACGAACGCGATTAATACGCCGTGATTTATTTTTATTGCCATGTCTTGACTTAAAGTGCATTTTATACTTTAGGCGCGTATATCCATATACACCCCATAAGACACAAAAACACAACCACAACAAAAGAAGATGTTTTGTTACATCCCAGTTATTGGTCATCATATAAACGATACACCATGAGATCGGATATATAGAGTAACTGATTACAGATTTTAGTATTAAACCCATTTATATACCATACCTAATTTTAGAAAACAAAAAACGTGGAAGTCCACGTTTTAAAAAAGTGTTATGTGGAAGTGTGCGGACTCGAACCGCAGTACAACGCCTATCTCTTTACAAATAAACGCTGGCAATGCCATATCACTCCCATTTAATAATAATAGTTCTAATAAGTGGAGGTGCAGAGGATCGAACTCTGATGTAACGCAGTCCCTTGCAGGCTTTAATGCGTTGCACACGCCATATCACCCCCTCATTAGAACTCATGATAGCATTTGAGCTTATCGCTGTCAAGTATGAGTTATAGCAATTCGTCAGGCAAAAGATTGGCATCCAAATTGAAAGTTGTTTCAGGTTCTTCTAAATCGGCAACAAGTCGTCCCCATCGACTATCAACCTGTGAAAGTGATTGAATGGCAAAGAATAAAGCGATATACGCTTCTTTGTATTTTTCGCCATCGCGCATCGAATAACCTTTAACATCCTTGACCATTTGGTAAAGCTCAACGAGATAATAAAGCACTTCATTTAAAGCAACTTTACTCTCATCTGTTTTGCTAATACATGATCGAGTCAAAATAAGTAAACTCTTGACGTTAGATGTGAGAATAACATTACTTTGAGAGACCTTAGTCGTTATGTCGTTGAATTGGCTAATCAATTGCGCGATAGGATGTTCATGTAGATTATCATAAGGCGCTTTGAATGATTTAATCGGCAATGTTTTCTCGGCCTTTAAATCTATGATCTTTTTTATTGTGCCTTGCTTTAAACGATTATATAATTTTCCCTTTTTACTCGACATCACTCTTACCATCGCTATTTATTTTAGAAACAATTTCTTTAATTTCCGACATGGTTTCTTCAACAGATTGATTGTTTTTATGTGCCAAGTAAGCGATTATTGCCTCATTGACATCCAATAGCAATTGGACATCATTTACGAGGTTGTTAATAACAACATTGAGATCAACTGATTCGCTATCCTCATCAGAATTAGCGATTGATAATAATGCCAATTCTGCCTGCGTAGGGGTCTTTTCTCTAGCGTCACCACTAGTAGGTAGATTGATCTTTCGCATAACCCGTGTCATATATTCCCACCTTTAATAAAAACACATCTATAGATAGGTATATTTTAACACGGGTTGTACAGCGTTATTTTAATCAGTGCGCTTTTTACTCCAATCAATAGACCGAACTTCAAATGGCGAACTTACTCCATGCGATTGTTTGCGTTGCTTAAATGGGATTGGTGGCATTTTAGAATCGGTAGCGTGATCTTGAATATCAATTAGCGCCATCCGTAATGATGGTGAGCTTCGATTATATCCCGAGCTATCTAATTCCAGCGAATAAATAACATCAACACGATCAAGTGTCATGTCTGAATCTAAAATATGTGCCATGAACCACCCATTTGCATTGACTTGGTTTCCCTTATCGTCACACAAAGTCATTTGCAGATGCTTCTTAGATTTACTCCATGCTTTTGCATCCAAAACACGAAGGTTCTTTGTCACAATACGAATATTAGGGAAGTCCTTGCCATACGGTTCTAAATAGCGAATAACCTCATATAAGCTCATATCAATTTCTGAAACATCAACTTCAATATCAGCTTGAATGGCTGCGGGTTGCATGTCTGCGACACTTGCATCTGCTAATGCGGTGATCGTGGTTACAAACGCTTCCCTGTTCTTATCCAAGATACTAACGCCAACTGCCATATCATGCCCACCATGACCATTTAACAAGTGGTCACATGAGCGCAACGCATCAGCTAAATTAAACCCATTAACAGACCGACCACTTCCAGACCACAATCTATCCATGTTATCTTCTTGATTGCCATCAACGCGGCTAGAAAACACAATGGCGGGCCTACCAAACTTAGTGCCGATGTCATTAGCAATTAACCCAGATAGACCTGGTGGAACGCCTTCTACAAATTCGATAATAATAGATGGCAATCCGTGAGTATCTACGTTTTTCTCTACAGCGCTAATAATACTTTCAGCATGTTTCTGTTGAAGCGCCTTGCGCTGTGTGTTTAAATCAACTACCTTGCGTGATAGTACTTCCGCTTCATCCATACTATCTGTCAGCAATAACCGCGTAGCTACGTTAGGGTCGTCAATGCGACCAGTGGCGTTAATCGGCGGGGCAATGCTAAACCCAATAGTTGTCGCATCCATCGCGTTAATGTCAATTGGATAATACCCATGAGCATCAGATGTGCAATATGCCTTCAAACCTAATGATGGTTCGGCATGGATACGAGCCAAACCACGCTTGACGAAATCGCGGTTTTCAGGGGCGCTCATTGGCATCATATCAGCTACAGTGCCGATAGCCACGTATTCGATCAGGCTATCCATAACCGATGCCTTCCTTGCTTTATCAATATTCGCTACATCATAAAGCGCATTCATGAATTTATATGCTACACCAACGCCAGCAAGCATATTAAAAGGGTATGTGCAATCATTCTGCTGAGGGTTAATAACTGCTATTGCATCTAATGGCAAAGCAGTTGGGTCTACAGAGTGATGATCGGTTACAATCACGTCAATACCCAATTCAGCTAAAATTTTCACTTCTTCTCGAGCTTTAATGCCATTATCAACTGTGATAATGACATTGAGGCGCTCAACATTATATTGTTCTAATGTCTTTTGAACAACTTGGGCTTTAATGCCATACCCATCTGAACGTGTTGGGACTTTATAGATAAGGTTAAAGTGACCACCAACAACTGGATTACTTTCAGACACTAAGTTGAAGGGAATGTTTAAAATATTGCATAAACGAGTTAGCCCCTTAATCATAAGGACAGTGGATGTAATGCCATCGGCATCATAGTCACCAAATATCATCATAGTTTCATTAGCATAGATGGCATTAATGATTCTTTGAACACCTTCTTTCATGCCCTTCATTTGGAAGGGGTCTGTATCATAGTCAATGCGATCATTTAAAATTTGCTCAATCGCTTGACGATTTAAACCTTGAGATTGAAAGTATTGCAATAATTTTGGGTGTAGTTGTAAGTCAACCATCGTTGCTTTAAATTCTTCTGTTAATGGTTGAGGCAATAACCATTTGTTTCTTTGTGTCATAGTAATGCTCCTTATTAAATTAAATCGCCCCTTGCATGAATATCTCAGAAAGGGGCGATTAGGGTGATAAAATATTATCTCTATCGGATAGCCATCGGCATAATTACATAAACGCGGTTATCAACGTCTCCTTCTGGGCGAATAGTGGCAGGGTGTGATGATCCAGCGCTTTCAATAACAACCCGTTCAGTTGAGACTACTTTAAGAATATCAAGTAGATACTTGATATTGAAGGATAATTCTAGCTTTTCACCTTCAATGAACGCATCAACTACTCCCTCATTGTCGCCTGATTGAGTGCTTTTACTCGCAATTTTCAATACGCCGTGTTCTGTGTGTGATTGAGGCGGGGTGGCGGTTAAATAACCACTAAAATAATTATCACGGGCAAAAATCTCTGCACGCTGACAAGCCTTGGCTAAATCTTCACGATCAGCCACGATTTGCGTATTATATTGGCGCGGAATAATTGCGCGGAAGTCAGGAAAACGTCCTTCTAACAATTGAGCCGACATCGCAAAATTGCGCGTCGAGAATGTGATAATGTCTCGATCTGTTGGAAAACAAATTTCAACAGGGTTGTCATCGCCAGATAATAGTTTCGACAAAGTATCCAGAGATTTGGCAGGAATGACCATCTCAACTGGATTTTTGAAAGTTTCATCTAGCTTAATAGTAGCAACCGCTAGACGGTATCCATCAGCGGATGCCATAGTCATTGTGTCGCCTTCTAATAATGTGTAAACACCTGTCAGGATTGGACGATTGTCGTCCGCTGCCGCAGAAAATGTGACGCTATTGATAATCACTCGCAGCTCAGAGGGGTTGAGAACCAAGTCAACTTGATTAACCGATGGCACAGAAGGAAACTCGTCAGCATCAATTCCTCGCAAGGTTGACTTTGATTTACCGCATTTCAACGTTGCGGATAATGTTTCTTCGTCTACTCTCAGATCAACCCGTTCATTAGCCATCAAGTTGACTAAATCGCCAAGCGTCTTGGCTGGTAAGGTAATTGCACCAGCTGTTGCGATATTCGCGCCAACATAGGACGTAATTACTGTCCCGAGCGACATATTAACACTTGTTACTTCAAGGCGCGTTTCATCAGTTCTAATCAGCACATTGCCTAACACGGGCAATGTCGGACGCGACTCGATGTTTTTTGCCGTTGCTTTCAATGCTCGGTCTAAATTCTCTTTAATTACTGTAACAGAAATTGCCATTTATATGCTATGCTCCTTATTATGCTTTATGTTATTCTATATTGCCTATGCGTGATAAGCAATACTCAATTTCAGTCTCTTACAATATATAAGAGACTGAAATTATAAAAACGTGGAATTCCACGTTTTTACTTTGTTCTACTCTTCTTTTGGCGTTTGGGCAACTTCTTGTTCAATCATTGTTTTTCGTTCTGGTTTAACATGCTTTTGATCTCTTGCTACCCATGCAAGAATATCGGTAATATCTGAATAGACATATACTGACACATGCTCCATCCCAGCTGAGAAAAGAACTAACATATCTTCATGTGGTTGAACTGTAATGTCGCCTACACTTGAAAAACGCGCAACAACCGAACCATCCGAACGCTCTGCAATCGGGATGACATAGTGCGTTGCTGGTGTGTGTATATTAGTCATGCTTTACTCCTACATTAAACCAATCACCAATGCTGATTGTCTCTCTCTTGTTAGATAAATCGTTTTTGAATTGTTCTGCTTCATCCTCGCTGAGGATTAAAAACATAAACTGAGGCTGATCTATAATTAATACTGTGCATAAATCTGCTTGTTTATATCCACATACGCTTAATACCACATCTGGATCATAACCTTCCACTAATCGCTGGTGAAAGTCATTTATATCAATTTGAAGTTCGTCTAAATGTTGCCTCATTAATCCATTAACAACATTATTAACATCGGTTAAGTTATTGCGAGCAATTTCTAACAGAGCGTCGCTCACAAGTGGCGATAAAATACAATCAATGGGGTAATTAAGATTCATCGCCTATTTCTTCACCCTCTAAATTTACGTTAAAAACTTCACTAAGATCAATTGCTGATGATGGCTCATCAAATAGTTCTTTTAATATCCGCAAAGCATTGCTATTTTCAGCAGATAAATCAATACTCTGTGCTAGAAACGCAACAGATGATAGCCGCGAATTAAGCATGTTGATCTCGTTAATTGCTTCAATGAGATGTATGGTCACACTTTGCATTAACTGTGGCGATACGGCCAAAAAACTTGCGTACATGCTAGGACTAAACGATGTACTATCGTCATTGCGAACATCAGCGATAACAAGACGTTCACCAGTCGTCGCTGTAGCAACGATGTGATATTTGTCTTGGCGACTAGATGGTTGCGATTTAATCTCGCTATCGACATCAATTCCGCTATCTTCAATGATTTCAAGAATTTTTTGTAATGCTTCTGTACTAGGATAAGACATCTTCTTCTCCCCCGCCTTGCATGACATCTAATACCCTATTTTTATGCTTTTTTCGTTCAGCAATGCGCTTTGTAGCATCTGCAATCTTACCGAACGAATTAAAGCCCTTGAGACTTTCATGTAGTTGTGCAAAGGTCTCAGTGGTCAGAACACGTTGTGTAGCATCTATAATGCGTTTTTGTTCTGAATTAATAACCAACAAATCACGTAAATCTTGATCCGAAGCATTGCCACTACTTCCTTGACTTCCGCCTAAATCCATATATTTCACAAGATCAATTAAAAATCTGTGTGTTTCGGAAATGAGCTTCAATGCTCTGGTCTGATCGTCATAGACATCTTCAATCAGACCTTTTAATTCGCTAAGATCATCCTGTGTGCTTTTAGGAGTTTCAGTTGGTGGCACAATAGAAATTCCTTCTTCATAGGGGTAAGGCATCTCTGGGGCATCAAGTTCTTCTTCTGTGTTGTTTAAGTCGCTTGTCATCGCGCTATTCTCCATTTTACAATACAAGAACGGCTAGAACAAAGATTCTAACCGTCGAAAGTGTAACACAAGTTTTATTTAATGTCAAAACAACCTATCTACGCAAATATTCCCTGCCAACTTCGGTAATCCGACACCCTTCAAAATGGGTGTCGGGCTGATGGTTACGCATTCTGTGTGATACATCTCTAAATAAGCTCTTTGACATTTCATTAAAGAACCATATCTCATGCTTTAAATAACCCATTGCTACCAATCGAGGCAACAACCCATATTCCTCAGCGCTCATAGAGTGTTGTTGCTGATTATATGGGATAAAAAATAAACTACCACCACTCTGATTGCTTACTTTACGTAAAAAACTGATTTCTCTGTCTGACAACATAATCATTTTCTCTCTAATTTGTGATAAATTTTTATTCGCCAATAACTCTACATTTAACAGTTGATATATCTATGTCTACTAAAGCATCACTGTGGTTAAATAAGTAACTCACTCCCCCGCTAATATCAAAACCTTCAATATCGCCACCAGTCATAACAAGCGCTTCATACGTGTTAGCGAAACTTTCACTCAAGGTCTTTGGCCATTTCATGCTCTCGGGTATCTCAAAAGCGTGTTTAAAATGACCGCACTCATGAGCCATAACAGTTTTAAACACCTCGAGTGTCATTGGCATATATGACTGTTGTGCTACATCACTATATGCAATGCTAAATTCCTTTGATGGAACAACATATATTGTTATCAGTGGATTATTTTGATTTTCGTATGTAGCAAATGTTCCTTGTGGGCTGCTCTTTGGTTTTTTCTGTAGTTGAACTGTCACAGGATCGGTGACACCTTGAGCATGAAGGCGTGCAATTTCTTCCAAGATAATCACTTTATATTCTGCAAAATTATCCAATGCGGTTGGTGACACAGGCAAATATCCTTCACGCACTTCAATCACACACTCATATTCTTCACTGGCCAACGCATAGCACGATAAGTTATGAATGATATTGTAATCATCTGGCTTTTCGTCACTAGGTTCACCAACGGTTTTATATATATAGCTTCTAGTGGCTAGTCGCCATTCTTGTTGCTCATTGTCATTTACTTCTTTGTCGTAAAAACCCATCAAATGAAAAATTAAACTTGAATATAGACGAGCAACTTGCACGACAAAATCAACATCGGTTATAGCAGTGTCAATGTAAATTGTTGCTGTAAAGTTATTGCCAACCTTTTTAATACATTGATCCGCTTTTCCCCTAATCATATTAAACGTGATCGTCAGCGATGAGCCATCTGGCAAATCATCTTCCTCTAAGATCAAACTGTAAATTTCATCCATTACTTCGCGCCGATACCCACTATGTTGATAGTGGGATGATACATTCAATTTTCCAACTTTATATATTTCTCTGAATTCCATATCTTTGTCTTTTCTTAATTAGATATTTTGTCAGATGATACAGACTGAGGTAATAAGTGTCAATAGCGACTTTCAAAGTAGGTTTAAAAGGGTGGTAAAATGATATACATCACTTAGAGCATATATGCTCACTATTTTATCCATATGGAGTTACATAAATCATGGAATTTGACTTAAGTGTTGTTTTAGGGCAAGTTATTTTATATTTAGGTGCTATTGGTGGTTTAGCGGCCGCAGTCACACTGGCAGTTGAACATATCAAGGCATTGGGATTCCAGACACTGAAAGAACAATCAAGTGACACTACCTATTTATGGGTTATTTATGCCACACGATTTGTCTTGACGCTGTTTGGTTATTTCTATATTTGGGGTGGCATTGCAACAATTAGAGAATTGTTGCCGATCTTCGCACCAGTTCCAGATCACGGATTAACAATCATCACTATTTTGCTTATCGTTGCTGGCGAGGAAGTTATCCATAATCTATATGATCGTATGGTGCTTGCTAAAGAAGCCTATAGTAGCGCTGTTAACGAATTGGAAAATGCAGGCAATACAAGCTATAATACCAGAGATGACATTGACGCATTAGGTTAATGTCATCTCTGCCCAGAATAAGTTTTGCTATATCATAAGCCTCTTTTATTAGGGGCTTTTTATTCGCTTAATTTCCTCATCAACTACAGGAGTATGCAATGTCTTATAACCCCGATAACCGAACAAATTTACCACTTGGAAAAATTCCTCAAGACTTAGCCACATATACAGTATCTCTAACTGATAATAGCAGAACTGTGATGGAAAAAAGATATGTAAGAAAAAACGAACATGGAGAATTATCTGAGACTATTCAAGATGTATTTTGGAGAGTGGCTAGTAATGTTGCTGTAGCCTACAACCAAGGGGATGCCGCTATCGCGTTGGCGCGAGAATATTTCAAGATGTTAGCTGATCTCGATTTCTTACCTAATACACCAACTTTCACTGGCGCAGGAACACCGTTAGGCAATTTATCAGCTTGTTTTGTTTTACCACTTGAAGATGACATGGGTAAGTCAGATGATGGTATTTTCCAAACCTTGCGAAATGCAGCATTAATCCAGCAAGCAGGTGGTGGGAATGGGTTTTCATTTAGTAGACTACGAGCAAAAGGTGCATTAGTAAAGTCATCAAATGGAGTTTCTACTGGGCCGATTGGATTTTTGCAGGCTTTTGATAAAGCGTTTGATGTGATTAATCAAGGTGGCGTTAGACGCTGTGCGAATATGGGCGTTTTAAGTGTTCATCACCCTGATATTAAAGAATTTATCACATGCAAAGCCGACGAGACTTCTATCACTAATTTTAATATCTCCGTTGCAATCACTGATGATTTCATGGATGCGGTTGTCAATGATACTGATTATGATTTAATTGAGCCTTCCACTGGTGAAACAGTTAAACAATTACGCGCACACGATATTTTAGATTTGATTGCAGAATACGCGCACCGCAATGGAGAGCCTGGCGTGCTATTTATGGATCAAGCTAATCGAGGAAACCCAATTCCTCACATCGGCAGATATGAAGCAACAAACCCATGTGGTGAACAGAATCTTTTAGGCTATGAAAGTTGCAATCTCGGGTCGATCAATCTTGCTAACCATGTCAAAGATGGCGCAGTAGATTGGGATAAACTGCAACGAACAATTGAAATGGCAACTCAATTCCTTGATAATGTCATTGAAGTCAATAAGTATGTAGAAGCCGTTCCGCAATTACGTGAAGCGGCTTTGCGATCACGTCGCATTGGACTTGGTTTTATGGGACTAGCCGACATGATGATCCATCTCGGTCTGCGCTATGGTAGCGTCGAAGGGCAAGAGTTTGCTGGTCAAATTACCGAGTTTATTCGCTATCACTGCATGAAAACAAGCGTAGAACTAGCTAAGAAGTTTGGGTCATTCCTAGCGATAGAAGGAAGTATTTATGATCCCAATAATTTGACTTGGATTCCTCCATCGCCATTAACCCCATATCAGCACTTAGAGCGATGGAATCGTCCTGTTTTTAATTGGACAGAAATAACAGAAGGAATTCTTAGATATGGCATCCGCAATGCTGCTCAAACTACAATCGCGCCTACAGGAACAATTGCCACTATTGCTGGTTGTGAAGGTTATGGTTGCGAGCCTATCTTTGCATTAGCTTATGTCCGCCATGTTCTTGATGGTGAGACACGCTTCACGCTAAATTATGGTAGTCCATTGTTACAGAGAGAATTAACTAATCACGGGTTATCAGAAGAAGATATTGCAAAAATCGTAGAGCAAGTAAACCATAGTGGTAGTTGCCAAAATGTTTTACTTATTCCCGAAAAACGTCGTAACTATCTAGTCGTTAGCGCTGACATTACACCTGATGAACACGTTTTAATGCAATCTAGCATTCAAGCCTTTATTGATAACAGCATCAGTAAGACTATTAACATGCCATCAAGTGCTACAATTCAAGATGTTAAAGATGCTTACGTTCAAGCATGGAAGCAAAAATGTAATGGTCTGACTGTTTATGTCGCAGGGAGTCGAGAAAAAGAGGTTTTACAAACAGAAGCCACGCAAGCTAAAACTCAAGCTACGCAAGAAACTTCAACGCCAGCTTTACCTAACTATGCCAATAGTGTGAAGTTAGCAAGACCTAAAACCCTAACAGGCTATACGCACCAACTCAAAACACCTGCTGGAACAATCTATTTAACTATCAATGAAATTGAAGATGGGGATGATAAACAACCATTTGAAGTGTTTATTAACAGCGCTAAAGCAGGGTCTGAAATTGCTGCAATATCAGAGGCAATCGGGAGACTAATATCGTTGTTATTACGCCAACCTTCTAACATCCCTCCAATTGAGCGTGTTCAAGAAATCGTTGAGCAACTCAAAGATATTGGTGGTGGGAGATCATTAGGTTTTGGCCCTAGTCGCATCAGTAGCTTCCCTGATGGTGTAGCTCATGTTCTACAACAATATGCTGATAGATACAATCACAAATTGTCAGAAACTGTATCACAGCCATTCGCAGTAAACAATCAGCAACAGTATAACATCCAACTTGGTGACATCTGTCCCAGTTGTGGAGAGACAACGCTTATTCGTAGAGAAGGATGTATATCTTGTCACTCATGTGGATATAGCGAATGTTAAACAAAAAGGGGGTGGAGAGCATTAGTTCTCCACCCCCCCTTTTTGTTCTATTTTACAATGAAGTTAAGCACCACCACATAATAATATAAAATACTGATTAGTAGTAGTTTTAATAAATTCTCAAATTGCTGATAGTTCATCTGTCGCATTAGTTTTCCCTCTCATACCAGATAGAGATTTGAATACTTCTTTCCCTATAGCATAAGCCATATTTACAGGAACTGCGTTGCCAATTTGCCGATACTGGCTACTCATGCTGCCTGCGAATTGCCAATCATCAGGGAATGTTTGAATCCGCGCATTTTCGCGCACACTCATCGGTCTATCTTCTAAAGGATGACAACGCTCTGTAAATCGCTGGCTTGGCGCTGTTAACACTGTTAAACTAGGCTCATCCATGCTTAGTCGCCTTAAAACACCATAACTCCCGCCATGAGGAATAATCTTTTCAACATAATCTTGAACGATCTCAGGTGGGGCATGTCGCCAATGTCCACCTTGTGGGATATGGCTAAATAGGCGTTTCTTAACATCTGGGTACTTCGCGCATAAACTGTCTGGCACATTTTTAATAACATCACCCAATACTGGCCTATTTTGTAATGGGGGGGGTAATTGAAGTCAATATCAAGATCATATCTTGTGCCGATCAAAATTGCGCGTTCTCTTTTCTGCGGAACATTGTAATCCCACGCATTTAATACTTTCCAGACAACTCTATAGCCAATATCTTCAAAAATAGACAGAATTGTATTGATTGTTCTGCCTTTATCGTGCGTTGCTAAACCTTTGACATTCTCAAAAATAAACATCTTAGGTTTGAAGTGCTGCAAGAAACGAGCATACTCATAAAACATCGTTCCACGTACATCTTCAAACCCCATCTTTTTACCAGCATAAGAAAAACTTTGACATGGTGGCCCGCCAGACAAAACATCAATTTCACCATTATATACATCGCTAGGATCAACTATTGCGATGTCGTTGCATACCACGTTCCAATCAGGCCGATTGATCTTGAGCGTATTTGATGAATGTTTATCGTTATCAATCGTTGCTACGGCATTAAAACCAGCCATTTCTAACCCCAACGCAAGGCCACCTGCACCACAGAACAATTCCAACACAGTTGGACTACTCATTGATTCGCCTTTCTTCTAATTCTCTCCATTGTGTAAAATGGCCATGTACAACTTTAATAGCAATGTTGATGTCATCTTCATTAGGTTTACTATCAAAAGGAAACGAAAATGCCATTAACTGAGGGTTAGCAGCATTATGATGTTGTTGGCCATCGTAAAAAGCGATCCTTACCATGATATATGCGTAAATGCTACCTTTTATATCGCTATGTAACATCGCTGAATTTTTTGCGATACCACGATAGACATGGTGAGTCTTATTCAACAAAGGATGTTGATAGTTCACCATGTCATCAATAAGAGATTGTATTTCAACTTCGTTAGATGTTAACGTTTCTGACTTCATTTGCGTGGAGGATTAGCTTTAATCGCCGTTTTTGTTCTGTTAACAAGGCTGGCATGATTAGTAGCCTTATTTGAAACGGCGCGAGACTTCATAGATGCTAATACTAAGAAAAATAGAACAAAGACAATAAAAATCAGTGATAAGAGCATTACTCATTTACCCTTCTTAATCCTACTGGGGTGCAAGTGTCAAATTTCATCAACTGGCGTGTTACTGATTTGATTTCCTCAGCTGTAATTGTTTCAGATGTCATGGTATCAATTACCACTCGTTCCACTTCTTGCCGAACGTCATCGTCATTAAGGCCGATCATGTGAATGATTGAAGCCATGCCATCAACGTTTTCTTGGTTGTTTTGCGCCTCAATGTATGCTTGAGTATTGGCGGCTATCCACCATTCCCTCATAGGTGATCTAATCTGGCTCATCACTTTTTCCCTCATTATTTCTTGTGGAAAATCCATGCAAGATAAGAACAACATGGATTGAAATAAACACAAAAATAGCATCTAGCCATGATATAGCTAAAAACATAAACACCATCGTTACTGCCCACATGAGGTATATCGTAGCTATATTCAGCATTTGCTTGTTAGGATTATCACCTTGAAGTGCATATCTCAGAACCTCAGACAATATAACCAAGATAATGAATGAACATAGACTTAGTGCAATATTGACACCAATTAAGCTCCTTACCCATGACATTAGAACAATGCTCAGGATAAGAAACCAAGAAAACATACTCTTAGGAATATTGTCGATCACTTATCGCTCCTTGTTAATATGCCCCATGCTACAATAAATACCATTGGAATAATCAACGTCATGCCAATGGTAAACCAAACTGCAAGAAATGGATCACCAGTTAAATGGTTCACTGTGACCATACTTGTCACATATAGCGCAATAGCTATCCAAAAGAATAACGGTGACGCTTTATCCATATTGCCCCCTTTTTGAATTTTTTTCGTTGGATTATCTTATCTGAAATCTCGGTTGTTCCCCACTGACGACTATGGCATAAGAAGCCGCTTCCGTCGTTATCTGGCGCAACAAATAAATCATTAATGATAATGATTGTGTTTTTTTCGCCACCAAATAACTCATCCAATTCGTACTGAACAAGTTGTCTTTGGTTTTCCCATACCCGATAAGCATCAACAAATCGCTTATTGAAATAGCTGTAACGAGTAGTTCGTGGCTTCTTAGCTAAGAATACCATGTTGCTATGATATGATGCTAATCGACCAGCATCACTCACTAACTGATTTACATCAGAATAACTAACCATTTACTCCCTTTCTTTATTCAATCTTATTTTCACCAAGAATACAATACAACTGTTAGGCTTGTCAAACCTCAATTATGAAATGTTGCTATGATCGTTTAAACTGTACATATCACTTGGTGATTTCTTAATAATTGACAAAATATTATCAGCAATCCGCTTGATGACAGGAACAGCTACTGAGTTTCCAATTTGCTTATATAACTGAGTATCGGACATCTTATTAGGCAGTACGTATGTTTCAGGGAATCCTTGTGCGCGAAAACACTCACGTGGGGTTAATTTTCTATATATGCCGTGCCTGATAATAATTGGCACATTGTGACCACCACCGCCCATATTTGCAGTCAGCGTGGGAATTACACCTGATTTATTTTCACGGATATAGCGCCGCCGACATTGATATACTATCCCCTCTTTCATATCGTACCCAGTAAGTAAGTCATAAATACTACTAGAACTTGTATAGTGATATTTATCTGATACTTCATCATCTAGTAAGTCCGTAACAGTTTTCGACAATAAAATGGGTTCGGGGAATTTGAATTGCTCGTAATCACTATCATTGATAAATCCGACTATGTAAATACGCTCTCTATTCTGTGGCACATTGCCATAATCTTTTGCATTTAGCACTTGATATTTTATTTTATACCCCATGCTATTTAATGTTTTTTCTATAACTTGAAAGGTGTTACCTTTATCATGACTTACAAGGTGTTTAACATTTTCTAAAAACAGGACTCGTGGTTTGATTTCCATACCATTGATGATGCGAACCAACTCAAAAAAAGCATTTGACCTATCATCATTGAAACCCTCTCTTAAACCAGCGACGCTAAAAGGTTGGCACGGGAAACCAGCAACAACCACATCACAATTTGGAACTACATCACTGTTAATATTAGCAATATCATCTTCTATGTGATGGCAACGATATGTTGAAATACCCCCCCCGTAATGGGTTCGTTGCAGAGATTCGCTCGATATGTTGTCGAAGCATATTTATCTCTATCATTCCCAAACACAATCGTAGCGCCAGCTAATTCAAAGCCCAGTTCAATCCCACCGACACCAGAGAAAAAACCTGCTACTGTAGTTCTAGTATCCATAAAAAACCTTTCTAAACCCATCTATCTTTATTGAAAACGCTATTTCTTGCATAAAAACCAACAACCCAATACTTATAGTATTCCACCTCTAATTCGACAAGTGTTTGCAATCCTAAAAAATCTGGATGAGGCTTTGGTTTATACTTACCCAGTAAGCCTTGCCTATAGCCACGTTCAGTCGTTGTCTCCATCCTATCACCCCTTCTTAGCAATAACAATATACTCTTTATTCATTGTGGTTTGTTTTTCACCAATTACATTAGAAGGCGCATTCAAGATAGGCATCGCTTTTGCTGATAATAAGCGTTCTATAGTGATTTCATGACGCAGACCATTCAATTCTAATTGTTCAGCGATAAATTGATCTGTTGGCATAATTTCGCCACACACTCTGCGATTACCCACCACGTAAATAGCTGTCCCATTTTCGTTAACTCTATCGGAGACATCACTGATAGAGTGCGCCAAATCAGAGTAAAACGAATAAACAGCCTGTGATCGCTTTTCATCTCGCGGTTTTAGACTTAACATCAGACGATCTATCACCTCAGAATGAAATTGCCTGTGGTGGTTTATACCACCCATCATAAGTCGATCCATATTTCCAACGTCATTAAATCCTGCTAAATACTCGTTTGCAAACCGCGAGAATTCACCATACGCAACCGTTGTTTTACTGTCCCCATACGGTGGACTAGTAAGCACAACATCATATTTTTCGAGATTGTTAATTTCATCATTAATGCTAACCGTTATTTCTTTGGCATGTTGTAAATAATGTTGTTCATAAGATAAAATAATACTATCAAAGTGTTTTAAGAACAACTCAATCATATCAGGTTTAAACTTTGCGATTTGCTTTGGGGTCATTCGGTAGCGCTTAAACTCACCCTTGCGAACATAAGATGCTGACCGAATTGCATTTACGAACGCAAGATCAACTAGTTGTTTACTGCTTGAAATACCCCCCCCCGTAGCTTTAGCAATAATTTCACTTAACATATAAATATCGTCAAGAACTTGTTGAGAGAACCAATAAGATTGGTTTTTAAATAGCTGACGACATTTACTGGGCGATGCTATTTGTTCTGTAGCGATTAGTTCCTTTATGGTTTGTTTCATATGATTTATATCGTCTTGGTCAATCAATGTGAAACGAACAGTCGATATTAACCTAGCTAAAGGGTTAATGTCTGCTCCATAAAAACTTTTTACCCCGTTCTCTAATCCAGCAACAAATGACGATCCAGTTCCGCAATAGGGGTCTAACATAGAACTAGGTCGCAAATCTAAATCCTCAAATAACTTAATCCCTATCTGTGGCAACATAGTCGCAGGATAGGGATGTAACTTTGGATATTTATTATGATAACCCTCACTAATGAAGTCATAGTGAGGGTTATATTCTACTTTATAAGCCATGCGCTCAACCTTTCATTTGTTGGGCATTTTAGCATTATTACAATGTATATACAAGATCAATCTTTTCTGAGACTGACTAACCACCGTGTAACTCTATTTACCAAGTAAGTGGGAGCAAAAAAACCTTCTTCAATTGCGATGTTGTTCACGCTGTAATATTGAACTTGCGTCACATCAGGAGAATAGCCTGTGTTTGGTAAAAATACTTGTTCATGGCTTTTCTCAAGACTGCCACCTACAACAAGCTCTAATGTAGATGGGACAAAATTATCATGTAAATATTTCAATGTTGCAGATAAGCGCTTTCGCTTACTTCCTTCCGACCTACTATAAGGGTTTTTGATGATAAACTGCCGATCACCATATATAGGATCAGCTACACAATCAATTCGCCAACCCGTCTTTGGGCATATAAGCGCATCACCAATCAATAACGCATTTAAGCGTTGTTTCATGATGGCCTCGTTCATGGTAGAACGTGGCTTCTTTGTATCACTACCTCTAAAGTTTTTGAAAAACATCATTGTCATCCTCATCTGTCCAAAGTTTGGTTTGCTCAGGCACACCAAAACCGTTTTTAATGGCGGCTTGTTTAGAAAATATCTGAATATAATTAATATGTTCTGCTACTCGCCTCTGCTTAAAAAGCAAAGCATCTTGCAAGATTTTTTCCAACGTTTCAGCATGATGCTTATATAAAGCAAGATATAGCTGTTGGCTTGCCATTTTTTCTGATGATGAATGCTCGGAGTTAACTAACGTCCTAACTAAGCAAGCCAAACGATATGCTCCAAGTGTTTCATCTTGTAATTCGGGATAGTAGTTATCATATAAATATGCTAATTCCATCATCGCCGCCGAACGGCTCAAAACTTCTTTATTGCGTATCCCTAGTTGCAGAATGATGTCCCATAAGTGTTGAGCTAACAAACTTATTTCACCTAAATAGCAATAATGGCTTCTTTGTATTGTCCAATCTGTTTCTAATGCGACAATTTGCAAATATGTCAAACGATCCAGATTGCCTTGTGGTGTGCCAAATAGCGCACCACCTATATGTATTTTTTCTGGCAACTCAAAAAAAGGCGGCTTATCATTGCCTTGTTTAAGTATATTTTTTACAAAGATGATCTTCCCCGCTTTATCTACAGATCGCGCAATAAGTGTTCCATTAGGAAATCCTGGCTTGTCTAACTTTTTGCTTGACTTAAGAATTTCTTTCAACTTATTACATAGACTAAATGCCACGGAGTAAGGATATTTTCCTGGCTGGTATGTAAAAATAACGTTATTGCCATCCACCTCAAAATAAAGCTCAAATGCAATCTCATCACGTTTATTTTGAGACATTTTATGTTGTGTCAAGACATCATCAATCCATCGTATTGCCTCAAATATAGTAGAACAAGATGCAATGCTAGGATAATATATATCTTGATGTCTCGCGTGTATTCGTATATCTCGAATGTCATTTAATTTCATAAATACCTCTATGATATAAAAAAACGAGAGGCTACAATTTATCTATAGCCTCTCGTTAATTTTGCTCAGGCTATTTTTCAACATTCTAACATAGCCTGTTTGTAGAGTCAAACTTACGACTTTTTAGCCTTGAGTAGTGCGAACTCCTCTGGTGATATTAATGTCATGCGCTCTAAGTCGATTAATACTCTTGGAGCATCATCTTCTGTGCCAGTCTTTCCTTCACTATTTTTCAACACACCAATTGCTACCTCTCGGTAATATTTTTCTCTATGCTTTCCTGTGACAGGATCAAGCACAGAAATACTCATAATTTCTGGCAATGGGTTCACTGATAAAAACAGGTTCAGCACATCATCTCTAACATTTACGGCTGATGTGCTATCTAAAAACGTTGAACCATCATGGACACCACGAGTCGCTGATTTAGTAGACTGAGTAGCAACAAATGATAGCCAGCCATTTCTAAGACCTTCTTCTTTAATCATATCTAGCGTATCTTTCTCAGACCAGCGATACGCCTCATCAGGTGGTTTAATCATTTGCAAATAGTCAATAATAACTACGTGAGGAGTATTGCCTCTTTCAGATAACCGTTCATGTGCTTCGCGCAACTGCGCCAACAAATCCGTAACAGTTGCAGAAAACGCCTTTAAAAAGATCACCTGCCCAGTCCACTGGGTGCGAATTTTGTTCAGTGCGTTAACGGCATATCCCATTTTTGCATCGGAAACGCCTTTGCCAAATATTCTTTTATCCTCAGCTGTAAGCTCTCCTGTTTCAATTAAATGTTGTTCATGGTAATGCCGCTGCAATGATGTCATCTCGGGCATTCGCAAACCACCATGCGTTTGAACAATTCTATCGGCATGACGTTCAGGAGACCATTCAGGAGACCAAACCATTACATTATAGCCCTGTTTAGCCCACTCAGAGATCATATAGGTTAAAAATGTGGTCTTAAAACCGCCAGATACACCCATGACACCAGCCATGCAAGGACGCGCAAATGCGTTAGCATTACCATCTAAATGTCCAATAGCGCTACGTAATGGATTAGGAATTGGCGGATACTTAGGTAGTTGTTGTCCCGTGAGTCGCAATTCATAGTCATCAATTGCGGCTGTCATATCCATCCATAGCTCATCATCAGACGCGCCAGCATATTGCATCCGACGATTAGCTACATGAACCATATGTTTGTTGCCTAAAACTTGCCCATTTGCTGCTTCTACTTTTGCTCTTTTGTCGGCAACAATTTGATTTTCAGACGTGTTATTACTTGGCAGTAAAGTTGACTCTCTTTTATCATTAACATAATCATTCCAAGAGATACCTAGTGCCTCCGAGACCTCTTTTGTCATATATGATTTGGCACATTTTTGACAATGCCCTACGCGGGTTTCCTTATTCCAAGAGAACGCTGGATTCGTGTTGTCATGAGCATGGTTTCCAAATGGGCAAACTGTTAGTTCAGAAAACCCTCTATTATTAAAGTTGCTAACCCCTAACTTATCTATGATTAGATCATATAATTCTGGTTTGAAGTAATCATTTGTGCGTGCGTAATGGATTTGCTCAGGGGTAGCTAAAACCCATTTCTCCATCTTATTTAACTCGTGCATATAAATGTTTTCATTGCACCCACAAGCAAGCCAGAAGTCATTATTATCTTTAATGACTTTTCCTTCCAGAAAGAAAGGAACTTTATAAGCGCTTGCCTGAATTTTAAACTTATGCAACAAGTCTAAAAACTTAGTTGTGACTTGGACACCAGCATTATCGTTATCAGGATAAAACCGCACAACTGTCACCTTCATATTAGCCAGTTGAACTGGAATATCAGCATCTAGCCGATTGCCAGCGGCAAATAAACCGACTGCATTCCAAATGCCAGCCGCATATGCCGTCATTGTGTCAATGTCACCTTCAAATACGTGCAAGACACCGCCATTGCGACTAACAGCTTGCGCTATTTTTTGGTAGTCTGGCATATAAGTAATCGGCATGACACCGCCTGGACGGAGTGATTCTGGTGAGTTATAGAACCGCGCCGCATTGGGATGTTTTTCACGCGAATGCGGTAAACGTCGCGCACGGTAGATGATCGGATAATCCACTGCATTAACCATGCTGTTGGTATTATGATTGATAGATGGTGGATATGCACATGGATAAATCAGATACTGACCATCACGAGATGTTCTAAATCCTATCGTTTCCCAAGTATCCTGAGGAATACCGCGCTGAATTAAAAAGTCAGCAGTAGTTTTATCCAGTGTTAATTCATCAGGCCTATCAAATAGCTCTAATAAGAACTTACTATCTTCAACTTCTTTCTCTTGCTTCGGAACAACTGGCATTGATGTAGACATAAATTTCTCCCTTGTGTTTAGGGGATAGGATTCAATAGTCCATCCCCCTTTTTTGATTGATTAACGGTACATCATTGAAACGCTAAAGTAACGTTCAGTCTCAGGCAATGCTACACGAAAGAACTTCTCATGGATAACTTCTGCGTAGGCTCTAATTTCATACTGAGCATCTTTAGCTAAACGTAAGCGCAAGAAGTTCATTAGGTTATGAGCATCTGTCTTAACAACCCACGTATAGTACACACCAAAAGCAGGCAAGAACAATCTAGCTTGTTCGCGTGCCACACCTGCATCCAATAAGCGTTGATAAACATCATATCCAGCGTCAATATATCTCTCTAGCATATCTCGCACAGGCGTAACTGAGTGTTCACCGTATTCGCTGATGTCATCTGACAAAATATTATCAAATAACCCATGTGCATTATCTTTTGTTTTTTGGTCTCTTAGTAACAACCGCAACAGCCTGATCTGCTGAGACACACTTAGTTCCTCTGTGCCACTCCCTTGCTTATTGTCTTTCGATTGTTTACGCCAAACAGCAGGTATATAAAAATCATTTTCATCGAAAGCCGTGTATCTGCCAGACTGAGCATTAAAATTCCATGTGCGATGTCTGGCCCACTGCCACCAAACAATAAGTGGTGCATTAACTCGAAACTTAAACTCGACCATTTCAAATGGTGATGTGTGTTTATGTCGCATAAGATAAGAAAGCAGACCAGCATCACTGTCCTTCCCCTTGCTTTCACCCAAGAAGCTGACGCGAGCCGCGTTAACAATTGCCAAGTCACCACTCACGCCACTGGCTGGATGTGGCATAAAGTCTACAAGTTCTACCCAACTATTAGGATCATCTGGGTACACCTGAACCCTACTATCTTCTCCAAACGTTAAATTAGGCGCTGTCCATTTATCAGTAGTCATGATCTATCCTTTTGTGCTATATAAAAATGTATTCAACTTTGCAGTTCTAGCGATGGTGTAATAAACCTCACCGCCATGATGTTTTTTGCCCTCTACATATCGTACAGCCTCATCATAGTCGCCTAAAAAACATTCGACATTAGGAAGCCATGATGCACAGGCACTTGTGTATAGAGTGCGTAATTCCCATCGTTGAATGATGAACTCAGGAAGATCACTCAAAATAACATCATCTGGTGTCATAGCTGTGATAAATTTACCCATGTCCGAACTCTTTCTCAATATCGCTTAGTTCGCCATTTACATCTCGCAATTCTTTCCTCATCTGCGTAGCAAGAATCTTTTGTTGTATTTCCTCATCTTCCCGTGCCAACACCAGTTCTCTTTCAAAGAGTCTTTTGATAACTTGGCGAATATTTTTCATTTCAATAACTTCTAAACCTTTTGGTTTTTTAATGCCCTTACTTAGTGGTGGCGTGATGACTGTAGTCACTCCTTGTCGCCAACAAGCGTTTAGGCGTTCTTCCATCTGCTGACCGCTTCGCAACTCACCAGTGAGATTTAACTCACCCATACTTACCATGCCAACAGGCAATGGTTTTTCCCAATAACTACTGACAATCGCCAGAATCAATGGTAAGTCCAAAGTAGAATCGCGTAAAGTAATTCCACCCGCGATTGTAGCATGAATGTCAAACTCCGCTAGGTTTGTCTCTTGAACGTTTTTAGATAATACCGCGATGTTTTGGATCATGCGATCCCTTTTAAGCCCAATAGCAGAACGCAATGCAGAGCTACTACTGCTTCTAGTTGTCAATGCTTGTATCTCAGCCATGATAGGTCTTGTTCCTTCCATAGCCATCGTCATTGCTGCGCCAAATATTTCTTCGTCACGATTTTGAAGAAATATACCAGTAGGATCAGATATTTCTTTCAATCCATCACTTCGCATTTCAAAAACACCCATCTCAGCAGTTGAGCCAAAGCGGTTTTTCGCTGAACGCAAGAAACGGTATGAGCTGGCATCATCTCCATCGAGATATATTACAGTATCAACCATGTGAGCCAACTTATTTGATCCACTTATATCGCCTTCCTTCGTAACCTGCCCAATAATAAAACAAGTCATACCAGTGGCTTTTACATATTGCCTTATTTGAACATCAACGTGTTTCATCTGGCGCTCTGAACCAGGAATGCCATCAATTACATCTGACACAATTGTGTTGATGCTATCAACAATCAACAAGCCTGGTTTAACTTTTTTGATATGATGCTCCATGATATTTTCTAGTGAAGTGTCATACACAATATATAGATGTGGATTGTTGATAGCTAAACGGTTTGCTCGAATTTTCGTTTGACTTTCAGCTTCCTCACCACTAACATACAACACGGGTGACTCTTTAGTTGCCATATTGTTCGCCATTTCCAATAGCAATGTGGACTTACCAGTTCCTGGTGCGCCACCGATTATGGCATAATGTCCATCAATTAGGCCGCCACCTAGAACTCGATCAAGCTCAGGTATCCCAGTTGAACGCCGTTCGATGTCAGATGATTCAACTTCCGTAATTGGCGTTGGATTATTAAGTCCGAACGTCAACCTACGATTAGTCGGGTTCTTTGGCGTTGAAACAGCGTCAAGGTACACGGATTGCACTGTATTGACACCATTACACTTAGGACAGACAGCCCTATACTTCCCGATTTCCTCGTTGCAATCTTTACAAAAAAATCTCAACTTGCTTTGTGCGTTTGCCACCATTTCTTTGTTCCTTCTTATCTTTCTTACATGCTGGACATCATGCCACAGCATATAACGCAATGCAACCCCAAATAACCATTTGTTCCATTTTAGTTGTTGCGTCTCATCATTTGCGCCATGATGGATTTAATATCTTCTGCTTCGCTATCCGAGATTGCTTGGATTGATTGAGCATCACTTTGTGGCAATACTTGTTTTTTCACCGTCTTTTTGAACAATGAGCTTGGGCTACCAAGATACAAAGCGAGCCATTTATTCATTGTTTCAGCTGTGCAAGTAGCATCCTGTGATAGTTTAGCGCCTTGCGGTGAAAACATCCACCCGTCACGGCGACCATTCTTCCCAAATAAACTATCTAATAGCATTTTAGGATTTGGCTCAACAAATGGTTTTTTGCGATCATAACTAATGATTTCTCCCATATCAGGAGTGCCGATATAATTGCCATCAGCTGATAATAAGTCATTCGTAGCAAAACTACGTGCAGTCTCACGCATTTTTGTCGCTACGCCAGATTCGCGTGCATACATCCGCAAAATTTCGTATGAGCTTAAATGGGATAACTCTGGCTCTTTACCAGTGATTTTTTCAACAATCGTCCGAACCCATAGCTCTGTATTCTTTTCAAGCTCAGACTTATCTTTATTGACGATAACGACCCCATCAGGTTGCGATTGGATATTTCCCTTTGTCCCTACTGATGGTCGTGGAGTGCGAACTGGTGGCTCACCTTGCTTTGTGCGGCTTGGCGTAGACGGCAAGGATGGGATACTAGATGCGCGTCTTTGTGAATTTTGTAAATTCGGCGGCGCGGAATTGGCTTCTTTTTCTTTTTGTAACAATTCAAAATCGCTACCTAACAAGTATTCCAGACTCAACTCAAATTCTTCGCCTTCGATGCCGTCAGGCAATAAAGATACTTTAGTATCTTTATCAATTAATTCTAGTTCTTTTATTCTGATTCTTTCCCCCCAAAATTCTTGGGGGGGGCCCCCCAAAGAATTTATACCCCCCTCCCCTAAAATTTTTGAGGGGGGTATTTCTGCTGTATAAGATAATTGACCTTCTTCTGAGGCAAGCCACTCTTTCATTTCTTCAAATCGAAAACGCATATACCAATTCGGTTGATATTTCATCCAGAATTGATGCCACCACTGACATTGGTATATTAATCCAGCAAACAAATATTCATCTGTTTCTGACTTACTATAATCTCCTCTACGACAAGTCAAAGCGCCCTTTTCTATCAATTGGTTCTTGATATTTGTAATGCTTTGCTCGTTCTTATAATTAAGCAAGTGCATTAATGTTCGAGTGCTAGGTTTTGCAGCGCCTTGAGCTGTATCAAATCTGAACATCATCACTCGCTCAATGAAAGCCATTTCGTTGATAGTTATTGGGTCTGCTTGACCGTGTTTCGGTGCAGGGAAAAATGTTACTTTATCAATGCGTCCATTATCTCGATAATCAAGGCGATAGTCGTACTGTGAACGTTCGTAGTATTGGATATTTAGTAATACATATCCTGGCACATGCAGATAGTACCGATCTTTAAAATCTTGTTCAAAGTCCCCCCAACGCGATACAAATGGCGTGGATTGGTTCTTACTAGACATAACTTTTTGCTCCTTGTTGCAAACAATAAAAATAATACTGAAAAACAATTGTTCTGTATTTGCCAATGATATTGGGTTAATATATATCTAACGCAATGTAGAGTCAAGCTGGAAAATAGCTTAACGCTTTCTGGTTGGCAATATTGGCGGTGTCCTCTTTTCACGCTCTTTGCAAGGTGGCAATGGCGGTATTTTTTTATCAGTCGTTTTACTCTGTGATATTACATCAGGAACTGTAGGTATAGCGCTTTTAGTTTGACGCTTTGGCGGTGATGGTGGCTTTATGGGCGGCGCTAAAGAGCTTGGAGACTGTGCGTTTGTTTCACGCGCTTTTTCCCGAAATGATTTATGAGGCTTGTCATCACCCTTTATCGCAGTGCCGTTTAATGGGATCATGTAATCATTGCTAGAGACACGTGGAAACCATTCTGCAAGTACACCATCACCGCGTATATCATCTGATGACCCGCTATTGATGTCCTTGCGATTCGGCATCTTAAGGCTAACAGTCTTAGAAAAACTAGATGGTCTCAAAGCCATCTCTCGTTTTTCTAGTTGTTCTTTAGTGACATTAGGATCAATTCTTTCCCACACAAACCGAGCTACATCTCTGATCGCATAGAATTCTTCTTCATCGTGAATAACACTATATGATGCAGAAATTGTATCATCCATCGTCTCAGATAAAGCCCATGTTTTGATGATCTCAATAAAGCGTGGGTCATCGGGCGCAGAAACTTCAATTGCCGTGAATGCTTTAATGCGAGCAAAAAAATCACCAGCTTTAGCAACATCAATAAGGCGATCAAGCCAATCATGAGGGATAATGATGCCGTTTTTCTTACGGTAGTTATCTGAATCAATCCCACCAGTTGCAATGAGATTTGCGACATAAGTAGATAATGGCTTGCCGTTATAATAATAACAATGGCGTTCAAGTTGTTTGTTGTCATAATAAGCTGGCCTATATGTCCAACTATGTATCCACTCAGGTATTTTCTGTTCCATATTCGCTCCTTGAAAAAGAGGATGAAACATAGTTTTGTTTCATCCTCTTTGCTTTAGTCGTTATGTGTTCCAGTGCTACCAAACCCATCATTGCCGCGATCAGACGATGATAGATCAGCTTGTGATACAAAACAAATATCTGGTGTGATATATGGGATAATAACTAACTGAGCAATCTTTTGTCCAGCCTCGATGATTTGTGTTTCATTGCTAATGTTTTGAATACACACGATGATTTCACCACGATAAGATGGGTCAATCAGCCCGCTACGTAATGCTAAACCGCCAAGTAACTTATCATTGCCAGAACTCACTGATGACTTCTCAACAAGAAATCCTGCATACCCGATTGGCAATTCAATGTGAACGCCAGTTCGTATCTTTGCCACAGGCTTTGTTGATTGTGAATAAGGTTCTAATGCAACTGTTTCAAGCGCGGTGATGTCATATCCAACATCGCCGCTTCGAGGTGCTTGTAAACCATTACGTGAAGCGGAATATACTTTGAGTTGTTTCATAACAGACCTTCCATATTGAAGATTTTAACCAAATAAAATATGTTGTACCAAATCCACTTATGTTTGTTTCAAACTCACTGTAAAATAATACCGACATGACTTTGAAACAAGGTATAAAATGAAATGGAACAACGCCTTTTAAAAAATAACATTTAGTCTATTTTGTAGAAACGATAACTATGTTTCATGCTGGTATTTGACTGTTTCATGGTCGTTTTTACTGCAATCGACACTTATTTGATAATTTATGGCAACGACTTTGGAACAAATACAAACCCATTTTGAAACAGGTGTGAAGTAGAACCCAGTGCGTTGCCGCTTACTTGATGTAGTGATGTATCTCTAAAATCAAAATCACACCATATTTTAAACATTGTGATGCTCAGTCAAAAAGCTAACGCGAAAATGATACAAATAAAAAGTGAATTTGAAACACCACAGTGATAAATGGTGTTTCAAGGTTTCAAGCATCGAAACAAGTCACGCTAAAAATGTGTATCTAATGTCTTTCAATCCTGTTTCACGAGACAGCGCTTCATGAAATGTTGTTTCATCAATGTTGATAATTAAACATTCACCACCATTTGAAACACTCATTTGGCACAAAAGGGGCGCAGCATCATTTAATGTTGAACCAAGCCAAGAGTTTTCAATTTTAATGCTACTTGTGTCCACATAATATCCATTTTGGTTCACCGACATAAAAAATATTTGTTGGTGATTTTGATCGCCAATGTTTGTTTGAATTGTAGATTCTCGCAACAAAAAGAACTCGGCTTGCAAATGTAGGCGAGCATAGGATTGAGCGTAAGTCATGACACGATAAGGCAAATGTATCCAGTCATTAATAGGAACAGGATGTGATCCGCCACCATCGCCATAGCCGATATTGTAATACCCATGTAGATCATTCAATGAGTGCAATTTGTCTTGAGGAACTAAATAATAGTTACCTTGTTTATTTTGCTGAGTTACTTCTTCACCTTGCATCCATCCATCAAATTGCAACTCATCTGGATTTGAACCTGACACAAGCGCGTAAATATTAGCTTGTTTTATCGTATCGCTCGGAATTGTCATCGCTTGGCCAAACCGCATATTATGAACAACGGTAAAAAAACTATCCTCAATGCCATTTTCAGATGTTATAACACGAGCTTTTATTTCAGATGGAAGCTCTAAATAGCCAAGCATATCTGCCATAAAGCGATATGCGTTTTTTTGCATAACATCTTTATCAAGTGATTTGCTATCCGATGCGCTATATGTTGATCTACGAGCATCTTCGGTGGTCAACCAAATAGAACCAGTGTCTTTCAGAATGAAGGGCAGGGTAGATAATACTTGTGCTACAGATGACACATGATTAGCTAATTGTCGTGCGGTTAATGGCGCATCAAAATCGACTTGAACTTCAAATTTCGGCACATTAAAAATAACACTGTCGAATTTTTTGCGTTGCGAACTCAAATCCAATATAGATGAGCCAATCATAGCTAATTTATCATGTGGGTTTACATGACCCCGACTGTGATTAGTTGGGGCTTTTCCTTGTTTCGATGTCTGTTTGTTAGGTGGTAATGGCGGGCTTGCCATGTTATTCCTTTCTGTTAGTCTTTGGCGCGTTCGTATTTATAGACAGGATTTCCAGAACGTCCACGGATGTACGTCCAGAAATATTTACCTTTACTATCAGCATCTTTCATGCCATTGAAAACACTCACAGGCACGTCAAAGTAGATATAAGTTACTCCACCTTTAACGAATTTTACAGTCAGGGTTTTAATCTTTGGTGAATAAGCGACACTTTCCACCATCGAACTGTTCCTGACATCAAACGACATAACCTGTGTCTCTGATCGTTTTGGCAAACGGTTGCGGAAAAAATCTCGCAACTTGGTTATGATTGACTCTAAACCAGGTATGCCCATACTCTTTACGCTTTTGTTTGCGCCAACAACAAGGTCATACACATCAGTAACCCTATAGTTAGCTGTTGGCTCAAAGTCATTGAACTGAGGCTCTTTTGACTTTGCCTTTAATTCTACATCTTTTTTGACATCACTCAAACTATTTACTCCTGCTAATTCTAAAGTCTTTTGTGTTAGCTTCATTGCTTTTACCTCTATCGTAGTATCAAATAGTTAAATAGACAATGGGCAATTATAAAGAATTACCCAATTATCAACTTATTGTATCACTTCAATTGGTCTATTTTTCTCTTAAAAACGTGGAAGTCGTCGTTTTTGAGAGAGGGTAATTTATTATGTAACAATACTCGAACTTGTTTTTAATTTGTTGATGTGGCAGAATTGCTGGAAAAATAAATATCATACAGATAGGAAAGGGTAGATATGGATTTAGAAAGTTTAAAGATTTTACAAACGCTTACAGATAATGAGCGTTTAAATGCGCGTGAAGCTGCGGCTCGCGTGATTGTTCGGATGGCAGGTGAACCACCAACGCGCGACAAATTTACGAATGCTCAATCCGCGTATCCAGCGTGGTTTAGTAAGTTCGTTGTTGTGTTGATGGCGGTTGTTTTTGTTGCATCAGCGATGCCTAGTCTTTTTCGTGTCTTTACAGCAGGGCGTGACCATTTTCAAGATAGCATTACAACATATAGAATAGATGAAGCCACATTGAACCTGCTTGATGAAACGTTAATTTCACAAAGTGACCAACAACAAGCTACCCCAAGCCATATCGCTTTGCAAGGAGCAATTGTTGGCATCAGCACATTTTTACTATCTGAGTTCTTGATTATCTTATCTGTGATCGTAGCGAATGTCTACTTCACTGGTAAGTTCAGGCTTGTGTTTATTATTCCTGTATCAATGGGTTTAGCTATCGCATATGTGGGAAACTGGACGGTAACGCGACCAAATGATTTGTTTGGTTGGCTTGAAACCATCATACCGCCGACTGCGGTATTATTCTTAGGTTTTATTGGTGAACGTCTTGTGCTTGATAGTATTCAAACTCGCCACGCCAACGAAGTTGCATATCAGGAAGCGTATCAAGCATACCAAGCAATCGCCACAGAGCCTGAAAAATCGCCAGAGTGGTTGCCACGATATGCTAATGCTTTGAAAAATGCTCTAATAGATGCAAATAAAAAAGGTCAGGGCGCGACAGCACGCATGAATTTGATGAATACGCTTACATCGAGAGAATGGAGCTATTTAGTTAAGAGAGAACTGGAAGAACTAAACTGGTATTCTACAATCCAAGTTGAATCTCCACCAACACAACAAGCACCAATGCCTGCTATTGAAGAAGAAAAATCATCGTCGCCCTTATTAGAAACTACACCAACGCCTATTGTTGATGTAGTTGTCGAAATGGAATCGCCGTTGCCATTTGATGCTAACGAAAAACAAGAATCTTCTAATGGTGTTTCTTTATTATCTGATGAGCAAAATATTCCCGAAGGTGATGATGCCATAAACCCTACGTAAGCGGCACGGGAGATCGCAACCCTGAACCCGTGTCCGCTAATGTAGAAGGGCTAGACTTCGTAGATGAAGAAAGGAAAAAAGAAATGAAATGGGAAAAAGTATGGAATGATGGTTTGAATCTCAGGTCACGCGAATATTTAAATTGGCTGATGAGCGATGGCGCAAATGATGAAGCAGGAGTTCCTTATATGAAGCGCCTAACATCAGAAAAAAGTGGTCTATCAATTAGAAAATTAGTGGAGATTATGAAAAATAATAATGTGGATGCAACCGTATCCACCGTTAATCGCTTCTTAGGAATTTTGAATACAAGGGGCTATGATAGATATATTAAAATGCGTGCTGATGAAGAAGGTCGTGATTTATCAGAGTTATTTGATAACTACAGCCAAAGAAAACTTGACAACAAATGGTAAGTAACATTTGAACTACAGCGCTTGTCATGTATAATAGTTATGACAAGCGCATGATTATTGCTAGGTCATCGGTTAGATGGCAGTCCTTTTCAGGATGAGTTCCTAGCACATGGTGTCTAATGGATGCAAAAAAAAGACTGCTTATAAACAGTCTTTTTTTGTCCTTGACGTTGGCTTTTATTGTCCTTCAATCCATTCCAGTCTGTCATAGTAAGGATGCCCTGAGTTTGCAATCTTCTTGATCCCCTTCAATAACATTTCTTTTGGTAAGGGTGTTTTGTATTCTGACAACTTAATGTCCATATTTGCCAGCGTATCAAGTAACTGTCTGTAACCATGTCTTGAGTCGTGGTAATACACAGTATCATGATCTTCTGTGATCTTAGTCCCATCTGGTGCTAAGGTGTATCCATATAAAGTTAGAACGGTATTGCTCAAATTCTTACGCAATGAAGCCGCATTAATCGGCATTGTAAATACCGTATTGGCGGGTAAATTACGCAAGTCTGAGAACAACTCACAATGCGTTGCTTTTGGCGTATTAGATTGCTTCACTGGTGTTTTAGGTTTTGCTGGTTTCGGCACTTCATTTGATGCAGGTGTATCGTTTTCTGTAATCTCTTTTTTAGCAGTTGTCTTTTTAGAAGCCGTCGCTTTCTTCCGCTGTGATGTGCGCTTGGCATGAGATGAAATGCCATATGTGCTTTTCCCATGTGGGTTCAAATTTACGCCATTACTCATTGACATAGTGATATTGTCATAACAAGCAACCGCATATAATATGCGGATATATGCTTCACGCATATCAGTATAGTTTGTAACAGTCAGGCTATGGACTCTGCCTGCTTGATCGACAATATCACCGAACACAGTGACAACTGGCTCGCCTTGCTTAGATGGTAACTTCCATTCTGTTTGGCATACTGGGTCATCCTCCAACGGGATGGCAAACTCATCATCTTTAGTTTTCCAGTAATCTAAAAATAATTGCTCCCATTTCCAAATGGTCTCGTTGGCAACAGAAAATAATAAAGCAGTATATAATTCAACTTCATTATCTTTGACTAGTGACCGTAGAACTGGGTGTGTTCTGACAATGTAAATGATATTAGTGATAACATCAAATTTATCATCACCAACTTCATGTTCACTATCATCAGCAAAAAAGCCTACATTTCTTTTTGTGGACATAATTTGCTCAGATGCCACATTAATGTTTTTTTCTTCCTCAGAGAGATTGTTATATCTCTCCCACAGTTCCTGTAAAAAATTTTTTAATTGATCTTCTGTATAACTCATCACTATTTCCTTGTGCTACTATTCTTTTAATCTCATTGTACACACAGACTTTTATTTGCCAACCGTTTTTCTGTGAAATATTGACATAATTTACAAATCTTAACAAAACATTTACAAAACATACTTGCGTTTCATATTCAATTGATCTATAGTTTAAACATAAGCACACACAAGGAGATAAAACAAATGAATGTCCAAATTTCCCCAGTTATCGTAATTATCATTAGCTACATCGTTAGCTATTATTTGTCTCTCGCCGTTGCAATGGCGACCAGTTTTGAGTATAAAAAAAGCAACATTCTGTTGCACCTCATCTTGTTGCCACTTACGATGACACTTCATTTTATGGTTGAACGTAATGGTCGGCAGAATGAGTGGGAAGTTTTCTTCTTCCCACTGTGGTTTCCCATTCTTGTGCTACGGGATTTATTGCGTTTGGGATTAGCGTCAGTGGGGTTCACCCTCATGATCGCAAGTTATATTGTTCAATGGGTAGTTGCGGTTATCCATCCGCAGAATGATATGATTTCAAGTCTATTCTGGGCGCTTCGTCGCGCCAATATGGAAGTTATTAATGCAGAGGAATTCCTCGCGTTACAAGAAAAATATAATGATCTTGCTGCTCTAAACATTGTTATGCAACAAGACATCGACCAGCAGAAGCGCTCTAATGCGTTCATGAAAAAAGTGGTAGAGGCAGCTAGTCAACAACAAGTGCCACTTGATAGCAAAGTGTTAGCGCTAATGGATGTCAACCCACCAGTAGACACTACACCTCGAGCAGTTGTGACTGGACAATTAAATAGGCTGCCACACCCAGACAAGCGGCCTACACTTAGAGGGTAATAATTATAAAAAGAGGTGATCTTATCACCTCTTTTTTGATTCTTGTTAAATAATCAGGTAGCGATGTATAATTGCTTTAACTTGTTAGAGTTAGGAGTGTAATAAATTGACAACCCATTTAGCAGAGAGTGATAGCAATACCGTTGAGATCGTAGGCTTACATAAGCACTACGATGATTATTTAGCCACAGAAAATCTACATGAAGCTGTCATCAACGATATTAGTGAAACAATCCGTATTCGTCGGAATAACCATCGACATAATGTGGTGCTTAGTTTACGTGCAGGAAAGCTACTACTGGAAGTAATTAAACCGACTATTGAACATGGTCATTGGCAAAATTGGATTGTCGAAAACGCAACGCGAATTGGCTATGATTCTATCGGCAATGACCCAGTTCGCCTTGCTCAAGGTGATATGCAATTATGGAAAACGTGGAAGGAACACATTCCACGCTTAATCGAGATTGGAGCAATAAGCCCTATGCTCGACAGCAGTAACCCTCAGTTAGAGGAACAACTTGTGCAATCTATGAATGATGAACACATCAATATCTCATTAGCTGCTATGCAGACATTTGTTTCTAAGAATGTGCCAGAGGTTGCCATTGACCGAGCAATCATTGAACTTGTTGAAACAAAGAAATTAACCTCAGAAGATGCTAAACGGATCGTAGCGGCATCAACAGCAATTGAGAACCTACCTGATGATATGAAATCCATCGGACAAACCCTTTACGATAAAGGGTTGAGAAATGCCGATATTATCAAGCGTTTACCCGATATGATTAGTGAGCATGAAGAAGTTGTAGAAGAAATGATCTTGTCAGGACACCTTCATGTGCCAGGAGTAGGTAATGGAGAAGGGCAACAAATACCCATCAGAGATATATCAACAACTGATGTTGATATTGTAACAAATCGCGCTGATATTGAGCAAGAGTTAACAATTATACAGGAAACACGATCAAGTCTTGATGCTCAAAAAGACCGCAAGCAAAACTTCACATACTTGGAATCGTTTCAAGGAACAAAAGAACAGATTATTCATCAGCTTAATCAACTGATGGCAACTAATCCTGATGCTATTTATGAGGTTTCTGCTTTTATTAAAAAGTAGGCGCTTAAATCCGTTAGATAGATGCGAAAACCGCCCTCAGGGTGTGTTATAATTTGTCCATGATAACTATCGCTTAGTGAGGTCAATATGAGTTATAAATACACATTCCCTAATTCACGAACAATCAAGGCGTTATTGTCCCGAGTATCTGAGTATGATGGGTTAAAACCACATTATTTAGAGTTTGGGAATACCTATGGGCGGCGTGAAGTTAGATCGCCCGAAGATTTTCTTGAAATTTGGTATGATTTTGTTTCACGTGTGGATGATGCTGATGGGCGTAAGTTATTAATCGCCAATGTTCACTCATATATCGGTTATCTGGTTAAGTCATATAACCCATTTTTCTACGCTCAGATAATATCTCTCTATGTAGAGCCTGATATTAATGTTTTGGTGACGAATGATGAGGCTCAAGTTGAGCTTGAATTGCCGACAGATGAACAGCCGATTGCCGATCCGTTAGACGACATTGAGAATGAAACAGAAGTTGATGTAGATAGTAGCAGTGAACAAAGCGATGAAAGTGTAAATGTTGATATATCGCTAGATGAAATTAACAATGCGACAGTTAATAAGCTCAAAGAGATTGCCACTGAATATGGCATTGATTTAGAAGGAAAATCTAAAAAAGATGACATTAAATTATCAATCGTTGAGTTTTTCGGTTTTTCTTCATAATTAGGGGTTGCATTATAAAGCGCCTTGTGTATAATGTTAATTATGAAGTGTGATGATGTTCTACGCACGAGAGAGTAGATAGTTACACTTCATGAAAGCTAATGGGCTTACTTCTTTATCATGTTTAGTTGTTTTTTAAGTTGCACTATACCGTAACATACAGTGCAACTTAAAAAGTCCTTGTAGCTCAGTGGATAGAGCAGTAGTTTCCTAAACTATGAGCGCAGGTTCGAGTCCTGCCAAGGGCATAGGGTTCATCCCCTAGAAAATGGAAACTTTTCATTTTCTCCTTGTGTTGGGGTGGTTGGTTTTGATCTGGACAGTCTTTCGCCAGCCACCCCTTTTAAAACACAATTTTAACAAAACCATACGGGCCTATAGCTTAATGGTCAAAGCCGCGACCTCATAAGTCGTTGAGTCTAGGTTCGAATCCTAGTGGGCCCACATATACCCTCATAGTTCAGCGGAAAGAACAATAGCCTTCTAAGCTATGTGTCGCAGGTTCGAGTCCTGCTGAGGGTACTTAGAGAAGTGGTGGTCTTATTGCTAGTGGATACTAGTGGTAAAACGGTTCAACTCCGTTGCTTCTCTCAATGGCGGATGTGCGAGGCATTTTCGTCAGTCCTGCGAATGGTGTATAGCAGGTACGTTTAGATGTGACTTGGGCAGGATTTACTGCACCTAATAAAGCCATTCACACATCTGAATTAGCAAGAGAGAAATGGCGAGTCCTCCTAACACCAATAGGGGGCAAATATATGTTTTGGGGTTGTGACCAGACACACGTATTGCCTATCGTGGCATCAGGTAGCAATAACGTATAAATAGGTGCAAGTCTTAGCCTTTTGGAGCGCCAACTGTGCTGGCTGTGAAGAAGAAGGGCTTTTATAGGCGGGGCGCATCTGAATAGCACAGAGCGCCCTTTTTAAATTAAAATTCATGTTTATGAGGTAAAAATAGATGGCTGTCAATTGGTCACAGATGTTTATAGATGAAAATGGCAATATTGTAACGTTATCATATAACGACATATATAGTGTAGATGACGAGAAGTGGTTAGACAAAAAGACTATCCAAGATTTTCTGAATGATCTCGCGGGATACTATGAGCTAGTGCCATATACCGCGAAAAGCGTAGTGGGGGGGGTAGAATCTGAAAAGACAAGTGAGCCAACCCCTCTCAGTAATGGCGTTGCTGATTATGAATTTGAAGCAATTGCACGCTTAGAGGTGGCAGAGAAAGATGATGGTGTAGATACAGGTAATACTGTTCCTGCCATCGCCCTCTATCCTCCGATGAATAAAGAAGGTACGTTTGGTGTACACCCCAGTATGAAAATCTACCTTAACGAAGGCCTCAATGACCCTATTATTCCAGCGATTGATAAGTGGTTAGCGCCTTATGGTTTGTCGTTTGCAAAATTGCCGATGCCAAACACAACAACGGTAAACCCACGCAAACCAGGTGTTAAGAATAACACGCACGTCTACTTTGAAGATCACGCCAAGTCTGAAACGTTTAACAATCTGAAAGCGTGGGAAAAAAGACCAGCCTTGCGAGTCGGTTATTACTGGAAGAAAAATAAGGATGGGACTAAGAAATATGCCACACCTTATTTTAAATTGGATGAGGTTCATTTCTATACCTTAGACGAGATTAATAAGAAGCGCGAAAGTAGGTCTTTTCAGTACCCACCACGTCCGATTGACATCGTAGGTGATTAGGTGAAAGAGGGGAAATTCCCCTCTTTTTGTTCCATTTTGAACCTTGCTATGCTATGAGTATTTGGTAATATTGCAAAATATGTTACACAAATATTCGGATAAGCAAAAGGGATTGAAAATGGAAAATAATTTAAATATCGCAGGGTATGAGTTGTCGAAAATTCTTACTTTTAATGATCTGGAAGTTCTGATCGGCAGAAAAGTGGCATGGTTTGGAACGCGGTTTATATATGATGGGCCACAAGAGACAAAAAAAGTAAGAGATTTTAATGGTCGCCAATATGCTATTGTGAATAACCCTACTGGTCGTTGGAACAATGTAGCAGAGCGCTTGTTTATTGGTGAATTGTCTCGATTAGTTTATCGTGGCAAACAAAGTGTTAATGATGGTGTAAAGTACGGGTATGCTATGGTTGATGCGAGAGCGTACAAGTATGTAAAAAATGAGTGGTTAGCAGAAGATACAGACTATCGACAAGCCACGACAGCTATTACTCTTGATGATTTTCATGCACGTATGCCATACGTCGTCACATCTACTAGATAAATAATGTGTAGTGCCTTGTATAATAGTCATATAGCGATTATCGGAGGCAAACTACATGAGCAATAAAGTCTGGTTAAATGGTCTAGGGCGATGGGATGAGCGTGTTAACAAGCGTGAACAACCTAGCACATCGTCAATGATCGTGGGTACTGTAAATGGGGCTGGTGAACTAGCTATATATATAAGAAGTCAGCCCCATTCGGATGGAATTTGGCACAATTTTCAAGGTCAAGATGGAAAATATTACTGGATTAGAAATGATGTGATTAGTATGGTGAACTTAAGTAGCAGTGATGCTATTAGCGTTAAGCCGATAACTTATCACTCACAGAATGACGCAAATAGCAATTTATCTCCAAATGATTGCGGGCCAGCTTGTTCAGTGATGATGCTCAGTCATGGTAAAATCACTACAACCGTTAATGAATTTATGAGAGTTGCTGGCATCAACCATACAAACTATACGTCTTTTGCTGAAAACATGCGAGGGATTTCACGATATGGTTTGACTTCAACAGTAAGGCAGGGCATCCATTTAAGCCACATATTAGAATATATCATCAATAACAAACATCCCGTCTTTTCTTTGATTTATATTAATCCTCTTAGACCAAACGAGTATTATTCTCATTTTGTTGTCGTATCTGGTTATAAGTTAAGCGGGTGGAACTTACAAATAGAGATACAAGACCCAAACATTAGAGATGGGCATAATAAATTATATTCAGCAAATGCTTTTGCAGAAGCATTGGGGCAAAAAGGATCGAGCAGCAATTACCCGTGGCAGTCATTATTTATATTAGATTATCCAGAGAATAATGAGAATGACGGGAATTGCGATCCCGACATCATTAAAAAATCAATAGCTCGACTAGAAACTATCATTAATGAAGCCAAAGCGACGCAGGATGAATTGCGACGCATATTATAGAAAGATATATGACATGAAACAGCAAATTCTGTCTGATGACGCTCGTAATAAAATCCGCTTAATTATCAACGGACTTTCACTCTTTGATGCAATTAAAGTCAATGGTAAAGAGTACGCTTTAGCCGAGTCAACTCAAGGCAAGGGGGTTATTATAGCTCAAGTTCTATATGTTTATAAAGACGGCGGCACAGACAAAGAGCCAATTTTAAGTGATGTAGACAATGGATTTTCCACATTGTTGATGTTAGCAAATACTATCACTGACTATGAGGTAGCAATATTAGCCAACAATATTGGTTTGAATTCATAATTCTAAATGGAGCAAAACTATGACTTTATCAAATCTAATCAACGATAGAAACTATGTTGATGCCTTAAAGCAATATAGTGTTACTGACATTATTGGTTATATGCGTCAAGAGCTAGGGCGTGACGCGCAGTTATGGCATAGCCATGTGCTAGATGTTAAGTCTCAAATTCAGGCGAATGAAGCAATTAAGCCGTTATGGGTTGGTATGCTTTCAGCCTTCACGCAAGTGGCTGAATATCATGTCATTGAATATGCAACTAAAGAAAGTCATCAAGCAATTGCTGAAAGTGATTATGGTACTGTCATAGCGGTAGCATTCGCTATTGATCGGTGTAAGTTCTTGCAACCTAAAGTAACCTATACGCAATTTCTATGGTTGTTGCTTGATTTAATCCTTTCAGAAGCACGAAAGACTGGCGCGGATGCAGATTACCAAATGAAGTTAATTGCTGGCTTCTACGCTGAATTAGCAGGTGCTGATCTGAATGTTGCGAAAGACTTGCACCAAGCAGCGTTAGATGACAATAATTCTAGTGAAGTCGGGAAGTATGATTTGCAATGGCCTGGCTTCTCCACAATAGAAATTACCACTAAGCAAGAAGATTCAAGGCTAGTTACATCATTATCTGAATTTAAAGATAATGTATTGACTATTGTCGCTAACTTAACTGAGCATTGGTTAAGTTTAACATCTGGTAAAGTTTCTTCTATTGAATTGAGTGAGGAGGAAGAATAGTGTTAAACATTGATAGTTTTGCAAGTCAAATGATTGGAGAGTTGGTAAAGGGTGGTATTGCTTGTGATCCCCACCCTCATTGGAGTTTATCTAATACCGATGCACAATATTTATTGAGGTGTAGTGGTGATTACTATGGGCATGAACAATGGTTACAAAATGAGATCAAACGAATCTTAGGTTCGCAAATCAATATTGTTGGGATAACCGATGTTCAAGTGACAGAAGAAAATTCATCTACTTTAGAGATTTGGGTGTACTTCAATACATAACCCATATTGGCTGTTGCAATCCCGTATTAGGGTTGCTATACTGATGATATAAAAATACTAAAACGACACCGCTATTTAATAGTGCTTGTCGTTTTTTCGTAGAAAGGAAAATTAATGTGTAAATCATGTGGAAACCCTAGTCATATATCAGATGATGACTATGTTCACTTGCATGTTCATTCTGGCTACTCACTATTAGATGGACATGCGGACTTTGATGTAATGATGAAACATATCAAAGATATTGGTCAAAGCGCAATATCTTTGACCGATCATGGTAGTATGTATGGAGTTATGGACTTCATTAAGGCAGCAAATAAATATAGTATAAAACCAATTATTGGAATGGAGGGGTATCTTGCATTAGCATCTGCTCAACGGCAGGATAAAGAGCTTGATAGAAAATCTTATCACCTGTTGATGTTGGCCCAGAACTATACAGGTTATCAAAACCTGATGAAACTAACAACAAAGGCATGGAATGAGGGGTTCTACCATCGGCCTCGCAATGATAAAGAACAACTTCTAACCCACAGCGATGGGTTAATTGTGTCATCTGGGTGCTTAGGTGCTGAGTTGCCTAGTATGATCTTGCGTGGTGCTACTGACCAAGAGTTATCTAATACGCTGAATTGGTGGAAAGAAGCCTTCCCTAACCGTTTTTATTTGGAGCTACAGAGGCGACTGACTAGCGTAGATCAACATCAAGTAAACAAGAAGATGGTTGAATTGAGCAAAATCCACAATGTGCCTCTCATTGCTACTACAGATGCACATTATGTTATGCAAGGTGATGCTGGAATTCATGACTTGAAACTCTGCATTCAAACTGGTGCATATCAGTCAGATGAGAAGCGAATGAAGTTCGATGAGGATACCTATTATCTGACTGAAACAGCTTTGATGACAGAATATTTCAAAGAAGTGCCATCAGCTATTATCAATACGCGGATGATTGCCGATATGTGTAACGTTGAGATGCCACACGAAGGCTATCATTTGCCTATTTATCCTGTTCCAAATGGATATAACGCAGAGACTTTTTTAAGAATGCTGTGTAACATCGGGGTTTCTTGGCGTTATGGTTCACAAGCTAACGAAGAAGAAGTTCAGAAGCGCTTAAACTACGAGTTAGACATCATCAATAGGATGAATTTTAACGCATATTTCTTGCTTGTGTGGGATTTGTGTGAATACGCGCGGGATGCCGATATTTGGTGGAATGTGCGGGGCAGTGGTGCAGGTAGTTTGGTAGCTTACGCTTTAGGCATCACGGGGATTGACCCATTGGCACACGGTCTTTATTTTGAACGTTTCTTAAACCCTGATCGTATTAGTATGCCTGACATTGATCTTGATTTTCCTGATAATCGGCGGGATGAGTTGGTCAAGTATCTTGTGCTAAAGTACGGGGATGATCGTGTCGCTGGTATTATTACTTTTGGAACGATGGGTGCGCGTGCAGCAGTTAAGGATGTTGGTCGTGCGCTTCATGCAAACAAGGGTATCGTAGACCGTTTCGCTGCCTTGATGCCTAAAAATGCAACTATCGCAGAAGCCTTGCAAGAGGATCGCATTATCGAATATATGAAACAACACCCTGAATTATATGATGTTGTCAACAATGCCAGTGAAATAGAAGGATCGCCAAGACATACGTCTGTTCACGCTGCGGGATTTGTGGTTACTCCTAAAGCTATGGATGAATATATACCGATGACAAAATTAACTAAAGGGCAGTTTGTATCTGCTGGTCTTAAGTTAGTTACTCAGTTCCCTATGGCATGGATAGATGAGATGCGGCTGTTAAAAATTGATCTGTTAGGCTTATCAACTTTATCAGCAATGAGTGAAGCATGTCGTGTAATTGCTGAACGACATGGAGAAGAACTCAACATCGACAATATCCCATATAAGCATACTGGTGACAAAGATGCAGATGCTCGGCTTGATGAGGCTTTCGCATTATTAGGTCGGGGTGAAACTGCTGGCGTTTTCCAAGTAGAAAATAGTGGATTAACCCAAATGATGAGGTTGTTAAAACCTAAATTATTTGACCATATTGTTGCTATGATTAGTCTTTATCGACCTGGCCCAATGGGCGTAGATGCTCACAACACATATGTAAGGCGGCTACATGGTGAAGAAGAAACAAGTTATTTGCATGAGAAGTTAGAACCTATCTTATCAGAAACTTATGGATTGATTGTTTATCAAGAACAGATCATGCGTATCGCAAGTGAGTTGTTTGGTTATACGCCTGGTGAGGCTGACCAAATCCGCAAGGCTGTTAGTAAAAAGAAACTTGCTGACATGGAGAAGCATGAGCAAACATTTTTAAAAAATGGCCCACTAAACGGAATACCAGAAGAAACAGCTAGGCTTATTTGGGCTGAAATCGCATACTTCGCCAATTACGGGTTTAATAAAGCACATGCGTCAGACTATGCTAAAATCTGTATGCAAACTGCGTTTTTAAAAGCTCAATATCCTGTTGAATATATGTATGCCTTGATGACATCCTATTCTGATAAACCTGATAAGTTAGCAAAATTATCAGCATCTTGCCAAGAAATGGGATTAGTGGTCTTATCGCCATCAGTGAATGAATCTCATGACAACTTTACGATCATATCAACTGTTGATAGTGGCGGCAATAAAGTAGAGGGTGTTCAATTTGGATTTACCCAAGTTAAAGGGTGCGGTTCGAGCCAGTCAGCTATCATTTTAGAAGCACGAAATGAAAAAATATTCAACTCTTTTGCTGATTTCATGGAACGGGTGAATATTCGTAGCATTAACCGTAATTCAATGGAAGCATGGATTAAGGTTGGGGTTTTCGATGTTTTTGGCGATAGAGATGAATTGCTTAACGCCTTAGATAAAATAAGAGACTATTCTGCTTCAACATGGAAGTCAATTGGGCATGTCAAGCAAACGGGACAGATGAGCTTATTTGGAGAGGAATCAGTTCAACCAATCTTGCTAAGTCAATTTGTTGATAAGCGCGTAGAGCGCTCAACTGATAGGGAACGATTAGAGTGGGAAAAAGAGTTATTAGGGATGTACATTACAGCACGCCCTACAGATCGTTATCGTCAACAGTTTGCAAGACGTGGTGCATTCGAGATCGCAGAGATCATAGGAGAAGAACAGGGCTATAGCGAGTATGAAGGAACTAAAGTCACCATTGCAGGTGAAATAAAAAAACTGCGTGTAGTTACTGATAGAAAGGGAAGGAAGATGGCATTTCTATCAGTCGAAGATTTCCATAGCTCACAAAAGACTATAGATATAACTGTATTTAGCAGTTTATATGAAAAACTAGACAAATTAGTCACAGAAAACAGCATCATATTGACATCAGGTAAGGTTGATTCATCTCGAGGATCAATTAATATACTAGCTGATAACATTATTTTAGCTGATGATTTAGAGAATTAATTGTCTAGGCTAAATTGAAATAATATTTACGGGAAGGTATAATGAAATGACAAGCAAAACATTTGAGGTTTCTGCATCGGATGGCAGTGGTTCATATATTGTCGTGTATGGCCTCAATCAGTATAATCAAGGCTCTGGACATAACAATGAATTAGATTGGAGTTGCACTTGCCAATCATGGAAAATGCGCCACAAGAAACATGGCGGTTACTGTAAACATATTCAATCCATTATAGAGAGAGAAAATGCTATGCCTAATGATAATAACAATGCTAGACCAGAGATATTTTACCCAGTTCTTGGTGGTGACTGGACACTTTTACGATTAGCAATGATGCAGATAGCTACATATGGCAAACACATTGATGCAATTGACCGTTCTTTAACAATTATGCGAAATATTATGAAACCAATAAATCCTTATATTTTGCCAGATATTCCTATGGTGAAATATGAAGGGCATGATGTGATTGAAAATTATGGCGACATCGTGATTAAAGGGGTATATAAGCGAGAAACTACCCATCGTTCATCTGGCGCGTTATCTCCTGGCGAATACACTACATGGTTATACTACCAACGTATTCGAGATAGTGACACAGAGGAATTATGTAATGATCTAGGCATTGATCCCAATGGTAACTTTTTATTGAGTGACGCATGGGCTAATCCTGAAATTTGTTGTAAAACTTGCGATCAACCTATGACGCTGTTATATAACATTCATAAAGAGGGCAATGCTTATGTCTGCACTAACAAAGATTGCTTGGATAGTGTCAATTATAGACAAATGCCTAAACCTCAACCTATTATTGAGGAAAATAGCATTTCTGAACCAGAAGAAACCCCGCGCTATGAAGAAAACATTGATGAGCCACCATATCATGCTGATGAAGAAGATTATATGCCACCATCGCCACCATCTATTCCGCAACAAAGTCAGCGGAGATCGCCTCCACCTCCACCTCTGAACAGAAAGCAGACACAATAATGAGTGAATATAAGACCGTGAAGCAAAGTGGCATTGATTATTTGATTGCCAAATTGAACAACAATCGCTATAAACTATATGTTCGTGTTGACCAGTCGGGTGCTGATCGAAATGCTGAGAGAGACAAAGATAATAATTGGTCTTTCTCTGGTGGGATTAGAGAGTTTGTCGGCATTGATGGCGCATGGCGCTTATTTATTGTGACATATAAAAACACAGGCATTGCGAATTCATATGCTCAATGTCTAAGTGTGTTTGATGGGAATGAGCATATGAATAAGAGGGATGATGAAGAATGGCGTTTTATACATGAGCAACTGCAACTTGAACAAGATAGGGTTGTTCAAAAGCTAATCCAAAGCGCATATCCATCTATCGAGAATGTTAAAACAGATAATGGCATTGTCTATTATGTCTGTTGATTAAAAACGTGGAGTTCCACGTTTTCGTGAACGCTTGTTCTGACGTGATAGTTGTGGTAATATGAAAAACATCACAGCTATCACGAACTAGGAACGCAGGAATGAGTAAAAATAACATTAATAATATAGATATTGAAGAACTGAGTAGACTACACGTTAATCGCGGTGGGCAACTTACTTGGCATCAAATAGCCGAATACTACCAATTGCTACCAGAGTGTAATGGCGAAATGTTAAGAAAGCGCGTTCAACGTTATGAGAAAAACCTTCAACCACATGGCGAAGATACTGACTATAGCTCAAAAAGGCGAATGAACTATCGTGGGATAGAGAGTGAAGATGTTATTATTGCCCGTGAAAACAATGATACCCAAGCATATTACTACCGCGAACCTGATGAACCCCCTTACAAAAAAAAGCAAAGCGTGACTTATGAGGGCGGTTTGCCATATACAGTCGATCAACCAGTGCATGATAATTCGCAATATTCCCCCGCAATTGATATTCCACGCGAAGCAGCTGCATATATCCAGTTACTTGAGCGTGAAAACTTAAGACTACGCAATAAAAAAGCCTATGATGAAGAAATGCTTTATGAGCCATATCCAGAACACCTTGATGATACGGATGTATGGGAAGCGTTTCAAGAACAAGCAACTAGCAAATCAGAATCATCATTTATGTTTTGGAGTGATCTGCACCTTCCTGATGAAGATGCACAGGCGATAGACTTAGCACTAAAATTGCTGACTATTACAAAGCCTGATGCGCTAATATTTGGCGGTGATGTTTTCGATTTCGATTCGTTAGGCGCTTATGCTAAACAGCGTCGGCGTAAAACAAAAGACGCTTTAAAAGAAGTTAAAGATCGCTGGTGGCGATTACAAGATGCTATTGACCGTGCTAATCCTAATATTGCTAGGGTAATGTTTAGAGGCAATCATGAGGATCGGCTTGATCGTAATTCAGTAGCTATTAACAACCCTTTCCCAGATACGATGGATGAAGCATTTGTTGAAATGGTGCGTGCTGATGATAGGGTTTGGTGGCTAGGAGATAAGCAAGAGACCCACTTCGGCAGGGTATTTATGCAACATGGGAAGCGCGTCGGCCCAAATGCTGCTGCAAATGCCAGTAAGGACTTCAATGGTAACGCCTCAGCGTTGATGCAAGGTCATAATCATCACTACGGCATGATTGTTAAACGATCTAATAGGGTAGATGATTTTTCAGATTATGAAATGCAGGCAAGCGTTTCAATCGGCGCTTTATGTAATATCCCTGCTCACTACATAAGAGATACCAGAATGTCAACATGGACACAAGGTATTGGCTATGGACATAATGTTGATGGTAGAACCAATATTCAAAATATCTGTTTCCATCGTTCTGCTAAAAAGTTTTTGTGGACTGGATTTGGAAAAGATATTGTCAAAAGCTACACAAGACATATCTAATGCCTGAAAACCTTAATCATATCTTAACTTGTATTGTTGCGTGATATGGAATATATTTAAATCATACTAACAACAATATATAAGGAGGAAAGATATGGCAACACAAGAACAAATTGAAGAATGGCGCGAAGAAAACAAAGACACCTTGCTTATCGTGGCGCTGAAATTCGCGTTTGGCGAAGCGCCCGACAATATTTTTGATGAGGAATTAACCGATGAAGAATTAGACGCGGCACTAGATGTCGTGTTTTCCCGCACTTCATCAATCCTTGATAACCCTCGCATGGACGAGGTAATTGCTCGTTTTGTTGATGAGCATCCAGAATTGGATAATGCCATCGGCGAAGGCATTGATGCGACTGCCCCAACAGATGATGATTGTGGATGGGAAGGGAGCAACGATGGCGAAGAAGTCCTCTAATCCTCAGCAAGACAAAAAGAAAAAAGAACAGATTGAGCGCATTATCCGTGCGCTTCAAGAAAAAGGCAAGTAGGGAAGGGGGCTAATAGCCCTCTTTTTATATGCTATAATGCCTTTATGAACTTAATTGAAGGTATTGCTCTATGACAATAATTGGCAATCTAAAAATCCCCTCTCTATATGCTGCAAGAAATTACCAGCCATTTAAAACTGCGATTGACGTTAATCATGACGCATCATCGTTACATAAAAACGTTGAGCGTTTAATAGATTCTCGAAATAAGTTCCTAAAAGAGTTAATTTCAAATAACTTAGAGCTGATAGAAGCAGGACAGTCTATAAATAGCGATTATGAATTCTCTATTTCCGTTGCATATGATTACTCTCTCTATGTGGGGAAATCAAGCATGGATGCTTCAATTGAGCCACTGTTAAGCATATTATCACCATCATTTGAAATTCATGTTAAAGTTACCATATCACCTAATGATAAAAAGATTGTTCCACAAGCATATCAACATTTAGTAGAAGAAGAATATGTATATAAGGGCGCTGAACACTTCCCATATATTTATGGTGTTGTGAAAAGCGGGGCTTCTACTGAAAATTCCGACTTGCAATTAGAATTGCCCGACGATAATATTGCAAAAATTATTAATGATGTGATTTACTGCTTGCATGATCGCTATGATAATCGCTTGCAGTTGGAGCATTATATGATTCAAGGTAGATTACTTCATAACAGTGAAAATGTACCACCACCTACCCCTTTTATAGGCACGCTGGACTTAATTTCGCTTGAGGCTGTTCGGAACTATCATTATCGAAACTGGCATGAATTAAATGATATGTCTTTTGAAACACCACTTGAGCAGTCTGTATTAAACTTGTCATCAGCGATTGCTCGCATCCATAATGCCAATCTTGAAAATGGTGTCAAACATTATAGTTATCAATTTGCTATACGAGTGCCATATGATTACCGCCATTTCATTGGTAAAACGGCTCATGATTACACATATCAACAGATTGATAATGCTGATGAGTACATAGAAGAATTACGCTTTACTGTTCATGTTAAAATCTATTCAGACCTATCAATAGATGAATATCTAGTTGCTGACAATCAAAATGTTTACACCAACAGCATTAGTATTTGGGGTGATTTGTCGCCAGATGGATATTATCTATCATCAGCAATCTTGTTAGATTGCCTTATTTATGTCTTTAGTGATTATTATCGGCCAGATGTTGAATATGTCTATAACGCTTTACAACAGATAGACCAAGATGCCTTATCATATTATGGTTTACCATCGCCGCTTACTGGCGAATCGAAAGAGGCTATATATTCCATTCCAAATAATTACGAAGGTGGTCTGAATAAATTGCGTTTAATATATAAGGAAGGGATAAAATGATTTTAGTTGTCTATGGAAACAATACTTGCCATCAGGTAGCATCAACCCGACGCATATTAGGAGCTTTAAAAGTTTCATATCAGTATGTTGATATAAATGATAGTGAGGAAGGCAAGAAAATAGTATCTCACATCAACAATGGTAATTTATCAGTGCCACTAATCCAGTTTCCAAGCGGCGATGTATTGGTTGAACCTACCCCTACAGCACTAACTCGAAAATTACGTGACGAGCATTTGATTCGATAGGAAGTGTGTGATATAATCTTTAGATGTAAGGCTCTTTTAGCTCAGATGGATAGAGCGCCATCCTACGAAGTTGGAAGTCACAGGTTCGAGTCCTGTAAAGAGCTACTACTAAGGCAAGAATAAACCTTATCTGGTGAGTGCTTGCCTTTTTTGTTGGATTAGAAAAGGTTAGATATGGGAAATTTCAATCTGTGGGAATTAAGTCATATCCAAGTTTCAACTTATTATGATCGACCCGTTTTATACACGGCAAAAAACAAAGGAATATATTACCTTTGCTTGCTGTGGAATGAAGATATTATTGAGGGAAAACGAGAAGATACCTTTCTTGTTGTGCCTATGAGCCAACTTCGCTTGTTTGATGTTCACGATAATAACATCTCCTTAAGGGATGCTATTTTAAAACCAGAAAAAGGGATATTATATCTTGTCACTGGCGATAAAGTTATTGAATGTACACCATCAGAGTTAAATGACAACGATCTGCCAGATGCAGATCAATTCTTTATTTAACTATAAAATTCCCCTTGCTATTTGTACATAACTGCTCTATGCTAATATTGCACCCAAAAATAGAAGTGGAGCAGCTATGTACATCAAAACTTCAAACAATTTTGATAAGAAGATGAAAGAATTATTGCCAAGCTCAATATTTAGTTTGGCTAATGCGATTCGCCAAGATCATAAAGGTAGCTTGTTTGTGGTCGGCGGTGCAGTAAGAGACTTACTGTTTAATGAATTTCATGGAACACTTTATATACCTAAAGATATAGACATTGAAGTGCATGGGATGAATGTCGATGATTTTATTCGGGTACTTATGAAATATGCTAATAAAGTTGAGATGGTAGGCAACTCCTTCTCAATTATTCTGGCGCGTTTTGGAGACACATCAGTAGAGTTCTCTTTAGCAGACAAATCCTATAGCATTAAAGATGCCGCGTTACGTCGAGATTTTACGGTTAATGCCGTGTTATATAGCTTGCACTCACATGAGGCATTTGACCCTTTAGCATCTCAATCGGGCAACACTGGCGGTATAGCTGACATTAAGCGCAGAAAATTAACACTTACACATGAAATGGCGTTTAGTGATGACCCATTGCGTGTACTTCGTGCTTTCCAACTCATAGCGCGGTTCGATTTATTCTATGATGAGCCTGTTTTGATAAAGGCCCATCAGGTTGTAGATCGTTACTGTGAATTGCTCTATGACCGCGTTCGTGAAGAATGGGTTAAATGGGCAACTAAAAGTGCCACGCCCTCACTTGGGTTGGAGTTTCTTTTAGATAGTGGATGGATTAAACACTATCCTGAGTTGCAAGCATTAGTTGGTGTGCCACAAGATAAAACATGGCATCCAGAGGGTGATGCTTGGAATCACACTATGTTAGTGGTAGACGGAATTAATATGCAATCCAAGAAAAATAATGCCAGCAATGAAGATTTGCTGAAAAGAAACTTTAGCGCATTATGTCATGATATGGGGAAAGCAATTGATACTTATATTAGAAGTCCATCGCACGATATTCAAAAGCATCATTTAGAAGTATCTAGTGATGATGTTATTGAGTTACTAGCAAACTCATGGCGTTGGCACTCAGCAGGTCATGAAACATCTGGTGTTATTCCTGCAAGAAATTTCATGGAGCGTCTATTTAAACCTAATGGCATGAAGCATGAAGTACCCTTGGTAGAGCATGTGGTTCTTTTAACAAGATTACACATGAAACCACATCATTTGCAAAGCTCAATGCCTAAAGAAGCATTCGTGAGGCGACTTGCAAACGAGATTGATTTACGTGAATTAGGTTTCTTAGTCGATGCTGATGCCAACGGTAAAGGCAACGGCGAGTGGCAACCGTCAGTAGATATGAAAAACATCATGACTGTTGCTGATAAGGTACGAGTCGCAGATAGTAAGCCTGAGCCAATCTTGAAGGGGAAACATCTTATTGATTTTGGTATGAAACCATGTAAACAATTCAGCGATATATTGGCTCAAGCGTTTGATGCTCAATTAGATGGATCATTTGACGATTTAGAGGCAGCTTTGACTTGGTTAAAAACTAACTTTAAAATTTGATAAATGTAAATTAGGGGAAGAAAATGAGCTTAATTACAATTGGTGGTGACAATATTCCTAAAAGAGATAATGCAATTGATGAGTTTATGCGTTATGTTGCCAAAACTTATTTACACGTAGAAAACAATGCCTCGATTGCATTATATAATGTTTCTCCTCTGTTGGAACGTTATATCAAATCAGATAAAGTCAATGAACCCAAACAGTATATTATGGGAAGTGGGTTTATTGATGAAAATGAAGGGATATTTAGCGTCGTAGCATTATCTATTGAGCGAATTAAGTTTGCTAAATTCCAACAATCACAGCACCCATACAATAATGTGTTAGATTCTGTAAACCCATATGCTCGTAAGATATATGTTATCCAGCATTTTTACTTTGAATGCCTTGTAGATGAAATCAGCAATGATATGTTCAAAATATTCTCTCTAAATCAGCATGAGATTAACCCTAAAGTGCTTGCTGTAATGAATTGCAAAGGCAACGAATACGATGACTTAGATGCAGCAGGTGATGTGATCGACTTTTGCACGCACCCTATTTATAATGATGATAGCGTGGATGAAATGGAGATAATTGATGAAGTTAGCAATGCGTCGGGGACTATGTACTTATATGAGACAATAGCATCGTCGTTATTCAATGGTCATGGTTGGTGGTCACATTGATTTATACACGCAGAGAAGATGAGCTTCTCTGCGTGTATTTTTTTAAGAAACTTCTGCGCCAGAATCCCGTAGTTGCTGAACAACTTGGTTCAATATGCCAATTAATCGTGTATGACAACTATCTGATGGGTTATATTTGACTGTAGCGCTTACTAATTCTGAGTTGCCACTGTTATTTTGTGATGTATATGTAAAGACATCTGATCTAATCCACCCAAATAAATCATAATTTGTCTTATTGGGTTGACTGTTAATACGTATTGGATACCAAATTCCATCTGAGCGTTTCTCTTGACGAGCTACATTCAACAAACACTTAGTTTTATTCTGAATAATCCCAATTACAGCAGTTGATGTGCTAGGGTATCTTCTAATATTTGTGTGTGTGCCATTTGATGTTGCTATAGCTACTTGCCAATTGGGATCAGAAAATGGAACGTCTTTAGGGTAACTCACTGTAATATCTCCTATAGGTGGTAATTTCAACCATGGAATAACTTCTCGTCTTAAATCTTGTGATGATACCTTTTCACGCGCAATGAAGCTACGCCAATTATTCGGCTTCGTTGGATCATGCCAAGAGACTAGTCCATATCCCTTTGCGTAGAAATAACGCTCAAAGTTAACGCCTGGTTTATTGCCAGAGGGATCATGCAAATAACCCCACAATTCCAACACATCATTTAAAACGATGCCACTTTCAAAGCGATATTGTTTATGTATCGCTTTCACTTCAACCCAATGAGGAAATAAGTAAGGTGGTTTACCTTGAACGTTATTACCATTAGACTTATACCTAAAAGTGATCGTGGGGGAGGCAAGATGGCGAGTGCCTATCGAGGCGTATCTTGGTATCCAGCGCTGACCATACCGTCCTTCTTCACTGGATTGGTATAGCTGGCCTTGCTCGGGCGATATATCTGTGCCACGATAGATATATGTTTCATCATGCCATAGTTCTTCCCAGTTATATTGATGTGAATCGGGGCCACCTTTTACATGATAAAAACGCTTCCCTTCATGTTGCGTTTGCATACGCTCAGTGCCTTCACCTGGCCCACCATAAAATTTATAATTCACATCGTAAATTCGCCCATCACCTTTTATATACTGTAGGAGATCAATCATTGTTACCCTCTTTATTTGATATATCTTTTGGCTTTACTGGGTGATTTGTGATCGGATCAATGTCATCAATATCATTAATTCTGAATTGATCTTCCATCGTCCTCGCAATGCGTGACAGTTCCTCTAAAGCATTATCAACGTTTTCTTGATAGTTTTTATCGTTAATTCTGTCTGGCTCTATGCGCTGTTTCTTCAATATGTCAGTTAATAGCTCAATTTCGTGTTTTCTGTCTAGTCCAGCACGTCTTAATGCACGAACTTCAAACTCTAAATCTCTAATGCGTGCTTCGTGATATACTTTCTCACTTTGCAACTTTAATTTTTCCGCACCAACTTCGGTTAGTTGAAGTTGCAATCTTTCTACTTCTGAACGAAGGTGTGCCACTTGAACATTGAGCCTAGATATTTCATCTTGCGATTCGGAGAGTGCTTTCCTAGCCCATACTGATGTCTCTTTGGCTTCTCTAACATCACTTCTTAATCGTTGTATTTCTGCTTCTCGAAAGTCATCTCGCGCACGCAATGACCCTAACTCAATAAGTTGAGCATTATTTTGTTGCCGTATATTTTCTAGCTCTTGCTTAGTCACTTGAGCTTCTGCACGTAACGTTTCAATACTATTTTTTGCCAACTCACTAATAAATGCTTTTGCTTGTAGGCTCAAAGATTCTTCTTCTTTTTCTATGTTAGTTCTGTGTGAGTTCAGTTCAGCCCCTTTTTCCAATGAGCTTGAAATAAGTTTTATGACGGCAGGTGACACCGACTTTAGTATCTTATATATTGCCCATCCGCAAGCTAAAAACAATGTTCCCCAACTCATCTCAGGTGGGATTTTTTCTAACAAAGAAACTAACTCTATTTGCAACAAAACTCTATAATTAATTATCATTAGTTTGCTCTCTCATGTTCAACATCCGTAAAGTAATATGTTGGTGTTCACGAGCCGATAAAGGATCGAGTATTTTTTTATTATTTAAGTTAATATAGTGCTATTTAACACCACTTAAGAGTATTTTATCAGACTTTATAGGGTGATTTTAGCGCTTTTTACTTCTTAGCCGTTGTTTAGAGCGCGATTTTGCTTTTGAAGCAGGTGTTTTTGTTCGCTTTAAATGTTCACGTTGGTTGCGTCGCGCTATTTTACTCTGTCTAGTTCTTGATAATCGACGTTTATATTGTGTTGGGTATATTTCCTCACCCGCTAAAATTCGTTTAATATCTCCCGCCTTACCAGCCTTTAAATGTTCGATATATTCCAGTGGCGATGTGGCATACCCTTCTTTCCAATGTTTACTTAATGGACTATACCATGATGGACTCATGCGATGGCTATAAATGTAATTGGTTAATGGCTGGCGACGCGAGATCATCTCAGCAATCCACGCTTCCTCTAAGCGATTTGCGTCGCCCAGTGAAATGACATTCCATTGATCCAATATAATCAGGTCAGGCTTAAGATTAGCCCCTTTAAGCCGCAATATCCTTTTTATCTTATAAATATTTGAACCTGATTTCTTCTTTTGAACATTGTGGTCATAATCAACCTTAACGCCGAATAGCCGTTCAACTAATGACGTGTTTTCTTCCTCAAACTTATTTGCCTCATTGATGTGTTGCGTTAGCCTGCTCTTAGGTCGAGATGAGCGTCCAACATAAAATACTTCTTTTGTCTGTGGATCAACTAGACCGTAAATGGTTACTTGTGTTGTTTTTAATCCTAGCTGACTAATATCTATCATATCCATGATTAATCTCCTATATATCTCAATTGTATCACGCTAGATACCACTAAAAACGTGGAGTTCCACGCTTTTATATTCTCATAATTCATCAATGTAATAATTGAGCAATTCAGTCTATAATCTAGTGATTAGAGGATATAAGGAGTTACGAGTGAGATACCTAAGATTTGATATGTATATTAATGATGTGGAACATCTACTTTATGAAGGGAAAAACTTTGAAGATGCTTTGTGGTCATCTGATTTGATTGATGACCGAATTGCTGATGATATTCGTAACGAAGGAGTATCAAACATCCCTCTTGAATATCGGTCATCAGAAGTCCTAGATATATTGCGCGATTGGTCAGGATTTGATGTGGAAAGTAATATGACTGTCAATTTTTGCATGTGTATTTGGGACGATGATCCAGATGTTGATGATGCTCATATCATGAGCGCAGCTACATTAAGCGATTGGCAAAGTCTCTCATAATTCTTTAATGTAATAATTGAGAATTATAGCTTATACTTTAGTTATTAAACGAGGTAAAGGAGGTGATTATAGAAGAAGGAATGATCGAGAGAGATTTTGATCCAGTGGAGGTGATTGACTTCGGATATTAATTGCCTCCATCACATAAATAATAAATATATATTTTTTAAGCGCCTTTTTAGGGCGCTTTTTTGTTTTTATGTCAACCTATTACATATTGTAAGAGGTTGGTTTGACTGGTAAGTGGTTGGCGTGGTAAACTATCCATTATGTTGCTTAACAGGATTTCATTTAAACATGAATAGGATAGTACAAGCTGATATAGTTGTTGCATCAACCCCAACGAAAAATCAAATAAAGCTATCTCCCCAAGATTTTTACAAAACATTGCCACTCAAAGATAATGTAAGTAAGCAGATCAAGACGCGCATTAACCGCTTTAATGCGTGGCTAGTAGATAGTGGAAAGAACCTTTTTAACATGACGCTTTCCGAATATCGAGATTCATTGATTGAAGAAGGGCTATCAAACAAGACGATTTTAGCATATCTATCTACTATTCGGAGTGAATATGAGCGCGTTATTGAGAACCGAGAAATGCTATACCGTTATGCTGATGCTAATTTGCCTGATGGCACAAGTATGGCAGACCGCAAGGCATTTGTTGATGAAGTTGTTCACCGTATTAATCGAGCATTGAACCCTAAAAATTCAAAAGTAGATATTATCCATGAGCAAGATATGGCTGATGATAAACACATCAGACTAACAGAAGATGAAATTTTTCATTTACTAATGAGTCCAGACGTTAATACGATAACTGGAATTCGTGATCGCGCTATTATGGCACTGGCATTAGCTTCTGGCTGTCGAGTGTCGGAGCTAGTCTCTGCAACAATTGATGATGTATTTAGTAAATATGGAAACTCACCTGCATTTCGTGTTTTAAGAGGGAAGGGTAAAAAGCAAAGATTTATTCCCTATGGTGGGTTAGTTGAATTGATCGACTTTGTAGATCACTGGCTAAATGTAGCTAACATTCAATCAGGCGCGGTTTTTAGGCGTGTGTTTAAAAATGATAAAATAGGTTGCAATCCATTGACTACCTACTCAATAGAATTAATATTATCGAAATATACTTTTATGCGGGATGGGAATTTACTTAACCCCACACCACATGATTTAAGGCGCACTTATGCGTTGCACAATTACTTAAATGGAATGGCGATTACTGAGATACAACAAAATTTAGGTCATGCCGATCAAAAGACGACGCTAGAATATATCGGCATCCTTAGTGCCGAGTTGCGAGCGCCACAACATATGTATGGATTAAATAAGCCTGAATGACAAAGGCATTATGAGGCAGACCATTTTAACGGTATTGTTAAAATGGTCTGATGGGATTATCGTGGGTAGTAAATGAAGTTATACAACCCAAAGTGATCTTCACGCCATACAGTTGGCGGCAATGCTTCCTTTAGGCGATTACGGTAGTCGTTTAACTCTATATGAACTGCATTTGATAGTGAATAGGCAGCGTCAACCGCAGGTAATTCATCATGTAAAAGATACCCCACAAATACCAGTTTCTCAGATAGGCGAATATCCTCAATCGGGATTACCCAAATATCATTGTCGTTAACAAACTTCATCGTAATGTCATCATATAGGCGTGATGAGTTTTCTACATAAATAGACCTATTGCAGAATGGACAATTATTAAATCCTTCAATGGACTGATACGCAATTGAAGATGTCTCTAGCGAACAGTTGGTAAGATCAAATATTGTGTCAGCTTGCGGGTTACTTGCACAGGCCCTAGTTCTAACTGTTGTATATAGAACCTTTTCTAATGTAGGAAAACCAACAATTGATAATGGGATTCCTAGTCGTGGCGAACCAGAAGGGCTAAGGTTAATAGTATTAAACTTTTGGCTATTATTTGTCATTGTTAATCCCCCACATTGTATTTTTAACATCATCAGAGACATTTTGTAATAATAGCGCCATCTGTAAATTGGAGTGAAACCCCTCTACACGTCTTTTCGCTTCCTGATGTCTTAATTTGTCACCTTTGATCTTCATATCTGCGCGGACATCAAATTTCAGGTATGTGTAGTTTGGGATGAAGTTATCAGGCTTATTCTCTATGAACTTAACCCAACATTTGTGAGTAAGTGCCATTGCTTTCAATTCCCCTAAAGCGCGTTCACGATTAATTGTCGGAATTGAGATTTCAAATAGAACGTGCGGGGGTGTAATTAGTTGTTTGCTCATTATTAGCTCCTGTTAAATAGATAACCCGCGCCTAATACGCGATGTAGCAATTGCAATATCATAAGGGATGGATAAGGTTTCCTCATTCCAAATAGCGCTATTTGTAGCAAGCAATCCAGATCGAACCATGTCATTCATAGGCTCATCTAATTGACCGATAGCCCATAGTTGCGGGTCACTCAATTTAGAGTGATGTTTTCTGCCATCTATGATGTTATCATCTCTTACTTCCCAATCTAAATCTAGTGGGTCAGCATTAGCGCCAATGAATACACTTTCTGTTGGGCCTATCCTTCTTCTATCCTTAATACCTGTTCTCATGCTATATACTGAACCGAGATTGTTATGTCTGATTAAAGATGGGATCGTATGCCAACAATGCAATTTGTTTAATTTAAGGTAAGTTTCTAAAGCCCCATCGTCATGAAAATATTCATGACGAATATTCCATGATGCCCATTGAACAAAGTCATCAATTTGCTTAACTGGTTGTATAAGCGCACAAGCATTATGCACTAGATCAGTAACCAACCAATGCTTATCATGCGTATGACTTTGAGACATGACAGGGAAATTATCACATAGAGATGCGGTACTTCCTAAGGGTAAGTATGCTAAAATGCTCGGAATACTTGCTAAGAAATTGTGGCATGGAATAATGTCATCTTGTAAGACCATATGATAGTCTGCCGATGGATCATATGATGACCATGCACGTAATGATGTTTCAAGTATTCCTTCTGAGCGCTTATCTTCAATGACCTGCATCGAAGAAGTTTCTTCACCTAACAGCTTCAATGTTTCTTCTAGGCGACTCTTTCGCAGTGGGTGAGTAAATAATGAGATTGATAGCTTCAAGTGATATACCTTATATGTTTATTTACTATCAATCTCATTATATCATGTGAGAGCCATTCTATACCATGTTACACTTTGTCTATAGCTTAGTATGGAGATGTTACTGCTGATTAAATTATCCACACCAAAGTGAAAAATTGTATTTCCAGGGCTTGCTCTAAATGGGATACTTCCGCTTAGCGTCGCTATATATCCATTCTGCGAGTAATCACTCCCATTGTAGCTATGTCCCATAATAGCCACATCATCAGTTGGATATGGTGTTATATTGCCGCCATCCCCCATGTCTTGAATTGTAAAAGTCAAACGTGCTGCGGCTGACTGTTGTCCTATTCCAGCACTGCCAAAATCTAAGAACACAGTAACATTAGCAATGCCGATGATGTTTGCACCTAATACAAGAACATTACTAGGTGTTCTTGGACATGCTTGCCAGAAATTATTATTAGCAGACACATAGTAATTTGTGATGTCGTCGTTGCCAGTTATTGTTGGGGTGGAATATACATCGAGTAGACTAGGTATAGATAAAGCATGTCGCCAGTCCCCAGGTTCTTCATCTGGATCATATGGGTCTAATACAATCGGCGTATCATTATATGTGTGCATTGCTGTAATTTGGTTGAATGAGTTGACTACATAGAGGTCATTGTTATAGACCAGTGTTTGACCTTCAATCGGAGGCTCTGATATACTAAAGCTGCCTATATCAGAAATCCAAATATCCTCTAAGTCAGAACCTTTCAATTGCCGATTGTACCATGTCGTGCCATTATAAAGTAACGCATCGTTATACGACGGATTGCTGATTTCAACATCGGTTAAATCGGCTAAAGAGGAAGCGCCGCCACTACCCCCCCCGTAAGGGGAATTACTGAGCCGTCATCGAAAACAGCCCATACGCCTTTATTGCGAATGAATATCCTCGCTTGCCCACTACTAGGGGTAGATGGTGTATTGCTAATGTTCGGATATTCAATATATGTATCAGTTAACTTTGCCATGCTACTGTTCTCCTCTAGGCTTTTTAATCATAGCTTCTTGGTATGAAATTCTTAAACTATCATCATTCCATATTAAACTGTTTATTGATTTTAACATAGTTTCTTGTTTAGAATCGAGAACCACTTCGCCAATTGCCCATCTCTGACCTATATTTAGTTCTGTATAAGGTCTTGTGTAATGAACATTATAATTCGCAGTAGACCAATCAACTTGCGTAATATCTACGCCTTTACCGATCCAGTTAAACTCAGTAGGAAGGGCTGACCGTTTATCTTGTATCCCACTAACCATACTATGGACTGAACCTTGATTGTCATGCCTAACTAACTGGGGAAGGGTATGCCAGCATGTTTTATCATGTTTCTTTAGATACATATCTAACCTTAAATCGTCATGAAAATACTCAGGCCTAACATGCCGATTATTCCACTCCACAAAATGCTTTATCTGGCTAACAGGCTGCAATAATGCACAAGCATTATGTACAGCACTAATAACAAGCCAATGTTTATTTTTACGAACAACATCGTTCATAACTGGAAAATTATCACAGAAAGATACAGTTGCATCTGATGGTAAGCTGCCGATAACTGATGGGAGATGCTTTACAAAATTGTCACATAGCAATGCGTCATCTTGCAAGACTAAGTGATATTGTGCGCTAATATCAAAAGATAACCAAGCGCGAGATGCTGTTTCCCATATCCCATCGCAGTTTCTATCTACAACAATACTTACTTGCCCTATATCAATCTGCGAGGATAGATCATCAATTAAGGCAAGTAAGCGGCTGTGCCGACTAGGGTGCGTCATAACTGCTATAGAGAATAACATATATCTTATGGCGTACCTGGATTATAAACAGTGTCATCGCTATACCACATAATACTTGTTCTATAACCACTTATTTCGATGGTTTGGCTGCTTGAATAGTTGCTCAGTGAAAAATAAATAATTTCATTCGGGTCTCCACCAATAAATGGGACGCTGACAGATATGGGATATAGCTTTTGCTTTAAGGGTGATCCAGAGTAGCTATAATCACGCAACTCAAACACAGGCACTTCATTACTAAATGTAACAGGAGAAGGGGTATTCTGTGTATGAACATTTAACGTTATATCATATATAGATTCATCCTCAGTCAAATCTATGAATAATAATATACTCAACACACCAGAGCGCATAGCTCGCTGATTATTGCTGCTTGATTTAACCGATGTCAAAAACGCAGTAGATGATGCGCCGCTATTTAAAGGCTGTATGTTTGATCCATATGGAGAGCATGAATAAGAGCCATTGTTAGTATCTATTGGTAAGAATACTCGCCACAGCGGGTTCATGCTATCTTCCATAGAAGGAACTATAATTGGCGAACCGCTATATATATAATTAGCAGATAATGTCCAGTAGTGCGGCATCCACACGCCACCACCTTGACTGCCATAGAACATCAACATTTTTCCAGAATAACTGTTACTTGTATTTGTTGTGTCAGTTAGTTCAGACAAGCTGGTCTGAAGGTAGAGGTTTCCAGATTTCCACTTTTCATCTGCTTCATCATATATCAACACCTGTCCATTATATGGTTCGGTTATTTCAACATCGGTTAAATCGGCTAAAGAGGAAGCGCCGCCACTACCCCCCCGTAAGGGAAATTACTGAGCCATCATCGAATATAGCATTAACGGTTTTATTGTTTCTGATATAAAGGCGGGCCTGCCCACTATCTGGGGTTGATGGGGCAGAACCAATGGTAGGGTATTCTGTATAATCGTTTGTCAATCGCATATGTATTCTCTCTAAGTTAGTATATAGAACCAATATGCTAATTATAACATATCTATATTATATAACTTCATCGAGAAGTCTAAAAATAATCATTTCTACCTAAATACCAGTCTATATGAACGCGGTATTTATTAATTTTCATTTGTGCGCCATTGAAATTACTAAATGAAAAGTACGCGATTGTATTATTACTATTAATTGCAAATGGAATTGTAGCATTAATAGGTATTATTGTTGGACTATGGGCGGGATTTCCACCTGCATTATAAGGAAAGCCTCCATGCACTCGTTGAGCATTGCTAAATGTGACAACGCCACCATCACTGCTATCTTGTAGATGAAAATCTACACTAAACATCGGATTATTATTGCTGTCACTATCCACTTCCATGCTTAATGTAGCTATGCCGTAGCTCATTATATTATCGCCACCCCTGACTGGCGAACACCAAAAAGCCATATTATTACCATCAATAAATTCATCATCGCCATCTGATGGCGAGTTAGTATAATAAAAATCATTTGATGATAAATTGGTGTCAATTTGCAACTGAACGCGCCAATCTGTTTCCATGCTATCATAACTCGGGATTGATAGTGGGCTGCCCATATAGATATATGATCCAAACAGAGACATCCTTTTCAATACATAAGCGCTTTCATTATCGCTGTAAATTAACGCTGAACCATGTGGTCTAGGAAACGACACTACATCATTTAAATCATCAATTCTTCGCGGAGTAGTTTGTGCTATCCATGTAGAATTGTTGTCATCATAAGTTAATACATCGTTTGTTGCAGGTGAAGATATGTTGACATCAGTCAAATCTGATAGTGCCGTTGCGCCACCACTCCCGCCACCAGATAAAACTATATTTGAACCATCATCAAATATAGCATTAACTGTTTTATTGTTTCTGATATAAAGGCGTGCTTGTCCAGCATCTGGGGTTGATGGGGCAGAATCAATCGTAGGCAATTCAATTAGTTCATTTGTAAATTTAGCCATTCCTATAATAGCTCCATATTATCTTTTTAACGATATATGAAGCTATTATACCATCTATATTTATAAATAGTTTACAAGTTAGAAGCTATCCCAACTGGCTTTAAACGCATTTGAAACCATTGTACGCTCTTTATTATCGTCTCCGATAATTTTTATGCCTTCTTCTTCTGTATATGATGAACGCTTCATATAACCAGTAACGGCATCAATATAAGCAGAAAACCCGCCATCTTTTGTTCTGAACAAATATTTAGGGATGTTGGCTTCTAAAATTTGCTTTTCATATTGTTCTGCAAGCACAGTATCAACGCTGATTGCAGGCATCTTTCCTTGATCTTTTAATTCATGGATAACGTCCAACCACCAATCATGATTTTTAGGCTCTACTTCATCTCCGCGACCAGTGTATTTATATCCAAGCAGAGTAACCTTTAAATCACTTTCTTCTGCTTGGGTAAGTAACTCTGCAAATTCTTCACGAGTATGCAACCCCATAACGACATGAATGTTAACAAATTGAGATGCTCTCCATCCCGCTGGTTTGATTTTTTCTTCCACTAGCTTAATGGCTTGTGGGGTATCGGCGCTATAAGCAAATGATCCGATTAAATCAAGAATTGTTTCTCTTTTCTTGCTATCCTCTAACCACTTCAAATTGCGTGTGGTGAAGTTAGGAATAATCCCCTTACTACGAATGTATTTCAAGATCGGTATAAAACTAGGGTGGAGTGTCGGCTCACCACCTCCAATGGCAATCTCAAATACCTGATGTTCTGCCATCGCATCAACCAAACTATAAATATCACTTGCTAATGCGTGACTGCCTTTGCGAGTTGATCCCATGTAACAAAATGGGCAATCATATGGACAATAGTCAGTGATCTTCATATCAACCAGTTCAGGCGCAAATGCTTTATCTGGAACTAGAGCAGGGTAGTTATTACTATCATATTCTCTAGTGAAATGGTGCAGCAAGCTATCATCATCTTGGAATGAAAAGCTAATCTTTGAACCATTGTAAGGGTTAAACAGCGTCCAGTAATTACTGACCTCATCATACCGAGCTATTACGCCATGTGATGGCTCTGATACTGGCATTCGGATATTAGGCTTACCATTTGTAACATAATCCATATCTCCACCATTATCGTTTCCGCCGATAATATGAACATCAGGACGTAGAACAAGATTTGTTAGCTCTTTGAAAAACTGCTCATGATAATGTGACGACTTAGACCCAATAGCTTTAGGTAAACTCACCACAGATTGATGGTCAATGTAAGCATCAATCTCGCCATGCTTGTCTCTATCCAACAACAAATTGAAGGTCTTTTTCATGATTTTATCTTGTTGCTTTTCTGGCAGATGCCTAATAGCTTGATACAAAATAATAGCAAGGTAGTGTTTCTTTTCTCTGCTATTATCTAAGATAAATTCATCCCAACCAAATTCACCTTCTACGCACTCACCATTCACAATGTCACGATCATATTCAGCGTGTGATCCATTGAAAATGAGACTATGGCTTGATGAGCTATTGGTCGCAAATCCTGACTGCCTGATATTGTGTATCAAGATATGTATATTTTCATTGACAACTTGTTTTGAAATTTCTTGTTCGATGCTCACTCTGAAATGCTCCATTATTTTCGGATGATTAATTATAGCAAGAACAACTATTTAAAGATAGGTTAAATACGCTATAATAAGTTAAATCACTTCAACAGGAGATATTATGTTTACTAATAAAACGCTAAAATATATAGGCTCAACATTGAGAACTAAAAACTACTCATCTTATACCCCTATCGGGGTTGCTGTTAAAGAGGCGGATCGGTTATACGCAGATTTAAAGTCTCGAACAGAACGGTTAATAAAAAAGCTCACATCAGACCTTTCATTAATAGAAGATCATTATGATATGAATGAGTTATACAAAATGTATGGGGACTTAGATCGCACATTAAATCGCATTCGATATGTCGAATCGCCATTAACGATGTTTAACCCTACTCGGCAATTTACACGTCTTTATGATGACCTAATTCAAGCTGTTGATTTGTATCAAGGAAACCCCAAACAGCGTGCTGAAAGTGTCCATGTCATGTTACTGCGAGCAGCCGATCAGAACAGACCTGAGTTATTACTAGATACAGCATTGAAGCATAGCAACAATTCGCCCGTCAATATTGCACGCGAAATTAGTAAACGCTTGAAAGATTATGAAAAACAATATCAGCGGGAATACTTATAGCTATAGATAAACAGGGCAGGGTAAAGTTATCTGTGTGGTTTAGCGAAATCGCACTTATTATTGTTTATAGCTTTTACCCTTATGGTTTGTTGATGATGAAACCCCGCATGAGAAGAAATGGCGATTTCAAATATAGCGAATTAAACCCCTATTTTGTAGTTACTTGGTATACTGCCAATTATACCAAGTAACTTTTATATGTAATATTGGAGCAGGGCAAGCAAAAATAAAAATAATCTCTTGAGTAACTGATATAATTCATAATGATTGGCGGTCTCATATTATCGGAGATTAGAATGAGAATTACTAAACGAACAATGAAGTTAATAGGACGAAATGGAGATGGCAGTAAAAGCTACTTTAAAGCGGTTGATATAACGCGGTTAATTGGAGAGATGGAACGCAACGTATCTACACAACGACAAGATATGAGAATCCTTGCATCCATTATATGGAATACGCCTGAATACGCATATAATGGGAAGGCACGCATTCACATCAATGATGCGCTTAGTAGTATTAATGACATCTTGCAAAAAGTAAAAAAACTTACCCACCCCAACGCATGGGCAAATTCTACGCAATCGACTAGACACACATCATAAAGTGTTATTGAGCCTGATTAGTCAATTCGATAGAACGCTGGTGCGTCAAGTTGATACAACAAGCAATGCAGTTATCAAAGCCCTAGATAGCAATAGTCGAACGGCCTTAAATGCAATATTATTAGAGAATAAATTAATGAGTCCTTACCAAATAGCTTTCCATTGGTTAAGAGAATTAAAAGATTACGAACGCGAGACAAAATAGTTTAAAATTATAAACAAGAGGTTTTTATAATTATGAAAATCACAAGAAAAACACTTAAGTATGTTGGTAAAGCGTCTTTGTTGGCAAAAGAAGCAGCGCAGAACTGGGATAGGCTGGCCAACAATATTTTGTCGCAATCCGAGAACATAGAGCGCAAGATAAACTCTGATCCAGCGTATCAACAGTCACGTCAGTTGGCTGGCGACATCCAAGCATTATATAGACCGTTGGTGCAAGAATTGAATAAGCTATCCAATCTTGAAAGACCACCCGTTATCAAAAAGCGTGGCTTTTCCCCGCGTGGTGGATCATTTATGGATATTCAACAACAATATAATTTCCTGCAAAGTTGGTCTTTAAAAATAGCTAGTCGGCTAAGTGGTTATGAAAAATCACTTATAACAAAATTGTCAAATCCATCTATTAGCCAGAGAGACATAGAAACTGTACTATATCAAGAAGGATCACCCTATTTCATAGCAACTCAATTTTTGCACCACTTAGAACACTACTGGAAACTGATAAAGAATGAAATGCACCTGTTACAAAATAGATCATCTCGTTCTATCAATAGCATAAAGAACCGACAAGGGTTTGATGATACCTTAAATGCCTTGTATAAAGTACAACAAAAAGGTGATGCGCTGGTTAATAGTATTAGACGAAAAGCAAATCCCGCATATATGCACTCTAGTGATTTTAAGCGAGATATGCAAGCATATATGAATATTTACAAGGAAGGTTTACGTGCGATAGATAGTATGGTGCGTCATAAAACAGGTGATGATCGCATTGACCAAGCAGTGGCGCGATATTTCAATAATTTCAGCATAAATGAAATCACTCGATACAGGGATGCTTGGTTACGCGATGCTAATTCTATTGATCCTGATGCTAAAGACAAAGATACCTGGAATATGATTGATAGAATTGTTAGAAACATGGACAATCAAATAACATTTGATGCGGCGATACAAGAGATCATTGACTTAAGTAGTCATGTTCGTAATCGTCAACGGCGGGACTACTATCGTTCTCTTTCAAATGTTAAAAGAGGTCGCTATAGAAAGCGTAATGATAAGCGGATTAATGACCTAAAGGTCATGGTTAGTAACTTCAAGAAAACGCTAAATGATGTTACACGCAGAGTAAATAACATCAACACTAATGCTCAACGAGATAAATCATACTTGGCAGGCGAAAATCTTAGGCGAGATATATTTGATACGATAGGCGTTGCTCATGGTGGGTTGAATAACATACTGAATAACTCGAAGTTATATCACTTAGATGACAATAGCTATGGTAGAGATCACGTTGCACTAGATATTGACGACGCTATACGCTTTTACATGGAAGATACATCTAAGGGTAATGTAGATAGATTTATAGCTAAGACGCGAAATTCACACGATTCTGGGAAATTATCTATGCGTGATTTTAGCAATGAACTATATGAATTGCTTTTTGATAGAATAGAATACATATATACAGCATTGCTTAGGTCTGAACAAGAAGTTAGAAATGAGGAAGCGGAAGCGCAAAATTTATATGATAGGATGCACGGAAAAACTTCTGGAAGATGATTTAATATACATCGTTTTTCATAGTTGACATAGCATCATATGACATGCTAAACTGCATGGTAAATAATAAGAAAGGTATTTACCATGCAGAATTGTGTTAAAGTAATGAAATTGTCAGCAGGCACAACACGGCGAATTAGCGCATCAATCCACAACGATCAAGGTAATTGGTCTATTGTTTTCTCAAAGCTGACAACAGCTACAAATGGATCAGTCACCCATAATGTAACGCATCCACTGCCCCACCCGACTGGTGAAGGGCATTACCGTTTGTTAGGATGGGATGGACACATCCTCAAAGTAACTGAACATACATCTGATGGGAATGTATGTAATGAGATTTCAATGTCTCCTCAATTCAGCGAAGGAGATAAGCATGTCGAAATCAAATAAACCAGCGTCAACCATCGGAAACTCTCAAGATTTTATCGACAGCTTATTCGCGCAAGTGGATAAATCAAATTCATCTATTAAGGGTGAACAAGCCGCGAAACGCAAAAAGAAACATACATATAGCGTTGAAGGCTTCCCTGTGCAAAAAGAACAAAATAAACGGCGCTCACGGGAAATGTTAAATCAAGATTTGAACAACCTGCTTGATAGTGCTGTAACGTTCCCATGGGTGTGGCATGAGGTAACTCCACCTGAAGGGTATGTTGTAGGCATTGTGACTAAATTTCAGGCAGTGGCCGAGAACCACACTAAGCTGGTTCTTCAAAATAAATATAAGGAAGAATATGATATTGTGTCTGATTGGGATAAACTTCCGCGCCGAATTAGCATTGTGGAAACAATCACCTTCATTCCGTACCATAAAGCTCTAAACACACTGGAACTGATTGAGACAACAACCGTCATTGCGAAGCAACTTCGCAAAAGTTTTTCTTCTTTGCTTAAAGATGAGACAGGAAAAACTCAAACTTTCTCATCACAAGCTGAGGCTCGCCAAGCTGTAGAAACAGCCCTACGCACTTATTATCGCATTTAACCACGTTGAAGCACGCTGTTTATCTCTTGTATTGAAGATCAATAGCGTGCTTTATTGTATATTCAGGAGCTTTACGTTGACAAATAACCCTCAATATGAAGATTTTCTGCGTTCTAAGAAACGTTATACAATAGCAAGAGGCTTTGAGGTTGATCCAGCACGACTAAACCCGATGTTAAAACCATTCCAGCGAGACATTGTTCAATGGGCTTTATTGTTGGGGAAATCGGCTATTTTTGCTGCGGTTGGTCTTGGTAAAACATTTATGCAACTTGATTGGTCACACCGCGTAGCAAGTCAATTCGGGGGGGGGTGTTTTAATACTAGCACCTCTAGGTGTAGCGCATCAGACGACAGAAGAAGGTAAGAAGTTTGGGTATCATATACCTTATGTCCAAGATCAAGATGAGTATGATAGGTGTGGTAGCTTAGTTGCTATTACGAATTATGATCGAGTTGATAACTTTTTGCCTCATAAGTTTATCGGTGTTGTGCTAGACGAATCCTCAATTCTTAAGAATTACTCAGGATCAACCAAGAACAAAATCATTGATATGTTTAAAGACTTACCTTACAAGTTATGTTGCTCTGCCACCCCTGCACCAAATGACCACGTAGAATTAGGAAACCACGCTGAATTTTTAGATATTATGAGTAGTCAGAGCATGTTGGCTACATATTTCATCAATGACCGCAGTAAAACAGGTGTGTATCGGCTCAAAAACCACGCTAGAGATGCCTTTTGGGAATGGTTGACATCGTGGGCTGTTTGTATTCGCAAGCCATCTGACTTAGGAGAAGGTTATAGCGATGAAGGTTACATATTGCCTGAATTGCGTTATGTAGATCACCATATCGGCTTTAATGATATGACCATTCAGGAAGCATGGGCAGAAGGAAAATTACTTCCTGATACAGCTCCTAGTAGCTCAGAACTGGGACGAGTTAAGCGAAAAACAATTCAAGAGCGCGTGGATGTAACAAAGAGCATTGTTGAATCTTATGGCAATAAGCAGTCGATTATCATTTGGTGCTTATTGAATGACGAACAGGACGCACTAGAAAAAGCCCTACCCCACGCCATATCGGTTCGTGGCAGTGATAAGCCACAAGAGAAGATTAGGAAGTTGCGCGAATTTAAGGATGGCAACTGTCCAATCATATCTAAGACATCTATTGTTGGCGCAGGCATGAATTGGCAACACGCACCAATAACAATTTTTGTGAGTAGCAATTATAGTTTTGAAAGCCAACATCAGGCTATTGGTAGAAATTACCGATATGGGCAAACCGAGAATGTAGATGTTCATATCATTTATTCAGAAGCAGAAGGTAATGTATTCACTGCATTAGCTCAAAAGCAAGAGCAATTTAATGCAATGCAAGAAGAAATGACAACAGCAATGCGTCGATATGGTTTGTTTAGAAGTTCTAAGACAGCACCTATTTATAATCCGCTTGGCGATCAAGAAATGATAATTCCCTCTTGGTTGACATCACATATTGAATTTGCAGAATAAGGAGATTGCATGATGCCGTACACAGTTCTCAATCAAAAGCAAGGTAAAAACTGGACATTATTTTTAGGTGATAGTTGCGTTGTCACAAAGGGGATACCTGACAATTCGGTAGACATGAGCATATTTTCACCACCATTTGATAGCCTATTTGTATTTTCCGATCTTATTGCTGATATGAGTAATTCATCGGGGGATGAATTTACTAAGCATTTTAGATTTTTGGTTAAAGAACTACTCAGGGTCACTGCGCCAGGTCGCTTATGTGTCGTTCACTGCATGGATTTGCCTATTTTTAAACATGCTTCGGGAAAGTCGGGATTACGTGATTTTCCAGGTGAAATTATTAGGGCATTTGTAGAAGAAGGATGGGCATATCATAGCAAGGTTACTATTTGGAAAAACCCAAAGACTGAAATGCACAGAACAAAATCACATGGCCTTCTGCACAAAACATTTGAGGGCGATTCCGCGTCATGTCGTCAAGGCGTGCCTGATTACCTAGTTGTTTTCAAAAAACACCCCACAGAGGGACAAACCCGAGTTATTAAGGATTTAAAGGTTGGAGAATACATCGGCACAGATGCACCGCCAACCACCCTATCAAAGAGAGAACACTCTATTGCTGTGTGGGAGCGATACGCATCACCTGTTTGGTTTGACATAGACCAAGGCAGGGTATTAAATGTACTACAATCAAAAAGTAACCATGATGAAAAACACATTTCACCCTTACAGTTAGATGTTATTGGCAGATGTATTCATTTGTGGTCTAATGAGGGTGATGTTATCTTTAGTCCATTTGCTGGAATTGGTAGCGAAGGCTATGAGGCTATCCGATTGGATAGGAAGTTTGTCGGCATTGAATTAAAAGAAGAATACTATAATGTCGCATGTCAATATTTAGAAAAGGCTGAATTGGAACGCAACACCCCTATGTTGCTGTAGGGGTGTTATATTGGAGGCAAGAATGTGAAAAACTGGATGAAAGAAGCGTTCATAGAAGGAATTTATAGATTGGTTAATCCGTTTCGCCAATCGAGTTTTGATCTCTATGATATAGAAGAATTTGATATAATGACCGAAGAAGAAATAGAGAGACTAGTCTGGTCTGATACCATAGATAACTTATATGGGACAATTTCAGAATATGAACGAGGAAGAAAAGACAACACATCCCAATGTGTATATTGCGGGAAAACAATATATATTGGCGAGGAAACTTGCAGTTGTTGTGAAGAAGAACTTTCATTAGGAGAAAGAGATGAGTAATGGTTGACATAAAAACGCTATTGCAAGACTTATCACCTGATGAGCGACAAATTGTGACAGATTATAGCAATCACAAGAACTTTGAACTCCTTCTTGATGTCCTAGATATATATCCGCTAATTGATGTCAACAAAATGATAGATACTGCGCGTGCTTTCCGTTGGAAGCAACGTCATGATAATGTAGAGCTTGAGTTTTCCATCAACCATGATGGGTGCTATATTCATATCGGCGTTAGTGGTCTTGATGGCAATCATGAAACTTTTCTATTTGATGGGAAAATGTGGATGTGGAGGCACGCCCCGTTATCTTCGTTTAATCCAATTGCACAAGGTCAAATGCTAGTGAAAATGATTTTAGCAATTCGAGACGCAAGCTAATTTGAAAAACGTAGAGTTACATGCTTGAGTAATGCCAGCTATTGTCTATATCTCATAAATTGATACAATGGCTGGTATTACTGGATTTATATAAGGAGAAAGCAATTGTATCAATTTGAATGGGGAGAAGTTGTAAATAAATGGAGTGATAGTCATGTTATAGGATTGGTTGAATTACGCAATACTATAGCAAAAACGCCATATAAGAGGTTAGCTCGTTTTGAAGCGACAAGAATAGGTAAGCGCAAGACAATTGATTTAGCAATAGAAATTCACGAAAAACATTTTGCAATAGGTGACGTGGAGATTCGCTATTGCTTTAAACCTAACCCCATTTATGTTGAAAAGTTGAGGATTGACATCAATGATAAGAAATCAATCGAAGCAGTTGTTATAAAAGAACTTGATCGCATCTATGCAGCTTTAAGGGAAGCAAGTTTAATCCTTATCAAAGATGTAGATCAAGAGAAATAACTATATTGCATCTAAAAAACGTGGAACTCCACGTTTTTAGTAATATTGACTATTGTCTATATCTCAGGAGTTGATACAATAGTCAATATTGTTGAATTTATAGAAAGAAAAGCTAATGTATAAAATTGAATGGAAATATGAAACACCTTTAAAGCGAGATTTTGGCGAGCAATTGAACGCGGGTTACGTGTCATTTAGTAACCCACATGCGAAGATTACTGGACACCTTGCGTATTTTCGCGTGGATAAATTTAGTAATCGAAAGACGATTGATCTGTTTATTAACTATTACCCAATACGCTTTCAGAACGATGGCATAAAGGGAGAAGTTCGTTGTGATCCTTTAGCCTTCTATGTTGAAAAGTTGAGGATTGACATCAATGACAAGAAGTCAATCGAAACAGCAATCGCTAAAGAAATGAAACGCATCCAAGCGTTTTTAATAAAAATGAGTTCATTTGTCATCGAAGCATTAGACGAAAAGGAGTAAAACATCATGCCAAAAACACAAAGTACAACCCGAGAAGGGTTCATCGTCACCGTTTCGCATTTTGGCGACGAACTGCGATCTGTTGGAATTTCACACCCTAACAGACCAGCATTATTATTGGCGAATGCGGTTATCACAGAAATTAGGGCAACTGAGCTTGAAGCATACATCAATTGCGGTATTTGGATTAGTGAAAAGATTGCAAGTGATAAAGCCTTATCTGTCACAGTTGATACTGAACATAACTTAGACATTATCCCTTATTCAGCAAGTGAAACAGAATTAATTGCTGAATACCTTGTTCCATTTGCAAAACAAAATTTTGCAGAATTTAAAAGAGAATGGGATAAAATGGTTGATATTGTTAATTCTCTCAATATTTAACCCCCCCCACTAATTAGGGGTATCGTTAGTCAAACTCATATTGACGTGCTATCATTCTATTCATCAATATGAGTTTTTAATTACAGGAGATTAAACTATGATCGCAGGACAACAAGCAACAAAAACATATATCAAAGACGCAGTGGTATATGCGCGACCTACAAAAAACTTTCGTTTTTCATATGGGGGGGGTAAACCTTTACATTTGAAGCGTGGGTATGAACTCGCGCACACACCTGATTTTCAAGGCGCATGGGGTATTGAGACTCTAGCTTTTCATAACACCTACACGATCAAAAGCGTAGATGAAAATGGGGTAATTGAGTGCTTCAAACATGCTACTATTCAAGCCTTTATCGCAGAAGAAGATGGTACACTTGAAACACTGGAAGGCCCAAGCGCATTTAAAGTCGGTGACTTTATTGCTATTGGATCAAAAGGTGAGATGTGGGTTGTTGGCGCTAAAGTTCGTGAGCAGTATAAAGAAGTTGCAGATAATTAAGGCCGTATGATATATTTAAAAAGCGCCTATGGCAGATCATAGGCGCTTTTGCTTTTATAACGCTTTAGTCATCGGAGTGACAAACCACTCGCTACCAGATGATATGATGTGATACACAAACTCATCTACCCCACCCACATTTAAAGTCGCAGTGAAACTTTTACCAATATCTTCTGGGTTTCCAAATATAGCAGATAATTCACCTTTTGTCGGCGGCGTTGACGTTATTGCCTCTGAGTATATGTGATTGATCGGTTGCCATTTCATCATATCGCTAACGACATAAAGCGTCTGTGTATTGTTATCCCAATACCATGCTTGCCTTGATGGTGGTGTAGAAGGAAAGTCATCATTGCCATGTCGATTAGCATGTATTGTTACTTTTGGCAAAACCTCATATTTTGAAAACATTTCTTGTTCGCCTTGACCTAAAGTTGTTCTCTAGCGCTATACCAAGTGATATTCTGCGTGTAGCTTAATATTGAAAATGAGTTTGACGTGTAATTTGCTATGAATAGGTATAAACCGACATCATTTTGTTGGCTATAGAATGGAACGTTAACATTAACTGCATATTTATATTGCTCGGCATATTCAGGGTACTCAGGAGGATAATATTCCGCAACATAATTGACTAGTTGAGCATTACTCATATCAATATCCGAGTCGTGATCTTGTATTTTAAAATATATCCCAAATGTGACTGAGCTTCCACCACTAGGCAATGATAAAAGTATGTTTGCCTGTATATTGCCAAAGTTAGTATAGGGTAATATAGGCCCATTCCCGTCATCAGGCATTGCACGCCATACAGTAGTACCATCTATTTCTGTAATAAACGTATTGTTTGAACCGTTGATAATTGAATGCCTTAAAGTACCGTTATTCGAATCAGGCTGTAACACAACCTTCCAGTTCTCATTCATGCTATCATACGTAGGGATAGAAATTGGCGATGATCCGAAGTTATCGTAATAACCGCTGCCTAAAATATATCTATTACTCCACCCATTAGATATAGAGTCTTGCGTGACAACTAACGCCTCACCAATTCTAATAAGTGTAGTTGCCACGTCATTAAGCTCTTCTAGTTGGTTTGGTGGCTTAGGTGTGTTATACCAAGTATCAGTAAGAGCGTCATAACTTAATATATTTCCATCTTGCGGCGATGCGATGTCTACATCATCTAAATCAGCAAGACTTCCCCCACTTCCGCTCCCCCCACCACTGAGGTTAGTCACTGTCCCATTGTCAAAAATAACATTTACAGTTTTATTGTTACGAATAAACAACCTAGCTTGTCCCGCGTCAGGAGTTGGTGGATTAACGCTTTGCTCTGATAACTCGATATTGATGTCAGTTACTTTTGTTGTCATTTTATATTTATCCTATTAGCTAATTGCTGTCCATGTAACTTGTTGATTAAATGTAATGCTTATACTATCACTGCCATTATTGACAACATAGAAATAATAAAATCTTGGGTTCAATTCGCCACCAGACCATAATGCAATTTGATTGCATTGTAATGGGTATGTATTATCTGCTGGCGCATAGTCGTTATTATGATGCGCCGCGATTTTTGTTCCACCTGATGGCGTTACATTCAAGTTATCGGCAGTAACATCTTGGTAGAATACCTCAAATTCTGCTGAACTATTGCTTACAGCGCTTATTGATAAGTTAAAGTTACCGACTGCGCTCGATGCTAAAACAGGGTTGATTGATGTAAGCACAAACTCATCAATATCATACTCATGTGTTATGTTTGCAGTCTCTAAATGCGTATCAGCATAGGGGTCAAATGATAGCACTGCACTACCCGATTGCGGGATAACAATTGACCTTGAACGCACTACCGCATATGTTGTTCCAGCTTCAACCAAACTTACTCTACTCGCTAGTTGATTAATAGCTTCTTGTGCATTATCTGGATTTTCATTATTGATCCAATCATTCAAATCGGTGGCTGTATGCGCGATGCGAACTGTATTATCAAAATCAAGAGCCGATTTAATGATTAATTCACCACCTGGCTCAATTGTAATACTTCCGTTTTCTGTATAGTCTACTGCACCATAATAAACCACTTGATGGTTTGCAAGAATTGTATAATCATCATCAATTAGCGTATTAGATGAGAAGAACCCTGTTAATGCTTGTGAACCACTTTCAATCGTTTTTACCCTAGACGCAAGTTGATCTAAACCACCTTGTACATAATCGGGGATATTTCCAGTTTCCCAATCTGTACTTTCATCTGGCGTATAGGTAACAGTGGTTGCATCACCCCCACCTGTATCATTTTCAATAACTTCTACTCTGGCGGCTAACTCATCTAAAGCCGAACCGATGATATTTGGCACAGTATCCCAATTATCATCATCATCAGGTGCATATCGAATAACAGACGCGCCTAATGCGATCACACTGGCTAGGTTATCTAGTGCTTCTCTGACATCATCAGGCGCTCCAACGATATTGACCCAATCCGCTGGCGTTGTTGGTGCGTAAGAGACAGCTTGTGATGTTCCATTAAAAGTAGCGCTAACAATAAGCGCCTGTATGTTGCCTGGTGGGTCATTCTTGACGATATTAATGCCGTTACCTGGCCATATTTTCCCTTCGAGGAAATTGGATTGAAAGTCAGTGGCAGATACTCTTACTGTGGATAGCTGAGACTCGATGTTTGTTGTTCTGCCTTCTAGGGTGTGTGTTCTTAATGCTAGTCTATCTAATGCCAATTTAACATTAGCTGGTGAGACACCACCCCAATTGACTTGATTAGCATCTGTATAAGTTACATTAGCCGCATCAGGGTTTGTTGTACTTGACTCCACCGCTTTCAATCGGCTGGCTAACTGGTCAAGCGCATTATCTGTATCGCCAGGATCAATTCCACCATTCCAGTCTGATAAGTTGGCTGGTGTATAAACAACATCAGCGGCATCAATAGCTAAACGATTAATCGTAATTGTTCTGTTAGAGCCAGCAGATTCTACTAGCTGAATACCTGTTCCAGAAAGTAGTTTTTGTCCCAAAAATCCAGATGTTGAATCGTTAGATGATGTTCTGACAGTACCTTCACCAAATGACTCAACGATTTTCAAGCGACTGGCTAATTGGTCAAGTGCATTATTTGTATTGCCTGGATCAATCCCGCCATTCCAGTTAGCTGGCGTATTAGGAACATAACCAACAAATGAAGCATCTAACCCGTTCTGAATGCGATTTGCTAAATAATCAAGCGCCGCTTTAACTTGCTCAGGGTCAATGCCACCCCAGTTAGCTAATGTGGTAGGAGTAAATGACACCTGTTCAGCAATTGGAGCAACTGTCCCTGCTTCAATTAATGTCACACGGCTGGCTAACTGGTCAAGCGCATCATTAACTTCACCTGGGTTAATATCCCCGTCCCAATTGGTTATATCATCAGCCGTGTAATTAACAACACTGGCATTGATAGGGAAATTATTTTCAACAACCCTGAGCCTTGCAGCTAATTGGTCTAAACCAGTTTGAACTTCTGCTGGCGCGGGTAAATTCCAATTTGCAGAAGTTAGAGGGGTATATGTGGTTTCAAGAGCAGAGCCACCCTCAGCATTAATAGTCAATAGCTCATTAGTTGATCCTGACTTTACTAATGAAACGTTATTACCTGCAAGTAACTTTTGCTCTAAAGTGCCAGGTGTTTCATCAGCAGTGCTAATTGCCACTGTATTTGCACCCGCAGAAGCAATTGCCGATATTTGAATAGATCGGTTGCCACCTTGCGTAATAATATCAAATGACACATTATCGCCAGCAAGTATTTTATCAATAAGATACCCTGCTGTTGCATCATCATTATCTGTTTTTACGCTCTCGTTATACCTGAGAACATCAACAGCGCTATTCGGCTTTAATATTGATATAGCCATTATTCTATCTCCGCATAGCTAACCCAATAACCAATCGCACTAGGTTGATCGCTCTGCCCAGTGACACTACCATTAGCTATCAATGTTAATTTCGTGTCAAATGTTAAGCTCTCATCTGGTTTAAGGTCTACGTTGATTATCCGAACAGGATTTATGTTTCCATCATATAGTGATATTCTTACATTTGCATCCTCAGTAGCATGGTTATTATGAAATATCATACTAAAGACGATACGTGTATTGGGGCTTGATAATAAAATCGTGCCAGAGCTAGTTGATAGTGATCCGTGACTCTCTTTTAGTTGTATCGCCATGTTTTACCATCCTAATATTGCGAATATCATCGCATCTTGACTTTCAGAACCACCGCTACTAGGCTTCCAGTCGATGCCCGTTGTTGTTGAGCTATCTGCTGTCAACACCTCGCCATTTGAGCCAACTCCAATTGATGATAAGTTTGTACCATCGTAGACAAGAACCGCGCCTTTAGAAGTAGTTGTTACATTAACCCCATCTAAATCATTTAATTCTAAGGAGTCGTTTACCCAGACTGTGCCGTTATAGCGTAAAATCTGCCCATTAGCTGGAGTTGTTAACGTGACATCATTCAAATCACTTAAAGATGTAGCGCTCCCACCTCCACCAACAGGGATTATCGAGTTGTCATCTAACCTAATATATAAAGCACTATTTTTAATATATAAATGCGAAAATCCAGCCAGCGGTATATATGAAGAGTCATCTGGTCTGTTTTGTAAGTTTAAAAATTCTACATTCGCTTCACTAATTCTTGCCATAATTTCACCTAATGATTTGTTTCATAGGAATGGTCTATGTGTTTAATAATCCTCAGTCATAACATTTCCATCAGCGTCTACTAATACTTCCCCATCTGCTGTTAATATTAAGTTTGCAGGGAAGTGTATGGCCCATTTCATACCAAGTGTTTCATTGCTATCTACTACTAATGCAAGATCATCATTACCAACTGGTAAACGGTTAAATAAACTGCCGTTACTAGCCATAATGTCGCCTTTAGCTTGGGTGAATTGTGCGACATCGACCAGATCACCAAGTGCGCTTACTTTTATTGCGGGTATCCATTGCCCTGATATGATGTCATACGCAATAGTTCTACCATCTGCAACGCCTGTTACGTTCACATCCAATAATTGACTAAAGTTTCTGGGAATAGCACTTGCTTGCCATAAACCAGTCGCACTGTTATAAGTCAGAACTTGCCCATTTTGTGCTGCTATGACATCAACGTCTGTCAGATCATTTAGCGTGGTTGCGCCACCCCCCCCCCCACCTGATGAAAATTGTATCCAAGCATCGCCATCAGCATTGGTAAGATATAAAGCGCCATTTCCATCCGTGCCACCATCAGCAGCCCAATATACATCCCCGAAGCCTTCGGGGACAGGTGGTAACGCAACATCCTCACCACCATCTAGCCGCGATTTATGTAATGTATTAAATGGCAAACTATCGTGAAAAGGCATGACATGACCACCTAAATCTTTTTATTTAATAGGTATTGTAGCATGGTTTGAAGCGGGTTTTTAAATATATACAACATTTCCAGTTAAGGGGTCAACAACAACTTCACCGTTAGCAGTAACTATATTATCTAAATTGCTACCATCGCCGTTACCCCCACCAAGCGCTAAGTATTCTTGTAGCGGGATAACGTTTCTTCTTGTTATCTCCGACATGCCATGTGTTAATTGAACATATCCAGTTCTAAAACACCCATTGTCAGCATGAGGAACATAGTCACCTGTTTGGCTGTCTAAGGTTAGAACTTGCGAAAAACTTAACTGTGACGGAAATATCTCACCATACTTATATTCAAGCTGTTCAGTTTCAAAGTTGACTTGCACTAAAACATATCGGCTACGCAAGTTAGCGATTGGCACTTGGGCATTATGTGGTGCGATTCCCCAATCAACTGTTTGCATTGTGTTAATGTACTTAAAAACATCATTTAACCGATATGCCCCTTGTATGACCTTAGCTTTCATGCTTGGTGGAAATGTAGCTGTTAGTAGACCTGGCGCTAATTTTTCATAATAATAAATTACTTCATCTTCTTGCGTCACGCCGTCAAAGAATTGTTGAGCAAAGCGGCTGTCAAGCTGTATAATTTCCCACTCGCCGCTTAAGGCATCTTTTCTTACGCGAATAGGGGTATTATATCGAATTTGCCATGACGCTAATGCTCCAGGCTGCATATTCGCTTCGCCTTGATAACCTGTGCCACCTGCTTCATGGAAATAATATCTATTTGGTAAGTCACTGCGATCAGTTGGCACTTGAACATGAACTTGACCATTTTCATCCATATACCCAAGTCGTGCAGAAAATGGTTTACGAATAGCATCGCCTAAAACATCATCTAGGCTTCTTTTAAATCTATTAAGATCATCTAAATAATCGTCTGGCATTTATTTATCCCCCTTGTTCTGGCATTAGAACGCCTTTTAATACGCGGAATTTTCCACCACCGTCAATAGAAGAATGCCAATCACCTAAAACATTTACTGTATTACTGGGGTCTAAAAACCCATCAGTAGAAATCTCTAATCTATTGATGCCCCAAGCAATACCAAAATCACTAGCAATTCTCAGTCCTCGCAAATCAGTTGCATCAGTGGTAGGTATAAACCAGCTACTACCAAAGTCTTGAGAGAAAGCTAACTGACGCACACCGAATGTATTTCTTTCAAAAACTGCGTTAATCGTAGCATTGTCTAAAGGGTCGATAGATAACGCATAAGGCGCAGTTGGCACGGCTCGCGTTTGTGGACTTCCATCTGCGCTATATGTAATATCTTCATAATAAGGTACAGTTGTTATATTAAATACACGGAATAGGTCTAATTCTTCCATGATGTAGTTATCTATGGTAAAGTCCCATAAACGCAATGATGGCATCGGCGTTCCAAAGCCATTGCTAGATTCTGCTGGCATTTCAAACTTTAATACAACGCGGCGTATATCCTTCATCGCATCTGGGCTTAAATCAGTTGCATATGTGTTGTAGACATGCAACGGGTCATAGGCATCTGCTGTATCTATGCCCCACCCAAGCCATCCAGCATTTAATGGTAGGTTATCTTCGATTCTATAAAACACATTTCTAAGTATGCCGTCACTATCATATAGCTCTAGGAATACGGTATATATACCAACCCAATAGGGATTCATACAACTTGAACCAGTAGTTGAATTATATGCGAACCTGCCACCAGTAGAGAAACGCCCCATATCTATTGAACCCCTAAAATCAAAAGTGAAATGTATTTTCACAATTGGAGTCCCACCATCAAAATCAGATGGCGCACGCACACCACGAAGATTAGGTATCCACCCATCATCTAAAAAGTACGATTCCATATCACCACTGGCGCATATGCCGTATTCCCTGCCAGTTGGTGTCGGCACACGCCAATCAGTGTATCCAGCAAATGCAGGAAGTTGCGGATCACCTAACCCCAAACCGCTATCAGGCGATCCGCGCCTTGTTACGGCAACATCGCTAATATTTAGCCCTCCTGTTGCAGTATGCACTAACGTTGGCACTCTACTCCCTTCTACGCCATATGCTGTTTGAGTGCCTAGTTCCCTAACTAATTCTCCTAACTGGCTATTTGTACTACCTTCTGATGCAGTGATACGAGTGGCATAGATAGGCCCTCCTGCGTATGTAGCTTCAACTGTAGGCCATGAAGTATCACCGATTGGGCTATCAACTGCAAAAACCCAATTTGTAACAGGTGTTGTGAAATACCCTAGTCTATATCCACCTGATGCGCTGCTATATCCAGATGACACTAACATGCTTCCTTGAAATGCAAAGTCTATTTCTTTTCTTACAGGAGATAATGAAGCTGTTGGTAAAATATCTCCCATAGCCGTAACACTCCAAGATGAACCATTAGTAGTTCTATAACAGTAATTACCCCGCGCTGACTGCACAACGCAAGCAACATATCCATTGATCTCAGGGTTGGATCGAATGCGAATTGATCCATGAATATCTGATGGCAAAGAGTTTTGATATTGTAAAGTCCAAGTAGGGCTTTGAGCTAATGCGTTGGGTGTATAGTAAATTAATAGCGTGTCAAACACACCAGAATTAGAAGCACTTTCTCTGGCTGCGGCAACCCACATCCCTAATGGCCCTTGAGTAAATCCAGATAATGGATAAGCACTAAAGAAGTCAAATGCAAAGTCATTAACTCTGACTAGCGCATTTCCATTTCGCATTGAGCCAATATCTACCCAGTTCTTGCCGTTCTTATTACGCGCAAATCGCCCAACAGCATTAACAGCAAATAACGCCCCTGTTTCATTCATGATCTGTTCTAAATTGCGATCATCATCATTAATGGCAGTATCTACCAATATGGGAGGCGTAATAGGTGGATATGTTGCCCCACCACCTTTATCTAAAATGAAAGTCTCACCTGGTTGCCCAAAAGTTTCTGGTTCAACCGTTAGAATTACGTTTTTTGTGAATACCCCATTATCGGATTCTTCCCATGAACGCTCAACTGATACTGGCAATGTGCGAAAGTTAACAAGTTGCTTTCTGGGATTCCAATTTTCTCTAAGATTGAGCCTAGTCCATAGCATCAACGCGGGATCAAAAAAATCCATATTGCGTTTTAATGATAACGCAATTTCTGGTGTTGGGTTATTTCTTTTTGCCAACATATGACCTGATATTTCATTTGTCCTATCTTGGTTGCTTAATCTAAATCCAGGCTGACCTTGTAATATCCCATTATTAGATTTAATGATAATGCTATCTTCATCCTGACTTCCATTTGCTTGCATTTGGTAATAACCAGGTGCAATTGAGCCAAATGATGCAACGAAGTCCTCACCGCCACCTTGATAAGACATAGAAAATATTTTCAATGTGCCAACTGGATTAGCATACTGCTTAGGCATTTCAACTGGTGAAACAATATCCACTATGCCAGTTTCTTCATTTGCAGTTATGGTCATTCTGACATCAAGGCTATCTCGATATGCGCTGCTCTCCACCATTGGATCACGCCTTAGATACAGTGATCCATCAGATATACACCCGATGTTACCTGCGATAACAGAAGCTACCTGCAATAGATATTCAGCGATTGAACTGCCATTAAATCCCCAGTTCAATTTCCTTTCGTTATCTGGCTCATTTGTTTCAGGATTAACATCCCAATAAAAGCGATAGTCAAACAACTCTAAATATGTACAATGGTGACGCAAGATATACCAAGCTACAAATTGAGGGATACCTAGCCCCTCACCTATATCTGTCCAAGATGATGGCGCGGGGACTTCAACTACAGCTTGACTAACCATCGGTATTTCTTCCATCCTTTGAAATGGGCCTAATACATCGACTGTTGTAGCTTTCTCTCCACTTAACAGATCAATCGTGTGTGTTTCAGCGCTGGCAAAACCAGCGAAAGTGGTAATTATGGAATTATCTGACACTGGTATGCCATCAATATACACCGTTTCAGTATAAAAAATAGGAACACCTGGTAAAAATGTATCTTTATCTAACTCACCAACGAAAGTGACATTTTGTGATCTTCCCTGCCTATTTTGAGTATCAGAGTTTATCTGAAATGCCATTTGTTCAGATAGGGGTGGGAAGTCATCACCATTAACCCATATGGGCCTAGTTGCTATACTGCTTTTCCCACTGCTATCTGACACAGTACAGCGGATACGATGAAAACCTTGTGGCAGACGAATAGTAATAACGGGTTCATTGATTGTCCCGCTGACAATAACTGCACCCGTTGGAAGTTGCCACGAGTACCCCGTTATTAACTTTCCTTGCCAGCCAAAACTATTAGTAGCACTAAATGTGAACTCAGCTACCCCACTGCTGTTGGCCCACGCTTGCCGCCATGAACCAATATTGGCAACTGGATTAGGATTGCTACCACTACCATCATAAGGTAGATCAAACTCTTTATAAAATTGACCATCAACAATGCGGCTAACCAGCGACCATAATGGTTTTACACTATAAACCATTATTTCTTGTCCAGCATCAAAGGCAGATATTTGTCCCTGTCCGATACCTGGATCACCTCTTGATTTTCCGTCAATATATAATTGCAGTTGATTAGCTGTTCCACGCCTAACTACACCATAGGAAACAAGATCACGATTTACCCCTGCTCGAACAATCCATAACATACCAGCTTCAATGTCTTGATAGCGGCCTCCGTTCCAAGCAACGCTTAATCTGCCGATAGGATATTGCAACGGCGTTTCAGTCAAGTATCCTCTGGCAATCATTTGTGCAGGCCAATAGTTATAAGTTGGCACAACAACTTGGTTGCCAGAGTTGCGGACTAAATTTAATAATGGGCCAGGAATAGGCATATTAACTTCCTATGAAATATCATATTTTTGCATTAAATAGTCAAATATAGCTGTTCTCTTAGGCGCATCTAGGTTAGGCGCATAGACGATGATCTCGCTGATAATGCCATTGAAGTAAGCAGATGCGAATGATGAGCATCCAATGGCTAATCTGCTTGAAAATATATTCATACTTGCGAGACTTGATGTAATGGTATTGATATGAACGCCATTTCGATATAAATCAAAAACACCGCTATCTCTAAGTTGAAACAATAATACCTGTGGTGTGTTTGTCGCATTGTTAGAAAAACTTATGCCAGCGCCAGAATTAACACGCACCCCTACGCTTGTAAAAGGGGTTAATTGCGTTTTATGTTGCCATTCAGGGGTTGACACCAATACACCACCTTGCAGAGAATTAGATGACATAAGTGTTTCGTTACCTGGTACACTAGCACTATTTGTTGGATGACACACGATAAAAACGGAATGTTGCGATCCAGTTGTTGATGTTAACCCCGTTGCGAAAAGATTGTCGTCTAACCCGTCAAAAGTTATACCTGGTAAGCTATTTATTGCACTAGCTGTATAGATGGGGCGCATTGTTATATCCGATTGACTTAATCTAAGATTTTGCGTACTTGATCGTTCTCCCCATGTAGCAACTGGGTCAGCATCTTGACACAAAATGGTAGCATTAATGTCGCTATACGCTCTCTCTGAGGCATTAAGGTATAAGTACGGGTTGTAAGCAATTGGGTTAAATGGCTCAACTTGTAAAACATCGCTTTGTATTGCGTCTGTCGCACCAGCAGTTGACGCAGTGAATATAGAATCAAAGAACGTGGCATTTGAAAATGGTGTAATGGTTAATATAATAGCTCCGCCATTAGTTTGAGGTGGTATAGATGGTGGGTAAATTGCTCGGATATTTGTTACATTACTCAGTGGCGGTTGAATTGCCGACCATGTTTCGCCATTATCAGTGCTATATTCAATGTTTATTGATGTGTTAATACTATTCAGCGCCACATTTGCTGGAATATCCCAGATGAGAGTTGATGTAGATAGCGTGTAATCATCACCGCTATTACGCAAATTAGCAGTAATAGTACCACTAGCCGACTGGAAATACTCATCTTGATATTGAACCAATATTGTTAAGTTAGGCCCTTCTGGGGCAGGCTTAACCGCAGTAAATGTAACCATCAAGTCGCTATACCCCCCTGCTTGAGGGGTTGCCTCAGATGAGACATCAGCAAACTTAGCCCATGTGTGATAAACTTCCCATTGCCCTGATGCGCGGTTGAAAGTCTGCACAGTAATTTTGTTAGACATTGATTGTTGATAAAATGGGGTTGCAACTGAGCTTGAAAAAAACTCATCACGGATATATTTCACCATTAGCGGAGATAGATTCACTAAGGGCCATTTAAAAGTAACCCCGCCGTATGCCCATCTCTGTTGAGTTGGCGTATCAACATATCGCGCATGATAAATAACATCTGCTTCATTACCTGGTCTAATCCAAACGCGCCCGTTACGCATGTCAGATTGCAGTGGCAATGAAGCCATATTATGCCCATTCAGGTATAACTCAGACCGAGATACCCAACCTTTCATCATGAAAAAGCCATCTATAATTGTCGGCATGATTATCTCTTTTTATCAATCATTACCTATTAATTATACATGGCTTTAAGTTAGCTTTTGTTGATGCTACTGTTGAATATATCTATTAGCGCCTGTTGCAATAAGTGGAAGTTAGCCATAACTTCATCTCTAGTTATGTTGCCTCCGATTTGGATATTATCAATATTTAACCCCACTGGTGTGGTGTTTTTATACAAAGCATTTGCAAGGCTTTGTATAACGGCATCGCTTGGATTTCTAACAGCAGGATAGTCAATAGGTTGACCTATCCTATTATATGAATTCTCGAATGCAGACGCGAAAGCACTCATGGCTTCATTTGGAATACCCCTACTCTTATCAAAAGGAACAACAATTTCAGGGTATTTACCTTCACCTGCAACCATAAGTGTTGGCTTATCAACATAAGCCCCTCTAGCAGCCAATAACCCCCTGCCAGACGTAACCTTAACACCACCCGTAGACTTAGTAGATGACTTGGAAGTTGATGTAGATGAACTTACCTTCATCGAGTTTTGCAATTGTCTTGCTTGATCGGCAATTGCATTAAATCCAGTAGATGTGATTTGAGCAATATTTTGCATCATCGTTGAGTGTATTTGGATAACTGAATTAGCGCCTGATGCAGTTGTGCGCTCAACACCCTTCATTAAATCGCGGGTTCTGTTTTGCAGACCTTTAGAGAATTGGCTAATATAGTCATCCCACAACTTAGCTATGGTTGCTTGTTGTTCTGTAATTCGTTCTAATTCATTGTTAAAGCGTTCTTCGTTTAATTCAATTAATGCTTGCTGATTGGTCTGCTCTAATTCATAAATGGTTTCAAAATGCTTCTGAGTTAACTCTAACACCTTAGATTGATGAGCAGACTCATTCTCTAAGATAGTATCAAAACTTTGCAATGCAGCATCGGCGCGATCTGTTGAAAATTGGCGCTCATCATCTAATTGTTGCGTCCTAGATTGTGAACCAATTTCTTGCAAGCTATTCTGATGCTCACTTACTTGACTGGCTTCTTGCTCATTAAAGACAGTCTGTTGAGCAAGAATGTTCTCGTTTGCAAGTGCAGTATTTTCTAATCGTTGAGAATTCGCAATAGATTCTTGTTCTTGTAACTGGGATAAGGTTGATTGATGGTTATCTAAGACCATCACTTGACCATCTTGTAAGCCACTCTCAATATCTTTAAACAGATTGGCTGTTTCGCGCGAAAAATCGTCGGCATAAGTCAGATCAATTTTCAATGAATCTTCTAATGCTACGAATTGTTCGTTAATACCTGCGCTAACGCCATCCATAACAACGTTAACAATATCACTGCCGATAGTTGCATATGCAGGACTATTAATGACCTTTGTAAGATCAACGTGACCAGTTTCAATAGCGCGGTTAAATTCTTCTAGTGTTTGCGTGACAGCATTAAACTGAGCAATTTGCGCCTCAGTTTCAATACCCCCTTCACGCATACGCTGTAATTCTTTCTCGAGCGCTGATGCAATTAAGGTGGCTTCTTCTTTGCCGACATCACTACTACCAGTCCTCATAGCATTTTGGAATGCGGAGCGAGCATCAGATATTTTTGTGCCACGCGAGATGAATTCCATCAAGGCTTCTTCTCGGTTTCGGAAATACTCTAATTCAAGCGCGAACGAATCTTGAAGATGTTGGCGTTGTCGCTGAGTGTTTTCAGCAAACGCGCGATCTTCTTCGGCGCGAGAACGCTTGTTTTCTTCATATTGTTCACGGCGATGTTTTTCAGCCTCAGACTTTTCTTTCTGGAATGCAACTTCTGAGTCACGCATTTGTTCTGCATGGTTTTTCTTCTCTTGTGCAACTGACTCTTCAAATTGCGCCTTAGCTTCTTTCAGACGTTCAACTTGTTCTTGTCGCATTTGCGCGATGCGCTCTTTATGCTCAGTTGCCATTTCAGCTAAACGCTCTTTATGTTGTTTTGCGTTTTCTGCTTGCTGTTCTTGGAAATCGGAACGTGTTTCAGCTAAGTTTTCTTTGTGCGATTCTGCTGCTTCTTGTTCAGTCTTTTCTGCCTCACGACGTAACATAAAGTGCCGCAAGGCATCATTCGCCATTTCAGCTTCAAATAGCTGTTCTGCTAGGCTTTTTTGACGTTTCACGCGATCTTTAATGTAATTTTCTTCGATCTTAGCTATCTGTTTTTCGTGTTGTTCGCGCTGTTTAGCGCGGTTCTCCTGATAGCTTTTGTTAGTATCAGCAACCGACTTGCGATAACTTTCTCTAGTTGTCTCTAGGTTTTTTAAGTGTTGTTGATTTGATTTAATTGTACTGTCTTGATACTGTTTATCTAGTTCAACCAAGCGTTTATTATGTGTCGCCTGCATAGACATAACATTCTCTCTGTGGCGAGATGATATGTCTAACATTTGCTTATCATGTTCTTCTTGTGCTTTTCGGTCTTGCTCCATCCGTGATTGAATAACGCTACGCATTTCTTCACCGCGTTGCTTTTCAAGATTGATTAGATCATGACCTAATTCGCGTTGTTGTTTAAATATACTTAAACGATCTTTGCTTAAGTCATCTGTTCTTGAAGCTATTGAATCTTCAATAGCAGATGCTTGTCGATCTAGTTCATTTCTGTATTCAGCAAGTGCCAATTTAGCTTGAACAGTTGAGCTTTGCAAGTATTCCATCCGCTTTTGCAACTCAGCGACTTCTTTATTTGCTTCACTCATTTCCTTGCCAGCTTCACCGTAGATTGTTTCATCCCCGATGGCGTGACCTAAGATAGTCCTGATCTTATCGCTGATGCCAGTTAATTTTGTGGAATTTTTATTAACTTCATTGATGTATTCTTGTTGAGCTTGAATTTGCAAGCGTATTGCTTCAACTTCATCATTGATAGCTTCTCTGGCATTTGAACGACTTAAAGTATCTGTTAATTCGACATTCTCTTGCATCTTACGATTGATAACATCAAGGCTTTTTTTAATTTGATCGGGCGCAGTTCCTTGCAACCAATCAACTACTGATACACCCAACTGAATACCATCTATAGCGGCAGTTAAAGGCCCTATTAACTTGGATGCAACTTTAGCAGCTTTACCAAGTTGTCCTGCGCGTTGCGCTAATTGCCCCATATAAGCCTGTTGCTTCGTTAAAGGGGTATTTGTAGCTTGTAATGCCGCATTTGTTCGCGTTACGTTGCGTTCAAATCTTTGCATTGAAGCGCTTATATCTCTGAATTGCTTGGTTTGTCCAGCAACCTTATCATATGATGATTTTATCTCACCATATGCGCTTTTTGCGTTAGATGCAAAATCTATGATTCCCTGAATGGTTGGGATCATAGATTTCAGTGATGTGTCTAAGCCTGCTGTCTTTTTGGTTAAAAGGTCAAAACTTAAGCCTAAGTTTTTAATCTTTTCCGCATTTGTCTCTGCAAACTTCGTTGTCCACTGTGAATACCCCGATGGAGCATCTGGCGTACTCGGCTCAGACTTTTTAGGTTCTTTGCTACCACTGCCACCAGCAGGCAAATAACGACCACTGCTATCACGCGGACGCGGAGGCCTTACCTTACTAGCCTCCTTCTGCATTTTTCGGTATTCTTCGGTGGTCTGTTTTGCCGCGCCAGTTAAGTCATCTTGAGCTTTTTTAGCTTTATCTAGTGATTCTGGGATTAGCTTTGTTGCTGTTCCTGCACCGCTATTAAACTTATCTAATTCATTGTTGACATCTTTTAATGTTTCTTCGACATCTTTGTTTGCTGCACTAGTTCTTGAACCGAAATCAGTCATAACCCCACGAAGTGAGGTTACGCTTTTTTCGATAGTAGACATATCTTTAGCAATCTTGCTAAGAGCTTCTTTGTTGACACCCGTTAGCATATCAGGAAGTGATTTATTGACTGCCTTTATGGATTTGCCAACGTTATCAACCTGCTTGCTAAGATTCTGCAATACATTTGCAACTTCTTGCGTTGGGCCAACCTGAATATCAAAGATGATTGAGTTGTCGCTTTTATTAGCCATATTTCACCTTTGTATCCAAAAGAAATTATTTTCCGTTAATTCGCCTCATATTTCCCTTTGGGATACTATTGCTTTGTTGTGTATTATTGCTGCCATCGTTAGAATAAGGGTCAATAGCGCGTAAAGCGCTGATACTTGCTGGCTTATTGCCATTCTGAGCAATCCATTGTTCATACAAAGCCATGATAGGCGATGTGTTGCTCTTATGAGAATATATGGTATAGGCAAGTGACATATCACCAATCCACTTAGGATCATAGACCATCACTTCATCTTGGGTATATAAGCGTTGAAACCCACTCATTTTCCAAAGCCAGAAACCTGTTCTTACTATCTCCCAAGGATAATCAAATGCCCATTCCTCTGGCTCACCGAACACGTCTTGTTTTTTATCATTAGCCATGTCTTTGAACCAAGCCCTAACCTCATCTCTAAAGTCGGCTTGGCTCTTAGCTAGTTTGGGTCAATGGGTTCTCCATCTGTGCCTTTTTGGGTCATTTCTTCCCTGACAGGCTTGTATATCTTCTGTAGACTAGCAAGAGCCTCATCCCATTCTTCAAGGATATGGTAGGGGATATTTTCAGAGAAATACTCATAGCATATTTCTAATTGCTCACCTTTCTGAACCATATTCCACCAACTCTCAACATTGTGATATTCTTCGGGCAAGTCTGGCAAGACATCCCAGTTAAAGATCATATTTGTTGTAAAGACTAATCGCCACGCATAATCTGTAGCCACAGAATCATAAGCATTTGGGAATGCAAGTTTAATTTGATCCTTGATCCCTTGTAATCTTGTGATTGTCGCAATGGTTTGAAAGGCATTGGACTCAATAGTAATTGCTTTGTGGAAAAAAGTTGCACGTTTGCTCATTATATACTCCATTACGGCTTATCAGCGGTATGTTTAATTTTAGCTTTCTTTACTTTCAGTTTGTTCAGCATCAACCTGCTTTGTGGTTTTCCCGCCACGTTTCGTCTCGGATGTGCTTTCTTCTTGGGTCTTATTTTCTTCTAAATAAGGCGCAACGGCAGCATCCACAATAGCTAACAATTCTTCTGACAGTTCATCAGAAATGCGAGCGTGTCCAGCAGGAACATAATAGAAGAATTGCCCCTTATGTCCAAAATAAACAGTTGTGGGCGTTGCTTCTGCTGTAGATTGCGAATAGAAAGCGCCATTGGGGTAACGTGTGGGTGTTTGTGAAATGCGATATTCACCCTTATCTGTGATTTCTCGAACCCCAATGCGCTTATCATCAATAGTTCTGATACTAACAGTCATTTCAAACTCTCCATAATGAGGCATCAAGGCAAATAACATGATCTGCCTTGATGCAAATACTAACAAACAATAGAGCCAGCGCTTGATGAAACATAATGTGTTTCATAGAAGATGCCGATGTATTCCCCACCTGCAAACTCTGTAGCAGGCGCTAAAGGACTAATTGTAACTGCGGCAGTTGTAAGTGACACTGAATCAGCATCAGCCTTACGACCATTGATGTACGTTTGCAATGAGTCTGTTTCTGAATCGGGCGGCGCACTAATCGGCGCAATTGGCAAGAATGGTAAAGTAACCGTTTCTGTTGCTTGCGTTGGTCGTGCGATATACCCCACAGTATGAACAGGGTTATCAGTGATGATGTAAACATTTGGGGCCATGTTATTAGACAATCCCATATCAGTACAAGCAAATGGCAAGCCCCAAGGGAAACGATCACCAGTAGTCGGCACAACAGTATAGCCTGTAGGCGAGTGAGCTTGGAACGCAGGCCCAGAAGAAAACCCTTTAGGCGTTGCCCAAGTACGCGGCAATAGAATTGAAATAAATTTATTCGCACCTACCGAGCCAGGGTCTTTTGATTGAATACGGAATACAATTAACATCCATGCCTGAGGCGGTGACGATTCCATAATATTATCAGACCAGATTGTTTGACGCGCATTTAATGTTCCGTCAACACGACTGCCAGATAACATAGCAGATAAGTCAGCATCAGCAGTTGATAAGGTCATTTCAAAAGTGCCGAGTGAAGTGATACCATAGACAAATGCACCAGTCCATACATCGCCACCCGTGAAGTCGATCACTGTTCTATCTGGCAAAGTTAATGATGCGTCTGTTGCATATCGCACCATATACGGAGACATCATTGTGCCAGGCAACACGCCAGGGCCAGCCGTTCCGTAGTTATAGCCAGCATCATCAACTAATCCAATAAACACCCTATATAAACCGTGAGCATCACCAGTTCTAATTTGTGCCATCTCTTTTATCCTCTTAAAATTAATTAATTTATATCTTTAGGCACGATATGATTTATATTGTACCAAAGGTTTTAAGGCATTTTTCAAAAACGTGGAGTTCCACGTTTTATGGTATGCCTGTTTCGTTATATACGATTTGGTTAATAACCGTTAACTCAATAGTAAAGCCCCAAAATGCACCAGCATCTACGCCATCACGAGTATAGAGCGTAACCCCACTACGACGATCTAATCGTGTTCGGTTAACACCTGACAGGCTTGTTTGTGGCCCATCCAGCAATCCTCGCCTGTTAGCTACCTGCAACATGGGGTGTTCTAAGAAGTAGCGAACAGTTGCCACTGCCACTTCTCTAGCTTCTTGCTCATATCGTTGACTTTCAGTGCCACTAGGATCGCTATAAGTTTTCCCAATGTAAGCAAGTGAATAGCCTTGTTCTGCGAGTTCTTCACCAGCAGACTCTTGTGGATACGCCTCATCCTCAATAAAGACGAGCCAACAAGGACGGTTAGCGAGATCAATGTTAGACCTTGTATAGTGATAAGCATTTGTGATGCTTGGGTGTGCATCAACTAGCATGAGTGCCAATCTTGCTGGAACAGTTAATATTGACATAAGGTTATCTCTTTTTCACCGTTTTATTGGGGGAATTTAACAACCTTTGGCTATATGTTTTCAGCAATCGTTTAGTTGCTAAGAGTGTTCCTACAGCCGCTTGTATCTCAGGTTCTCTTTCAGCTTCTTTGCCGAGCATGGCAATTACCTGATCGACTGTATCACTAACAGTTCTCACGTTGAAAACTTTTTGCGCTTCTAACTGCCCTTCTAGTTCAGCTTGTTTTACCCTGCTTCTATATGACATAAATATTTCCTCCCGCCTTATTCTAAAATCATGGAACGTTGATAAGACTTGATAATTGTTAATACATCGGCTGGTATTCCCATTTCAACACCAACGCTCATATCAGAGACACCCAACCTACCGCCTGTTTGCAATACAGCTTCACGCCACGTCTTAGCAACCTGTAAGCAGGCTTGGACTATATCCTCAACAACATTCCACCGATGTATTTCAGTCGTTGAAAGATGACTAGTTGCTATTGTCCCATTAACGCCACGAATAACAGTCACTTTCGTTTTGTCAACACCAGTTACTTGCATAAACTCATCGCCCATCTTTATAAGTCTACCTTCTAAAAACGCACGTTCTCCCCAGTTATCGAAAATAGCATCAGGAGGAACTGTGAATGCAATTTGGCGCGTGACTGCATCAATGTTGGCGTTTAGTGATCCATTTATTTTTATCCAGAAATCATGGGGGTAAGATCGGCTAGGTCTGCTCTCCGCATATCCCCAAATGCCATCTATTTTTATTACACCTTCGTTAACTCTAGCTGCATAAGGATAAGAATATCCCCATCCCCCACCCCATGCTTTAGGGAATTTCAACCCTACTGCATAATGTGGTTTTGTATTCAATGGCAACAAATAATAGTCTTTATCGGTTAATAGCTGTTCGCCATTTTTTATCTCATTAATGGCAATGAGGTCAGCATCAACAATCAATTCAGCAAATGGAAGTCGTCGCCTAGATAAATCAAAAAAAGAATTAGGGATAGGATATTCCCTAACTTGTCGGCTCGGGAAAAAGCTACGCCTTGTATAAGTTTCGATATACCTAGTGGCGTGGCGCAGATAATCGCGTATCTTCTCATCATTAATTTGAGTACGATTATCTTTTAAATTCATGTCCTCAACAATACCACCCGTATTGCCGATGTCTTTTGCTTGTTCAAAGTCACTGATAAGTGCATATGTTAGGCTGCTCATATTTAACCCCCAGTGACGCTTGTGTGAGTAAAAAACGCATAGGCGCTAATTGCCCCTTCAGTTCCACCTGATAATCTTGCTCTGAAATAAGTATTTCTAAGTACAGGTATCACGTATGATGTGCCATCAGAAGGGGTTACTGACGCATTTATTGTCGCTTGATCGCCCATTTCAAACCCTTCTATCGGAAACCAGACCTCACCATCGGGACTTGTTTCAAAGTTAACAGTGCCATCGTAGCCTTCCAATGTTTCAAACCACACCCATACTGCATTAAAATTGCCATTAGACAGCAACATCCCGTTTAATGGGTGTTCTGGATTTGTTAATGGAATAGGTGGATCAGGCTGACTGCCATCATAAGGTGTTTCGTTGTGTAATGTAAAAACTGTACCATTTGATGCTGATTTGATAAATTCTGACACGACATATCTCCTGAAATTAAAACAGCCGATAGCCGACAATTTCTGTGGCTATCGGCTGTTTCGCTTAATTGTATAAGCTATTAAGAAACGTTCGGGTTTTCACCTACCATAGAAAGGTAGTCAATACTTCCCTCAACTTCACCCGCCGCTAATGTGTGCAATGAACCCCACGGGGTTATTTGTACATTTAAGGCGATGGCTTCTTCGATTATATGGATTAAGCGATTGCCAACATAGAACAAAGCATCGCCAGTAGGTGTGATAACAATCCCTAATTGCGTCCAAACATTAAGTTCAACAGGAATACCTGTATCATATGCTTGATTAAAGCCATTTCTTGCGGTGTTTAAAACCCAATTAGGACTCGCTTCATTTGGATCGAAAGCGAATATTGTCGCATTATCAGCCACAGATGTGACTGCATCAACAGAGTGATCTGAGAATGCAAACCCGTCAGTCATAGTAACGTAGTCAGCGATGCCGAACTCAAACACCACATCAGCTAAAGCACCAACCTTGACGTTTGTATTAAAGTAGATATAACCAGCATCATTGAATGCGCCAGTGTACCAATTTAAACCCGCTGCAATTGAGACATAATCATCTGCATCTGGGCCAGCTACTAACTTTAATACCCCGCCAGGCTCACCCGACAATGTAGCCGCGCTATCATCACCAACCGTTTGACCAAAACCACCTGGATTGACACTAGGTGAATTAACAATAAAGTGGTCAAATAATGCGACATGGTTTGGTGAACCCAATGCCAATGCAGTTAAACCGCCTTGCCACGGCACAAAAGTTGGGATGCCAGCGCGTGCGCCAAAGACGAATGCTTCGTTGTTAGCGTCATTTGCGCCAATTTGCCTTTGAGCGATATTAGAGTTATTTTGTTGCCAATATTTTAAATCATTTGTTGCCATAATGCCCTCGCTTGTCATGTCACCTTATTTAAATTGCCTTGACCGCAACCCATACGCGGCGGGTATTGCATCGTCAAGGCAAAAATAAAAAGATATAGTTTGCGTTTTTGTGTTTTTGTGTAATTATCTGTGCTTGTTTAATATGGAATTGCAGTCGCCTTCTTAAATTTTAACGACTGCAACAACACATTAGTATGCAACAAACACCGCGACTTGTTCGTTATAGGTTTCATCCTGACCGTATTCGCCTGGGTTTCTTAACTCATGGTTAACCACAGATAAGCCCCAAACAGCAGTGCCACTAGAGAAAACAACACGCGCCTGAACATACTTATAGCCTTGAGCATCAATGAATGCACCAGGTGCAATTTCAATTGATTTCCATGCGCCGTCATTAGTCTCATCAACTACAAACGCAGCCTCAGTAATCACCCTTGCATCAGTTCCAGTTGCATCTTTAGCTTGCCATAACTGTACAGCGACAGTTTGCCCTGTTGTTAATTGGTCAAACCAGAACAAGAAAACCGATCTATTTGCGTTGCCATGAACGCCACCAGTTGCAAAGGGGGATAACCAAGGGCTATTCAGTGAACCTTGAGCGATTGGTTTGATTAAAGAACGCAATTTATTACTACCGTCCCAATTGTGTGCCATTATATTTTAACTCCTATAGACAGTTGTTGATAAGATGATAGTGGGGCTTTTACACCCCACTGGTTAACTAGTTCATGCCGATTTTCAAGACTTTCAACGCGGCTGGTTGCCAGACTTGACCGCCGACACGCGCACGAGCAAGGAACAACACTTGATTTCTCATTGCATAGTAGCTGTCATCGAAGCGTTGGATAGAGAATTCAACGCGCTTGCCAATTAAATAACCTCTTTGCAAGTCACCGAAGATAATCGGGAAGTTGCCTTCTACTGCGTCATCAGCCCATTCATTGTACACAATAGGGCGACCATATAAGAGTTCAGGCATTTGATGGCCATACATGCCGCTGTTGCGATCAAAGAATAAAGGATCGCCATTAGCATTCTTTAATTCCATCAATTGACGACCAGTATCTTGGCTCATGTACCACTTTGCATTTTTTCTATAACCCGCTGGTAAATGCTGGTACATCCTGACTAGCGCATCAGTGTTGGTCAACCCATAAATACTGCCTGATGGAACATAACCGCCGACTGTAGCAGTGCCTAGTGACTCATGACCAGTAACTTGCTCGTTAGTAACAATACCTTGAGGTTTACCTTGCCCATCACCACTCCAGACAAAAGTGTCATAATCGACTGCCATAGCTTCCGCAAACGTTTGACTAATGTAGTCTTGCGTGTTGAAGCTCGCGTCCTCTAGCATGTTATTTGACACAACGTCATGTAACATTGCTAAGTGGATAGGAAGTTTCAACTGCGAAAACGTGCTGGATTCTGTGCTATGAACTAATGTTGGATCAGCAACTTGCTCATCGCCTGGCCAGCGAACAACAGCGCTACCAGCACGACGCGCATCAGTAGTGATAACATTAGGCTGGATTAACGTATCGGACGTTGTAGTACGAGTGCGACATTCTGCTGCCATCGCGGTAGCAGCCATGATGTTGGTATTCAACTCATCTGCCCAATCGGGAGGAACAGCAAAACCACCAGATGGATCAACGCTACCAAAATAGCCCTTAACTGCTGGATCGCCTAACCAAGAAGTACCACGAACATCAGAGTTATTCATTGTGCCTTTAGCGTATAAAATACGCTTTTCTGTTTCGCTCATGGGGTTTAATCCACCGCGCATCCATGATTTAAACGCACGAGTATAAGCGCCTTCACGGTCTGCCTCATCCGTGATACTTCCAATTCTTGAGAACCCACCGCGCTGATTTGGAGCTTCTGCTTGTTCAGCTTTAATTGCGCGTTGTCTCCAATATTCAGCGCTATTTGTGTCAACGCTTTTAGCAGCTTTAGCACGATAACGCTTTTCGCCTAATACATCGCTCAAGATGGCTTCATCTTCATCAGACGCAAACCCTTCTTGTTGCTTTAAGCGTTTCAACGTCTTGCGGTAAGCAGCGCGACGCACAGAAGCGATAGCTTCATCTTCATCGTCACTTCTATAGCCGCCATAAGATGCAACAGCTTCTTCGAGATCATCTTCATCAAAATCTTCTTCGTCGTCAAAATCTTCTTCAATCACGTCAATATCCTCATCACGCCATGCACGCCTTTGTGCATTCTTGCGACGCATTGCGGCACGCTTAGAAGCAAGATTTTCAACATCTTCCACTGTAGCGCCGTCAATTTCAATGTCAGCTGGTTCAATGACATCTGTTTGTGTTTTACGACGTAACGCAGAGCGCTTTCCATTCGCATATGCTTTTTCAGCAATCAGTTCAACTAATGCGGCATCATCTGTGCGAGCAGCTTCATTGTCATAGCGTAATTCTTCAATTTCGCTACGTAATGCAGATTGGTCATTACGAATTTCATCCAGTGAAGTCAAGATTGCCTCATTAACATCAGCGTTTCTGCGTGCATAACCACGTCTTGACCTACCATAGCGTTTTTCACTGGCAAAATCGCCTAATGGTTCTTCATCCCCAACGCCACCGATAGTAGATTCGTAATCCCCCTCAATAGTCGCTTCTAAGTCATTTGTCGCAGGAGCTAATTGCTTTGCGCGTCTCAACGCTTTTTGGCGAATTGCGCGGTAATACTTGTTGAATTCTTCGTCAAATTCTTCTTCCAGATCAACATCTTTTGAACGTGAAACGCTACGGAAGCGACGAACCATTTCTTTTTCAGCTAAATCAGATGCCAGCGCTTCGATTTCTTCTTCTACTTCAACTGACATGATTGCTTCTAATTCTTGCGCTTCTTGATTTTTCCTACTACGTGCTGAACGATTAATCTTCATTACAGAACTCTCCTGTGTCATTTCATCTTCAAGGCCAGCTAATGTTTCCTCATTCTCGGATTGCATTTTTGCCAGCGTTTCGTTAATTGTTTCTTGATAAGCATCTTTAGTAGGCCGATGCGGGCCTGTTCTTTTAGAAGATTTACTGTCCTGTACTCTAACCCTATTCTCGAGTCCTCTTACAAAGTCAATATCTTCTTTAAGTACCGATTTAAAGGCGCGATATGATACTGATGGAACAAATGTTCTATTAGATTTCATCGCACGCACAGCCGTCTTACTAGGCTGTGCTGGTGTAGGGGTAATACTTCCCTCAATTAATGGCCATACGGCAATTTCGCCACTATCTGCGATTTTAACAAGGTGATCGACACTTCCTGAACTCCATCCGAAATCAGCAGATTTAACCATGTCATACACAGCCCGAGAATACCTATCTCTTAAATCTAGCTGTGCAGTAACCCACAAACCCAACTCATCAGTTACTACAGACTTGATCTTGCCAATCTTTCGTAACCCCGCCTCACCATCTAAGCCATGATGATACAAGACTGGTCTTTCTACAAACCAATCAAGGCAAAACTCGGTATTAGGGGTGAAATATTCGCCTTGCAAATCTGTGTCTTGAGGCGAACCCCACGAAACAAGATACCCTTCTACGAAGCCATAATTGCCATCTTCTGATACATATGACTTAATTGCCTTTGTATCACCCGATTTATGTATCAAATTTGCTTGGATTGTTTGCATGTTATCTTTAGTCTTGTTATTTTCAGTCATTATGATATGCTCATGCAAATTCCTACCTAATAAATAATTGATAACTTATGAGATAAACTATGGTTAAAATAATGTTTAATCTCAATAAAATTTATTCTAACACACTTTTTTAACCTTTTTTCAATGTTTTAGAAGGTTTCACATTGCGATATTTGCGCTTATTACATGGTATATTTAAAGATTTCTCTATGTGTCTTATCATCTGCAATGTAGATAGCCGTCTTTGTTCAGCATTTTTCTTGATTGCATCAACTAATGCTGGATCGCTTTTATCCCCTTCTGATGACAAATAAGCTGTAAGTGTTTCGTCAGCGCGTACACTTTGAAGTAAGGCGCGACGTAATAACATATATGTATCTTTATGCTGTTGATCTAAAGGCAACATAATTATCCTCTTTAGCGAAACCATTCACGGATTGTCGCGTTTACTTTTTTCTCGGCTCGCGCTATATATTTTTGGACTGGGATATAAGCAGGTTGGTAGCCAGTAATCTTATTAAATTCTTGAATATCGCGGGTATATCGCCTAATAGAGCTTTGGCTTTTACCTAGTCCGATTAAACCAACCACATATTTTGACGATTCGCTCGTGTTTTCAATTTTTATTGACACGCGACCGTCTCTAACCTTTATTTTATATTCATAACTATCAACAATTTCATTTGTCTGTTCATATGGAACGCCATCCGATAAAATTGCCCACCAAACATACCTTCGTTGCTTCTCAGTTGTGTATTCAATAGGATATTGGTCTGGATACATGCGCTTTGGCGGTTGCTTCTTTAATTCACGTATCATGGGTCGCACATAGAATACTTCAACGTGTCGGCTTAACTTCCTCAATCGCCTATTTCTTTCTGTCACACTGATAGAACCTAAATTTGATAGGTTCTTTAGTGATCGCTGTAACGCTTGGGGATTTCTAAAATCAATAAGTATCCTGTGTGCAGCCATCACTTATCCAACCGTTTTATATCTGTAGTATGAAATTCCCTAGTGCTACCATCATTGAATACAACCTTATATAGCGGTCTGTTGCTTTTACTATCGCGCCTCATACCAATAACTCTGCCATTGCGTTTATCTGATGACTTAACCATATCTCCGAGTTTAAAACGATAGCTAGGCAAAATCACCGTAGATGGTTTTTGTTTATGTTCTTCAATCGACTTGGTACGTGTTTCTTGTAAGTTGACATTCTTCTTTTGCCAATAACCGCGTAAAGCATCTAAAACAATTACTGAATCGCTTTTTTGCATTGCAAGATTTTTCCAACTTGCAATTGTATCTGGATATTCTTTACTTAAAATATCATTGATCCCTTCAATAGCTTTTGAAACAGATTCGATGTCAAATTGATCTGCTTCAACTTTTTCCAAGTCAGACTTACATAGCTTAAGCAATTTAATAATTGTGTTCAATTCAGGTATCAAACCGCGATTAATAGTCGCCTTTAACTTATCAATCGCTTTATTTGTAAAGGTTAAGATGTTATTTCCCGACTTTAATTGTTTGTTGATATTATATACATCAGGAATAAATGCAGATTTTCGCTCATCATCATATGCTTGCTTATCTAACAGCCTAGCTACTTCATTTTTCCACTCCCGTTTTAAATGAAGTAATTGAGGCAGAATTTCATCATATATAGATTTAGAAAATACAATAAGTTGATCGCCTAAAGTATTTGCATATATAGCAGGGTCAACATCTGTTCCGTCGCTGGATTCCCATGCAATAATGTTGTTTTTAAAATCTTCATTGTGTTGCAATAAATTAGCGCAATTAGTTAATCTTGCTAATCTTTGCTCTAATTTCTCTAGTCTAGGTGACATAGGATTCGGTATGTGATTGCTGATAGTCCCAAATGGCATATGAGGGTGGTATTGGCTATTTAAAACAATAGCTAGATCATCAACAAACCTTTCAAAAGGGCAACCTAAGTAAACAGGCATTCCATCAATATCTTCTACTGTAGACTTCGAGCTTGATAATACTTTCCCAGTGCTATGTAGACCATTTGCCCATGACTGCACATCTCTAATGGCGCTATCTAATAAATCTATTTGCGTGTTTGAATTGTCACTAATGCTCATATTAACCTCCTAACAGGTCTTGTTTTATCTTTGCAAATATGCCTTCAATATCTGGGGCGCTTTCGACCAATGCCGACTTCACTTTATCAGCTAATACCTCGTCTATATGAAGTGTCTCAAAGCGTAAACCCTTGTTAATGCCATGTTTCAGCGTTGCTTTACGCCACTTGTTCAGTTCGGCAAGTGCTTTTCGAGTTGTCTCAACATCTTTAATATCAAAAAGTCTTATTTGTCCATCATACTTGCCACTTGATATATTATCTTTGATTCGTTGCTCGCTCGATGAAACATCGTTAACAAATTCTAGCAAATCTGCTTGCATTGGTGGCGGCAATTGATTTACATCAAAGCCTTGCTGATCTTGGATGTATCGGCTTAGTTTATGGAGGAGATTACTTCGTTCATACCCAATATAAAGCGCGTTCAGTTCTCTTTTTTCAACATCGCTCATCCACTTTTCAGACATATCTTTAACATCATCTTTAACAAATGATTTGCCACTATAATCCTCAAGCATAGTTAAAAATGGGACTTCATTTACAACTTCATAATCCCCCCTGCTGACATATAACCCCATAGGACGAATAACCATCGGTGTTTCATGTCGCCTTACAAATGTATTTGGCGGGGCATATGCTAATGTAATATGTGGTGTAAAATTGCTAATTTTGCTATGTTGTGACAATGGTAAATTTAATGCCTGCATCCGCGTGATGACAGATGCTTGTAATGCTTTTAGATCATCGGTTAATTCTACCGACGCATATATAACAGTAGCATCTGGGTTATCGAAAATATCAATATGAGACACGTAGATATTTAATGGAACTAATTCACTTGGCAATAACCCCATTAGGTGTTTCTCTGCATCACCATCAGCACTTAAGGCATACCCAAGTGTTATATGGAATGTGTCAGGTCTTTGCCATTCGATAGCAGTATCATCACCTAATTCTGCGCTTAATTGGTCTTGTAGTTCAATCAAGCGTTCTTCATCACCAATCCACAATGATAAATATAGTTCTTGATTTTCTGACGTGCCGTCAGTTTGAGTTGCTATATTCTCGTAATAACTGCCGTTATCTGTATCAATATCCAACGTTTGTTCATCTAGCCATTCTTCAAACTCATCTGTTACACCTTCCACTTCATCGGCTACAGGTAGTGCGCTAGATGGCATAATATCTACCTCTCCACCATATAAAGGTGATAATGGCAATGGATCATTATCGCTGTTGTCAATGACTAGTGTTTCCTCTGCTGCGCCGATTGGCCCATCAGTTCTAAGTGTTTGATTCCCCAAATAATCATTAAATGTCAATTGGCCGTCTGGTGAACCACCTAATGTTTTTTCTAAAAGCATATCTAACTCATCATCACGATTGCCTTGATGAGTAAAGCCACTTGGTGGGGTATCTGTTGGCTCAAGAGTTTCATCTGGAATAGCGCGAACGCCATCATTGGCTTCTTCGATATTATCTTTAGACATCAATTCTTGAGCATAAGCATCATCTAACACATTAGCCACGCGCTTATATCCTGTTGTGGTATTATCTACAGGAATAGATAGTGCATCTTGAACGATGTCGCGCTTTACTAAATCATTATTGTAATACTCTAGTATTCTTTCGACACGTTGAGTATCATGGTTCATCAGTTTATCTAACTTGACGCGAACTTCATCCGCATAACCATCAATGATATTGTCATCTGGGGGCAATCCTAGCTCTTGTCTTACTTCACTACGTTTTAATATATTACCGCCCCATAATTCCATCACATTGCTGCGCTGTTCACCCACTTCATCTATGTAACCATCAACACCCTTTGGCCCTTCTTCTATGTCTAATAGCGAGCGAGCTTCACCACGTTTAATAAGTTTTTCTCGCCATAAATCTTTAACTTGCTCGGCAAAGTCAGCGCCTCGTTCTAATTCTGATTGATAACCATCTTCAAACTCTCTACCTTCTGGTACTGGCAAATTTAGTGCGCGTAGTGTCTGCGATTTTAAGGCTAAATCGCTATTCCAAGCATCTAAGGCAAATTGCTTTGATTGTTCAAGGTCTGAGCGATAGCCATCTGGCATACCAGGAGGCAACTCATGACCAAGCATCCTTAAAACTTCGCTTTTTAAGGCAAGGTCATTTGCCCATAACCAATCGGCATAAGTTTGTTGGCGCTGTGTAGGTAAATTTCCCGATGAGACAATCCTATCTAAAGGGGTTAATACACCGTCGTGAAGATACCACCCATCAAGCTCTTTGACTGGTGGCATCTTCATCCGCACTCTAGCTTCATTGTAAGCCTGTAATTGACTATCAAAGAGGCTTACTTCAACACCAGCCCTATCGTCGCGATCAGCATCAAGTTCCGATATTTCACTTAAATCTATGACTAGCCGCATCCCATCGCGCAAGCCAAAGTCTCTAGCTAATGCTTCGACGTAGCGTTCAGCTAGGGGGATAACGGTGTCATCCCATGCCCTTTTAATTAAGTCGGCATGTCGATCATGAGAACCACCAGAAGGCGTAACTATCAACTCCCTATCTAAGCCGATAGTTGTCGCAATGCCTTCTAAGGCTGTATCGTTCAAATCAGGAGCGCCAATCTCGCTGGCGCTAATTCCTACTTGCTCAATGCTTAATTTTTTATCTGTTACCATAGCACGCAAACTGGCATCCATGCCTTGCCAGTTGTCCTCAAATGCACGCTTTAATTTCAGCACATCCGAGTCTGTCATCAACATAGAATCTTCTTCGCCTGATGACACTAAAATAAATGGCATCGCGCCACGAGTAAAATACTCTGCCATCCACTGAGCGATAGCAGAGTTAGCTACTGCTTCATGGATACAGACAGAAACCAATGATGTTCCACGAACGGGGTTAGCTGGATTCCATCGTGTAACATAAATAAATTCTTTACGTGTTAAGTAGGTTCGGTCTTTTAGAATGTCGCTTGTGGTGTTATAGCGATTAACGTTAACGCCATCAATGTCACCATAGATAGTCGTTATGTTCGCATCCCACATCGGCTTATCTATCACATAAATACCAGCTACAGCGCCATCCTTGTAAGAATAAATCGGATTGCCTTCTCGATCTGCTATAACAGCGCGATTAGTTTTTACTTTATAGGCGACAGAAGCTCCATAGATTGATTCGTTCAGCCAAGTTCTTGACAAATACTCAGCGCCATCTTTGCTGAGTATTTTATTTAAGCGGTCAGTTTCAGGTAAACGCACCCATTGACCATCTTTTTCAATCTCAGCGACAATGTTTACACGCCTGATTAAATTCGCAACGCGGTTAATAGCCGCGTGCAAATAGACAGACGTTAAATATGCTGTTAAAACTTGGTTTTCAGAATAACCCAAGTTTCCAGCAGAGGCATTAATAAATGAACTAATGTGAGAGCTAAAAACATCAAAGCTCTTTATAGATTGAGACGGGTCTATCAGTTTTATACCCCCGCCGCGATTGTCTGTATTATTCTGGTACAGAGCAGGGGAGTTAGGTTTTGAATAAGGCTTCTGAGAAGGCTTATTATTATCAAATTGTTGCACCATTGAGGTGATCGCTTTTATAACCATAAGTCACCTGTGACGTTGAGTAAAAAGAAGGTGAAACTTAAACACTTACCGAGAATAAGACTGTTGATTTGAGATTGTCGGCATTTGTGTTTTCAGTTGATGTAGAAATGACATTCGATTTGATATATTTAATATCCCCTGTATGTCGATCTGTTACTGCAATCCCATTCAGATCGCCAATGTCCTTTAATGTCGTCTCTACTGCTTTTTGGTCATCGGCAAATCGCACGACTTCAATCAGGACATAACCATCAGGCGGGTTATCTTGTGGCAAACGATAACTGTTATGCGCCACAGAATCAATCGCAAGGTCAATAATAGCATCATTAATGTGATGACCTGTGTATTTTTTAATGCCAGGCGCTTCATCGCCATGCGTTGCTGATGGTAAAGTTAAGCAGTCAGCAACCTTTTGCAGGGCATTCTCTAATCTATCAAGAGCTTTGTTTTGCCCGTCAATGATTTCCTCTGCGATCATCTTTTTTGGCTCATCAGCATTTTGTCTCTTACCTGCTTCAATTAGAGCTTGATGTAAAACAATGCGTGCTGAACCAATACTATAGGTCGCATCTTGTAACGCACGGAAATATTTCCGCTTAGGCCCCGTTGTTACATTGGCCCATAATGGCAATGCCATTACTTGTAGCATGTGTTTATTTAAAGGGCTGATTAAATTAGCATAGCTAATCGGGTTAGCAGTAATGTCTTTATGGTCATCCACAATGCGTTTTAGTGTATCATGAACATCGCGGGTAATTTCGATCATGCTATCAATATCATCAGATGATTTAATAACGATCTTATTGTTTTTACGACTCTTAGTTGCCCCACGACCTCTTGGCTCTAAATCTGCGCCGAGCGTAATTGCCGAACCAGCACTTTCACCCTGCTCATTGATGAACCTTAGTTCATAACACTTCTGCCCATCAATATCAGAAACGCCAGTTACCTCTGCTAACGTCCTAAACATCTTTGAATAGACTATATCGCCAGGTAAAAATCGTTTCACTAAATAGCGATAAGTTTGCGTATCATGTTTATATTGCGTTTCGCGTATGATTTCAAAGCGCAAATCTTCTATTGGGACAGGATCAACCCGACGACCAATAACACTAATGTCGCCAGTAACATCCCTGCTAAAATTACGTCTTTCGATGTTAATTGGGGCATTCGCTGTTTTTACCGTCTCATTTCTAACCATCGTGTGAGAGCCAGATAACCGCTTTGCTTGCCACGCATCACAAACATAATTATCTTTTGCTGAAAAATCAAAGACGACACATTCGCCGCGCCCACCGTCTTGCGCTTTATAAAAACGGCATGTTTGGCATTGTCTTGGTGAGTCGTCTATAGATAGCCTATAATTAGGAACATTATCAGGCACTGAAATATTTGCGTTGCCATCGTCAGCCTTAGCTGTAAACTGTTCTTCTAGGACATCATTTGATTTGTTTTTCAGTGTTTGATGTAATTCAGATAAAATCCGTTCGCAATCGGATTGATACTTATCAGACTCACCCATAAAAGTGTTATGGGTGTTAAGCACATCACCATAGCCAGTCAAGTGACATTCTTCTAATTCATTGACGACATTATCGACACTAGTTATGAGTGCCTCCCACTTTTCATCTTGAGAGACAATGCTTTCATCGCCAATTTCATTTATTTCTGACAGCAACACTGGCAATGGCGCATAAGCAAGCGCCATTGGGATATTCATTTCTGCTTCTGCTTTTTGAATAGAAGCCAGCCATCTTTTAGCTGTATCTCGAAAAGCAGTTACAATATCATGATCTTCCTTTTCTGGTCTATCTCTTATTGTGTCAGAGATAGTTTTAGATAAGTTTAAAAGGACAGGCAAAGCATTTTTTTGAGCATCTAAAGCATATGTGGCATTAGCCAACGCTGATGCAATTAATTTGCCTTTAGTTTCTAAGTCCATCGCGCGTTGTCGCAACGGACTATCTTCTGGTAAATGCGAATAATGGCTACTCGAAAGAGTAGCCTTATTGCGCGGGTGAGTAGCAAAGCCTCCGCTACTATCTTGGCTAGAATAATATCCTTTATTCTGCATTGTTTTTGCCTCGCTCTATATTTAACGACTTGGCGCGACGATTAGTTTCGTCTTTATCGCTTAATGTTACATCATCACTGTGCAGAATAACTGTATCTTGACTTACTGGCAGTGCTTCGATAATTGCGCCATCGCTTGTTATTTGAACGCTTTTAATTAAATATTGGCGTTTCTGATATGTAACAACATCATTTGTCTTTAATGGTATTAAGGACATTTTGCACTCCTGACGATCTAATAGGCGTAATTGTGCGTCCATTTTGCATTAGCATGACGTAAATACAACTCGATCTTGCTTAACGCATCTTGTAAGTTTTCCAATAGATCATATAATGGCGGGTAACTCCAACTATCGAGCCTATCAAATGGAACGTTATCTAGTGTGTTGATTAAGCGGTAAGCCTGACCAGCAAAGTCAAATAACAAATTGGCGTTATCGTTTAATTCTCTATCATGGTAAATAGATGCAATGTCTTTGATTTTCTTTGCACTTACCGTTATCTTGCCTAATAATTCATCAGGAGAATAAAAAGGCTTCTCTGCTAAGTTGCGATTAATAGAGCGAACAAGGTCAGACATCTCAGTAACGCCCCTTGAATCTAAATCTGCCTTATAGTCATAAGGCTTTTCATTGTTCCTGACAGCATTAATCGCCTGAGCTACGGCTGCGATTGCCTCATCAAACAAAACTTCTTTGATGCTACTCTTGTAACCAACATTAGAAGCAACATATAACTTATGACTAACGTTAGTTAGTAAGTTTTTAATGTCATCGTCTTGTTCTCGGAAGCTAATGACCTGATCCACATCGGCTTTTGTTTGTAATAACGACTTCACAGGAATACGCTGGTTGGCAGGCATACTCTTGAAAGATAACAGAGACTTCTTAATGCCATCCAGCTTAATTTCTAACGCGCTTTTGACTGTTTCATAAACTGCTCGCTTACCATAAATTTCTTGCGCTTGGCGACGTTCGCTGCTACTTAATGGCTTATCAACCCTAGTTTCATCTTCAATAGCACATAAAGACTTATAGGCCTTATGCGCCAATTCGCGTGCTTCGTCGCTATTCTTGCCGCGTTTTTGATATGCCTCTTGCAAACTTTTTTGTGCATTAAACACGCTAGGAACACTCAGTTCTTTATGGTTTTTTAGCTTACCAGCTTCTTCATTCCAAGTAGTAATAGCGTTGATAACATCACTTGGAGATGGCGAATATTGTTCCCAGTGTTTAAGTTTTTGTTGCATTAAATTACGCAATGTTTTAATGCGTTGGTATCCTTGAGTATGAGTTAAATTTGTCATGTGTACACCCTCATTAACTTATCTAATTATTTTACAACATAAAAAACACGCTTTTTAACTATCAGACAACGGATATACCGCCTGCTGTTTTATGGTATGCGTATAGTGCTAACATTAACGACTCTGCTAGGTCTGGACTTTCACCAATACGCTTCCTAACAACTTCCTTGCGTTCCACTTTAATGACATCGTTTATTGTACGCTCAAACTTAATGGATGTTAGTTGCCTTCTGAGTTTCTTTGAGATAGGCATTGTTATAAGATCGTCCCCTTCTGGGTCTAATGCTTCTCGCAAGCGCCACCATAATTCGGTTCTCTTATTAAAGAACCCGAACAAGCCATCTTTATCTTTTGCTCGAGATACATTTGATCCTTTTATTGGGATAACTCGGTATCCTTTAGATTTTAATTGAGCGATAACGGCAAGGCCTACCCCAATAGCATCAACAAATATAAAATGCTCTTTGTTGTTATTCATCAATCTAATGATTTCATTGGCTTGTAATATCGGCACTTTCGCCAACTCTAATGTCTCTACTTCTATTTCCTCAGTCCACTGAACATACTTACCTGTTATTTTTACTAATGGGGTTATATCTCCACCCATTTCAGAAACATCTAACCCATAGACTGGTGTTAACTTGCTTGCTTCCTCAAACGCACCTTCTTTTAATGCTTCTTCATACCTTTTTTCAGCGCGATCAATCCAAGCATCAGGGATTAACTGCCAAGGGTCAGGCTTAGAAGATAAACTAAAGTCGCCATTTAACATCTGACTTCTAAAGGGTTCAGGCATGTTTTGAAGAACTGCTTCATACTCACCATCCGCAGATAGAAATGGGTTATCGGATAGTTTAGCTGGAACAAATGTTCTTGACTTAGGCCTAACTGTAAGCACATTGCCGTTTTTTTCAGTGTACTGAAATGGCTTTCCTTCTGCGCCTTCTGGACTTATTTCTTTCGTTATCTCAACATCATTGCCATCTAACGTAGCAAACCAGCGCAATTCACCAGGCAATGCAGGATTTTTATGCTTGGGATCAAGCCATGGCGACCACCTACGAATAACCCATCGCCCCTCCGTTGTTGTCGGCGGGTTTCCAGCAACAACAACCCGAACGGGAACGCCTTCTTGAGCAGTACGCGCCCAACCAATTAAGAAGGTATAAACTTCTTCTGGAATGTCTGGTACTTCATCAAAAAGTTTTAGGTCATGAGGACGACCTTTATATTTCTGAGCAGCTAGGAAGTTTGCCGCACTTCCAATTTCTAATACTTTATTGTCAGGTAAACCGACAAAAGACTGAACATTACCATCACGATATTGAGCCTTAGAGTATCCACTATCTGCTAATACTTGTTTAGCGCGACTGATAAAGTGTTTATGCTCAGGGTATGATCTACGAAAGCAGATTGCATTTTTGTGCGGTGAGAGGCGGCTTAATGATAGTCCGATCATTAAATCTGTTTTACCCCCACCAGCAGCGCCACCATAGAATAATTCATCAGCCTTGCTATAGAAAGCCATAGTCTGTGGGCCTTCTAATGGCTTCCATATGATGTTTGTGTCATCGGCGCTTGGTTGAAGCTGGTCAGCAAAAGAGCTTAAGAAGTTGGCAATTAAGTTATCGCCTGTTCCCACCATTGACCTAATATCATTCGCTTTAGCAGATTCGTCACTATCATTAGTGGTTTCTTCTTCTAAGGTTTCTTCTTCATCAAACAGATCATCATATTGTTCCATAACAACTCTCTTGGCTTATTAATCAAATAATGAGCTATAAATGGTTGGTAATTCTTGCTCTATGCTTTCAATATCAACACCTGCTTCAACTTCATTACTTTGCTCACCATCAATAGCGCTGTTACCTGTTGATTCTTCCTCATCATCTTCGCTTCCACCTTCCTCATCATCGGAAAACTCAAATTCAAATTCGATCTCAATTTTATCAATCTCACCTGCTTTAAAGCGATCAATCATTTCAGACAAGTTAGGCAATATATCATTTCTTAAATATCTTTGCACACCAGTTAGTTCAGTGACATATGTTTCTAGGTAGTCTACTAAACTCACATAGCTTTCGTGCGACAACGCATAATGCCTTGTCGCACCTTCAAGCAACTCTGACAAATCTAGCGCTGAGACATTTTTATCAGATAAGATGCGTTTTGTCTCACTATCAAAGCGACCTAGTGCATTAAATGAAGCATAGCTGCTATGCAATTTCCTATTTGCGTCAGAAGCATTCTTTACACAGGCATCCAAATAACGCAGGTAATCACTTAGTCTAGTACGAACCTGATCTGCTATTAAGACCTCTTTTTGACGTTCTCTATCTTCGATCTCTGATGGGTTCTTGCCACGCCTAAACCAATCAAAAACATTCAGTTTAGCCTGTGTTTTATTAACTAATTCTTCTTTGATCTGAGCTTTAATTTCTTCTTTAATCTGAGCTTTAATTTTATTTTTATCCATCTCAATCACCTTTTTATTTTTAATATTCTTCTGGTGGTGGGGGCGCAGCGTTTGTATTTGTGTCATTCAGATACTTAGCAATGTCCTTACTTGTACTCGCTAATATTTTATTGGCTGTTTCCATATCGGCATACTTATAAGTCCAATCTTTGAACACGCTAACGATAAAGCCTAGCATCGACATCGCTTGTTCAGCGGTCATAACTTGTTTGTTCTGGTTTAGGTGTTTTCTTTCACTTTCAATTAGCTTCTTTTGTGTTTCCATCAAACGACTAATCTCATTCCAATTCTGGTGCTTCCCTAAACCCTTTGTGATAATAGTGCCGATATTGTTTAAAGCATCTGTCACCTTATCTTTTTTGCCTTCACGAGTCGCTTTTAACATTGCATCATATTCTTTTCTTAGTTGTCTCCACGCAGCATAAGTGTCGCCAGTTTCAACATGCTTGAGAACATCACCGAGACGCGCAGTAAGGATAGCGATCTCATCACGCATTCCTAGTAACTCTTTATCCTTACGTGCATCCTCATAGCGTTGAGATAAGGCTATGCCGACCATATCACGCGAATACTTTAAATGCGTAGCGTTGTGGTGAACGATCCCGCGAGGTGTTTTACCCCCGTGAAAGTGACAGCGGTTTCTGTCTGTAACAGGTTTCTTGCGACAAGGTTTACCTTCGCGTGTAACTGCACCGCATATCTGCTGACCATTTTCATCGTATGTGTAGATTAAACGATCACCTTTGCGCTTAACCTTTTTAATGCCAACCCAAGCATCCTCATCAATGGGTATCTTTCGAGGCTCTGATAATACGTCAATTTCTTCTTCGATGTCACCATTGCGCTGTTGTAGCTCAATGTCTGAGTGAGATTGAGCCAATGTTATGTAGTTATTTACTTCATCAGACATAATGCACCTACTTTAAATAACTAAAAGGCAGCATGACATCTTATGACATCACGCCTATCTTATTGTACACAAGTTTATAGGTCATTTTAAAAGAAAAAGGACACCCTTAGATGTCCTTTTAAGTCAGAATTATTTCAATGTTTTGTATTGATTGTACCTAGCGCCCATCTGTCTAATACTATGTTGACTGCTTCTCAAGAACTGACGCTGCTTAGGTGATAATTGTAATTTATCTGATTGGATAGATCGCAATGTGTCAGTATCCAAAGTTGCGATATTAGCGATGGTGGATTGGATTAAGCCGTTAATAGATGACATTGACGCATCTAATTCTGGCGCTTCTGCTACAATTTTTCTCAACACCTTCTCTACATTTTGCGCCGACTTCTTCAATTCTTTCATAGCTACTGAGTATTCTTGAGATAATACCCTGCGTTTTGTCCTATCAATTGACATGGGTTATAGATACCTTATATGAAAATACGGTCTGTTATTGCGTTCTCTACATCACGGTTAAATTTATTTAATTCTTCTCGAACTTTACCGCCAATTGCTCCACGCGCATAGCCTAGCGCTTTTGTCATCTCTTGTTCTTGGCTGCGTGTTAGGGTTTTGCTTAATTCGCCAGTTCCATCAGTCCATTCAAGACCAGTAAAGGGTATATCATATTTGAGATCAGTGAGTTTAAATGCTATTCCATTTCCAATCGGGTGAGAAAAGTTTGCTTGTCCAGTAAACTTGATAGTCATTGTTGCACGGTCAGTATTTTCATCATATTTAAAATTAGTGACCTTACCCGTTAACTCATATTCCACATTTTTACCGCCACGCAACTCATACAACTCAATGTCGCCACGACTCGCGTCTCTTGCTGTGATGGATTGCTTGTTAGTCTTGACTGAACCCATCAATTTCAATGTCTTAGCTGTTAAATTATTCTTCAATCTTGAACTCATCTTACACACTCCGTTAAGGTGATATACGCTTAGCATTATATCAGATTATATATGTCCAAATTTATCAACAGATCGGTTAATCTGGTTTCTAGTGTTATTCCATTCATCTTTACTTATATTTTTAAGCTGGTGATGCGCCATAGAAAAAAGCCCATTTAGAGCATCTGTTTGCTGTTTAGTCGGCTTATTCGCATTAGGCGTATAATTGCCGCCAAACCAGTTATCAATAGTTTCTGTGTCGGTAAAACGCGAATTAACAACCAATGGCAACCGATGACCATCAATACTAATCCAGACATTCCCTATCCATTGGATTGTGATTTTTAATCGGTCATCCATGAGTGAATAATCATAGTTCGTTGTTGATCCAGTTAGTTCTATATCAAGTGTATTATCCCAACAAGTCTCTTTAAATGAGATTTGTCCGCGTTGAAGGTTAGACACCGACACATTACGATTAACCGTTTTCGCACCTAAAATCTTTTTTGTTGCTTGAGTTAGTTTTATTGACATATTATCTCCAGTGGTCTTTTCTTAATGTGCAAAATTATATCATGTGAAAAAGACAACACCATAACTTATTAAAAAGAGAATAATGTTAAATGCAAATTCCTGATAAGCAATCAATAGCGCATCGCCTTTGTAATTAACAATACCTTGATCCTTAACAATGCTTTCTAACAACAGACCTTCAATGTAATTCAATCTATCTTGTATGATTAAATTTTCTCTTGATTTATTTAAGTATTTTAGCTCATCTGAGATAGCAATGATGTCAGTCATTTTCGCAGGCCATAATGCATATAGTGCGAGGGATATTTGTATCAGTAGGCCAAACAGCAAGAACAGGTTCAAAATGCCTAAGAAGTGGGATGTGATTATCAATAGCATCGAACTAACAAGCAATGTAGAGGCTTTATTATTATGGGAATTAAAACGGTCAGTAATACCTTGATGTTTATAGCGTAGGATATTTATTAAATCATTGTTTGCTGTTGGGAAAGTGTTTTTACGCATAAAATTCTCTCTGATATATTAGTAATGTCAATTATAACATATCAGAGAGGTAAAAACGTGGAACTCTACGTTTTTATTGCGTGGTTGCAGTATCAGGCTTATTAGCATCGGAGATATGTGATAGGAAGTCTGTCATTAGTAGTAAATGAGCCGCCATTGCGTCCATTTCAACAATCAACTTATCAATATAAGCATTCAGATATTGCTTCAATAAAATCATCATGGCATCCAAGTCTTGATACGGAATATCTTCTGCATCTGTGTAAGGCTTCAAAGGGGTATTATGCTCAAGTTCTAAGGTTGCGCCTCGCTCTACATCCAGGCGCATTGATAGGTGATTATTACTGGCGTTTTTAAGCAAGAAATGAGTATCATCAAAAATGAGATTCACTCTATATTCTTTATCTTGACTACGACCAGTGTCAGTCAAGAAGATGACTAAATGGATATATAATCCCCCTCTAGCATATCCACGCGCTACCATTTTTATAGTTGGCAACTCGTCATCATTATAATACTTAATAGGTGTAGATGCTGTAACCGATAACTCTAATTTATTCCATGTTTCTTCTACTGATGTTTTTTGAATTGCCATCGTATTTATCTCATGTCCTTTACTAAAATAAGCTCATATAACGATGAGCTTATTTTAGTACATATAGCTTATAATTCAATGAGCAATTTTATCTCATCTGTGTGATACGTATATAGTCTGCATCAAGCATGACAGGATCGCCGTTCAATGTCTTTGCGCTTAACCATACATAGGTTGGCAATTCTATGCCGATGCTATCTTGAAATGTTGCCACAACAAGATTATTTACAAAAAAGCTGGCATCCGTTTTATCGCCATTAATTGCAATAGCGATAGATAAGTTAACATATTCATTAGGGATAGGCACGATAGGGTTATTTTGAAATAGCCCAATAGAGCGAGGAAACCCATCTTTAATTGAACATGCGTACCACCTATCTGATGGTTCAGTGGGGCTATTATGATAAGCAAATGTGACTGCGTTCTGAGTATTGGTTACAACAGGGGAAACTGAGCTTACCAACGTCCCATCGGCATTGCTGTGGGTATCTGAAAAACCAAACTCGATATGACAATCAGCAATTTGGTTAACACGAATTCTAGCCTCCAGGTAGATCATTTTAGGACTAGATATAAATGCTTGAATACTCGTCATTGTCGCATGATTATTAGCCACATTGTCTGTATTAAGTTGCACAACCGTATAGCCTAAATTAGGTTGAGTAACACTGCCACCTGATGTATCCGTGAGCCATGTCTCATTACTCAGATTAACACCAATAAAATCATCAAATATACCAAATGAGCCAATCGGCTGAATACCTAACAAGTGCATAATAGAATTGACATCGCCAATGGCACTAACAATGCCGATTAATGCCAGCAACTCCGATTCAAGTGTGCCTGATATTTCACCGAGTGATGTAATTCCGACTGGTAAAGCCACAAAATAATCGCAATTTAAATAGTATATCGTACTGATTGCTAAATCGCCGTAGTTAAAAGGTGTGCCATCAGCATATTGTGATGGAAGATATTTAATTTCGCCATATGAATTACGGTAGCCTAATCTTGGGTCTAGCATTGTCTATCCTTTTACCCTAACCGAACACTTTTCCAACGCACTGAGGCAACTTCTTTGATCCAATCTTTGAGTGCATCCTCAAATTCAGCTATTTCATCTGCATGGCAAGTCAGAAAAATTTTCTCCATTTCAGAGGTAAATGCTGGTTCTGCATCTGCATCATCGCTTTCTTGACTAAGTTTCTCTAAAGATGATTCTTTATCACTAAGTAATTCTTGGGCAAGTAAGTGGTGTTCGGCGCGATCATCATCTGCGTTATATAATGTGTGAGAAAAATTATCAATAATCGCATTAATGTCTCCATCATCAAATGATACAAGGTGTTCACCACCTTCGACCAAGTTTGATAAAACGTGTTGTAAGCCCCTGTCATCCCACATCCGTGAAATGTCATATAACGTAAAGTCACCGCCGATCATCGTTAGATTATTGTGGTCAATTGCATAAGACCATGCCATTTCTTTAGTTAAGGCATTAACACCAAAATTGATAGGCATTAGCCATTCGCCTGTTTGACGGTCAACGATAATCCCTCTAGGAACTGGTTTATTATCTAATTCCATAAGCCGTAATGCAGTTGCGCGGCCATTCCCCTCAATTAATGCGCCTAGTGTCGCATCATAGCTTGGCGGGTCTCTAAATCCATTCTTCTCAATTGACATCATAATAGCGCCGAGATCATGTTGCTTCGGGTTCTCATCCCACAATGTGGCTTCTGCTACAGGGATATATTTTATCTCTAATCGTTCTTCGTTATTCATCATGGTTACATATCAACCGATTATTTAATAAATAGTTATTGAAATTGTACCATGTGAGTTTATCTAAAAATAAGCAAAAAACGTGTTATAATGTTTTTATAGAAAGCAACCTATATAGAGTAATACAGTAGCTTGTTTTCTACAGTTGGGTTTTTGTTTTCTCTATGCTCGTTTTTCATTGTATTTCTTCCTTTCTTTCTATGCAAAAACGCCACTGATAATGCTCCTGTCAGTGGCGTTTTTGTGTTAAGTGGAAATGATATTATTTTCTACTTGCGTTTATAGGTATTTGGTTCTGCCATTCTAACGATGGTTGGCGTAAACTTCCCTACAATCCTGATATATGGCTGATGAGATAAAACTTCCTTAGCTGACTTATAAACTGCTGGCAGTTCATCTACCCCACCGCCAATCAAGTAGATGTTATGTTTATCTTTGATGTGTTGATGAACATCAAGTGATCCGAATTTCTCAATAGCTTGTCGCCTGCTCATTACTCGGCCCGCGCCATGTGACGCGCTGTTATAGCTATAATCCATACTTGCAGATGGTATATGGTCAACAATATACGCGCCTTCTGCCATCGTTGCTGGAATTACCCCTCTCTGCCCACTAACTAGTTCAGTAGCACCTTTGCGATGAATATATAATGTGTTGCCTTCACTATCTACAATTTCTGACGCAAAGTTATGCACACTATAGACGATTGTATGGCGAGTATCTGCTGATACATTTGGGGATATAGCCTCCCATAGTCGCTTATGAACATACGCATGGCTATGACGAGCAAACTTTCTAGCAAAGGCCATCATAGCCATATAGTCATTAATTAATTGCTTATCCATAAGAGGAGCAGCGGTAATACCCTTAGGCATTTTGAATTGTTTACGTGCTACTTCCTCAAAGTGTTTAGCGATAACTGCACCAATCCCACGACTGCCGAAATGAGACAATAACGCGGGACTAGGTTGGTCATCACCTAATCGGCGTGTATAGTATCCATATTCTACAAAATGATTTCCATCACCCGATGTGCCAAACTGGGTAGGAACTAATTGCTTGAAGGCATTATAAGTAGCGATACCTTCTTTGGTCACTAACTCTGTGGATAATTCATCTAAGGCAAGATCAAGACCATAGGTTTTATATGCCTCAAGGTCAGGTTGTTGACTATGACCAAAGAATGTGTTATTGAGAATTGCATCAACAACAACATCATGCGCTACATCTTCAAAAGACTCAGGACTACTGAAATAAACAGAACAAGCTAAGTCAGCGCTTGCCCATTCTGGAACAGGATGCTTACTGGCGATTACACCACCAACAGGCATCCCATTTTCCCTTGTGCGATGTGCATCAGGCATTAATGCGCCACCAACAACTGTTTCTAGCGATAACATGGCATTCATGTCAGCAATTGCCGATGGCTCAATCAGCGAACCACCAAATACGGTCATATCAGGTTTATGTTTATGTAATGGTAAATCTTTTGGCGCATTATTCTTTAAGAATTGCGCTTTTTCCTTCAACCATACCCAAACATCATCGTAACTATGACCTTCATTAAGCATCTTAAACGGGATGCTATGATCTGGAAACTGATGTTTCTTCATGTAATCTTGGATAGCTTGGTTTGATGTTTTATTGCTCATTAGCATCCCCTCAGTTCAGCTACTTTGAATTTAATCTCATCTATGAAAAAGTTGTCTGCTGATCCCTTTAAACGGTTGATGCTAAATTCATCTTTGGCGTGGGCTACAAACTCATTATAATCTCCCCATTTGCCATAGATTTCATCAGCCAATTGATTGCGCCAAATAATAGCATCCTTGATAGAGACGTTGCCAGTCCTAATGCCCTTAAGTGTTTCTTGTTCATCACCAACCATCGCAGTTTGCATAAAAGCATCCCCAGTAGTAGAAGCGTATCTGTGACGAAACATTGATACGTCAATATATCTACTGATGCTTGATAAGCGCTCGGCTATACGTGCAGTGTCTCTTTCACTATCAGCGGATGTCAATATGCTTTTAGCTACGATAATGCGCCGAATAGCATCAGCTAAATCTTTGCGACATTCAACTTCATTGCCCTGAGAATAATGATAAAATGCTTGAGCTAATTTGCTAGAACGCTTACTAGACAAACACAATGAAGGGTCATCACACCACAACAATAAGGTTTTGCTATCAAAGTTTCCTGATCCACCTAGTAACCTAAACACTGTCTTTTTAGAGATCAGCTTAGGTGCTAACAGACGTGCTAATTTTCCCACAGCGTCTTGTTTCCAAACATGCGATTCATCAGCAAATAAAACATCAAAATATTCTGGTGTCCCCTTGCTATAAATAGCATCAAAGAAATCTGACACAAAATAAGTTGTCATGTCAACATTGGCAATTTTACTACTCTGACTTCTGCTGACTGTTTCCCCGCCAACATTTAACAGCTTGCGATAACCTACGGAAAAGAACCCCCGCAAATCAGTATCGCTTACCTTTAATGGCAATGAAGATTGATTAACATCATTTTCGGTGATCTGTAATCCATATAGGATACTGCCGACTTTAGTTACTAAATGCAACATTTCCATAAGCTATTTCAACCTAACTGAAATATCACCAGTAATTGACACTTCTGCACCAGCAAATAACTTTTGCACTGTATCTGCTGGAAGGCTAACGCGATGATTAACATCGGCACGGCTTACTAATAGATGGAGGACACCGTAAGATGGGTAATCTTCATCAGTCATTTCTTCTCGATCTTCCCATTCATTCTTACTCAATTCTGGTAAGACTAAAAACCCTTCTGCGCCTTCACCACCACCACGAATGAACACATCATAAGTCAGATATGATGTGCGCCACATGCGGCTGCTTTGCAAGTACACTTTATGAGCATCAATGTCACTTACCTGATAAAGAACGGCAAGTGTTTCTTTCTGCCTATTCATCGAAATAATAACAGGTGGCACTCCAGTTTCATGAGCCATTTCTAAAGCATCCAGGAATGGACTAGTTACTGAGCGTGGTAGCGTAATGTCATCATAGCCGACACGCAATTGAATATTGCCATCAGCATCTGTTGCTTTCTTGAGGCGATCTAGCGCCCACGAAAATTGATCGTTATCGTTGGTGTTATTCATTGAAATTTCTCCTTATAATTCGTGCAAATATCATATTACCAGTTCAAAGAATATTGGTCAATAGGGAAGGGATGATCTTAATCACCCCTTTCACACGATTAGCTACCATCACCTAGAATTGAACCATCACTTACTGCGCGGTTAAATTCGCCATTTAAATCTTTATCTTTCCACATCAAATGAATAGTGCCTTTTTTGTACACACGACAATTGAAGAATTCACTCTCAAACACATCGCTGTAAGTAGATTGGTTTTTGCGACACTTATCACTATGATCTTTTAGCGCGTCACCGACTGAGTATATGGTTGTTGGATCAACCCCACGTAACCAGCACAAGATTTTTTCTAAATCTTCAATAGCGGATTTAGACCAGTTCTGGTAAGAGTAAGACCAGCTTATCCCCCATGTATCTACACTTACAGCATAGGGGAAGATATTCTTCATGGCGATTTTCCATGATTTATTGTTCTTCCAAGTTTCGCCATTTTTCCCATCAATGCTCATCATTGTTTTAGCAACTGCATAGGCGGCCTCTTGCATCAAACGGTCTTTATTGAACATAAACGCTTCTAAGACTAGATAGATGTTTTTTACAGTAAAAGCCGTTCTCATACCATGCTGTTGTACTTCCTGTAAAAACTTCTGACGATATTCATGTGTGGTTTGTTGACCGAAGCGAGTAGCTTGAAAAACAGCTTCCCAGAAACGAACCTTGATATTTTTAATTTCTGCATTAACACTTTCATATCCATCATTCTTGAATTGAACGATTTCGCCAGTGGTTGTTCTTAAGACTTCTTCATAGTGCTTAAGCTGTTTTAATGCTTCAATTGCTCGGTTATAGCGTTCAACCAATAGCGTGATGCTATCTGCACGAATAACCAACCCACCAGATACTTCGTCTTGATCGGCAACTGTAAAGTCATCACGGCTATCCATTTCTTGCCAATTAACGCCCGAGCTTGTTTCTTCCTTATCAGGCTTGTACAGCCAAATAATAACAGTCTCGATATTTGTTTTACGAATTGCTTCTGAAAACCCACCTTGAACATATTCGCAGTTCCCGAAAATATCAATCAAATCTACTAGCTTTTTGCGGTCATGTGTGGAAGGGTTCTTGACTGCATCCGCGTTCAATAATACAACCATCTTGCCGCCTGGCGCTAAAATATCCCACATTTTTAATACGTGCTGCACACCATTATTAAATGGTGGATTTGCCACGATAACATCAATAAGAAACGGGTCACTTTCAGCCAAAAAGTCAGTGCCGATTACAGTATAACCTTTTGATTCAAGTATTCGACTACGTTCAGGATTGACTTCGTAGACCAACATATGTTCAACATTAACACCTGTTCGTTTTAAGTAATCTAGGATATGTCCTTCACCTGCGCTTGGTTCGAGCAGTGAATATTTAACAGGCAATGATCTACGAATGTGTTCCCCACGCTTTGTTTCTAGGATAAATGGCGCTACCATTTTTTGAATTAATGGCAGTGGGGTTGGGTAAAACTGTTCTTCATCGTGATACACGTTATGCTCCTTAATGTATATTGCACTCAACTATACAATCGCTTTCAATATCATCTAAAAACATCATTCGCAATTGCTTAGGTTTATCTCTATCGGCTCGCATAGTTTCTATAAATAATTCTACCAGTGGATAAGGCTTTTTAACACCGTCAATTGTTCGCGTCAAAATGGCATAATCGGCATATTTAGGGTTACTTCTCATCTTATTCTCCCAAACCATTGCACGCATGAAATTTGGTAAATTGAAATAGATCGCTCCACGCCAATATTTAGTACCAGCTTTAAAACAAGTACCGCCACAATTGCCAGTTACCATATTACCCAGTTCGCGTTCATAGTAGCTAATCGGCAATTTGATATTATGTTGTTCACAGTATGCTAATGGGTCTTTTATTCGTGGGTAAAACCAGAGAGGGTATTTAACATATACATTGCGTTTAGACCAATTTTCGATGGGCGCTGGCAATCTTCCGTATGGCTTGTCAGTTCTGGCGCGTTGATACCGATCCTTCATGTTGTAACCAATCAACATGAAAACCTTATTGTACCCCCCCCATAATACGAATAGTTTCAACATACTGTTGAATAGGCTTTACTTTTAGCTCAATCGTGCAATTGGCAACACGGCTATTAAATATCATGCCTTGTTCTTCTGATATGTCATAGGGAGTTTTCCCGCTATTTAAGCGATGGATTTTAATCCTCAATAGGTTTTCAAGGTCACGCAAAAATCTATGATGATCTTCATGCTCTATATTGGTGTCGGCAAATACAGGGTAAATATGTTCATGGGGATATAGTTCATAAGCTCTAATTAGGGCAGCTGCGCTTGATGCGCCACTTGACACTGAAACGATATAAGCCGATTTTTCCATGTATATCCTTTATCCTTTTCTATAATAAAAATAGAACGCACTAAGTTTAACTTGCCTTAGTGCGTTCTGTCAAATAAATTATTATTGTTGCAGGCTATGTCAAATCTTTAATAACCTGGAAGCTAAGGTTATCAATTGGCATAATCCATGCACCATCTTTCGCGCTGTTCTTTTGTAGTTCGCGCACGTTAGGGTGAAACGTTTTTCCACCAACGGGATATAATGTCCCGTTCTTATGGGTAATAAAGCCGATAACGCCGTTTGGCGCGGGTGATGCAATTACTTTTTCACTCATTTCCCCTCTTTTCTATTTTTGTGATCTTGTACTCGATCTTAAAAAATAAAATTAACTAAACAACTCACGGATTACAGCATTGCTGACTACGGTGATGCTATTAGATACAGGCAATGATTTGCCATCAATCACTTGATGCTCACCGCATTCTTGTCGTAAAGCATCGCACGTAAACATGCGAATTGTCGGCATGTACGTAATTCGCACGACTTTGGTACGAAACACGATTGAACCAAAGAACGGGTCAGTTGTGTTCATCAAGTTTTTAATTGCTGTCACAACTTCTTGTTGTGATGTGACGTTGAATGTATTGCTCATTTTTACCCCTTTAGTTGGTAGATATACTACAAGGCTACTATGCAGGTTAGGTAAATGTCAACATAAGGTTTTGTTAAGAAATGTTAAATTTAGAATTAATACCCCTATGGTGATGTTTTCTGATACTAGGTGCAGTGAGTAGAAAACAAATTAGAACAAAAAATATTATCATTAATTCAACGCTTTTAAATGTATCGCATAAGGGCTTGGATTTTACCCTCTATTAATTGTTAAGATTGTGTAAATCTTCCCTAAAAATTGGATATTCACCCTAGATAACCACTACCTAAACTGCTATCATATAGGGGTGTTGAATGATTGTTTTCAACACAGCACGTTAACAACACAAGGGGAAACAGCTATGTCCTATTACTACTTAGATCAAACTAGCTTGCCTATTGAACCGATTAGCTTTGTGCAAATGTGGTTCATGCGATATATGCAAATGCCGTTAACGGAAGGTCAAGCGGAGTCCATACGTCAAGACCTATTATCCCGACAGGCAAAATTGCTACAATGTGCTAACTTTGACCATAAAACAAAGCAATTTGTCGAATGGTGGGAATATCGCACATTGAACAAAGAAGCATTTATCTTAGGCATGTCTAGCCAAGTGGTAATTCTAAATCGGTCTGTGCTGAGACTAAATAACAATATGATTTACCCATTGTTACGCGCCTCAGTATGGGAAAGCACCTACGAAACTTTCGACAATCGCTATATATTCAATATTGGCGAGTCGGTTGCTCAACACATCCCTCACGAAAGTTTCGCCTGATTATTCATACTTGACAGATAGTTACTATCTGTCAAGTAATATTTTTATCAAACAAACACAAGGAAAAGGAAATAAAAATGTCCAATGTTAATGCAATTATTCACGGAACAAAGTTTAATCGCTTCGTAGACTTAGCCAAGCGATTAAAGACATGGTATGGGCAAAAGGATATTGAAGTATCCATTTACAATAACAAAGTGTATGTGTCGATGTTTCAAGGCGATTTAGTCGCTATCATCGGCAATACATATAATGAGGAAAATCTTTGCTTTTCGTTTCAGTTGGATGAAATCACAAGTAAGATCGCTAGTCTTGCTGATATAAGGTTAGAACTGTCCGTGCCGATTGATGGTGGTAATGCCACATTGTCAGACAGTGGTGCTACAATCAACATTCCAGCTGTTAAGCCACTAGGTCTTATCAGTAAAGAAATTACCAGCTATGATGATAGGCTAAATGTGACACAATTCATGACTTTAGATAAAAAGGTTATGAAAGAACTAATCAAGTCTATCTCAGCAACATCACATGAGGTTTTATTTATTATTGGTGATGGTTCTAAAGTTCGGTTTATGACATATGATGGTTTGGGCATTTCGCAAATCATTGTTGATGTTGAAGCTCATGAACCGTTCCAACGGTCTTATTATGCAAAGCCAGTTTTAACAGCGCTTAAGGGACTATCTCTAAGCAAAGATGTTAAAACAATCAACTTGTCCTTAAATGAAAACGATGGTTTTCTAGTGTATGCCGATGATGAATTGACATACTTAGTGAGAACCGACCACAATAAAGACGATTATAACCCTGAGAAATACCCATTAAATTTTCAAAGCAAAATTGACTTTATGATCGTTAATGAGCAAGCGCAATTTGTCAACCTTAACGGAAAGTCAATGTCATTAGCGCAAGTCATCAGCGATAAAGGCTTAGATAAGCAAACCTGTTGGATTACGGCTAATGCGCTATCTGAAACCATCACAATAGCAAATATTATTGGTGGTTACAATGATGTAACATTCCCTGCATTTGTCAAAAATGGGACTGAAATTGCTGTAGGCATTAATGGCAAACTGCTAAAAAGTTTGCTCACGACTTATGGTGACTTAATGTTTAGTATCCGTGATGATGCTCTTGTTATCACAGTTAATGGTCAAGGTGGCTTTGAAGTAAACAGCATTATCGCACCGATGGCACTTGACTTTAACAATGATGTGGCGCGTAACGTAATTAAGCCTGTTATGAGTGTGAATCCAGCCACATACATTGACGCGAATGAGTTCTATGCTATTATTCAAGCATTGCTCAACAATAGTGATAGTGGGACGATCTCTATCTACAATAGAGATAATGGGTTACAAGTCATTAGTGGCAATGGGGTTAAGTATGAGGTTGGCTTTGTGACAAATAAGCCAATTGAGGGGATGCCAATTAACGCTCGCGCTAACTCGAATGCGTTCTTCAAACCTAGCGATAAGAAGTCTTTATCGGCAAAGTTTAGCAATCTAACTAGTAGCATGTTGAGCGTGTACGTTATCGACAATAGCATTAAGCTATATGACGAAAACAATGAGATTATCACATTGCCCTTTTATGTCAATGATGACACCAAAGAAGTTGTTATTACAAACTATAAGCGTACTGAGTTCTTCAATAGCAAACAAAAGGCAGTTGTCACATTAACCAGCGATGACTTTAGAAATGCCGTTAACATCGCTAGTAAATTCGCGGCAACCGATAACAATAGACCTACAATCAATAGTGTGCATTTCTCTTTCCGTAAATCAGAAGTTGAAATTGTTGGCACTGATGGTTATAGGCTGAGTGTAGATACCAGAAATAACCTAGCGGGTACTGTTGATGCTGATGGTTTGTGCCTTGAGCCTAACGCACTGCTTAATACGCTTAAATCAATTGCTAACGCTTATATCTCATTAGTGCTGGTTAATGATGGTGATACTGTAGCTATTATCGGACATGATGAACCAGATAACCTAACATCTGACAGTAGCAAAACTATCACCTATCTGTTTATCATTCCTGGTAGATTTCCTGATTATTCAGTAATCTTACCTGCTAAATCAAGCATGATCTATTTTGAAGAAATTGAGATCACGTCTGATAAAATCACAAGTAATGGTGATAGTTTTGAAACAGTGTTTGAGCGTGCAAATAAACTATCAAGCGACAATCATTTTCTAGGTGTATTCACTGTAAAGAGATATACAAGTACAGTTACATTCAGTGTCCCTCATGCCGACAAAAAAGCACAAGGTCATGCTCTATCGCTAGACATCCCCGCGCAAAATATTCATGCTGATTACAATATCGGTGTGAATATAAAATACTTGTTAGATGCTGTGAAGTTAAGCGATAAGCACAAACATATGTTGTACTTTAGAGAACAACGCGACTATCTAATTGGTAAGTTTGGAACAGTTACATACGTTATCATGCCAATGTTGAACGCCTAACAAATATCAGCACAATATTAAACAAAAAGAGCAAGCTATTGATATGGCTTGCTCTTTTTGTATTCTATGGGGGATACAGTCATTATATAACAACTAACTGCATTTGCCTAATCGCGCTAATAATAGAAAATTTTGTTCTAAAAACAAAAAAATCTTCTTGGTTGTTGAAATTATTTGTTTGTCTGACATAGGGCTTTCTCACAGAGGGGTATAATCAGGCTCATTATACGTTTGTGCTAATGAGCCTGATAGATGTTATTCTAGCATTTGAACGTGTTTAGATGCACCAAAGTCAAGCAACTCATTAGGAAGTTGATTAAGTCTTACCTGTTGCTCATACCACTTGATAACACTTGCATTCCAGATCACAGCAGCTAAGTGATCTTCTGATGTATCCTCATTAGCAAATGCAATAACATGACGCAACATAGAAGCATAAACCCTACTAACGTTAATGCCCTTTTGCCAATTATTGACACCATATTTAGCAGCGCCGACATAGTATAGCCTAGCAACGTGATTCAACGCGATTTTAGGGATTAATGTGTAATCGCACTCTGATGTATTATAAAGTTCGGCAAACTGGGGTTTATCGCTGTTATATAGTGCCTGATCGGTAGCGCATCCACCATACCCACTTTGCAAAGTTTTCAGCACATCTAATGGGATTAGATGATACATTGGCTTGCCTTGCTGATTATCTCTGTGAGCGCCTGTTGTAAACTCGTCAGTTACATTGCCACCCTTGACAATTGGCTTATCGCTGTCAAGTTCTAACTGAGGAATCACATCGCCTAGTGTTTTGTTGGTCATATTGAATTGATGAATAAGCTCATCTAGGCCACCATCTTCATAATAGTGTTTCCAGCGAACCTCTTTAGTCTCAGGGTCAATCCATGCGTGAGATAGAGCAGACCATGAGTAATAACCCTCATTATCCATTGAATACGTTTTCTCATCAGCACATGAGCCTTTTATGAATTTCACTTCTCCTTCGGCAATGTCGTAAACCCATAGCGTATTTGTCATTGCTACAATTAAAGCCTCATGCACATGATCGACAAAAACAGCTATCGGCTTATATTGATTAACAGATTCGTAAGGATATTTCCATTTTTTCTCTGATATGTGCCGATAGTATAGTGAACGATCACGATGCACTAACTCATAATCTTTAAATCTTACGTACTTTACTGACATTCTTGCGCCCCTTGAACGATTGTGTTACAGGATTTAATGCTAAGTCAATATCAAGCCCACCAGTGCCATCAAATGCCCTTTGACCGATGCAAGATTGACACAGATTAAAGGGGTCTTGATTATCCAATTCTTCTGGCTTAATCGACTTTTGTAAATGCCACCCTTGAGTCAATCTGTCAGGGTGTAAGGTCATATCTTCTTCATCCCATATTCCTGATTGAACTAAGGCTAATTGTAATTCATATGCCGTTTGAACTAGTTTTTCACGCAATTGATCTATAGTTTCATACTCTGGACTAACAATTGCGCGTCGTTCACGTTCACCGATGCTCAAATTCGCATAACATTGACATTCATAAGAATGCTTCATGTAATCAGCATATTCGTTGCGCGGGATGTTAAGTATCTCTATTGCTAAATCGCGTTCTTGAATGTGCCAATCAAAGATGGGGTTAGCTAGAGATTTAATGACTTTGCCACGCTTATCCTTTTTAAGCATCATCAAATCAACAAAGCTATTTCGACGTGAGCTTTCAGCTTTCCGTAAGCCTGAAATTTGCATTACTTCACTCTGTTTGACCTCTAACTTTTTTGCCACTTGAGAGAATAACTGATCGAGTAGCTTACCCTTCAATTCACGATACATAATAGAGTGATAGGCTGGTGATGGAAAACCCCATGAAATAATCAATTGCTCATATCTGCCTTTTTGTGGTGGCTTGCCAATTCTTAATTCCCATTGATATAAATTGGCAATATCATAGATGTATTGTTTAGTTTCTTTAGCGCCTGTTAGCGTATTAGCCCAACAAGCGCCGACAAAACTATCAGGGAAAGCCAGTTGAGCGATTCTTCCTGCTAAAACAGAATCGTGACCACCAGACCACGATACAGCTACGCCTTTAAATTCGTAAAGATGGTATTCTTTGCGAATCCTCTCAATTGTTTCATGTATTTTCTGTTCTACCCCCCCCGATTTGTTTCAAAGTGGGTTGTATCCTGAACAGTTTTGTTATTCATTATAGCCCTTTCTAGCTATCAGCTTCAATGTAATAGCCTTCTTTGTGTACATCATACGCGGGTAAATCAATTAATGACTTACCCATTTCACGGTTTAATGCAGAGATAACTTGTTCAGTATCTCGTGTGACTGGTTGCCACTTCCCATCACTGCTGAAATCACCTTCATTGAACTGCTTTCTTAATGCAGAGCAATAAAAGCCTGTAGGCTTTAGGTATGATAGCTCACAACAAACGCGATATTCGCCTTGATCGAACCATATCAAACCTAAGTAAGGTTCTTCTGATAAAATAATCCCATCAATCGCTTGCCTAATATCAGGCAAGGATTGCACTACAATGTTTCTTTTGGACATTATATCCTCTCTTTTTGATCTATGCACCCCTCTAACGATATAACCACAATTATACAACATTCTTAATCATGAACAGATATAAATATAATATGAATATATTAATTGTCTGTTCATGGCGCTCATTATGCCACTAGCTAACGATAAGCGCAAGCGTCAAATCATCAATAACGCCATCGGATTCACCACAAATAACATAGTCTAATGAATACTGGCTCAAATATAGCAAGTCCTCATATTCATCTTCCCCATCGAAATTAAATTGATCTTTAAAGCACTCATTAATCCATTCTGACTCATGCCTTGCATAAATCAAAATATCATCCTTGCCTCTTGCCAGATCATTAACAGCATCTATTGTACCTAGTATGTCTTTTGCATTACATAAGTAACGATTGCTGGCATCAGTAAATAAAGTCGGCAATAAACCGACTTCTTCGGTGTTAATAATCGAAACATTGATAGGCGCTGATAGAATAATGACTTCTAACGGGTTAGGCCTTTCATCATATGTCAAATCTGACCGACGTTGAAAGACATTGCCGCGCCAAAATTGAGGGTCATCTATTCCCTTAGGGAGATTATCAATCATGACCTCCCTAACAATTATTGATGATTGATTGCTTATCCACTTCAAATCATCGGAAGGGTTTGACCAATGACATTTGATAACTTTTCGTTCCCACGCGATTCCATCAATTTTAGCCTCTACTCTTTCCTCAGTGATCGTTGGGTAACTGACGATATACCCCCTAAGACCAAAGCGTAAAGAAGTTCTGGTTATATCAATGCCATGAAATTTCTTCTCATCTCTATGTTTAAGCCGATGTTTAGTCGGATTATTTTCATCCCTTTCTATCAGAATTATATTTACCATTGTTTTCTGTCCTTAATATCATTCTTCTCAGATATTTTACCCCAGTTCTCAAGTAACCGCTGGATATATGCGTATTTGTTGTTTCCGTGTGAGTGATACATAATATAAGATACATTTGCCATGATCTTCTGCATGAGCAGTAACAAAGCACCTGTGCTTATATGGTGCGTAGTCACATAGCGCCCCATTTCCCATGCGACCATAATCCACTCATCATTGACATATTCAATGATGCCATGAGAGCCTGGCACGATCACAATTTCTTTTTGTGTTTCTTCATCGACACCATATAGCGTAGCCGTATTGATGACTTCTGCCTTTACTTCCCATTCAGGCGTACTTATATTCAAATCTATAAACCCACCCGATGCTTTTTTAATGAAGATAACCCTAACTGGGTCTTGATAGTCTGATAAGTTATCTTTATCAGATAATGAAAATGTTACTTCTAATTGGCCATCGGGTTGATCCCATTCTCCATCTTCTGTTTCAATGCCATCTGGTTTCAATGCTATTTGTTCACCGCGAAACATTTTATCTGGACTAGATAAAATATCTTTTGCTTCTGCATATCGCATAGAAATAATTTGCCAACCATCAGCAATCCATCTTAGCAACTCTTGATCGGCTTTTATCATTCCAAGATCATTAATACGCTGTAATAGTGTGCGTTCATTCATCCTTATTTATCTCCTTCCGATCTTGTCCACATGGCAAGCCTTTGAATTAGTGTAGATGCCACAATAGAGCGCTGTTTGAGGATATTACATTTAGGGTATGTCTCATTAAGTGATACATGCTTTAATTCGTTGCCCTCATATTTTCTTACTAATGTTACGTGGTCAGAATATCGGCTACTCATAAATTTCTGTGTCCATATCATCTCATGTGTGCGAGGGTGGATTGTATGCGATTGGTTGTATTCTACGCCATTCTTGATTAGTTGCATTTGGTTGTACTTTGTATCCCACGATGTTGTTTCTTCACTAATAAGTGATAAGAGTGTTGGGAAACAGATATGTCTTACTTGGTCAAGAACGGCAATCGCAGCGCTGTCCATTGCGATCCCACCAAATTCAACTGTGTACTCACAACTAATAACCGTATTAACTTTGACGCGGATATATTGTCTGCCTAAATGTTCAGGTGACATCAACAATAAGTGAACCAGACTGCCAGATGGGTGTTCAGCGTATAAATCATTTCCATCTCGGATAAGCCAAGATGGGTAGCTGATATTATCATCTCCTTTGAAAAAATTAAGGATTAACTTGCCATCAGTGTTTTTGCTGTTCATTGTGTTTTGTCCTTTATTGTGTGATATAATCTATATTTTATACCCGCCAAGCCTCTATTTACATAATATGCTCAGTGGCGGGTTTTGCATTTGAGGGCAAATATTGAAGCCCCATTGCTGCAAACTTCGTTAGCAACAGGGCAAATGGCGATTATTGATTTTGACTGTTTATATCAAAATCTAATAACATTTGATCTTCGACTTGCTTCTTCTTTAACGCTTCCATAATGTTATCTGGCTCGTCATTGTCAAGCTCACCATCATCAAAAAGGGGTGGTAATAGATTTGCTTTGCGTTTTTGTAAAAGCGCTCTGAGTAGATCGTGGTTACTCATGATGCTAATGGCAATTCGCGCTTATTGAATTCAGCGATAACAAGTTTTAGATTTTTCTGAACAACGCTGACTTTTTGAGTATCGCCCTTGCATGTAGCAATAGCTTCTTCATAGTAGAGTTTATCTAGTAACTCCCATAGTTCAAAACTGCTCATTCCACCTAAATCTTTCCCTGACACTGAATTATCCTTTCTGAGCTAATTTAATGTAATTGAAAAAGCGCTTAGGGTTATAATACAGTTCACCATTTCCACCCCAAGTCACAACAATTGAGCGATTATCTGCTCTAGTAACGATCCCTATTTCCCCAACCGTTACAGAGATATGCTTATTAATCACACCTTGATGACCTTTGATATACTCGACATGACTACCAAACTTCAATAATTTTTCTGCCATGTTTTCGACTAATTCAAACTCGATGGCATAAACTTCTACGTCCAACGTGGGGTGTATATCTAACCACAATTTGAAAAAATCATCAATGGTTGCAACGCCTTCAAGATTCGCATCGTGCAATGAAATGTCTTTCACACGTTCCAGCTTGATGCTTTTAATTCTGGTTCTGCCAATCGCTGGTTTTCCGCGTTGTGCTTGAACCGCATAATCTTTACCCACCTCTAGCCATTTTCTGTTACTGCGAATGATTGCAGTAATTTCGTGGTTATCGTTATATTCTAATTTGTCGCTAGGCTTTGTGAGGCGGCGGGTTGCTTGCTTGGGCTTTCCAGTATGTGGACTGACATCCAGCACTTGCTTCCATGTATGAGCGTAGATCAACTAAAACTTCTTTGGTTGATAAATATTCACCCTCTTATAATATGGCTAAGAGGGTGAAAGCGATTAAGATGTAAATTGATTAAGGCACATTTCTACTTGTTGCCGATTAAGCGTGCCGTCGGCTGCAACAAGGCGCTGATTCCATGTTGGCGATAATTTTTGTCGATGGATAAGTTCGTCTCCAACGTATTGAGTGATTTCAAATGCACCTAATACTTGAGTAAGAAAAATGCTTTTTTGGGAGAATGGGATAGCTCCAACGGCTTTATTCCCATTAATGGTAACGATCATTACGCTACGCTTTCTACTAATAAACGAACGATTGGTAAACCACTTAGTAACGCCACCAGTTCTTGGGCGTCATATGCGAATTGGTGGTTCTCGATGGAGATGACATTATTCACTTCTGGATGTTCCGCTGAACTAATTGTTTCAATGATGTAGGGAATTCCATTCTCATCTTCTGCCGTAACATGAATTGTAACGACATTCTTGCCATGAGACAGGTTCAACATAACTTTATCTGTAACGTTGCCAGCTTTTCGCCAAGTGGCAACCAACGATGAATTTGAGATGTTCTCAATCTCTACTGCACAACCATCTTTTTCCCAAAACATAGATGTATTCACTAATTTCCCTTTCTTCTCTTAAAGCTCTCCGTGTTTGTTCTTCCGAGATTCATAGGCTTTTTGACGTATTTCCCAAGCGCCTGTTTCCTCTCCGTCCATATCTAATAAAATTAATAGATACTTCGTTTTACCTTTGTTTCCCCAGTTCTTAACCTCTGTGACTAGACCTAAACCTAGATCAAGAACTTCTGCACCAGTAAGTATTCCATACTCACCTGTGTCTACTAAATCCGCGAGTTTTATCATTAACTATCCTTCCTGTATTAGGGAGGATTATAGCGCATTGAAAAAGTTTTATCAAGGGGAAATATCGGCTAATTGTCTCATCAGCAGCTTATAGGCAAGTTGCAATGCCTTAGCGCCTTCATCATTAGTCCATATATTTAAATCTTCAATGATGGTATCAACTAATGTGGCAGATGATTGTTTCACTAATCGAAACGCCCCATTTTGGCGTTCATATAATTGAATGGCTTGTCCATCACCATCAATAGGTAACTTAACCTTTAAAAAATGATAGTTGGTGTGGTGGGGCTGTGCGACAAAATATACGTCTAACATCTTATTCTCCTGCATATTCTGACAATGCGTATTTGTCATTATCGTAATGGAAGTAAACAATATCGTCCTCAATTGACCAATGCCAGTTGAGATATTGCAAAAGCAAACCAAGCAATGCTCTAATGTGATCCGATGGGATTGCTTTTGCAATATCTGTCACTTTATCTTGCAAGGCAGTCACAATTGAGTCGTGTAGCTGTTGGCTTACAGTGAAGCAATCGGCGCGATATTTAGTTACGTCTATCGCCACTGTAAGCACTTCCTCTCCAATGAATTTGGAACGTTTTCCGCTAACATCATACAATGATGCTTGAAGCGTGAATACGCCGCTAGGTGTTTCATTCACATTGATAATCTCACGCGATAAGCCACCGCGCAAGACTACCCCAATAGATTTATTATAAGTACGCCATTGAACTACGCACTGGATTTCCTCATCCTCTGAGGAAATGATCTCTTTCCCTTGCGGTTGCTTCTTTAGTAGCTTGCCCTCCATATGGCGAACATAGGAATTCGCAACTCTGCTAAAGAATTTCGATAAGATATTCATGATTGCTCCTTTACGTTTTCTCTATTATGGCGACGATGGTACTTGATGTCAATAGCAAAAAAGGCAACTCTATAATTAGAATTGCCTTCTCTGTTAAAATTCCTAGAAATTTTAACTATTAAATTTCTACTCGGTCACCTGGTTTCTTATTCTTTAGTTCACGCATCCCTTTTTCAATGTGGCGCGGTACTAGTTCTCCCGACCATTCAAACATATCTCTATTCAAGTCGCCAAAGCGTCGAATGTCTTGTTTATACAAATATGTATCACCAAAACTATCACTGACTACTTTGTACAACTCATCCCGATTCCCGCCACGCTCAAGATGCCATAGCACATTGCCGTCAACATCATACCCACGCCATTCATATGCTTTTGTCGATGAGCTTTTATGAGGTGAAATAAGCCGTTTAGTTCTTGGAGTTAATCACATAACTCGCCTCCCTGTATTAAAGTACAAGATTATTATACGTGACTTTTATAACGGATTTGCATCGCTAAATCCATAGCTTTAAGTCCCAATTTGTAGAGCGCTGGTGTACTTGGCTTAATTTCAGTAACCCATTTGTTATATAACCTACCAGCAACAGATTCTCTAGTAAGTGGTCTATTGTTCACAAGCCACTTGTCATGCTCATTTAGTTCTTCTTGTCCTTCTAACCAATTTGCCATCTTTGCAACTAACTTGCAGAACTCAGGGTCATGGTTTAAGTAGCGTAGTTCTGCGAAGTGGATTTTATAATTAGTAAGCCATTTATTACTGATAGTCATGCTAGTGATTTGAAGGCGATATAACAGGCGATGCTGATTTTTAATATTAGCATCATATAAGTACATTGTTATATTTTGCCCACTATGAAGGACAATTATTATATAACGGTTCAAGTAATCTGACTGTGTAATGATCGCTAAATTCCTTAGTGCAGCATAAAACAGACTGATGTCACAATCGTGATCTGGCTGGTATGGATAATTTTCCATTAATTCATCTGCTGAGTTGACCTCAATAATATGTGGCGAACCGTTTATAAAAGGCTCAACATAGTTTGATGTCTGTTTGATTTGTCCCATCGCCAAGCAGACTCGACAATCATTATTGGCAAGACTTAAAAGTGCTTCTGCTGCAAAAATCTCATTAGATAGAACATCGGCTGCGTAGTCGTTGTATGACCAATCTCCCACATCTCCAAATTCTAGGTATGTGTGTTGATTAATTAAAGCCATTGATTATTGCCCCTTTTTTTGAACTGAATCCCAAATCACGCTTAATTGTTCTTTGGTTGTTTTGGCAGTTACTAGATATGCGCTATTAGCATTTACTCCACGTTTAGCATATAAATACCCCGCATATGTTCCTTCGCTACTTTCATTCCAGACAAACAGACTTACATCCGCTAAATCAATCATATGCTGATCGCGCTGACCATACATGATCTTAGCTGAACGGTTTTTCTGCAATGGGACATTGATATATTTTGACGGCTCAATATTTGTATTACGTGGTTGTTTTGAAATTCCGTAGGCCGCATAATCAACGCCGAAACCTATACACAGTTGAACAACCATAGCATCAACACCTAATGGGTTATCACCAACAACAATTAGCAACCCCAGTTCTTTAGCTTTTTCTATAGCCATTATTACAACTCGGTCAAGCGCGTTATCGTGATAACGTGATCCAGCGATTAGTAACTTGTGCTTCATAGATAGTCCTTTTTAACAGAATAAGATAAACGTGGAACTCCACGTTTATCTTTGTGCTATTCGGTGATGTTTCGATATTTAGCATTAAGTGGCAATTCGCGCAGGTACATCCAGAGCGTATCGCTATCATCGACTAAACCACAAATAACGCCTGAGCCGATGTCATGCGAAATATAAGCCCCTTCAATATTGCCTTCTTTGACTTTATCTTCTAAATAAGCAATTGCAGATTTTTCAGAGTCAAAGTATTCCATGCTGGCAATTGGCTCAAAATCAACATCGAATGATGTAACTAAAATGTAGACAGTTGGTGGTCTCTTAACCATATCACCTAAATAGCCGATTACCATCTGCAAATTAGATAATGCGTATGCTTTATCTTCTTCAATGATATTATCTCTATCCAGCAATGATAAAGTTTGTTCAGCTAATCGTTTCATGATTATGAGTTCGTTAAACATTTAATTCTCCTGTGATAGCACCCCATTTGACAAATGCCTTACAGATAAGAACAAAAGCTTCATACAACCCGTACCAGAGCATCGCATTGCCATTCATAGATAAATGGCAGTCACCATTCCAAGCAGTAACAGTTAATAATTCCATCGGAAAATTACCTGTTAAAGGTCTGAATGTGTAGCTCAATTTAATGTCATCCAAGTTGAACTCAACACCAATACCCCTATCCTTTAACTCTTTGAAGTATTCAAAAAGCGTCGCAGGATGAGGGTATTCATATTGGTCTGGGTCAATCATTTCTAAGACAAGACAAAACGACTTGATAGATGGATAATTGTCTAAGAAATAATTAATGCACTCAAGGTCAAGTGGTTTATGAATATCAAGTACGAAACCTGACATATAGAAGTAATCCCCATCCATCCGCAGTGCCAATTCATTGACTTCACAGTACAGACAATCATCATCAAAAAACGCATCAGGACATAGTGCATATAATTCAGGACTAACCGTGCGTGCTTTATATGATTCAATAATGATGCTAGATAGCGTCTGTGTCATCGTTAATCCTTTCAAGCAAGCTGTCTAAAGCGAATTGGATTTCATCGCTATCATAGCGCAAGGGCAATAGGTCATCATCAGCATTTGATAATTCTCTGGCAGCGTTAACATCGCCATTAATCAAAGAGATACACTCTACCATTGCAGTGCCAGAGTGAGCAGTCCAAGCGATACATAACATATCGCTATATTCTCTATATTTCCAAAATGCGAACGCTCTATTTTCTTTGCTAAAGGTCAATACCAGTTGATCGTTAACCTTGTATAACATGCCAAACAAATGCGGGTACTCCTTAGCAAGGAAGCTATCTTGCGCTTCCTTGATCTTATCCTTGATGTGTTCTTGCTGGATTGCCCAACTTGAGTTATTAACAGAATGAACCAGTGCTTCATACTGCTCTACTGATGTTAGCATCGGCATGGCGAGCTTTGCCTCAATTGCTTTTTGCTCCATATCGGCATATTCTAAGTCGCCATTCAGTCTCCGAATATATGCAGATGTATGTACACAGTCGAGAACTGCCAGCATTTCTTTAGTCAGATCACTTGATCTCAAAACGTACTCCTTAATTTATTAATAAAAGCATTATAGCGGGTGTCTTATCGTTTCGCAATAGCTGGTTTATGGCTTGTTTAAGCCAGTGTGATTCCGTATAATTAGTTGGTTAATAGTAGAGGGGATAAATATGTTTGAAATTGAATTTGATCTAGGTGAATATAAAGTGATCTATGGGTGTTATGGTAGAAACACATGGGGCTATACCCTTAACCCAAAATTGACATATAAAGACAGGCTATATAAAATCAATGGGAGTTTTTACCCCAATTACCCTCAAACATGGCTGAGTGACCTAACTACTGATATTTATATCGGTGATGATCGAATATCTAAATGCGCTAAAGGGTTATCGGCGCACGCATTATCGACATTGAAGCCATTTCATTCATTTGTAGCTGATAAAGGTATTACTTTCTGGCAAGATGAGGGACAGCAAATTGCAGTTAGAAGGGCATTAAAAGTGTTGGAAGATGAAATGAAGGTCATCATTAAGTTAAGAAATGCGCTTAATCAAGTCGGTGAATCTTTAGGGGAGATGAACATAGACGATAACAATGAAAGAGAATTATGGCAGATGCGCTATCATAACACACCATCGACTGGCAAGATACGAGACTTGCTGAAAAGATTTAATATTGATGAAAATGATTTATAGCAAAGAAAAGGGGACTATCAATCCCCCTTTTAACATCAGTCTAATGAGATAATGCCATGCTCTACATCAGATGTCTTATGTCTTAGCTCAAATGGTTCTTTAGAATAAGTATTGCCATCCCAGTTGACATAAAATTCGTCACCAATAACACCCGTGATATGCCCAGTGTCACCAACGTTAACAATGAATACTGCGCGAGTGCTTCTTCGCGTATTTGCACTACCGCTAAATATGGTATTTCGAGCTGTTACTTGTTGCCCAATTTTAAAATCTGCCATTATCTCTATCCTTATTGAAGAAATGCGTCCTTCTCAATGACGTTCCACCATCTATGAAGCATAGTTTCAATGCAGGTGTCCAAGACCCTGAAATGGTCAGCTATACCAGCATCTAATCGTCTACCCATCCATCCCAATTGTGCTTTTCGGTCAATCCAAGTAGACACGCTGGCGAGTCCATCTGCTATTGACTTAGCTTTATCTTTGCCGTGAAAATACTGTACTGCATGGTTAGTAGGCCATGTATCGGCAATAAACTCTAAATCCATTGATAGCAGGGTTGCGCTGATAGATGTCGCATAAATATCTTTGCGTATGTTCTTATCAATGGTGATACATAACATTAGAACATATCTGCACCCATCGCTTAAATGAACAACATCCCATATATATTGTCGCCACAGATTAACACCATAATCTTTATCGGCAGAAACTTTAATGTTCATGCGATCTAAATGCAATAGAGCGCCTTCCCCTTTATTGCCTAGTGGGAGATACGTTAGCTCATGCTTTAATGTCTGAATTGCCGCCTTATTTAACTGCTTCTTAGCTTTATTAATGCGCCATGATGCAATTGACGCCGCAGTGCTTTCATTTCTTGTCTCCTTCTTCACGAAGCGCTTAATGGCTTTAATTGTTCTAATTGTCGCGTTAGCCTCATAATAAGGCGAGTAATCTCCTTGAGCTTCTTTGCTATGGCTCTTAGCTTCTCTCTCCATCTGATTCAGAAGCGTTTTTAAACGCTTAATAAACGTATCATTCTTGCCCATCTGGTTCTACCTCATAGTATTCGTGATCTTTTGAAGTATTATATATTGTGGATAGTTTGTGACCATCCCATAATATATGCTTTTTCCATTTATCAGATTTGGTAATTTGACCAGTAACGCCAACGTCAACTGTTCTGTTGAATGGTTCACTTGAGTCAAAAAAGTTCATGATTCTGTGCTTCTTGATACAAGTAACTGTTGTCATGATCGTTATCACTTTCTATTGTGATTTTGACATTATAACTGCTCAATAAATTTTTGTCTATTATCGACAGAAGATAAAATCATAATTTCGGAATTTGGACAAAAACGCTTTTTCTGTTGCTTCTAAGTGATCTGGGATGTAAGCACCAGTGGATAATAATGGCATGATGTATTCAGCGTCCCATCTGTCGTAAGAAGCACCGAGCTTTTGTTCTTCATATCTAGTTTTAACATAGCCCATTAAGGTATAAGGATAATCTTCTGAAAGCTCGCTATGTCGGATAAGATAATCCTTGTATTCCTCGCGCAATGAAGCAGGGGATGGAAAGAACACCTTGTCATTATGCCAGAACTTGTATTGATCGACCATATATGTAACCAAAGAGCCAACTTCCCGAAAGAAAGTATGGTCTTGTATAATCATTGTTTCATGGCGTGTGTTCATAATGCCTGTAATATCTTCTAGGACATACGCGATCAACATTTGTCTATCCGAAAACCGCCGACACTGCATTTCAAGTGTCATTGAACCGAAAGCAGTCAACATCGCAATATCGCCACTTTCGTTGTGGATGTTGACATAAATATCACAACCTCTGTGAGCATCAAGCGCAAGTGCTGTGAATAAGTCTTTTCTGTTAGTGATTAATTGCATCATCTTGCCTTTCTTATATACTAATTGTTGGTGTTTTCTAATACTTGTTTGATTGCACAGAATAGCGGATAGACCACTTGTGGGACTACAGCGTTACCCAGTGCTTTAAGCCTGTCCCCGCGCTTTTGTACCATACTACGCGGTAACGTGCGCGGCGGTTCATACCATCGCTGAGTATCCCCTCTGTGTGATGGTATGATAGGTCTGTCCAACCAACTGGATAGCCCATTAACATTTCTACCCATTCTGGGTTTAGTTCTTCTCTTTCTTCTACCCCCCCCCGATACGCAGTCACCTGATCGGTCAAAGGTAATTTGCTTATTGGATATTTCATTCTGCCTGGCGCTGTTTGAGACCGTGATGTTTTCCAATCCCGCGCCGCTGGCGTTGCCCAGTTCTTCGTGGTAGCCGATAATGAACACTCTTTCGCGCTTGTGTGGGAAGCCAATTTGTTCAGCAGATAGCACTTGCCAGAAACAACTATACCCGCTTTCGGAAAGCTGACCAAGTACCAATCCCAAGTATGCGGGATCAATTGTCCCATCTTTTTGCGTGATTGGCGTGATAAGCCCCGCGACATTTTCCAGCAGGATTGCTTTGGGTTGTACTTCCCTAATAACTCTGAGGGTTTCATGCCACATATTTCTAATGTCGCCATCAGCAAGGCGTTCTCCTGCATGGCTGAATGGTTGACAGGGGAATCCTCCAAAAATAAGGTCAATTGGCTCATTAATATCCTTCTTCCCAAAATTACGCACATCATCATATATGACGGCATTTAGCCAATGGCGACAATGCTTTTTCAATATAGCTTGACAGAACTTATCTATCTCAACTTGCGAGATTATATCGAACCCCACTACAGAAGCCCCAATGTCCATACCACCTATGCCAGAAAATAATGATATTGCCTTCATAGAGATACCCTGTTTGTAAATAAAAAGCGCACACGTTATCATGCACGCTTTTTATTGCCGACTTTAAAGCAGATTGTGAGCGCTTGGCTCACGGTTTTTGTATATTACATATAACTGATTGGATGTGGTTACGCACATCTGCCATGGTCGTTGTTTGCCGAGATCAAACTGACCGATTTCGCCACGTTTGATGTTAACGACAATTACACTATAGATGTCGGCGTTTGATTTAACAACAATGGCAACATTATGACCACCAAGAGGATGTACTTCTTCAACTGAACCATTGATTTCATGTACATGGTCTGCCAGTTCATACTGGCTATCACCAACTAAGAAAACGTTACCATTATTCTCATCGGTGAACGCGCTTTTAGCATGAAATGGATGGTAATGTGCGCCTGCAACACTGCCATCGACATTAATATACATCGTAATTGCTGAGAAATTCAGGACAAAGACTTCACCATGTAAAAGCAACGTAGTAGTGCCGATGTTCAATGGCTCATACAGACCATTGGTTTTTGACATTGGCGGTATCAGGACACCAACTAGTTCAGGGATTGGTGTCCCACCCAAATCAATGAATATAGCATGGGATGAGGCATACAATGTTTTATCATCAATTTTAGCTGTTAAGAGCATTTAAATTTCCTTGTGCTAATATTTAATCGTTAACAGCACTATATATCGGGGGGGGTAGTTTTGTCAATAACGATTTTACAATGTCATTATCTCCAACCAGAGATAACTCTTAGCGCTCTCAATAACTCACCTTGAAAACGGTCGTCATCAATTCTATATGCCTTCGGTTCTACATCGACACCATTAATTGTCAATAGTCGCCAATGTCGGCAGTTGCCAACGTTGAGAGTAACTGCTTTGCCATCAACATTGGTCAATGATAATCTGCCTACTGGCTCTCTATCTGTAATCTGCAAGTGATACTGAGTAGTGATGCACATTTTACTCAAATAGGTAATCCCGCGCATTAGATCATCAATTGGACTTTGTGCATTATAAAAAAGCATAAGGACTGGCATCAGTGGATTGTTTGATAGTTTAATCAGCTGTTTAGTATGGGGTGTTTCGTACAACCAAGCTGAGACTGTTCTTGATTCGTCGCTCTTGTGCCAATAAGACAATGTATAGCCATGCTCATTTTTAACTTTATCAACACGGCCATATTGCCAAATGGGTGATTGCATTGCAAATGTCATATTAACTTCTTGCATCAGTCGCCTTTGGTAATAACTCGATGCTGATCGGGTGAGCATGTGTCAAGTAATCGGCAAAACTTTCCTTAGTCATCATATCTACCCCGTCCATGCTGGAAAGCAATATATATTCACCGACTTTAAAATAGCCGATACGCCCTTGAAAATCCTGTGTCAGTTCTTTCTTCACTTCTGCAATGAGTTGGTCAATTTGTGCTATCTGAAACTCAAGGTCTTGTCTTTGTCGATTATTCTCAATATAGCGCTCAATTAACTCAGCAGTCATCACCCCTTCTGGTATGCCATTCACATAATCAAACAGCAACGTTTCACTATGTAGATCATGTGTTTTCTGCTTAACGCTAGTCAGCAATTGAAGATTGTCGCATTGTGTCAAGATATATTGGATGTGTTCGGGAATATCAAACACATCTTCAATACGTGGCAATAGTTCAATTCGCTGATTAATTTCTTCACTGCTATTCATTGGTCTATCCCCGTTGTATGCTAATAGAGCTACGGCTTGCGTAACTGTTTATACGATTATAGCACGGATTATGAGCTAATTTTCGCAATATACGCATTTAAAACCGCTTCAATATCGGCGGCAAGGTTATCACCGCTGTAGATCAGTTGATCGTCGGCTGACCAGCCGAACAGTCCTTGATTGACTTCATCAAACACGCATGGATACCACCAGCGCGACTCGAATTCATTAATCGCAACATAGGCTTTTTTGTTGGTGGGGTTGCGCTTGCCTAGCGCGTTAATCATGCTATCCGCTAGGCGTTGGCTTGTTTTGATGTTCTCAAACATAATTTATCCTTATTCTAAAGTTACAACAAACGTTCTATACATTGTGCCATAGGTGCTAAGAAAATATCAATCCTCAATATTTTTATTGTGTATTTTGCCCTATAGTTTTAGGTAGTTTTTCCCTCAAATTGATAATGTTAAGGGTTATATTTTGTTGTGCATTATGCTATATTAGACCTATCGCAAGCTATAAGAAAGACTGTCTAAAATGTCTGCTTTTGAGATAAATAAACGTTATATTCACTCAATGCCGATAGGCAACATATCAGATACAGGAATAAAGTTAATCTGTGAGTACCTGACAAACATTAGACCTAGTTCTGATGAATTGTGGAAACAAACCAATGTAGACCGACATTTACCTTATGTTCTATCAGGCTTACCTGATGACTGGTCTTATACTTGGCTAGTAACAGGACGCGGGGAATATGTAGGTACATTCCCAAAAAGAATCGCTAAATATTATTACCAAACACACAAGATCAAAATGCCGTCGAGTATTTTATCTCAAATTGGCAATATTGCTAAAGATCATTCAAGTGATATTGCTACCTATGAGTTTGATTTTACAGATACTTTTGATTGGCAATCAGGCGATTATGGCGATAGTGGTTCGTGCTATTGGGGTAGCTATAGTTCTGCTAAAGAACTATTGTCTAGTAATGGTGGTCTTGCCATCAGGTTTTACAAAGACAATCAGGGATATGGTAGGGCTTGGATTATGCCCCATAATGAGTGTTACTACTTATTCAATGGGTATGGCTTACAATTAGTATCAATTGCAAGGATTTTATCATCATTCCTTAATTTGTCTTATAAGGCTATTAGGATTAGTGCTATTCGATATATATATATCAATGGCGGTAATCAATACGTTGTAGGGGATGTATCGGCAATTGCTGACATTACAAGCTATCATATCAATGTTGATGGCGATATTGAAGATGAGGATAACCGTCAATGTGATTGTTGTGATGATACATACCACTATGATGATATGTATTATACAGAAGATGATTATTGTTTATGCGAATCATGCTATACACATGAGACAACAACTTGCTATGATTGCAATTGCACATATTGGCATGATGATGATATGCGTTTTATTGAGAACATAAATAGTAACGTTTGTGAAAGTTGCTATGAGCAATCATACTCTATGTGTGATAGTTGTGCTGATTATTTTAGCAACGACGTGTTGACTAATACCAGTGGTGATGATTATGTTTGTGAAAGTTGCTTAGAAGAATATGCACATTGTGAATCTTGTGAGCAATTAATCGAATCTAACAGATTGATAGAACATGACGACTTGAATTATTGCGAGTCGTGTTATGCCGAACTATCATTAGAAACAAGCGATGATTAATTAGCTTTAAAAACCGTCATAGATTATTATGGCGGTTTTATTTTTAGTATCACTCAGAACAAAAGTTTTAAAAATAAAATAACCCCATTCTGAACTATTAGCGAAACAGTTTAGAACAAATGTTCTGATCGTAAAATCGGCGTGATAAAAAGTTTGAGTGTTAGAACAAATATTCTGATTATTAGTAATTTTTTAAGATTAATTAATAGAACATTTGTTCTCGTTTTGCGGCATTACACTGATTGGTTAGATCAGTGTAATTTGATTTGAGCCGATACTGCCGATAAGTTGTTGACGCAAGAGGGTTAGACGTTGAATTTCATCGTTGATTGCGCCGATACAAACATCGTGTTTTTCTTTTACTTTGACATGGGTTTCCATTTTGTCGATTAGACCGCTAGACGACGCATAGCGGACATGACGGGGTGTTTGATACTCTTTGACTACAAACCGATTGTGTATTTCTTCATCTAAAGCAGACACGGATAATTGCACAGAGGGGTCAATCTGAAACTTATCGGCAATAGAACCATCAAGTACATTATAAATATATCCAAGTGATAATCGAATAGCTAGGCGTTGAATTTCTTCGACTTTGCCCCATCGAGAGTTGATATGCACGCTATATTGACCATTAGCATCAATAGCTACATTAGGATCAACCTCTCCACTTCCCAAAGTAAATGGCAAATGATACGCATTATTCACAAGTGTAACTTCCATCGGACATTTGATGAAAGCATCAGGCGATAGTGCCTTGATTTTATTGTCAAGAATAAGCGCATATATATTCGATAGGGTGACATATTCTTCTATAAAGAAATAGTAGTGTTGTTGAATTGATCCCACATTCATCAACCAATTCAAATCATCAATCATCTTCTGACACGTATCGGCTGATACCAATGGATATTGATTGATGAGGTCAATATCTTCATTTGATAGACCAGCTACACTATATGATAATGTATGCCGCCAGCCTCGAGATGGATTATAACGCCACACTAATGGATGTATGCCAGTCACCACATATGCTAAACGTGCAGAGTATTCAAAATACCATTCAAGATCATTATCAGAAGTTCCAAAACCTTCAACAAACTGCCATATACCATCCTCATGCTGGTAGTGCTTAAGTTCTTCTGTTAGTGTAAGCTGCTTAGTATAGAACCATGACATTTCTAATGGCATTAGATTGAATCCTTATTTTGTGTGTCTAACCAGTTGACCAATTTGTTATAAATCAAATCAGGCGTATCATAGAACCCGCGCACACCACCGTAATGATAATGCCCAAATACATGGGTTAAAGTAATGAGGAATAAGTGCTTATGATAACCCAACAATGAACCATGAAAATCATAGTTAACACCGATGTTTACACTATCGTCACCATTGACGATATGGCGGCGCTCAACACTGATAGTTATGCAATCTTCATTAACAATTGTGACCAGACCTTCATCATTAGGATAAAACAGCTTATCAAGTGCTGATAGAATGTTAGATGATAAACGAATAGATGCTTTACGTTCAAATGTTAAGTTATCTGGACTTGGAATTAATGCCACAATATCATCTGACTGTGAATATTCCCTGAAAAAACGTATCAGTTCTGAGATTGACTTATCATCTGCATTTCCGTCCCAGTAGATAATTTTTTGATCTTCATCAAGGAAGTCAAAGCCACCTCTAATGCCTTCCAACACACCTGCACTAAAATCTATATCATATGCGTGAATGAATATAGCGCCTTTAAAGTAGGGGTCTAACGGTTGGTACACTGTAATGTCGCCTTTTTGCCAATTATTATACCCATGTGTCGAGCCTTCTTCTGGCTGGAATTGTTTATACTTATTGAATTCATCAACAATGCGTTCAATAACAGCCTTACTGATTGCCACTTCAAAGTAATTTTCTCGTTGCATTCCTATTCCTTCTTTCTAGTTGTTGTCGCTATCGGCACATTGACCGATAACGCTGTCAACTGCTTGGCGATGAACTGGGTTTGAATAATACTCATCAGCATTGTTGATAACTCGCTGAATAAGACTTAATCCTACAGGGGTTATTTTATCGGGATTAATAACTAACAACCGCTTCACAGCATCGGCGTTAAACGCCCCTACAAGCTGACCAATGGCTTTATTGACAAATGGCGTACAGATTACACGAACATTCGTAAAATCAAGCTCTATGGGGCTGTTTTGGTTGATATATGGCGTAATCAGATCGTAGACCTTATCACCAGCATCTAATGTGATACAAAATTCACCGACTACAGCGCCAACGTTGATTATTTCCATTTTAATCTCTCCTAAATAACCCCATAATGATACATGAATAGTGCTGTTTAATCTACCCTCAATACGATGTGTTCTTCAATATATTTTATTATCAATGGCAGGTTGGAAGTTGATAGTACAACTGCACCATCTGACAGCACAGAGTCGTGCCAGCGCAAACAGAACATCGGCATAGATTTTTTGTCGATATATAAAGACAGAGCTTCATCTGACACAATACCATCAACAATTGATCTAAAGATAACTTTATGTTGACAGTCAAGTAACGTCAGAAAATGGTCAGCATGAAGATCAACTAACTTCAGTTGGTTAATCTCATCTTGAACAGCGGTGAAATAATCGTCTTTCTTCTGATCTCTGATAATTGCTAAGATCAATTTGACAATCTGAAAACTAACTTTGCTTGATGGGGACATAATTTAATCTTTCGTTACTAGGTTATCTAATGGGCGTTCTATGCGCGTGTTGGCTTTTAGTTGGCGGGATGTGATGATATTGGTAGCTAATGTTGTTAAGCTGTTAACTACCCTCTCCTGCGGCCCGCGAAAGTAAATCTTTTCAGGTGTGATTAAATCAGCAAACGACAACAACTCACTAGGATTATCTGCCAGATTAATTGCACCAAGCCAACTATCGCCGCCTTTTTCTGCGACGTTCGCAATAACCGCTAATTGTATATAGCTATCACCATATAGCGCTATGATTGCATGTTGGTGTTCGTCGGTGTTGGCGCACTCTGTTCCCAAGATTGCTGGATACATTGACATTTAATTATTCTCCCCTGATTAAGTGTTTTGATAGTGATTGCACGAATACTTCGTTGTGTCGATGTTGCGACAACAACTCGACTGCTGAGTACATTTCATCGCTATCATCTTCTGCCAATAGCGACAAACAAAGAAGGTCAAATAATCGGCTATCCGCAGATAAAATCGCTTCTTCAAATTGTTCTACGTTGTTTTTATCGGCGCTCGGGTTATATAAATTATCTACTAAGCCTTGTAAGGCTACGCGATCACTACTCATCATCTTTCAGCCTTTCTCTTGTTGAGAAGTCAATGTCCCCACGAAGTTCTCTGATTAGTTCTTCGCTTGTTGCACCATCAGGGAAAAGACCAGCCAATACGCCTCTTGCTTTGCGATAGTCGGCTATCTCTTGTTTTGGCATTTCCCACATGGTTACTTGATCTTTAAGCACATTCACGATCATCTGACAGTCAGCAGCATCAGCTAGAGCTAGTTCAACAGCTATGCTTGCCTGATCTGTTCTTGGTTGTCTCAATATAATGTGCTTACTGAGCCTTCGATAGTGCTGAGATGTCCATCGTTTCTTACTAGCGCTAAACCATGTCACCTCAATAACATCCATCCAATCTAGTTCTGCATCATCAATGTAGTTGACATTTGTTACAATGCCGACGCAACCCTTATCTACATAGGGGATTGATGACGCACATACAACAATGTCGGAAATCATATAGTATCCTGGCCTGTCTGTTTCCATGTATTCCCCTTCTTGTTATGAAATGTGCTACGCCTAAAACAAGACATAGTACATTATAAGTTAGATTTGATTATACTTGGTTTGATGGCTATTTACTATAGCTATTCATCAATTAAATGATCTGGCAACCAACTGACGGGTTCAACATCCCCAACATAAATGCCAGTATAACCATAACCTGCAAGCCAAAGACCTACTACTAGCGCGTTGGGGAAATAATTAAATTGGCGCACGTTCATCTCATCATCATCAAAGTTAAATAAATGACAATGATAAGGAAAATCGGCGGATGGCCAATTAACATGAGATACATCTAGCATTAAGCGACCATACATAATTTGATACTGATTACCTGTCAAGCCAGCTTCTCTGTTGAGGTCAGACTCACCATAACCATACCCTTTAACGTGTCTCCAACCCCACATTCCAAACCAGTTTACGGCAGTAGGTTCAGAATGATACATTAAGTTTACTAGCATCGCCATGACAACAACAGTTATATCATTGATGATTGTTTGAAACTGCTCCTTGTTAGGTTGTTCAAGTGCGACATTCATGCTGTTAAAACCATCACATCTTTGGAAGTCTTGGTTCATATGTATGTCGATACGTTCCGAAGAAATAAAAATATTGTAATCGGCAAACATCAATACGAATTGCCCTCTGTCTTTTAAGAACCAACGGAAACTAACCCCATCCATATCATTGATAGACTGGATAACACCATCTACTCTCTCATCAGCGATACCCCGATGAATATTCCACAACACATCGAGTTGCTCTTGCGTGAAACGGCTCTCCGCTTTATTCATTATGTTTTTCCTCTCGTAAGTTATTTGTTCTGTGAAGTGAATTTTACCCCCCCATTACAAATGTCAAGGGAGAGGTAAATCATAGAGGGGGTTATCTTACGGAAGGATCATGGCCTTTAGCGTAATCATATCCAGCAAGCCATAAGCCGACTGAAAGTTCTTCGGCACTGCTATCTACAACGTGACGCGCAGTAATTTCGCCGTCGTTATTAGTTTCTTCAAAAATATACTTTAGCCAATTAACTGAATAGTCATAAGACACGCTTCTTGATTTGTCGGCATAGTCCACAGTTACTCTGACATGCTTCGCTTCCGATCCATTAATGCCATATAATTTGTCAGAAACAACTGTTAGTTGCTTCTCGTATCCGCGCATCCACTGAACCAAGTCGCGCAATGACAAATTACCAGGTGTCCATGCCTCATCCTCATAGAAGAACATATCTGTAGAACACATTAACGCAGGCAGTCGAATGTCAGTCAAAAGTGCCTTGAACACCCAGAATGGGATACCTGTTAAGTGCCAGTCGGCAATATCAAAGCCACCGTCAACGGGTGTAATTATCTTTACGATATAGTAATCCTCTTGGGCAACAATTCTATACTCTGCTGGCCGACCTTCGCTAGGTAATGTTTGAATCACGAAAGAATTTTCTTTCTCGTTGAATGGTTGAAGCGCCCCATCACTAATAAGCTCATCAAGACAACTATCCCATTTGCTATCTTTGATATTCCATAATGCTTGTATTTGTTCATCGGTTAAAGGTGTAGAGGTAAACATCGTCATTATTCCTTTTCTGGTTTTTGTCTTGGGTCGAATACCTTTATTTTTTGGAAATTAGCATCATAAAACGCTCTAAGTAAGCGCTCTAAGCCTTGAGTAGTTGTACAAGAGCGATATTCGTACTGAGGGTTACTTATCGACTTCTTTTGCCCTAACATATACCTTTTGGGTTCATACCAGCCGACAATGCGCGGCTCATTACTACCAATCCCCTCAGCGATAAGTGTTAATGAATCTGCGACGATAATATCATCTAAAAATTCAAAACTCAGCATCTTTTGATTAGGGCCGACAATATGCGGCGATAGCACAACGTGGTAAAAGGTATTGTATCCTAGCAACTTACTCTTTAATGCGCGTTCTCTTTGCTCAAGATCATCATGCTTGATCCCTAGTAGCAAGTCAAAAATACAATCGAATTTCCAAGTGTCAAAATTTCTAAGAATATAGGAGGTTTCCATAGGGCCAACCATATCATCTGTATATTTAATGACAACTTCGTCTGTTTTATTGCCGATTGTCAAGGCGTTACTATCGCGTGTCCATGTGACATAATAATCACCTAGCAATTTAAGGCTGAACACTTCGCCAGATGAAGTTACTTCGCTTGTAAAATCTGGTCGATCAGCAATCCATTCCTTGAAAAACACTTCTCTGCGTGTCACATCTTGATACGATATGTAATCGGCAAAAATACTGTGTGCATCAATGAGCTTCATTATGCTTGATCCTAGTAAACTACAGAAAGGGGTAAAAACGTGGAACTCCACGTTTTTGTTAATAGACAAAAGGCGCTTGGTGAGGCTTAATATTCAATTGTGCCATCAATGATCCTAATTCAGGCAATTGTTTGACGTATGTTTTATCAGATGTCTTGACTTCATACCACACCCCACTACCTAACTCTTTCCTTTTAGTGATGGTGATGTTGGTATCGGCAACTCTGATTGGCTTATTGTCAATCAACACTTCCTTTGCCCACCAGTTCCAGAAGATATAATTCAGGTTTGCTGGTGTAATCGGATAATCATAAAATGCAATTTCTGTTTCATCAGCAAACGCAACTACATTTGACTGACCATCTTCAATCGCGCTTTTCTCACTGGGTCTAATGAGGTAATCAACTTCTACTAAGTTTCCGTCAATGGGGTCAAATAATAGTTGTCGATTAAATGGTGGAAAGTTACGGGTTTCCCACACCGTATTTCGCTTGACCTTATGCCATAACGGATGTAATACGCCATAGACCGCATTAGCGTCTTGAAATGACGCAGTATTATTTAATAGCGTAATAAAAGCTGGCACTCTTTCCCATTCATATGTCTTTTCAGAGCGATATTTACTGATTAAATGCTGTGCATCTTTATACGCAATAATGCTCTGGATTAGGTTCTCACGGTTGCTAATGGGTTCTTTGCTATCAGATGTGCGATCATATAATAATCGGTCAACTGATACATATAACTCATCGCCAATCGTTATCCCGTGTCCAGCATTTAATACCGATAAGAAATCATGGTAGACATCGGCATTGACTTTATCAAACTGGACATCCTCTCCATATGTTGCGATCAATGTATCCTCATATTCCAACCGCAACTCAATCTCATAGCTATCAACTAAATATATCTGATAGCCCTCGGGCCATGTCCAGTTCTTGCGCTGCTTTAAAAAATCAATAAAGTTGTCGTTCACAGTGAGCCTTTCAATGGTGCGAACATTTGTTTTAGGTGCTTATTTTATCAGGATGTCTTACTATCTATTAATGTCAACTATAGGGGTGAGCAAAGCACACTGAATACTGTTCTTTATCAGCGTGCTTTGTTATCTAGTCCTTAATGGTAATTGTCTTAATACCAGTCCATTTACGTCTTACTCGTGGCTCATAGTCTAAATGCACCAAGAGTTGCAGATCATCGCTATCTTCATAGTATTGGTCAAACAGATCAGAGTTAAATAGGATATAGTGCAGATGGCCGATTGTTGTTTTAATTGCTCCATCCGCAAATTGGCTTGTTAGTTCACGGAACGCACTTAGTTCTTTCTCTAACCGTTCACCGCGTGCAAATTGCTGATAGAGCATAGAGAGGCTACGCATGAAGGTGAAATCCCTTGATAGTGCCTCTTTGCTATTACCGTTAAATCCCCATCGCAGATCAACTAGAGGAAATTTACTGTTATCCTTCTGAGCTTTCAATACGATGAAAGCCGACACAACCCCTTTGCTAACTAAATTTGTTTTGTCGTCTAACTCTATGTGACAAGAATATGTCATATCATCCACGCGCTTAGTATTCCAAGCCTGAATAATATTAGAGCGCTTCAACGGATATGATGAGTTCTTGATCCAGAATGTCCGAATGCCCATATCTGTTCTAAATACTGGGCTACGCAGTTTCACATTGCTGCCTTCTGACCATGTATTAAATCCATTTGTTAATGTCATTGTTGACCTCCTTTTTCACTTGTTAAGGGTGGGATTTGCTTATGAGCCACCATGCACTTAATGATCGTCTCTCTGTGGTCATCAAGATAACCAGCTATATCATCAGCGTCATATGGAGAGAAACGGCTTTGATGGACACTAGCTCTCACAATAATGTTTTTAGCAATTGGTGAAAATTCCACCAAGCCGACATAGAACCCGCGATGGTTAGTCAGTTGAGCCTCACGCCAACCATATACCATCAGCTTAGTTTCCTTGTTATGTCGATGCGCTAAAAACACAGCATACTGGATGTCACTATTGCTATTCATAAAGATGGTTGGAGCTTCATCTTTGATGGTATTCAGCGCGGAGCAATAGATATTGTTCTTGATTGCATATTCAGTTGGTGTCCATTTCTCATGATTATCTTCATAATCATATAGCTTTTGAATTGCTTCAATGAATTTATTCTTGTCGTTAACTCCTAGCATGATCTTTCTCCTTTACTAGGATATATTGCACATGCAGAGGGGCTAACACAAATGCGCCACCTTTTGCGGGTGCGCGATAGTACAGTTCATTTGTGCGCTCAAAATCTATTGCCGATACAAGCCCAAACATGCCACTGTCATACATGCACTGGGAGCTATGATAAAGAACGTATCCTTCATCAACTAAATTGAATATCTCATCACGAGACATTAATTGGCTATTATAGTACGTTGTATTTTCAGTGTAGCTGGATCGCTGACCAACTAACGCATATTTGTTTTGTTGTTGGTTAGCAACGTACAACTCGATCTCAACGCAAAGAAAACCATCATCTTCTGATGGAGCGTGATAGCGCCACACCCCATCTAGGTGATCCCACTCACGCCAGAACATCAAGACAGTTGTTTTAGTCATGACTACAGAACAGTCTTGATTAAAACGTACTGGATGTCGGCATGAGCATTGTCATCAGCATCGTATAGCTGGTTGTCAGCGACATTCGCAATGCGATCATGACTGATACCTTGAGGATCATTAGCTGAGATGCTCGGAAAGAATAGCATAACATCTGATGGGTTATCAATAAGGTACTTGACGCTATAAATACCCCACCCCATATCTTGAAGGTCTCTGACTTCTTCATCAGACAAATCAGCAATTACGTATTCATCTGATGATAATGGGCCAGTGATTTTAACTGGCAATAACTTCACACCAAGATCAACAATATTGAAGCGTGCCGATAAGTTGATCTTCTCCCACTTGACACGATGGCTACACATGAACGTGTATGGCGCGGAATATTGCCATCTGCCTGTCTTGAGGTCTGCCATTCGGTTGACCAGTAATACGCGCATTTCATTTCCCTTTCAGTTTATTTAAAAATTCAATAACGCCTAATTTAACTGATAATACCATATTATGCGTATTTGCAACACGGTAAATTATGATATGAATTTCACCCTTCCCTTTACCAACCCCGCGATCAAGCGCAGCGCCAATACGCACAATCTGACGATCATCAACAAATGCAATTTCATTGAGCGCGTCTAATACTGCCTTGAGCAGGTTATCTATATCGGCATTGCGGCGTGTCTCTTGGCTAAAGCCGACTTCAATCCCAATGTCATATGGTGTGGGTTCTAAACCAAGTTGCGACATTGCGCTTTGTGTCATCAGTTTCAAGTAATCTTCATAGTCTTTTGTGCGTTGTGGCGTATAAGCGCGTCCATTTGCTACGCGAGGTCTGCCTTTGGGGACTGGATCAATATTGATTGTTAACGCAAATATTATGTCTTTGAATCTCATATGTAACCCTCAATTAATTACAGTGGATATATCAGTAGATTGCCGACATATCCACCACAACATCAACTGGGTTTATTTTACCTTACTTGTCAACATATGGGAAAGACATGATATGGTTAACTAAGGCATAATAGACAATATCAGGTAAGTTGTCGGCAAAATAAAAAGGCTTATCCGTTACTGGTATATATATACCTAGATTTCCTGATCCTACTATGCCCTTAATGCTGAAACTAAATCGTTTATGACGATGGGGCAGATCGACATCATAATCGTGCATCACTCTAACATCATCAGCCTCGAATAAGATATGATCTTTCAGAGATAACACATCAACGTATTCAAGATCGCGGAAAAAACGGTTAAACTTACGTTCAACTTCTGCATCGCGCGGAATATCATAGCGCTTACATACGAATGGTGGAGCGTATTTTTTACGGGGCGCTTTAGCCTTATCGCCTTTCACTAGATCAACTAGAAACCAGTAAACCGCGTCTTTTGTTGCGGCTGAAAGGTCGCCGTAATCTCCTAGTAATATATTTGGCGCAAAAATATTATCGTCAGTGTCAGTAAACGAATGTGTCGATTTAACAATATTGCCTCCGCAAGCATCAGCCATGACGAATTCAAGAAAAGTCATTGTCCCACCGTATAAGGTCGCACTCTGAATAATTAGTATCCCTAATTCACCAAACTCACCTAATCGCTTGATAAATCTATGTGTCTCAAGCCCTACTATCGGTGATAAAGATATAACCTTATCGCCAAATGCTATTTGACCATGTGACGCTAACGGGCAACTTTCAACTAATGCTTTCAGTTGCTCGTCTATGGTTCTGTTGCACTCAATTAATCCATAATACCCTGTTTCTTTTGACACTGCTAAAAAAATGTTCGTTGTCTTGAAACCGCATTTAACACCTCATAGAATATTTGATCTATAGCGTATTCTCCCCCCCCGAATATTTTGTCAAACCGTTAATATAACAAAAAAGCCGATAGACATTTCTCTATCGGCTTAATCGGCTTTGAGTGAAACTGTGGAATAAGGCTTAAACCCCAGTCTCGTATCGCGCCCACCGCATCAAGCGTGGCGCGACTTTAATTCCCTCCTGTTCAGCAACAACGACAATCGCCATTGCTGCGGCTTCACGATATGATACTGCTTCATGGAACACATGGCTATCAACAATCAATTCAACGCGACGGTTGCGCTTATTCCAGCGTGTGTACACATCGCCTGATGTTGCTGTTTCAATCTTGCCTAAAATTGCTTTAACTGATTTCTCTTTCATGTGTAACTCCATATGTTCCTAATTAACTTATACTCTTATTTTACCCCCCCCCGAATATTTGTCAACAGGTTTTTGTTATGGAATTGTCAAGATAAATAAAAACAGCCTATTCATTGATAGGCTGTTCTGACTGCAATAGGCTGTTGAAAGATATTACTTGCTTTCCA